TACTGTAGTGTCATTATCTTTAATAACTATATTACCAGTTTCAGTAGTATACCAACTTCCATTTGACTTATATTGCTCTGATTTGTCTGAATTATATAAAGTAACCTTAACACCTGATGGGAGCTTTATATCTTTATATACCGTATCATATTTTTCTGTTGTCGTTGTTGATGATGTATATGTTTGGTCATCTTTAGAATAGAAATTATATACAGGGTAACTCTTCCAATATATTGTATAACTTCTTGCCGAACTTGAATATATAGCATAGAAATTAAATGTATTATTAATTGTAGTTATAGGATATGGAAATGTCACTATACTACCAGTTGAAGTTAATGACCATCCACTAAATGAATAAGTAGATGCTTTATCTGCTGCTTTTGTTGGTTCTGAATTATATGTTTTTGTTTTATCACCATAATTTACTGTTGTAGATTTCTATGTGGTGTTATCTGAGAATACACCACCATTTGAGTTCCAATATATATTTTTTTCTGTTATTGTAAAATTCGCAGTAAATTTATGAGAAGATGTTAAATTAAATGTATATGGCATGCTATGACCACCGTCTGCATCAACCCAAGCTACAAATGAATATTTTGACTTTGTTGGACTTACTTTATAACCTGCATCGGTTGTAGATACAGTTACACTTCCTTTTGCATAATAATAATATATTTCTGTTGTTTTTGTACCACTTCCAGATGATGCAGATAATGTACCTCCATTAGGATCCCATGTTACTTTGATATATGCGGTTGGTTGCGTCCATCGAGCATATAATGTAATGTCACTTTGTAATGTAGATGAACTAGATACAGCGTTACCGTCTGTTTTGGTGGAATAATTATTAGCAAATGTATATTTATAATTACTTCCATCTATCCATGTTGGTGTTTCATCCGGAGTTAAATCTGTATATTTAGTACCTTCACTAAATTTTTTTGTTACAGTTGTATCTGTTATTGCGGAACCATTTCTATACCATTTTGCATATGAATTATTGATGCTAAATGTTACTGTATATGTTGTTGTATTACCTGTTTGTGATAATGTCGCCGTTCCAGTAAGGCCATTATAACTACCAGTAAATGTATATTTTCTACTGTCTTTACTTGTACCTAAATTTGGGATAGTGACACTTGAATCTGATACAGTAATACTATTATCAGTAGTACTCGAACCAATTTTATATGAGCCGGTAAAAGTAGTGACGTTAGTAACAGTTGTATCCGTATCTTTTGTACTTGTAGCTCCAGATGTCCATGATACATTATATGTTTTCGTCAGTACTGCTTTTAATGTTGCCGAACCACCTTTATAATCATAAGTAGTAGGGTCTACAGATACCTTTAATTTAGATGATGATTCTATAGATGCTTGTGTTCCAGAATTACCTTGCCTTGTAAGTGTTGCAGTAGATGTAGCAGTTAATATTGTACCGGAATTATTTTTAACATCATATTGTTTCCCATCGTATATATGTTTAAGTCCTTTAACTGCTACAGAAATTGTAGCGTAACTATTATTAGCTGATGCTGTAGTTGTACTTAAAGATTCAGCTGTTTTAGATGTTGGTGTAAATGTATACATTGAATTAGTTAAGTCGCTTAATGTCCAATTTACAGTTTCCTATGAAGTCTTACCTTCCATAGAAGTATAATGCCATATATATGTACCCTTCAATGTACAATCCGTTGCAGTTATAGTCCCTCCTGATGCTGGAAAATGATAACCAGATGAACCTTTTGCATAACTAAATGTTGTAATATTCAAATCAGTATAATAGAAAGCTTTAGATGTATCAGGACCATCTAATTTCTGAGTTACTGTAGCTTCATTAGATTTTATATTATCATATGTTGTTTGAAATTTTATAGTTCTTGCAGATGATGTTGCAGGTATTGTATATGATCCTCCTCTTATATTAGTTGTTCCAGATATACCAGATACCGTATAATTACTATTAGCACTTAATGTTTCTGGACCTTGATTTGCATCAGTTCCACCACCGGATGTTGAACCAGAAGAATATTGATATACGGTTTTATGTAATGTATATTTTCTACTTAAACTAAATGTTACAGTTCCACCGGAGCTATATACTACAGTTGGACTTACAGAAAGAATAACGCTTTCTGTTGTTTTAGTTTCCCCTGTTTTAACTGATTTTACATTAGCGTCTTGTTTAACAGTAAATTCAGGGTGTGTTAGTGTAACACTATCTATTGTTGTTGATTTTTGGATAGTTCCGCCTGCGGCAATTGTTTTAACATTTGTTACACCTGATTCTGTTGTACCTTTTGTTGTTGCCGAAACGGTTGTAAACGTAACAGTTTCAGAAGCATCTTCTGTTTCACCGGAATTGAATGTTTTTCTGTATGTTAATTTACCAGAACTTACAGTTCCACCAGATGCAGGAATATTATCAACTGTGATAACGGCATTATCTAATTTAGTTACATACTTATCACGTTTTGTTTGAGTAATTGTTATATTTGCTTGTTCATGTATATCGCCACGTAACCCAACTGCATATATTATAATAGTTCTATCTGATGAAGCATTATCTCTTTGTTCAAATGTAACACTAAAAGGATTATTATATGTATTTTGACCATACTAAGTTGGTGTATTATTTATTTTACAACCTGATGTCTCACCACTTTTAAAAGAGGCATTAGGATAGTTATATACTCTTTCTTCTGTTCTTGTAGAAAAGCCTTCGCGTATTAAATATGTCTCTTTACGATATAAATTAAATGTTTGTGTTGTACCACCTTCCCATGATATATTAGGTACAGTATTTGGGTCAGAACCGTATTCTGTTTTAATTAAAGTTTCTGTTTTCTTTACATAGAATCTTTTACTGCTTTTCTAACCTTCCCATGATACGTGACTATTTTTCTAAACATCTATTGCCTAATTACTATTTTTTATAATCATGATTAAATAATATTATTTTTAAAACTAATCCTTATATGCATTATATGTAGCAATTACATCTTTAAGATGAATATCAGGGAATAATTGTAATTTTTTCAATACCTATATATAATCCTATCTATTATAATATATATTTCTAGATATTCTATAAGGATTCTTTCCAGTTATAACAGATATTAGAATATCGTCATTAAATGAAAGTTGCATATCTTTATAATCTCTATTCTTCGCACATATAAATAAAGCAGCAAGTCTCGCAACCATTTTATCAGGATTTGTTATCTTATCAAAACCACTATACTTACCGGTCATTAAGCATTTATCCATACGATCAATGTCTTTCTATGTAACTTTATATACTTTACCTGTACATGTTAATTCATCAGCAAGTCTCTTTGTGCTAAATATAGTTTCAACTTGTCCTTTTAATGCAATACTAATTTCATTAATTTTCTTATTTACATTTGAAAACTATTCTTGATTAATCTTATCAATAACTTTATTAATAGGCGCATTTTTATCTTTATCACCTGGTCGGCGTAAAGGCGTTGATGGATATTTAATTAATTTCCATATAACTTTATAATCTGTTCCAAAATTATTAAATACAACAGCCCATGATTTTAATACTTTTTCTTTATTTCTATATGTAATAGTATAAGGTTCCTATTTAATTGTAAATTCAATTTTTTTACTCTATTCCGAACCTATATAACATATAAAATAATATACTTCCTGAAATTTTCCTGTTTCTGGATCAATAACTGAATTACGGTTAATTATAACCATTTTATTTTTATCAGATAATTTATCTTTATCCATCTTTGATGCCCAAAAGAAACCATTATCCGTACATCTATCTATTTCATTCATAACAGCTACTACTGTATTGATTACCTAATTATTTAAATCGTATTTATTAATAAAATATTCATTTACCTCTTCTTGATTATCACACTATCCTAACGATGTTATCTTTGTAGCATTTGAAATTAATTCAGATGTTTTATTTGATGCATCATCATTATATAAATCATCAAATTCATCATCAAATAAACTTTCCAATAAAAGTTTGATATTCTTGTTCATAAAACGTTAAAAAATACTTTTATTATTTATTTTTGATATATTTTCATTAATGTGTTTTCTTATTTCAAATAAATGTTGTATCTTTGTATTGAATTAAATTAAACAATTAAGTTATGATATTAAATATTGATAATTATGAAATATTAAACTTTTATGGATATACGTCTGTTATTAAACAGGATGAACGTATCTATGAAGTTTCATCATTAGATAATTCACCCAATGAACATATGCGATATGAGAAGTTAAATATTTTTTATAATAAAATAATAGATAAAATAAGAAATAAAATAGATAAGACAAATATTTTATATTATATATTAGACGATAATAAATGTGTATTTAAACTAAAACATGTTAAATCTGGAAACATTATCTATATCGGTAAATATGATTTTGAAATTTCCATAGGATTGGATTGTCATCAAAGATTTGGACATTCATATGATTTTATAACAAATAAGGAAACATATAAAACAGAAGAATTATGATTATACATAATGCAAAGAATTGTAGAATTAAGGAAGAAGATAAACAAGTGTTAAAGAATGGAGGTATGTTCATTCTTATAACAATACTTATGATTGTTACTTATGCTTGTATTGTTATGCCTATTAGTATTATGCGAGAAAAGAAGTTTGTTGGTACTGATAATAAAACTGAAGCACAATTTAAAATTATATTGAGAGACAAATATATTGATGAAGATTTTGTTCAGCAAATTAGCACGAGCGGATGGAATTCATATGAAGTATATGATTCCAATATGAAGAAACATAGAATTATATGGAAAGAAGTGGAATAATGAATAGAAAAGAAACTTTATATACAACTATATCATTTATGTTAGGTATAATTATGATATTAGTAGTAATTTATTTATTTTCTTGATAATATAAAATAAGTTTAATTTTTAAATAAAATATCTAAATGAATAAGATTATTTTTTCTATGCTCATTATGGTAATGAGTATTGCTAACATGTATGCAGAAAATGTTTCTGATACAGTGAAGTTGAAAGAGGTAACTGTTACTTCTCTTTTCCGTAATAATGTGCAGACAGGTAGTATGATTAATACATCTACACTTAAGTCTTTGAATCATGGTCAGGGAACAGATTATGTATTGCAAAGACTTCCTAATATTTATGCGTATAATGATAATGGAACACAAATGGGATACTGTTATTTCCGTATGCGTGGCATGGGTCAGGAACGTATGAATGTTACATTGGATGGAATGCCTTGGAACGAAGCAGAAGATTTTGGATGTTATTTTAGTAATTCTCCAGATCTTATGTCTTCTATGCATACTATTAAGGTAGAGAAAGGTGCATCTGTAACTAATAATGGAACAGCTGCTTATGCAGGAAATGTTTCTCTTGAATCTGTAGATTTGAAGAAAGATACCGATTCTTATTTTGACCTTGGATATGGTTCATTTAATTCATCTCGAATTACAGGTGTTTATAATATGGGACAGAAAGGACATTGGGGATTACATGTTCGTGGCACTGCACAGCAAACTGATGGTTATAAGGAGAATACTTACAATAATTCGAAGGCAATTACTATTAAGACAGGATATTTCTTTAATGAACGACATTCATTGGATTTCTTGACAATGACTGGTTATCATAGGAATGGACAGGGATTTCAGGGAATTACTGAAGATTTAATTCCGAAGCATCCGACACCATTTAAGCAGATGATTTCAGGTAATCGTCAACAGGAAACAGATGATTTCTTAACAACTTATAATAGGTTTCAATATAAGGGAGTTCTTTCAGACAAAGTATTTCTAACATCATCTGTGTATTGGCAACATCAGACAGGTAATTACCGTATTGGTTGGGATGATGAGACACGACCAACAGGAAGTGTATTGAATAACTATCATCTTAATTATAATTTAACAGGATTTAACACTATTGTAAAGTATTATCCTATTGATAATCTTTCTCTTACATCTGGTGTAAATGCTTATGTATATCATCGTAGACATCAGGGATATGATATTGCAAATTCTGATAGTATTATCACTGCATGGAAAAATCCTGGACTTACACCATATTATGATAATGCAGGAACAAAACCAGATGTGAATGTATTTGCAAATGTAAAGTATGCACCAGTAAATAAGTTCACTATTGATGCTGCTGTTCAATATCGTTATACGTCATTGCATTATCGTGTAAATACACCAATGGATGAATATGATACAAAGTTTAATCATGATTGGAATTTTGTAAATTACAGTATTGGACTTAATTATGATATTGATAAGTATTTAAAGGTATATGCACGTTATGCTGTAACAAACCGTGAACCATCTCGAACTGATTTATTCTGTGCAGAGTATCGTTCAAATGAATCGGAGATGAATACAAAGAATGAGAGAGTTCATGATATTGAAGCAGGTTATGAGATCCGTAACAATAAGGTTAATTTCAATATTAATGGTTTTTATATGAATTTCAGTAATGAACTTGTTGCAACCGGTGAACTTTCAAAGATGAATGGTCTTCCATTGCATAAGCAACATGATGCATACCGTCTTGGATTGGAACTTGCCCTTGATTATAATCCTATTAATACATTGCATTTCATTGCAAATGCGGCATGGTCAGAGAATAAATTAAAGAATATTGAAGGTAAGGAAATGAATCATACATTCTCACCTTCATCTACATTGTTTGCTGAAGCTAATTATATGGTTAATAAAATTAAGTTTGGTTTGAATACAAATTTCCGTTCATCAATGTATATGGATATTTATAATAAGAATAAACTTAAGGAGAATCTTACGTTAAATGCTTATGTAAATGCACGAGTATCAAAGATTGTAGAGTTGAACCTTGTATTGAATAACATTACAAATAGGCTTAACTTCTCTAATGGCTCTGTAGATATTCCAACCAATACTGCATATTATTTGGTTGATACACCATTTAATATGTTCGCTTCTGCAAAGTTTCATTTTTAATAAATAAGGTGTCTTTTATACATATTTTTTTAATTAATTTAATAAGGAGAATTAACACGGTAGTTAATTCTCCTTTATTTTTTTATTCATATGTAATATAATAATCTTTATTAGTTCTAACTTTTAATTTCTTTGCATTAGAAGATGAAATAAAAATAGTAATATCTTCATCTTTTAATTCATTAAAATCCTTATTAGAATTGATTGTAAGTTTACCATCATTCACATTATATGTAATGTTAGTAAATTTTGATTTAGTTCTGACAGAAACACAATCAATAATATCATTGTAAATTCTAACTTTTGCAGGGACATTTACATAAACGACATTAATAGAATCTGTTAATAATGTTGGATTAACTAATGAATTTTCATTAATGTTAATTTTACCAAAGCATACAGTGATGCTGAATATTCCTATAAGGAATAAAATAAATAATTTTTTCATAACGTAATTTATTTAATTTTAAAATTTATTTTTAACTTTCTTTAACTATCATTTTATTTATCTGAATAATTCATATTTTTAATGTAAGAAAAAGTTTATTATAAATAATGAAATGAAAAATTGAAAACTAATTTGATAAATGAGTAAATTAAATGAATAGAATATAAATGAGTTTTTATGGACATGTGCAGGAGTTAATAAAGATGTATTAAGATTATACCCGAGTGAATATGCTAAATATGCTGGTAGTGGCGGAACTATTTTATTCACAGCATTAATGGCTATGATTTCTGGTGGATATGCGATGTTTTTTGTATTCAGTAATGTTATTGTTGCTTTTATATTCGCTATATTTTGGGGATTGCTTATATTTAACCTTGATAGATTTATTGTTAATTCCATGTATACAGATGGTAAAGATTCAATAAGTTGGAGAAAATTAAAAGCAGCACTTCCTAGAATTATAATGGCAATATTTTTAGGTATAGTTATATCGACACCTCTCGAGATGAAGATATTTAATGATAGAATTGAATCATAGTTATTGAAAGATAATATAGAGAGAATAAATTCAGCAAAGAATGAATCATCTGATTATAAAACAATTTCATTATTACAAACTGAATAGAGTTAGTTATCAAAAGAAAGAAAACAACTGGTAGACGATTTACAAAAAGCATAGAAAGATTTAAAGGAAGAAGCAGAGGGAAATGCATTATCTGGTATGGTTGGGCATGGATCTATATATAGAGACAAAGAGATTTATGTTAACCAATGTAAATAGTCATTATCTGAATGGGATAAACTTCATAAAGAAAGATTAACAACTATATAGAAAAGAATAGATGACGTTAATCAACATATCAATAAGTTTGAAGATAAAGTTGATAATTTAAAAGAAGATGGATTTAGCGCACGTTATGAAGCGTTTTCAAATTTAAGAAAATAGAATTCATCTTTAGAAATTGTTTCATTAATGATAACAATGTTGTTTATAATAATAGAGATAACTCCTACATTTTTTAAACTTATTATGATAGCAGGACCTTATGATGAACATATGAGAATTGAACAATATAAGATTTCTGCATATGTATAGAAAGAAAAGAATAATGTAGATACAGATTTAAAAATAGATGAATATAATAATAAACAAAAATTAAAATCTATTATAAAAGAAGATATTGATATAATTGAATTGAAAGATGAACAAAAACCTATTACATATTCATCTATTAAACCATTAACAATAGATGAAGAACCTGAAATTGTACCTTATTAGGTAAAGTCAAATACAAAAATAGAAACAAAAACTATTACACCGAATAAAGAACTTGAATTTAAGAGGAATTCAAAGGGATAGTTATTACTAGATTTTTCATCAAGACATAAAAGTTAAAAATATTTAAAATGAACATTAGGTGATATAAAACTTAATGTTCATTTTTTTATATAAAGAAATATGTGTATCTTTGTAATATAATAATTAAAACATTAAATAATATGGAAGAGAAACTTATTTTGAAAATGTGTAAGTCTGCAACGAAGCTTAATAAATATATCATTACTGTTAAAGGCAAGTATAATAATATGTTACCTTATGAAACAAAAATGGTAACAGTAGATGCTGATATGATGAATGATTTTGTATTGTTGTTCTTATCATATATGGGTAATAGAAATTGGAAGCATACATGGAAGGATTGTAAGTTTGGAGAAGACTTCAAACATGGACCATTGCAGACATATCTCGGAGCATTTACAGATGATTGTCATTATCCTTGTATTGATATTAATTGGAATGATGTTATTTCTGTAAAACTTTCATATATTGATGAAAATTCCACTTATTATGAGTGTACACTTCCTGATGTGGAAGAGTTGTATGAAACAGAGGAATATTTCTTGAAAGAACTTAAAGAAAAGTTTAATGTATTCAATAAGAATGATAAGAGAGACGATTTGGATGATGGTACAGAACTAGTAGATTCATATGAGTTGGAACTTGTTCGTAACATTCTTCGTTCGACTGGTAAGTGGGATGATAGAGATATTGATAATTTGTTCTTTATCAATAACGATATTGGGTTTACTTCAATATGTGCAAGAGATTCTTATTATGATGATTTATTGAAGGTCATTAAACAGGAATATGCAAAGAGTGCAACCGGTGTTGAATATGGTGGATTTAAACCAGAAACTTTTGAAAAAGTTCATAATGCTATTATGAAGTCTGATCTTCCAGATGAAACAAAATCTTTTGCTATCGACATTTGTGGTAAGTACAATAAGAATAATATTTTATCTGAAAATCAGAAGAAAGAATTAAAAAAGATTATTGAGTCTTTTAATATTCTTAATGGTACTTATGGTTGTGTTGGACCTAATGGTTGGAGTGGTATTTACATTCAGCATGTTATTGATCCAGAACAGATTGATTTTGATGATTTTGATGAGAATGAAGTCATTAAATATGAAGGTGAAACTTATATTATTCATGAAGGAGATTAATATATGATTTTAACAGAAATAATATCAATAATAGTCTTATTCTATGGAATTTTTATAGGATTCTTTAGTGGAGTTCTTGGTGAAAAAGGAGATAGTGAAGAATATACATATAAGTTAGGACCTATAGATGATTTATCACCATTATTTAAATGGGGAAATCGTTTTATAATTCCATGTGTATTATTTGCTTCACCAATAGGTTTTCTTGGAATTCCTTTATTGTATTTAGGCTTATGTATAATTTTCGCATGTTTTGGAATTGATATTTATATATTAAGTGATAATACATTGAATATTATAGGACCTTATATATTACTATATTTTATATCATTGATGATAGGATATAGTATAGGATGTTTTGTGACTAAAAAAGTAATATCTAATTTAATAAAGAAATATAATTATGAAAAATAATAAATTTTATATTATTTTAGGATATAATGCACTTGATGAATCATATTGTGGTTATGTAGAGAATTCATTCTCTATGGGATGTGATGATGAGAGAGTACAGTTGTATTCTGTAAGTAAAGGAGATTTTCCGTGGAAGAATCGAGATTTTCCTGAGAGAAAGAAAAAAGCAAAGAAATATCTAAAAGAAAATGGTGGTAGAAAAGCTTCTTTTGCACATGATTATATTCCTGATGCTTATATGAATCCAAATTCTCCAAACCAATGGATTTGGTTTTATTTGCGTGATATTGCAGACAATTTGAATAAGAAACATTATAATAATTGTTATTGGCAAGTATTTCGTGTTAACAGTAAACATTGCCCTGTTAATATAGATATGAAAGAATATTATAAGATTCAACATAATAAGAAATATAGAATGACATTAACGAAATATGAAATAAGAAATATTAAATTTACAGTACAAGATCCTTTATTATTAGACTTTATACGTAATATTTAATATAAAAAATATACAGTATATAATTTTGTTATCTAAGTACATGATAATAAAATAGTGCATATCTAGTAAGACTATATGTATTTCAGTAATGGTACTGAAAGTGTTAATCGTTACTCACGAAACAATATAAGAGTTATATGTTATATAGTAAAGACTAATATTGCAAAAGGTTAATACGCATATATAACATATATACCATTTGAGATTATGGTGAATAATTGCAATTAGAATGTAACCATAATAATATGGCGGACCAATATAACATTCTGGGTTCGATTCCCTATATACTGTCTAAATAAAAAATTAAAAAAAGATTCATAATTATTTTTTTAATTAAAAAAGAATGTGTATCTTTGTATTGTAAGAAATAAAAATGGTGATACAACCTATAAGCCATAGGTAACATGAGTTCGGTAACCTCATGGTTCGTAAGTCGTGATAACGAATAGTCTCGGTAATAGTTGAAAAACCTTCATCGGTTATGTATCATTATTTAACATTCATATGAGAATTAACGAAATGTCTCATATGAGCATGAGGAGTATTCCAACGGAGCCGGTGTGTTTGGATTTTTAGTTGTGCATTTTTAATCTGACTATATTGTTGAGAAACAATGAAAAAGAAGATACGTCGTCAGTACAAGTCCATATAATAATTTCGAAATAAAAATGGAAACTGTTAAAAATCGTATCTATTTTGGTTATGTTACATAATGGTTAATGAGGTATCTAATTGATATTTTAATATCAATGGAAGAAAGGTATTGCGGTGACGAGTTCGAGTCCCTCCATAACCACTCCTTATAATAATGAAAAGGATGCAATTATCTAACATAGATATTATTATAGTATAAGAAATTATGATAATTCTTAAAATGATAATCAAGAGATTGAAGTAACTAATTAATGTATAGTTACTAAGGCGAAAGTATAACTGCAATTATATTAGTAGTTGACGTTTAAAAGATTGAAGAAAATTATTTGTAGATAATTTTTGGATTGATATTAAATGTAAAAATTATAATAGTGTAGCGGGAATGCACGCTCGATGATAAATCGAGAAGGGATTAACGGTATGAGGTTATTAAGGGTTCGACTCCCTCTTATAAACAAATTTAAATACATATATTCTCACGAAGAGCGAGTAAGAGAAGGTGAGCAAATTATGTCTAATGTTATAAGTGATCATAATAACAGATAAAACATAATAGAATTATCTTAACGTAGGAGCTGTAAAAGGATGAACGTATGGTAACATCATTATATGTATTTTTATTGAATTTTTAATTGTTTGAAAATAACTTAATATATGTTACTACATCAAACTAATGACATATAAAATCAAACCAAGATGATAAGACAGAATTAAGTTATTTTTAATTTGTTTTGTTTATTTTCTAAAAGTCTATAATGGTTTTCATTATAGACTTTTTTATTTAAAATAAAATGTGTATCTTTGAAATATAAATTATAAGTAAAATAAAGTTGAATTATTAATTATGTATTATATAAATCATGAATTAGTTAATGTAGTAGAGATTGATCCTTTTGAAATTGAATCTGGAAACTTTCCTGATGAGATGATAACTATAGATGAATTAATAGATAGAATAAAGAATAAGAAACCTATTAAACAAGGTATTAAAATTCATTTTAATATGTATGACATCATTTATGATGTAAATTCACATATATTTATGCATGACACATTCATTCATATTCCTACTAATACAAAGATATTTGTAGAATATGATGAGAATTGGGGATGGGAACGTACATTTCTTCTTATTCCTAATTATTCAGAAAAAATATGGATAGGAGATAATAATGAAGATTGTTGGTGGGATGCTACTCACAATGAAGGTTCTTATTCTTTTGAGATGAAATCTTTTATTGAAATAGAAATAGATTAATATATTTAAATTTAATAAAAATGAGTAAGAATATAGGAATTTGTTTTGGCGGATATTGTCCAATGCATCAAGGTCATCTTGATGTTATTATGCGAGCAAAGAAAGAATCAGATATTGTTTATGTTGTTGTATGTGGATATACAGATGAACCACGTGCAAATGAAATAGGTTTGAATATAAAGCAACGAGAACGACTTATTAGAGAATATTTTAAAGGCGATGAGATTATAAAAGTTGTTACTGTTAATGATACAGAATTAGGTATTGATGAAAGTATGTCTGAACATAATTGGAAAGTATGGACTGATTATGTGAAGAAACTTATTGTTAACAAAGTTTTAGACCATAAAGATAATTGGCCTTTTACAGTAGACGATACTATTAACGCATTTGAGTTGAAACTTACTTTTTATGTTGGCGAGAAGTTTTATGTTAAATCATTAGAGAAATTAAATTATAATGTTGTATTGGTAGGATATGACAGCAATTCACCTTCTAACAGAAGTAATGATATTTCTGCAACTCTTATACGTCAAAGACCACAACTTTACTGGAATAAGATTGTATCTACATTCAAACCAAAACTAACAAAGAAGATTCTTGTATTAGGAACAGCATCAGAAGGCAAATCAACTCTTGTAAAAGATATTGGTAATTATTTTCAGGTTCCATATACTACTGAATTTGGTAGGGATTATATGGCGAAACATTGTATGTTAGATCCAGATATTACAGTAAACGATTTTGTTGAATTCCTTATAGGACAAAGACAATATTATTTTGATGCGCTTAACAGTGATAAGAATAAAGGTGTTATTATTTCTGATACTGATAATCTCGTTACTCTTATGTATGCGAAAGCATATACAATGGATAAGAACATGCAGATTACTGAAAAAGAATATAATGATATATTGTTACCACTTGCAAAATCATTGCAGACTAATGTAGATTGGGATGTAATTTATCTTATCAAACCACATAATACATTTGTCGATGATGGAACACGTTATATGGAGCAAAGTTCTATTGAAGAACGTATGAAAAATTATCATATTCTTGTTAAACTATTGGAGGACTTTGATTTACTTCATAAGGTTATAGAACTAGATGGTACATATCTTGAACATTTTGATTATGTAAAGAATTATATAAATACACTCTATGAAAAGTATTAATAATATTTTATATACAGAGTTTATAAAAGGAAGAAACATATTTGAACATATGTTTCTTCTTGTAGGTATAATATTACAATTTATTGTATATTATATTACAAACGATACAATGATTTCATTAATATCTGGAGTAACAGGTATTATATCTGTTGTATTATGTTCACAGAGAAAAATTTCATTTTATTTCTTTGGATTTATACAATTATTTACTTATATGTATTTAGCATGGCAGCAGAAATTTTATGGTGAATTAGTAGAAAATATATTCTATATAATTACCATGATTATAGGTATTGTTACATGGTTAAAGAATTATAATAAGGATGAACAAATAGTAGAATCTAAAAGACTTTCTAATATACAGTTAAGTATAATAAGTAGTATAATGATTTTATTGTGTATTTTATTTGGGTATTATATGAGTAATTATACAGATAATACACAACCATATATGGATGCTTTTTCTACAATACCGGCATTTATAGCACAAACATTATTGATGATGAGATATAGGGAACAATGGATATTTTGGATTATAATTGATATTGTATCTATATTTATGTGGGGAATCGCTGATAATTGGATAATGGTAATTCAATTCATATTTTGGACATTAAATTGTTTATACGGTTATATAAAATGGAAATAATGTAAACATGGCAGGATTTGTTATTATTGTAATTGTTATTTGCATAACTGTTTATGCGATATATGATTCTAAGCATACATCGGAAGTAGAGCAAACATTCTGGGGTAAAGATAAAAGCGATTCATCCAGATTAAAAAAAGTTAATGAAAGAATTACATCATTAGTAAGTAGAGTGGAATTACTTGAAAATAAAGTAAAGAGATTAGAAAATAATAATATAATAGAATAAAATGGAGCGGATAAATTTTGAAGTATATGATTGGTTGAAAGAACATCAAAAAGAAAATAATTATTCAGACCAATTTATTGAAGCATATAAAGAATGTTATTTTTTAAATAGGTTATCTGGTAAATTCTTTCTTGGAACATACGCGGGTTATTCAGTAAAGCCTGATAATAGTGATAAATCTTATTTCGTAGAAGACGGAATTAGAGGACAAGTAAAAGGATATTTTACCGTTTTAAATGGTAAACTTATTCAACTTGATCCTTTATCTGATATTCAAAATTATGATAAGTATACCAAATTAAAGGATAATCTACATAAATATATGTATACTAGACTTGAAAATATTGAGATGCTGAGAAAAATTTATTCAGATAGAACTGATGAAATAAAAACACAAATAGATGAACATATTAATTCATTGAATACAATAATTTATCTATTATCTAAATATTAATAATTAACAAAATATGATTATGAATTTTATAAGTTGGATCTGTATTATATATACAGCATTTACATTGGTTTGTTTTGTATGGCTAACATATGCTATTAAGAAAGCTCCATTAGTAGATCCTCAAGAACCATTTTTAAAAGGTGATATAAAATCTGAAGATCTAGAAGAAGATAAGGAGGAATAAGTTATGGCTTACATAGATAAAACATATATATCTGATTATCAGCAGTTTATACAAGTTAGAGATTGGTGTAAAGATAAAAAAGTAGAATTAAAAAATGGATTAGTGTATAATGCTATTGATTTCCTTATGTATCCTGATATAACAGAAGAAGAATTCAATAGTTGGAAAAATGAAATTATTCAACGACATATAAAAACATATAATGAATCAAAGGAAGACGCTGAAAAACATTTTGAAATTCCTCTTTGGAATACATCAACATATTTCGATATTTGGCTTATAAGAAATTGCCCTATTGATTTTATTCAAAATAGGTTAAAAGAACAATATGGTGAAGAATATAATCAAATAAAGAATTATAGATCTGAACATGATACATATCAGAGAAATGGATTAGGGAAGAATTTTCATTATAAGGTAATTGAAAAACCTAATTGGAAACCAAGATATAATTTTATTTATACTGATAGACATAGTAATAAGAAAGTATATAAAGAAAGTAGGAAATCTTGGTGGTTTGTTGAACTTCGAGATTTATCAGGTAATGATATAATGTGGGAAGCAAATCAGGAGTATAATTATTGGACTAATTGGATTGAATCATTACCATTTACATCTAATATGATGGATATTAGGAAAAAGAAAAATCTTAATATTCACTCTATTATTAGAATGATAAAACATTGGGATTTACCTGCTAATACACAAGTTAAAGTTGTAAATAGATACTTTAATTATGGGTGGATAATTAACATTAAGAAATAATATTAATAGGATGATATAAACTAATATATCATCCTATTATTTTAATAAATATTTAAATGTTAATTTTTATTAAATGAATAAATTAATTAAGAAATTAATGGAGGGATTATTTGATGATTTTGATGATGAAATTTTATCAAATTCAGATAATTCAAATAATGTATCTCAATAGATAATTGAAACGGAAGATAAACCTAAAATTAAAGAATGGTTGTTAGATAATATTATTTGTAAATATGGAACATCATTTAAATGTGATGAAGGTAATGATATTGAATATACATTTGAATCAGATGGATTACATTGTAATTTAAAATTTAATGTACAAGTTGCAAAATTTATGAATTCTATTCCAGATTATGTTAAAATTAATAAAATAACTTGTAATACTGTAGAATTTGCAGACTTTATTAATTTACCTAAAGAAATAGATGGGACATTAAATATAAAAGGATGTAAGGAAAAAGATTTAAATGTACAATTACCAGAGAAATTAGGTGTATTATCGCTTATTAATTGTAAAATACGTTCATTGAAAGGATTAAGTAATACATGTAAATCAATAGAGCATCTTTATATAGAAAATTGTAATATGTTTACTTCATTTAATGGAATTCCAGATAATGTTGGATTTATATAGTTAATTAAATGTAAGAAAATAGTAGATTTAGAAGGAATTCCAGATTCAGTAGAGAGAATTGTATTAGTTTCATTACCTTCATTTGAAAGTTTAAAAGGATGTCCAAATAAATTAAGTAATGGATTGTATATATAGGAGTGTCCATATTTAACCACATTAGCATATTGTCCATCATTAATAATGGACCAATGTGAAATACATGATTGTATGTTATATCAGTTAGATATGAAAAATACAAGAATTTGTGGTACATTTAAATTAAGTAATAATAATTTATCAGATTTAGAAAATGGACCAAAACAGATAGACGGATCATATATAGTTTCGGAACTGTATTTAGCAAAATTTAAAGCTAATGAAACTATTATGACAAATGCGTATAATAATGCGGAATTTATATATCAAGTTAGGAAAAAATATTTTAAAGGAAATAAAAATGACATGCCATAGATGAACAATGGTGTAAAAATTGTATGTCAATATTTTGAAGACCTTTAATTAAAAATAAAAAGAGAATAACTAACACAATATAGTTATTCTCTTTTACTTTTATTATATATTATTAATTACTTACCGTAATGGATATAATCAATAAGAGCATTTGTATCAAGATTTGACTCAACTGTTTCTTGATCATTAACTTCCTTAAGAGCAGCGATTACAGCCTTAAGCAACTTACTACGACGAGCAAGCAAATCAGCACGTTGCTTTTGTGACCACTCACCAGTAAACTTTTGCAATGTATAATCACCGATTTCAACTGTCTTCTTACGTTGAACAACCGCCGCACGATAATTAGCTGGAATATTAGCAGGATCAATATTAGGATCCTTCAAAATCTCTTCTGTTGTCTCTGTAGTACGGGAAACACCCTTTACAAGTTCATTCTCAAGAATCTCTCGACCATTATATTCTGTATTATGTGTTGGTGTCCAAATCTCTGAATCTGAATAAACAGGGATTCTCTCATACATTGTTACCAACTCTTTAGAAGTAAGAATACTCTTAAGACGCATAAGGTCCAATGCAGTTAGTTCACCGAATGAATGACCATCAACTACAAGCTCTACCTTCTTTGCACCGAGAGAATTCGTAGCTTCAACTGAAAATACCTCATTAAGATAATTAGTAGCAATATCCTTAAACCAATTCAACTGTTCTGAAACTGTAGTCTGTACAGCAGTTACACCCTTCTTTGTAGGATCCTCTGGATAACCCTCACGAGGAACATAAGTCTTCTTCTCACCACGGAATGCGCCTTGTGAATTCTTAAAATAAGATGCATACTCATTAATTTCCTTTGCATACACTGATGCAGAATGGTCGACCTTCGCAAGTACGACATTCATCTTTTCTACTTTTGCCATAATTTATTAAAATTAAATGTTAATGTTAAATCTAAATTTTTTAATTACTTAATGTATATGATAAGTATAAGAAAAAGTCTATTATAAATAGAATAAAATATAAAATATTAAAGTAAATAATGATTAATAACAAATAGAATTTAATGGATGATATATTAGATGCAATATCAAAAGGATTAAAAGAAAGTTTAAATATAGAAGAGCAAATCCATCCATATAATGGTGTTTTAACGGATATAAGAGATTACGAATCTGTATTTCATTCTCCAAATTTTGAATTATATAAATTAAATGAAAAATATCATGAAGTATGTATATCTCAATAGATATTAAATAATATTATAAAAATAATTAAAGATAATAAAAATAATTTAGGAAAAGACATATATACAAATTATTGCTTTAAAATATATAAAGTTAATAATCATAAAACATATAAAATATATAAATCAATTAATATTAATAAAGATCACCCTATATATGTAAATTTATATTCTAATAAAAGTAATGTATATGGTAAAACAGAAAATAGAATTATATCTAATGATATAAATTTAGATAATGATCATATAAGAATATATATAAATGTTTATTATATTAATATGGAAAAATTTATATATTCTGTATTAAAACATGAATTAACACATGTTGTTGAAATGTATTCTGCTAAAAAGTTTAATAATATTAATAATTTAAAAAATACTATAGGAATTGATAAGGATAATGATATAATGTTAGATATAAATCCATTAGCAAAAAATATGTTAAATAGGATGGTTTACTTATTCTCTAATACTGAACATAATGCACACATAAATGGTTTAGCTGAATTTATCAATAAATTATCACCAACAGAAATAAAAAAATATACAAAATATATACAACATGAAGATGATGATGAAAATATTAAAGTAATTAATAATATAAATAATCCTATATATAATTTTATGAGAAATTATGATGATTTAGATATATTAACAAATTATCAGGAATTTGAAGATTATATGTTTGATTTAAAAAGTTATTTAGAAAACAATGATTTATTACCAATTTTTTATTTAGGTTATTTATTATAGAAACATCATTTAATATATAACAAAACTTAGATAAATTGGGATTTTATTAAAAATTATATGGATAAAAAATATAAAAATTATAGTAAATATCATAATATTGCTGTATAGATAGTAAGTTTCTATGATTATAAAATAAAACAATATAGAGAAGACATATATAAAATAATATATAAGAAATTTAAAGAAAAGAAAATTATTTAATCATGATAACAGTAAATAAATCAATAGATATAAATAAAGAATCATATCCAAAATGTCCATACACTAATATTTTTTGTGATCCGAATATATTATATAATGATTACTCTATTATTAAAAAAGATAAATGTTTAACATGTGAACATTGGAGAACTAATTATGATTATATTCTTAATAAATCTTTAGAGTCTGCAAAGAAAAATAAGAAATCAAATTATAATCTTATTGTTAATGAGGTAAACAGAGACGGTGGAAAATATATAAAGTTTGATAGCGATGACATAGGGTTTCTTATATGTGCGACGTCTACAATAGAAGATTATTATTATGTTTACATGGATAAAGATAAAAATATAAAGATGTCTTCATGCGTAGGTGGATATGAAGTTATAAAGTCTTCAGAAATACCACAGAATCTCTCTGTATTGAGTTATATTCGTCAACATGATAAATTATATATAAAAGAAATTATAACGCGATACATAAAGAATTTGAAGTATGATAAGGTAATTACGAAAATCTTTTACTAAAAACAAATTAACCATTATTTTATATAACATATAAACATTTAATATAGTTTATGTCTAATATAGAAAAAGGAAGAAAAGAAATTATAGATAGATATTCTCCAGATATTACAAATAGTATGACTCATGTTTTGGAAAATATCTATAATGCTGGATGGCATGCAGGCAGGAAAGCAGAACGAGAGAAATGGAGTAAATGCGAATATCTCATGATTGCTCCTGAAAAAATGGAGAAGATTAAACAAATATGTGAAAATCCACCATGTAAAAATTGTAAATGTAAAACAATGGATAGGCTAACAGGATGTTTAGCAAATCCTCAAACATGTGAAGAATATCAAGAATATTCTTTAGTTTGTGAATTAATTAAATATTTTAAAACATGTGCTTATAAATCATAAGACTTTATTTTGGAATTTCATTATAATATGTAAAATAATAAACTAATAAATTTTACATAATAATTAATATGAAACAGATTAAAACTAATCAATTCAATTCCGATAAAGTACAGGTAAAGATGCCTTGGACTGTTTATGATAACTATAATATAAAGAAAGATCCAAAGGTAACAATAGGTGTTCCTATTAATGAAAATTTGAAACTAATAGATACTGATAAAACAATTTGGTATTAATAGATATAAAAAAGTCTGAATTATATATGATTATAATTCAGACTTTTTATTTTATTTATATATGTAAAATAAATAATATAATAATTTATTATATTAAAAATGAATCAAAAATTATATAGAAGTTTAATTGAAAGTATAGGTATTGCTATTAAGAAATCAATAAATGAAATGGCAAGACTTTCTGTATAGAGAACCATAGATAAGAAACTTTGGTTAAGCGTAGCATCTACATGTTCTAGAAATAAATCAACAGAAGCAGAGAATATTAAACCAGGTAAAGGAGATAAAGATAATCTTCTCAATAGATATGTTGCAGCTCTTATTATAATGAGAAAACCATGTCCATAGACTGAAGATGATATTGATGATATTAAAACATTTAAATTGGTAGGACATAAGTATTTAGAATTAGGTGGTACTATTGAAGAAATTCAAGCTCTATATAATAAAAATACAGGAAAACCTTCTACTAATAATACATCTACAAAAAAACAAGTTGAAACAAAAGATAATACGGAAAACAATAAAGGTTTTGATAATGCAGTAGAATAGAAAACATCTGGAGGCGGATTATTCGACGATGATGATATATTTGGAGACGATGAAGTTAATAGAGCATTAACATCTGACTTACAAAAAAAGATTTTAGATCTACCAAAAGAAACATCATTAGAAAATGTATTAATGTAGAGTATAGGTATTACAAAACCACGTGGATGGAAATATATCAAGCATACAAATGAAGAATATGATAAATTTGTATTTAATATGAGTGGTACAAGCATAACACCAGAATACACATGGAATTATCCTAAATATTTGAAAGATTTCATAAACCTTATAAACAGTAAAGGATGGAAATTATATAAGGTTGAAGCACCGTCTTTATTCGGTTATTATAGATTTGAAAATATGACACCTGCATAGGTAAAACAATAGATACAATACGCATGTGAATCTCGTTATAGTATTAGTAAAGATTTAACAGAAACTATAAATAAAAGATTTAAGGAATACGAAGATTTTATAAATAAACGCAGACATGATATATAGGCAATTGATAATAATTTTGTGAAACAAATGTTTGAATAGGATGAAAATGTATATCGAGTTTTTTTATCACCTGATGAAGGACTTATGTTGACATGTACAAGACCTAAACCGGTAAATGTATCATATGGTAATTTAAATATTTCAAAAAATTATTATACTAATTATACAGAATGGATATGGACTGTAACATTTACAGGAAATGTAAATGATTATGATGAAAAAGATAAAACAGATATAAAAAAATTAAAGGAAGATAATAAGAAATATAATAAGCGCAAAAAAATATTTAGAACATTATTAGATAAACGATGTGGCTTGCCAGGATATAAGTGGACAATGTTTAATGATGGTAATGGTTATCCTATAATGGTTAAGATATGTAGTAAAGGACAATGTAAGATTACATATGATAATTTTACTAAAAAATATTATAATCCTTATACAAGTAAATCAAACTATTACTATATACCTACAGATGATAAGACATTTCCTAATTCATTTAAGGAGGCTGTTTAGAATAAAGATCATTGGGGTGTATCATTGGTGAAATTGATATGTTGTAATAATGACGGGAAATATGGTCATTCCCTATATGGTGGAAGTGATGATGAAGCATATATGATTATAATGCCTACATATTATGGTAAAGCCATGATTGATTCTCTATTATAATGAATACAAATAAATATATATGAATTAAAATATAATTTTTAATAATAAAATGAAAGTTAGTGAAAAGAAGAAATTATATGAGTCTATCATGATGAATGTATCAAAGATAGTTAAGAAAAAGTTAAATGAATATGGCGATGGTATCGAGCAGGATGTTGATCCAGATGATGATATTACTGTATATGTTCCTTTGATTGGTTGTGAATGCACTGTTATTCCTTGTTATGATGAGGAAACAGGTGGAACATTCTACGAGGTTCATGATGATAATGATGAATATGTATGTGAGATTCATGATGATGTGGATACATCAGATGAAGACGCATTGGTAGATGCTATTGAAGACAATTACCAATGGGAATCAAAATCAGGTGATTATGAAAATGTTGATCCATTAGGTCCTGATGATTCTGATGTAGATGATGAGTTCGACACTTATGAAGAAGACGAAGATTATGATGTTTAATAAATGAAAAGAATTATTAATATAAGACCATTATCAGAAAATACAATAAGGAAATCTTTTGGTGCTTCATTAGAAGATAAACTGAGAGAATTAAGAGATGAAGTAAATGATAGTAGATTACTTGAAGATACTTTAGTATTTCAGATAGGAAGAGAAGTATATACAGATAATGGTACAAGATATAAATTATTGGGAGGTCATCTATCATACCAGGAAATGGGATTAACATAGATGGACCAACAGTTATATAGTAATATTGTTTCCGGTAAAACTGATGTTGATACAGTGCTATATAACTGGAAGAATAAAAAGGTTAAAAAATTGAACTTTTCTTCAAGAAAAATATAGAAAAAGTAAAATAAAATGGTGAATATTTAACATAAAATTAAATATTCACCATTTTTTATTAATATGTAGATAATTCTTGTGTAAATGTACTTAATGCATCATCTATAGATGAAAACTCTCCAAATGATACTTCTGTATCAGGATCAGAAAATACTTCAAATTCGAAATCTATTTTATCAACAGGACCAACGGCTAATGTATATGTTCCATTATTATTCTATTGAATAGTTAAATGACTATTTTCTCCTCCACAAAAATCATCGAATTTCTATTGTAAATTATAATTATTTGCAAATATTCTCAATAATGATTCTGGTTCTCTATGTGTACCTTTTGAACCTCTCATAATTCTAACTTCAGATGAATTAAAATATGATAAAATTATTTTCTTTAAATTATTTAAAGACATAGGTATATTAGAGTTTTCATTAAGCGCTCTTTTTACTGTTTTTGAAACAGATTTCATTATAGATTCATAAAGTGATTTCTTTTAATTTTTATTCATAGTAATTATTTATATTTTAATTTTCATTTATATATTAAAAAAGAATTAGCGTATAAACATTCCTATTATTTATTAATGAAAAAAACGTTATATCACTAATTATACATTATCTTATATTATGTAATAATTAAAAAGTTCAATATATAAATAAAGAAAATATTATTATTTTTAATAATGATAAAAAAGAAATATCCTAATTTACATGGTGCATGTATAGACAATTTTCATAAATTATATTCTGATGATTTATATGAATAGTATGGTATATTAAATTATAATGATTAGTCATTTCGTTTAAAAATTGAAACAATAGCAACCGGAATATATGATATGACAAAGACTGAAAAACAACCGTATTATAAAGAATTTTATGTAAAAAACGTATTTAATTTTATATGGAAATTAAATATTGTAGTTGATTCCACATTTAATTTTACATCGGTATTTACACCTGAAGTTGAATTTAAATATAATTATTAGAATCATATAGTTGAACACACAGTGATATTTATAAATCCGTTAAAATTTACTAATATAGATTCTATTGTACCAGCAATATATCATGAGATAAAACATATATTTGATCACACAATTAAAATTACAAATGATATACAATAGAAAGAAGTATTATTTAGAGATTATTTAATACAAACATATGAATTATAGGATGAACCAGAAATAAGTTTTACAACATATAATAAAAATCTTATACAAAATAATGAAACGTCAATTATGTATTATTTAAGTTCATTTATAGATTATGTTGCATATTCAGAATATACTGCATATTTAGAAAATATAGATGATAGTTATAAACATGATTTAAACAATATAAGAAGAATAAAATTTTTAAAAAGTAAGTATACATATACACAAATTAAAAAATTTATATATTTAAATATACAATCTGGTAATTTTTTATTAATATATTATAATATTGAAAAATATATTAATGATATATTAATGATGAATAATTTAAATATAATAAATCAGAAATATAAATAGAATTTTAATGATATATACGGTATTAATACTATACAACAAGTATTGAAGATTTATTTAAAAAGAATACAAAAAGTAAAAATACGTGCAAAAAAACTATTTTATAATAGATATAATAATTCAAAATTTGAGCGTATGATAAATGAAAAAGGTTGAATATTAAGAGTAATATTCAACCTTTAATATTTTGTATAATCTTATCCCGTTCTTCTTTCGTTATTATAACAACATATTCTTTATTGGAACCAAAATGAGATCTGTTTGTCAACGTTTCTTTTATATATGGCACATATTTTGTAATCAAATCATCTGTCACAAACAAATATTTCTGACAATCATAATTCTTAAGACAAATATCTATCCATCCGTCACATCCTCTGTTAACAGACTCTACTCCAGGCCAATTTTCAATATTTCCATATGGCGAACATGTCAACAAACATTGGTATTTACCAGTATTCTTACAACAATCTGCAATTCCTAAATCACATGTAACGTTAACTAATAAATCAGAATCAATTATAGGTTTCAAAAACTTATATATCTCCTTACTTTCCTTAACACTTGATTCACATAAATCTCTACCTATATATGATTTATTACATGCCAATGTTCCTATCATTCTTCCACTATATCCCGAGAACGGATCAAATATTGTATCAAATTCATTAAGATATTTCTTTATAAGATATTTTGCTAAATCCGGTTTGAAATATGTAACAGTCTGAAACATCCTAGATGCATTCAATCCAATTCCATATATAAAATCAGGAACATAACATAAATCAATATATTTCCTATGCTCTTCTGATTTATACCAATCAGCAAATTTCAATCTATTACATAATAACTTCCTGAATAATTCCTTATCATTTTTAATCATATTCCATCCATCAAAAGGTGAAACACTATTTTCAATATGTGCATATATAATAGACTTATGAAACATCTTAATAATCTTGGATGGTGTCTTCAAATTCCTATCCTTTGATTTTATATATTCAAATTCCTTGATACAATCTAATTCTGTAACAGGATGAACAGTAGAAGGTGGGAAATATATATTCTGAATTTTTTCAAACTCTCTATCTAAATACTTATCGACAATCTCATTAACATGTGCGGATGTAGCATTAGCGCTCTTACACATATTTTCTTCTGTCTCTTCTTCACCGTTAATCAATACAGGTTTGTATTTAGGCTTACTTAATAAATCAGATATAGGTGTATTCTTATCAACTATTTTTTCTTTTTTCTTTTCTGATTTAATATCTAAACTATTTGTCTCAGTCTTAATAGGAAATACATCATTGATACTTGATGTTTTTTTCGTTTCCTTATCCTTATTATGAATTGATTTCTTTAATTTCTCCTGCTTTTCTTTTTCTATATCAATCTTATCTTGTTTCTCAATAATCTCATTTATATTATCATCAACAGTATACTTAATCAATAGTGTCGGAATATATTTAAATCTTGGAGCCTTACTGGAACAACTTGTTGAACAATATTTAGTATACAACTTTGTATTCTTACCAACCCAAATAACAGGTTTTCCACATACGGGACATGTAGGTTTTTCTTCTACGCCTTTCCTTATTCGTTGAACAGTTTCCAATATAGATGCAGAATCTTTATATCTATTATTAAGATAATCCAATATGTACTTATTAGTAATCAATGGAACATATTTATCATATATGATATGATTCTTAATAATATAATCATTCATTTCATCTAATTCAGTAATTGAATTCTGCCAATCTACGAATTTTGAATCCCTGTGTTTAGCAATCTCAAAACTATCCTTGTATTTTTCACGAGTCATAGAAGCATGCATCGCTTTACATATATAAGATCCACATGTAGTTTTGTATCCGTTTCCTATACGTCCACTCCATACTGCTTTCTTACTGCAATACTTACATGTTACTATCTCATGCAAATCATGAATAACATAATAAAGTCTCTCTAATATATCTTCATCATTCTTTAAAAAATCTGTAAACTCATATACTTCTTTATTAATATCTTCATGATTTCTAACTATATATATTAATTGTCTTAAACTTATTTCATTATTATTATATTGCTTTATATAATCATTTAATTGCATAACTATACTTGCTGTTTAATTTCTTACCTTATATTTATAGTTAAAAAATACCTATTTGTTTTTAAAAAATAAACATAAACTTCGAGTATTCTTTTATATATAAATAATGTGAAATATACTTAAAAATTTATGAACACTATTCAAGAAATATTTACCAATGATATAATAAAAGGATTAAAAGAAACTTATATAATAGATAATGAAATAAAATCAAAATCATTAATTAAAAAATCTGTATTTAATAAATTTCCTGAATTTTATAATGTATATAAACAACATTTTTCTGAAGATGAATTCAGAGAAATACTTTATTGTATATTAAAAGATATTCCTACTATACCTAAATGTAAAAATCCTAATTGTAACAATAACACGAAATTACGGAATTTCAAAATAGGATTTCAACAATGTTGTTGTAAAGAATGTACAGCAGAATATCAACATTTGTCTAATGAGCATGCTGATAAATGTAAACAAGGTGCATTGAAACATTATGTCAATATACATAAAGTAGATTCATATACAGAAAATATGAACTGTGATTATTCAAAACCAAATTATTATATATTCAATAATTATTGTATTCATGGTAATATACCGGTTTATAAAACTACGGCAAATAAAATACATGAATATAATAACGGAACATTCTGTATTCAATGTAACAAAAACATAATAGATACATATATACCTACAGAAAAAGAAATAAATGAATTCCAAAAGATATTTCCTGAGTTTTATAAGAAATATTCACATAATATGAAATATAAATGGTGGTTAACTTATTTTCCTAAATATTATAAAATTCTAATAACTTATTTTGAAAAATATGTAGAATCATTTAATGATAATATAGTTATGAAAGAAGTATATTATCAATTTCTTCATGATTTAAAAGGAAGACCACATTGTTGTATATGTGATACTAAAGTTTCATTTTCACCAACAGCAAATGAATATAGAAAATTCTGTGATAAACACTTATATGGATTTAATAAATCATCTCAAGAAATAGAATTAGGAAAATTTATTGATTCATTAAATTTAAATGTAATTAAAAATACACAAGATATTATTAAAGGTGAATTGGATTTTTATTTTCCTAATAATAATGTTGCTATAGAATATAATGGCTGTTGGTGGCATTCCGATAAATTTAAAACAAAAAATTACCATTATAATAAATGGAAACAATGTAAAGATAAAGGAATTCAATTAATATTCATATGGGAAGATGATCTCTTATATAAAAGAGATATAGTATATTCACTTATTAAATCAAAATTAGGAATATATAATATCAGAATATATGCAAGGAAAACAATAATTAAAGAAGTTCCTTATAATATAGCAAAAGAATTTATAAATAAAAATCACCTTCAAGGATATTCGATAGATAAAATACGATTAGGACTTTATTATAATGATGAATTAATTTCAATAATGACATTTGGTAAATCCAGATTCAAATCTGATAATGATGATATAGAGATAATAAGATTTTGTAATAAACTTAATTATCAAATAATTGGAGGCGCCAGTAAATTATTTTCACATTTTAAAAAACATTATGATTATAAAAATATTATCAGTTATGCAGAATGTGATATATCAAACGGTAAACTTTATGAGAATCTTGGAATGACTTATATAAGCAGAAGTGATAATTGGAAATGGATGTATAAAGGAATAAGATATAATAGATTAAATAAAATTAAAGATTCTGAACATAAACAAGATTTAGTTAAATGTTATAGTGCAGGAATTTTAAAATATAAATTATAATTATGGAATTAAATTTAGATGAATATAGAAAAGATTTCAATATAAAAAGATTTAATAATTTATTACGATACCATGAAGATTTATTAGATACATTAAAAAAGAAAACATCATTTTTAGATGAACATAATCCGGAGAAATCTGAACGTGTATATTGTTGGTATAATAATATAACAGAAATTCAAAAATGTCCTCATTGTGGTAAATCTAGAAAATTCCATAAATTTCCTGTTGGTTATTTTCCTACATGTGGTACAAAGGAATGTAGAGCAAAATCAGTTGCATATGGAAATAAATATCACCATGACTTTAAAGAAATTCAGAAAAAGATGAGAGAAACATATGCGAAAAATCATAATGGAATTACACATAATATGCAAGATCCTGAATTTAAGAAAAAATTCTTTGAAGATTTTAAGAAGAAACATAATGGTGCATCATGTGGTGTTCAAACAGAATTAGCAAATAAGAATAGAGAAAAATCAACATTAGAAAAATATGGTGTTAAATGTGCATTAGAATCAAAGGAAGTTCGTAATAAAATATATGAAAAATATGGGAATAATGCACATAAAGTAATTACTGATAAATCAGCAAAAGCTAGAAAAATAAATTCATTAAATGATATTATTAAAAAAATATCAGAAATGAATTATACATATATTTCTAATAATAATGATACATTTCAAATTAAATGTAATAAATGTGGTCATATAAATGAAATTAATAGACAAGCAATAAATTATTATTACAGAAATATAAAGCATATATATTGCAATAAATGTGAATATAAAGAATTAACGTTTATGAGTAATTTTGAAAAAGATGTTGTAAATGAAATTGGTAAATTAATAAAAGATACAAAATATTCTATATTAACTAATAAACATATTTATAATGGTAAGGAACATTATGAAGTAGATATATTAATTCCTGAATTAAATTTAGCAATAGATTGTAATGGTTTATATTGGCATTCTGAATTACAAAAATCAGATAATTATTATCATTATAAAAAGAAAGAATTTATAGAAAAATTAGGTTATTCTTTAATTTATATATGGGAAGATGATTGGAATGATATTAATAAGAAAGAAATTATATTAAGTCGTTTATCTAGTAAATTAAAATTAAATAAACATGTATATGCAAGAAAATGTATAATTAAAGAATTAACTCCTAAATTATATAGAGATTTTTGTAATGAAAATCATTTACATGGATCTGTTAATGCATCTATAAAAGTTGGATTATATTATAATAATGAATTAGTTGAAGTAATAGGATTAGGTAAATCTCGAAACTTAATAGGACATAATAAAGACACTGTTTCATATGAGCTATTACGTTTATGTACAAAAAAATATATTAATGTTATTGGTGGTTTTTCTAAATTAATGAAATATATTATTACTAATTTTAATATATCATCTATATATAGTTATGCGGATTTATCATGGATTGATTTAAAAGGATCATCATATATTAATAGTGGATTTATTATAGATAAAATAATAGATAATGAATATTGGTGGGTAGTTAATAATATAAGAGAAAATCGTTTGAATTATACTAAAAATAAATTAGTATCATTAGGATATGATAAGAATTTAACAGAAATAGAAATTATGCATTCATTAAAACATTATAGAGTATTCGGCCCTGGTAATTTAAAATTTATATATAAAAAGAAAAGTCTCTAAGAAATTAATCTTAGAGACTTTATTATATAATTGTTTGATAAAATTATCAAAGACCTGCAACATCTACACAGAATGTAAGATATTGTGTTTCTGGATAGAAACCAGCGTCTACAAGAGCATATCTTGATTTTATCATAAGCTTAGGACTCATTGTACCTTCTGCAATAATCTGAACTGATTCAGCCATTACATATGGACAGAAGTGAACACCTGGTTCATCCTTGCCACCCTTACGACCAACAAGTACACGGTTATCAGAACCACCCATAAGAGGGTCAACATAGATTGTCAAACCGAACATACCACCGATTGGATAAAGTGAACCGCCATTCTGAGAAATAGTGTTAGCAACAGGTGAGAATGTATAGTTAGCGTTACTCTGAAGGAGTGTAGCGATTGTGATGTTAGTTACAGCGAATGTAGCTGCACCATAACGACCTCTCTGAAGAATCCAGTTAGAAGCAGCCAAGAAGTTAACAGCAAGTCTCTTAAGAAGAGTATCACGGTTTTCGAAAGCTGCACCAGAAGGAATATACATTGGCTTGTATGGAAGAGCAACATTTACATAGCTCTTATAAGCAACACCAGTTGCATCATTCATATCTGACTGAGGAATTGCAAGAGCAGGAGTCATACGAACACCAGAAGTTGCAGTATAAGAAGGATCGAAGCTAAGATTCAAGTTAGCTGCAGGACCTTCAACCTCAACAAGTTTGTAATGGTTCTTCCAACCAAGAGCGAACAAACGAGATGTGATGTGACGGTTAATAGTTGCAGAAAGCTCGTTGATACCAGCATTCTCTACCATCTTGATAACATCGATACCCCATTGTTTCTGAAGGTCTGTTACCTGTTCCTGTGTTACAGCGCAACCCACCATAATTGTACCAACCTGTACGTTCTTTGTGAACAACTGAAGTGAAAGTTGACGAGCCATTGTTTGCTCACCAGTACCACGACTCATTGGTTCATAAAGTGTTGTACCATCCTGATATGTACCATACCAAGCGTCACGATCACGCTCACCAGCACCTGTGAAACCTTGAATTTGATCCTCAAGCATTGAGATAAGACGAGGAGCGTGAAGTGTAAGAACTACATTTACTTCCTCAGAAGAACCAACTGGAGTATAAACTGCAGTAAAATCAAGTGAACCACCATTGAAATATGCACCAAGTGACTGTGTACCAGAAACTACCTTGAACATAGGATCACCATCGATACGAGACCAACCAATGAACTCAACTACAAGTTCGTTAGAAGCACCTACATGTGGATGAGAAGAATCGAAATCTACAAAATCAGATGCAGATACAAGTGTTGTACCAGCAGGCATTGCAGAAGCGCCCTTCAACATACGCTTAATCTGTGCAGGAGACAACTTAACAGCAGTAGAAGAATCTGTTGTAGAACCATCAGCAACAGTAGCCTCACCAGGAGCAATAGAAGCCTTGAATGAATGAGGAAGACCATACATCTCGAAAGGAGCGTTAGTCTGAGAGTTAGCCTGAGGATTCTGTGTACGAGCTGAATAAGCAGGAGTAGCACCATAAGGTTGCTTTGAACCTGAATATACATAATCCATATAAGGAAGAACACCGGTAGGACCATCAAGTGGAGTTGTGTTTACAAGTTCGAAACCGATAGTCTTAGCAGCGACCTTAAGAGCAAGAGGTAACAAAGTAGGATACTTGTCACCAGAACCAAGGTTCTTGTTATCAGCGTAGTCAGCGCCAGTCAAAGCAGGTTTGCCAGCAGGAACTGGATCACCAACACCGAGTGTATTATAAAGGTTGTTATATGGTTGATATGTACCACCGAACTGTGAATATGCGTTAGATGGCATTACGAATGCATCCTCATTCAACTTTGCTGTATTATGTGCAAGCTGAGACATCCAAGCAAGTTTATCAGCATCTTCAACACCTGTGATTTTCTTAATAGTAGGTGCCCATGATTCATAGATAGCTTTGTCGCTATTCTTAGCAGTTGCACGATTTACATATGATTCGTAAGCCTATGCAACAGACTTATTACTTTTTACTTTCATATTAAAATTTTGTTTATTAATTTTTTGTTAAATTTTATATTGAATTTCTTAAAATATTTATCTAAGTTATTTTTATTAATATTTACGTTTTAATTTGATAATTTAATAACTTATAATATTTATTCAATATAATAATGGATATAAAATAAAAATATCCGTATTAAAGTTTAACTCAGATTACTTTTTACAAATTATTTATATAATTAAATCACTATATTAAAATTTTGATTTATATATAATTACACTTTTTGTTTTCTAAGTATACTTTATTAAAATCTGTTCTTTAAATATAACCATTTTAATTTGGTATGGTTAATTCAGTAGAATTGATTATTATAATTAATTTATTAAGTATTCTGTTATTTAAATTATTTATCTAATTATTTATCTATATTAAATTTAGTTAAAATTAAATTTAGTATATTTTAATTAGATTATTTATTATTTTGTGTTTGCTGTTTTTCTTCTTGTTTCAACATATTATATGCTTTCATAAATTCTATAGTATCATTAGAAAGCTTTGTATTTAACTTTTGATGTATATCTTTTACTTCTACACGTATATCATCTATAGAATCACGCATAGCAGGTTTAGTTATACAAATATCCCAAATAATAGATCCCAATACAAATATAATAATTAGGATAGAACCTATACAACTAAATGAATTATAACATTTTTGAGTTGTCTAATTAGCATTTATCATTTTTCATTAAAGTTATTATTTTTAATATATTTTCTCCCACTGTAATAACTTCTTTTAATTATTTATCTTCTATTTTTAAAGTATCTTCTATTGCTTTATATTTTGTTAACTTATTGCATTTATCTAATGCTTTTTTATATTTTTCAGTAAAGAACTTATATGTATAATCATTTCGTTCTTTCATTGAATATAAATCTTGAAGAATAGGATCATTTGGGTGATTCTATGAAATAAATCTATACATTAAATCAATTTCAAGCTATGTTGTATTATAAGCATGATGTAATACTTCTTCTTCAATATTTATTACATCTAAAATATAATATATATCATCTGCATAATCATCTTTTGTTACTGCAGTATTTACTATTTCATTTAAATCTTTAACTTCTGTATGTAATTCTTGGATTTCATTATTATATATTTTTGAATAACTAAAATATATAACACCCAATAAAATAACAATACCCAATAAATTTCTTAATACTTTAGGAATTTTAAATAAGGAATCAATGAATTCTTTTATTGCTTCTTGATCCCCTACTTTCTTAAAAAAATAGGATAAAATCTAAAATATATACATTTGTATTTTTAAGTAATTAATATTATTTTAATATTTATTTCGATAGATATGTATAAAAAGAAAAGGGATATAAACGTTCAACTTCTACGTTTATATCCCTTAATATATATTAGCGCTTTTAAAATAGGTTATTTATTTATCGCAACTGAATACTCATCAATAAGAGCATCCAAAAACTTTTGTCCATTAAATCCAACCTTAAGAAACTTAAGTAACATTGGTGAATATCCAGACATATAAATATTTCCATAATTATCTGTTTCTGGTACTGTAGTATTTCTTGAATTAAAATTCCACCAAACAATATGAGTATTCATATTATTCTTTTTAAAAATATCCATCATCTCATCTTTTGTTTGATTACTACCACAATCCATTTCCATATCAGATAATACAATAATCCATTCTGGTGCATTCTCTTTATCAAGATTCTTCAATGCTTCACATACAGCAGCAAAATCTGTATTTGAACAATCACCTGTATACATAGATTGAATCTCTCTCATATATTGTGAAGTTTCCGTAATCTTCTGTGTTTTTGTAACAGAAGTTCTCCAATAATATTCTTGATATGTATTTTCAATACCAAGTTTCAATAACTGCGGATGACTTGAAAAACTCAATACAGTATCAGGTGCATAAGATGAACATTTAGCAAGATAATGACCTACTGCATAAGCCTTACCCATACTATCATTAGAATCATGCATAGATCCTGATGTATCTACTACTGGAATCCAACTTCCTGAAATCTTTTCAATTTTACTAAAGAAAAGATCTGGATCAATCTTCTCACGATTCTTGTAAATATCATATACATTAGTAGTAGAAATCTTCAATTCTGCTTTACCAGAGCGTACATCTTCCTGATATTTAGCAAATCTTTCCTTTGTATCGTCACCTGTTGCAAAACGGTTAAAATACTTAATCATCGCAAGTGAAGGCACTTGTTCAAACTTAATAGCTTCTGTATTATGTCTTGAAAGTTTCTGCTCTGTTGTATCAGATTTAATGAAATGTCCATATGTCTGTTTATTCATTCTAAACTGCTTTGCAATCTTACGAGCAAGCATAAGGTTCTTAGATGAATATCGTGGCATCCACTTCTTACAAAGTTCATTACCATTACGAATTTCCTTATACAAATATTCACACATATTTGCAAAGGCGTCATCTGGCATAGTCTCCCAACCAATAAACAAGTCATCATATCGACCAGCTTTAACAACCATATCTGGTGTTACATCAGTCATCAACATAAGTCTGCGTCCAAGTTCACGTCTACCCAAACCAAATCTAGGATCTCGCATCATCATAGCAAACAGTTTCTCTCTATCTGATTTTCCAATCATAGGAATCTCATCAAGATGCTTACTATAATACTCAGACATAAACAAAATATCCAACATAGGATTCATTGTTGTACTATATGCCTTGTCACCATTCTCTGTAGTCTTTAATGCAAAAATCTCTTCAAGTTTCATAAAATTATTCGTTTTAATTTTGTTATTCAAAAGTCATTAATTTAATTAATTATCCAAAAATTATTAAAATAAAAAGTTGCGGTATTAACTTTCATATTAATAACAAAAATTCAAGAGTCTTGTTGTTACCTATCAATCATAAAATATAGTATAATAAAATAGTTTGCTGTATTGACTCTCATTATTATGTATATAATGATAAATTAAAAATGTCTATTATCTATCATTATTTTTTCTTTATTAAATGTCCATGTGATATACACCACATCATTAAATCATATATGAGCGTTATAAGTTCATCTCCTTCTAGTACAGGATCTTTAAACTCATATTTCTTTAATTTTATATGTTTATATATACCTTTTGTCTCTAATGGTTTATACATTACTTTATACATATAATCAATATCATTGTTTGTATCTTTTCTTTTAATTATATGTAATTTTAATGCATGATAATTTTTTGTTGTTTCTACATTAACAGCATTATATTCATTATCACAATATATAGTAGATGGTAATAATTCTATTAGTTGGTCTAATGTAAAACTTTTATAAGACATCTTTGCACTTAACCTATAATTACCATTACTGAATCTTAATTCATTATAAGAACTTGTATTTGCATTATCTAATATTATATCAAATTCATATGGTGAATTTGTTCCACATGTATATTGGTAATAAAGGTGAACATGCTTATATTTCGGCATATACCCACCATATATTTCATTTAATTTTACTTGTTCATCTGCTAATAACCAATTTCTCATATCTTAAAAATTATTAAAATAAAAAGAGTAGATAAATGATTTATTATCAAATACCTACTCTTTATATTATTTAGAATATAATTAAAAGTCTAGTTTAAATTAAACTAAAATTCTTATTGCATGCTTTGGTAACTATGTTAATTTACCGCCTACTGTACAATCAACTAATCCTGTATCATCTGTTGTATCAACATATGATTTTGGATTAACTTTTATTTTACGTAATGGTTCATCATTTTCTGAAGCAATAACAGCATTTATCCAATCTTCAACAGGAATGTCTATATTATCCTTATGCCATGTTTCTTCATTACCATCAACATAAACTCTTACATCATCTACACCTTCTAGAATATCTTTAAGATTTGCCTTGAATCTTTTACCATTTAATGTATTAGTTAAAACTTGTGAGTCTACAACTATATTGCATTCAACAGTTTTACCATTCAAATCATTCATCTTTTCTGCTTTAGGATTTTCTGGTGTTTTATTCAAGTTATTCTTATCAAATTCAAATTGATCTGGCGTATTGTCAATATCTTTGAATTGAGAAGGATCTGGTTTAATCTCATTTGAAGTTACATCAATAGTTTTACCATTTTTTGTAATCTTCAACTTTTGTTTATCACCAGTTTCTTCTTCAACTGCATATACAGTCCATGGTTCATTCTTATAAAGAATCTTATCATTTACCTCATATTCAATAATTGCGCCTTCCTCTAAGAAAGGATTTTTCTTTTGTTTTTCAGTTACAAGATTAACATTAGGAAGTTTTGGTTTCACTGCTTCATTTTCATCCTGTTGTGGATCTAATGCTCCAACTAAACCGTCTTTCTTTTGTTTATCTTCGATTTCCTATTTAAAATCGTTATCTTCTTGCGTACCATATTTAGCATCATTTGCAGCTTTTGAATTATCAAGATCATTATCTGCGTCAACCTTTGTTGAACGTTTAATCTTACAATTCTCATTTATATACTTATTATTAGCGTCATATGATTTCCCTGTTAATGCGCTGAATATAGAAGAAACAACAAACATACAATCATCAGTATCAGTTATATTATAAGATGTAAGTTGTTCACCCTTATCTGAATAATCAACTTTTAAAGACTCTATTGTTTGTCCAGGAACTTCATCTTTGAAATCTTCTAATATTTGATAAAATTCTTTTGCATCCCTGTAATAAATATCTGCACCAATTTGATATATTGCATATGATTCAGAATCACCATCATACTCTTCTGATATTACGAAATACTTTACAGTATCTGAATCTTCACCATAAGAATCAATATCTGTAACAATTATATTATGTTCATCATTAATTGCTTTTTCTGCAGACTTTATTGCTTTATCATGCATTTTACCTAATGTATCAAAATCTGTTTCTTCATTATAATCTTCTATTGGATCATTACCTTTAGAATCGGATGTAGAAATCTCGTTTGTGGTACTTCCATCAATTATCTCTTCTGTGAGAGGAGTACCTTTCTAATCCTTTGATTTAGAAGCCTTGATGGTAGCTTCATTTAAGAAAAAACTTTTACCTGCTTTATTTTTGAATACAGGTGTAATCTTGATAGATTTATGTTCTTTTAAAGGTTTCTTATCAGTTTTTACTACTTTCTTTTCTGGTATCTCTGTACCATCAGCGGAAGGTGCTGGTAATTCAATCTCAGTATTACCTGATTTATATGTTGGAATAATTACATCTTCATCGTCTGAATCTTCATCGTCTGAATCAGCATCATCTACTTCCTTCATATTAAAACCAAAAGTATCATCGTCATCAGAATCATCTTCATTTGATTCTTCATCATCTTCCATTTTACTTAAAGGATAATCCCACTCCCAATCATCATCGTCATCATCAGAATCAAGTTTCTGTGAAAATACATCACGGTCTTCATCATTACCGTCTCTTAAATATGCATCTTCCCAATCTTCATCATTGTCATCATCTGAACCACGTAAAGCGGCAATTGTTGGACCAACTTCCTCATTTGCAGGTTCAGCAGTATCACAAATAGATGTATAATCAGGATGTCCCTTAATTGCGTCGATAACAGCGGCATAAAGTTCATTAGTCATAGGTTCGTTATCAAGAATAGGATTATTGTTATCATCAAGATAGAATTCTATAGTCTTGTTCTCTACATACTTCTTACCTGTGCCATCAATCATAGGAACGATTACGATAACAGAACCTGATTTTTCTTTCTTACCTTCCTTAACATTCTCATCAAACATTACATCTGCAATCTTATAAGAGAATTTAGGTTGGTATGCATCTTCTTTTTCTTCTTCCTCTGTTTTAGGTGTATTCTCTGGATTTTCTTCAACATCCGTATTTGTTCCAAGAGGATCTTCTGTATCGCCACCAAATACATCTGTAGCTTCGTCACCTGGTTCAGCAACTTCATCATCAGACGTTTCATCATCTGTACCCATATCAACAGTTGTCATACCTGTATTTTCAGGTTCATCCTCATCAGAAGTGTCACCAATAGTATCATCTTCAGAATTCATTTCATCATTATCTTCATCAGAAATTGTATCATCTTCTGTTTCTTCTGGTTCGAAAATATCGTCATCGTCCTCTGAATCAATTGAAGAATTATTATCGTCATCGAAACTTACTTCCTTAAATGCTTCTTCATCATCTTGATCATTATCATCATCAGAAGTAAACATATCTTCATCTGAATCTTCATCATCTGAATCCTCAAAATCTGGTTCATCTTCTGTTTCATCATTATCAGCATCTATTGCATCGGCGGCAGCATCATCAAAACCAGTACCATCTTCCTCAGAATCTTCATCATCAGAATCACTACCTAAGAACTTAGCGAATTCATCATCAGATACTCTATCATCAGATTCATCAGACTCTTCATCACTAAAGTTATCAGTTGCTTCAGAATCTCCATTTTCTCCACTTAACGGTTGTGAAAGTTCATCTTTATTTGCGTCAACTTCATCATCAGACATTGGTTCATTTGGTTTTTCCTTAGTTACAGAACCATCATTTGTATCATCATCTGTATCTTCTGTATCCGCTTCTGAATCAGTATCTTCATCATCTGAATGATCTTCGCCTGTTGCATCATCTGCTTGTTTTTGCCATTCTTTATATTCAGCTTTAATATCATCAAGTTTCTCTTCTGCGTCAGAAATAGCTTTCTCAAGTTTCTCTTTATTTTCATCAGAAGCAGACTCAAGAGCCTTATTAAGTTTATCAATCATATCTTCATATTTCTCGATAGAATCTTCATATTGATTCTTTGTCTCATTAAGTTTAAGAATGATCTTATCTTGAGATGGAAGCAAATCACTAAACAATGAAGATACGTTAATACCCATATGTTCATTCAACTTATTCTTACAGAAAATAGGATTTACATTTCTATAGAATGTATGTTGTCCAATAGCATCGTTATGAGTTGCAATGAAAATATTTTGGTCAAGTCTAAACAAATCTGCATTAATATTATTATTCTCATTAAGAGTTACATGCTTTGCCCAATCAATCTTTGCGATATTATTAAAGTTCTCCAAAAGGCATGAACACATAATATAGAAGTTTGTATCGTAATCATCATACTTCATGCACATTTCTCTAAGATTACGAAGTGACTCTCTTGACTCCTTATGTCCATAAAGGTCTACATAGCCTTCATAAATCGTAGCATACTTATCATTACCATGAAGAATAATATTATCCTCATTAATCTCTACATGTGGATCATTTACAAGTCTACAAAGTTCAACAAATCTCTCATCAAGTTCATCTACATACTTCTCATCAAGAACTGTAATGTTATTTCCTTTCTTTACATAGAATTGACCATTAACATTGAAAATTGCTTCATTTTCCTTAACATATTGTACTGGTGTATAAATGTTAGAAACTGTAGCGTTCTCTCTAATAATATTAATTTGGTCCTTAATATTCAATGCTTTCTCTGTAAGTTCATTAGCTCTACGTGAGTTATCAGAATAAATAACATTGAACATTTCGTTAATATATGGATCAGAAGCATATGGCATTAAAGCATTACGTAACTGAACTCTATTAATTGCATTTGGCTCCTTTACATAACGTGCAACATCTTCTTGAATAAGATCTACATAAATGAATGAAGAATGATCATCCTTCATTTCCTCCAAAATCTTAGTAAGTGTGATTTCCTCTCGTTTTGAATCTACTTTCTCGACAATAGATTTCATTGCCTTACTAACAGGAAGAAGATAATTAAACTTAGATACGTTCTGAAGGAAAGTCTCATAAAGTCTCTCTTCATATGCACCTTGATTAATTGCGTTTGAATAAAGATTAATAACCTCCATAAGACGTTGGTTGGAAGAAGCGTCTGAATGACGGATATTATTAATATGTTCGGAAAGATTAATACCTTGATTATTAGCAATAGCATTCAAACAGTAATTTTCTTTTTCTGTTAACTTTGCTTTTTCATCTTCATCAAGTTTTTCATCGATATAACGTTGGACCTTTGAGAAAATTTGGTCCATTGTTTTCTTATCACGTTTTTCCTGAAGCTTCTTCTCAAAATCTCTTTGTTCTGATTCATTTACATAATCTGCATGAATAAAATTAGCGGACATTGAAGATTCTTCTGTAATAAGAATATTTAATTTTGTAGCAATAGGATTTCCTTCTTCTACAAGCGGTGACAATACATCTACCAATGTATCCTTTGTTTCCTGACATTTATTTGCTACATATTGATTATAAGCATACTTAACCTCATCCTTTATATAAGGATCATTAAGTTGTTCAATAAGTTGATAACCTACAAGATTAGCACCATCTGTTGCTAAGGTATTGTTCATCTGCTCAATAACAGATTTAACAGACTTATTGCCTTTTGCATATTTAGTAAGTCCTTGTCCGAACTGTTCAAAAAGCATAAAGTCCTATGCACCATTAGAAAGTGCGTTATTATATTCAACCAAATAGTTCATCAAATCGGGGTTCTTATGACCTTCTTCGATAAGACCATTCACATATCTATGAATATTGAACTTAGTAGTGCCATCAAAGTTTTCTGTATCTCTATTAAAACTTTCTTGAATAATATTACGAACACCTGCTAAAAGCTCGTCTTTATTTAATTTTCCCATTAAGTTTAAATATTATTTTATTTTTATTATTTATTTATGTAAAAAATAAGCATATTTCACAAAATATGCTTAAACTATTAATATAGAATCACTTATGCATTTATTCTCTGTATTATAATGATCTCTTAATATTAATTTAACTTGTTTTGTATTTACTTCTCTTGGATATACGAAACATTTGAATTCAATAGGATTTGTTTCATCTATCATGAAATTCTTAAGATTAAGTTTCGCTGGAATTTCTTTTACCTATCCTTTATTATCTTCATATGATATTATACAATCAACTTGCGAATTTGCCGTAATAAAATATCCTTTATTTAATACATATACAGTCGATTCATCTACTATACGAGTTTCTGGATCCGGATACATATAGATTTCAGGATTTGTATATACTGTACATTCTTCTGTATTAGGTACGAGAATATCTATACGTGAGGGATTATCTATAAAATCTGTTGGTATTTTCCAATGATAGAAATTATGGTTATCTACTGAATCCAATACGAACTATTCGCCTTTTTCATCTTCATATAGAATATCAACTTGAAGAAGATCTCTATCTTGATATGAATATTTCCATTCAACTAAAAGGTCCTAACCTGATACCAATATCATATCTTCAAAATCTGTTACCCAATGTAATGGCCCTGTTACTTTTTCTGGATGATTTCTATTTACCCATATAGCATAACCATTATTCCTTATAACATTATCTGCTGGACGTTCATTATATCTATCAAATATAGGTTGATATGTTTCGCACTATATAGTAAATGGAACTTTAATCATAGTCTCTGATGGAAGTTGTCCAAAAGTATAAGTTCCTCCTGCCGTTGGTTGATATGCGGATTCTGGAAACCCCACACGAACAGGAACAACAGTTCCTTTATAATTAATATGATATGTTAAATTCTTATAAAAGAATTCTCTATATGCTTGATTAATTTTCATTGCCTCTGCCATTGTTGAACATCTTATTTCAACATTGAAACTATATGTTAACGGCATAGAATAAAGATAAGATACATAAGATTTAAGTTTACCATTTTCTCTTTTTGTATACTTACCCATTACAAACCTGTTAGTGATATTTCCTGATTCTATTTGAACGCTTGACATTGATAAACGTCCCTAAGGGTATCTATCAAAATTACCGTCTATTTTTTGAAGTCCAATATCTGTACATTCATCACTTGTGAAATTTGTATAATTATCTTGGATAAACTTTTCTGAATTTTGATTTGAACCACCAAAATCATAAAAGAATGGAACACATACATTTTCTATTCCATCTTCTGTATCATCCCATCTTTGCTCGTAATATAATCTTCTGTTAAATACCTTAAGTAATCCTACCAAAACTGCTCTGTCAAAAATATCTGTTGTATTTCTATTTTCAAAAAGCTATTTAGGAGTTAATTGTGTTTTTGACATAATTATAAACTAAAAATTAGTTTCAATATTTATTAAATAAAAAATGAGATCTATAAATTAATATAGATCTCATTTAATTATATTATATAATATTACTTATCCATTTTTGACCAATATAAATCTTCATCAACTAAATCAATAAGTCCCGACTAATATACTTTCCAATCGGTTTTTGAATATACATGGTCTTTTACTTTATCATCGTCGTAATCTAATTTATATTGTATTATAATAAAATTACCTTTTTCATCTTTTCCTTTCTCTATAACTTTATTACTTGTCATATAATTTGATGAATAGTCAGATAAAGACTTTGCATTTAATTTATTATTTTCTTGTAAATGTGAAATTACTTTATTTACAATAATATTTATAATTTCATGCATATCTTTTTTATTACTAAACTTATAATTAGGTATATTATAGTCTATTAAGAATTGTTTAAATAAATCCTCACCATATTTAAAACCATTATACTCCGATGGATTCATAATAAGTGGTTGCTGTTCCATTTTGAATAATTTAAATCCTAATTTTTTAAGATATAACAAAAATAGTTCAAATGTTTTTAAATTTTCACAAATTAAAGAATATCCAAGTATTACATTTTTACATAATTTTGTCAACTTAATAGGATTTTCATTATTATTTGTAACAAATATATTAATTTTACTATATAAATTTATATATTCTTCTTTAATAGGAATAACTTTATTTGGATCAATAACTTCTTTTCTAGTATCTCCAATAATTATATTTTTTGTTTTATGATATATATCATCTTCTGCGTTCAATATAATATTTTTTATTTTATACCCATTTTCTATATATGTGTTTATAAGATAAAACATTTGTAAAAATAATTCATTACCTATATAATCATATGGTATAAACTCCATATTATAATGTGGTTGTCCCATATTAAATATAATATCTGTTATCACTTTATCATTAACATGTAATATACAATTTAAATCATATTTGTTTGTTCTACCAAATCCATAAATTTCAATTGTATCAATATCAATTGAATTATCATAGTCTTTAAACTTACAATTAATCTGAAATTTTTTTACATTATTAAAATATCTTATATAATACTTATTTTTACATGCTTCATTAATATATATTAATCCTATATTGTAAAGATTTTCAGCCCTATCAAAATTCACAAAACTATCAGGATATTCAGTGATATTATATGGTAGCTTTTTAAGCTATCTTATTTCATTATTATATAATTCCTATGATACTGTACGTTCTGGTGTATCTACAATATCGTCTATATCATCAAAAAGGGACTCAACTAATTTCTTTATTAATTTATTCATTTTGTATATTTTTGTTCTATTATTTTTATAATAAATTTAATATTATCATAAGCAGGATCCGTATTTACAATAACTTCTCGTGTTCTATTTTCTTGAGTAGGCCAACTATAAGATGAATTATATGTTTGCTTTATATTAAATTTAAAAGTTAATCTGTCAAAACTACAATTTATACCATTCTTATTGCTTTCTGTAACACTAAAACTATTAAAATACTACCAATATACACCTACTGAATTATTTCCATTAAATGAAGAACACAAATAACTACTAAAATCATATGTACTTGTATCATTACTTCTTTCACTATATGATATATTAATTGTTTTTAATGTAATCGTATCATCATACTATTTATAACCTTCTATATAAAAACATGCACTATTTTTATCTGCATATGTTCTATTAAATACTGTTAACCCATTATCAGTACTTTTTTTATAACCATATAAATTTCTAGAATCTAATTGTCCACTTCCTGTTTTTACATTATATGTAAGTCTTGCTAACCATGTATATGAACTTTTTATATTTGCTTCCTATACAGTTAAATTATATGTTTTTGTCTATTCTTTATTTACTTCTGTATCAGTTGTATTAAAAATATATTTTTCTGTGCTTCTATCTAATGTTATTGATGGGTTACTCCCTTTATTCTTAAATGTACGATATGTTACTTTTACACGTCCATTACATAACTGACTCCACATATGACCATATAAATCTATGTAAATATATTTACATTTGTTTTCTAATAATGTATTACTAATCTATGCTAAAATTTCTTTCATATTAATAAATATAGATTCCTATGAACCTGTTCTATTATCTCCAGAAAAACCTAGTATATCTTCATATTCTGTATAATTGTTCGTTTGATGCCAATATTCAGTTGTACTTGGATATAAAGTCTCAGAAAATCCCATTGTTGTATTATTTAATATATATGTTTTATTATGAGATGTTATATTCATTTTAATATTTTTATTATTTGTAATATGTGTTATTGTATCCAAATCAGAACCAGTCAATTTATTTTTTTCTGATGGAATATGTGAACTACCAGCATTATTTAAAAATATATATTCAAATAATAAAAAATCAAATGAAGCTAATCCAATAGCAAACGCACTTGCTTGATTAATTAACATTATTTTATTGTCAACTGAACCTATATTATATTTTACCGTAAAATTAACACACCTCTCATAATCATAATCTGAGTCTTTTGGATTCTAACTAAATTTACATTTTAATTCTAATTTATCATCTTTTAATGATGTTTCTTCTGTTTTAAAATCAGCAAGATACTCATATGTCATATCACCATCATTATATTTTTCATATGTAACTTCATAATGTGACTAATTAGTATCAATATATGTACCATTTTTTACTTTTGCATAATACTATAAATAAAAATAGCCTGAATCAGTAGCTTGCAATGCTAATTCTTCCATATCATCTTCAACTTTTGTTGAACCTCTCATATAATATGCATGAACAAATAATTCAAACTCTCCTGCACCTTGTGATAATGTTTTATCTGCTTTTGCTTGACTATCATGAAATGTATATGTAAATGTAAACGTTAATGTTCTATCTGTTGATGATATACCAATTTCAATATTATATATACATCTTGTTCCTGATATTATAGGTTCAGGTATATTTATACTTGAATCTGAGCATGTAAGTTCACCGTCTGATTTTTCATCACCATTAAGTTCACCATAACACTCAAGAGTTATAGTTTCCCCTGCATTGTTTATTTTTCCATCTACTGTGCCACTCGTTAAATTTATAACAGCATTAATATTTGATTTACCCTGATATATTATAAAAGTAGAAAAATATTCTTTTGTAATATCACTATACTAATATTTTAATGTTATTTTATATATTTTCACGGAAGTTGTACTATCATTTTCGGGAATAGTAACAGTTATTTTATAACACGGTTTATCTTCATCTTCATATTTTTCTTTATCACTTCGTATTACACTTATATCATCACATGTTATATTATAATGTGTTAAATTGTCATCAAATGATTTATCTGGTCCACCTTTAAAATATAGTGTCTATATAATCTTCTTACCATTTTTTCTATAATCGACATAATCAGAACCGTTAAAATCGGGATTGTCTCTTATAATTACACTATACGTTGTGCCTGACTATTTAAGTGTGTCTGATGCATTTAACGACTCATTAATTGAAACTGTAGCAACTAAATTACGTTCATTCTCTGTGATATTATCTGTTACTGCATATGGATATGAATATACATTATCATCACTTTTTGTTATTTTTGAAAAATCAATTGATATATTTTCATCGTCTAATGTTAATTTAAAATCATATTTTATTTTTGATAAATCTAATTTATTCTTTTGTTCTTTATCATCAGCTTTTGTTAAATAATAATGTATATATATTATATCATTATTCTCATTCTTATTATTAGATATAGATGTTATTATTTTATTTCCATCCTTATCATAAAATCCAATATATAATGTATAATTAGTAGTATTATATGCAAATCTTTTAATATATAAATAGTTTGATTTTCCAGTAGTATTTACCGACTTACCATTATTATAATTGTAATATGTATAATTTCGTTTATACTATAAACTATAAGTAGTATTTTCTGTTTTTGACGTTATATCACTTAACTAAACAGTAAATTCATAATAATTATCAGTATCATTAAATTCTGGGTTTTTTACAATAGTAATTTCATCATTTGATGATAAATAAATATCATCTTTTTTAATTGTTATATGATTTCCTTTAAGTTCACCGGTTTTTTTATCAAATGGCTATTTATAATCTAAATCTATATGATCATTACAATATAATCCTAAATATAATGTTAATGTTTGTTCTGTAGGATCACAATATATATAATAATCATTTATCTTTTTATAGATATTACCATCTTTATGTCTAATTCCATATATTTTATTGTTATTCGGCGTCTCATTATCTTCAATACTATCCTTAGGATCATCTACTAAATACGATAAATTATATGCTCTTGTTGCTTCCTTTTGACATATCTATATAATCCTAGTAGTAGAAGATTCTTTATAATTGTTCTAATAATGAATGCAAAAATAAAAATACTACTAAACATCATTAATATTTTCATTCATTGTTATTTCTTGACCTATATAATTAATATTTCCGACTTTTTCACTTGATTGTTCTGATATTGTATAATATGGTACATTAGATATTAGTGTATAAATTCCTAATTTATTTTTATAATAAAAATTCTTAAATGTTGTATCTATAAGTCTTTTACTAATATCCCTGTATTGATAAATAACATTATAATATATAATAAAATTTTTAACTTTTGTTGTATCAATATTATATATTACCACATTTGATGTATTAGGACTAGTTGACATTATTCCTGCTTCTTTATCATTAATTCTATAATGTGATATATACGCATATTTATTTTTTGATGCAGTATATATCTATGAAGCATCATCATATAATGTATATACTTTATCTTTGTATAAAACAAACTATGTATATGCATAATCAATATCTTTATACTTTTGTATATATTTTAATATAATTTTATTATCAAATGCTAATAAATTCTACGGTATATTTAAACAACCATAATAATAATCTTCATCTTCATTATATATTATATTAGAAGTATATGGCATTAAATTATTTTGTGACCATAAAGTTAAATTATTTGTGTTATTAAGATTAATAGTTAAGTCACTATTATAGTTTCTTAAATCAATATTTACTAATTTAATATTTCCATTTTCAATAATTGACTCCTACATATAATATTTAAAATATAATACAGTATCATGTAAAATATTTTCAATAATATAACTATCTTTTGTTGAGTTATTATATGTTAACTTATCATCTAAACTACTATTACTATATAATTCTAAATTTAATTTTATATATGTTTGCTATAATGTTAATGTATCTTCTTCAATATTAGAATTAGTATTATACCTATATTTTCCTATAATTATTAATTTTCTTATCCTTTGATTATTATTTACATTTGTGTTATCTATATTTTTTATATCTAATTTTATATTTGTATAATCTGAAGTATTAACTAATTTTATTTGTGAATTCAAAATATTATCTGAAGTATTGTCTATCACAGCAGAAGTTAAATATGTTGTATAATATGCGTTTGAACTTTCGCCTTTATTTTTTTCTTCCTAATTATTATATAATATACCATAGCCTTTAACTATAAAATTACTATTACCTTCAAATGATATAATATTCGTATCAGATACAAGCTTACATTTATACTATAGTGATTCCTATGTGATTTTAATATAATCGGTTCTATTAATTTCAGTATTTCCTAATATATATGATATTTGATAATAAAATTCTCTATTGCCATTTACATTATAATATTCATTTTTTAATCGAATATTTTGTGCAATAAGGAAATCGTCAATATCTTTAGTCGTTTCATATTCAATATTTTCTAAATCAAATAATGAATTAGCAGATATAAATTTATCCTAATTTTTCTAATAGAAATTTATGTCGAATAAATTGCTATCAATCACTGTAGATTTTTCATTATCATAAACATTAACTGCATTAAAAACCAATTTAATTTCACTAAATTGAGGAATACCACCTATTGTGTCAGTTGATAATTTGCTATTTATATTAACTTTAGTTTGGGCAGTATCAAAATGTTGTTGTATAAATGTTATATTATTTAACTTTAATGTCGATAAACTTATATTTATATATATTTCTGGATTTATAAATTCAGTTAATAATGGGAACTACAAATATAAATTTTTTTTATCAGTTGAATCTTCATTAATATCTTTAATATTATTATAATCAAAATCAGTTAAATTTTTATTTGTTCTCGTATAATTAATCTCATAATATTCTGTAATTTCTGTATTATCAATATATTTAATATTACTCATAGATGTAATTATATGTCCGTTACTTGTTCTAGCATAATAATATAATGATATGTCTTTACCAAATGGTGTTACTTTAAAAACAGATGGTGAATCATAAAATTCATCATCAATCTCATAATATAACTTCATATCAGTATCATATTTCTATATTATAACAATTTCATTACTTTTAATTTTATTCTTATATATAACATATACTTTTACTTTCCTTTCCTATAATGTATAATTAGGATTTATGATTAAATTTAAATTATACTGTTTGTCTATATATGATGTTATACCTGTTTGATAATTTAATTCATATGTATTATTAATAAACTAAAAATGAATATCTAAATCATCACTTTGTTCATATGTATCATTTAAACTAAAAGTATATATTAATTTCTTTGTTTCACCTTGATATAATATATCATCTGCTTTTGTGTTATTGATTGAGTCAATACCTAATTTTATAACATAATTATTAAATCTTTGTGTAATATAATAATCTCTCTACTTAGAATTATATGTTGTTTTAAATATTACAGAGAATTTTAAATTTTTAGTAACTGTATTTATATTTTCATCGATTAAATAAATTAAATCTATTTCATTCTATACTGTTGTTCTTAATGATTTAATATTACTTGTATCTAATTGTTTGTCATTAATTAATAATGTAACATTAGACTAATTTACGCCATTAAGAATGCCATAATATTTAATATGAAGTTCTTGTTCATCACCAGATATTTTACCACCAATTATATGTTCAGTTTTTTTATCATCTTTATCTATCCAAATTTCTGTATTAGTTAATCCATCAGTTTTTTGATCTTCTGTTGGAATAAATTCTAAACGTACATCAACATCTTCATAAGGAGCTTGTGAAACTTTTGCATATATATGATTAATACCAGAAATAAAAATATTAGAAGAATCTTCTGGTATATTATTACTAACAGCAAATTCCATTATACCTTTACGTAATTTCTTTTCTGTATTATCATTAATAGATGTAATAGTTAATTTATTATAATACTTATTTTCTGTTGTAAATTTATATCCAGTAATCCAATCAGGTTTATATATACATTCAATAGTAGATGTAATAGGTATATAGTTTTTTTCCAATACTGCATAATATTCCGTATCAGTACTGGTAAACTTATTTGCTGGTAATATAGGTAATGTAATTGTGTCTGATAATAATTTATTAAATTTATAATCGTTCATCATTTATATGCAATTAGTTTTTTAATTAAAGAAATCCATGGAATATAAAATCTCCAAAGATTGATCTTGTAGTTGGTGCCCATGTAGTTAAAATGGCGGCAATAAACCATATATTTGTTAATTTAAGTCTTTCATATGTCGGTAAGAAATCACCACCTATAACTATTGTTCCTTCTAGTAATCTTACAAGTTTCTCAATAGCTGGAGCATTCTGATCACTTAATGCTAATCTGACATCAAACAATTCAGGATCCATTAAATATTCTGGTGCAGTAATAGGCGGAAATGCTTTACGAACAATAGTGTTTATTTTCTAAAAATCTACATTCTATAATGCTGACTTCATGCCAATATCCAATTTAAATTGGCACTTACTCATATCAAATGCTATATTCATAACTCCCATTCCCCAAAATGGTTTTCCTAACTATCCTGCTTTATATACAGTTGGATCAGTTTTATAAAATGGGCATACAGCCATATTAGATTTTAATGTAAAGAAGAAACCATATTCCTATGGACCAATATAGAATAATCCACTTACTTTATTAATAGTGTTATAAGCTGCTGCCAATGCTTTTTCCAATGCTTCTTTAGCTAATTGTACAGCTTTAATAACCTAATTGATAACGGCGAATAAGGGTGATAATTTCGCGTCTATCGTGCCGAATTTAATACGCCTTAGTAATTTTATTATTAACTCATTTTTTTTGATTAGAAGCAAATTTATAATCTTTTTTAACTCAAGAAATACTATGTTAACTTTCGCAGTTACATAATTTCTGTACTCTTCTGGCATAGATGCTGTTCCTGCTAAAATATCAGGAACTTTAGAAACAACATTCAATACAAGATTAAAGTAATCAAGAATATTTTTTATTCTTTCTATAATCTCTGGAGTTTCAACAGTATATTCACCTTTTAATGTTTCCGATATTTTCCTAAGTAAATCTTTCGCGGCACATGTAAGCGAACAATATCCATTACCAGGCATAAAATCTATATGCTTTCCACATACCGGGCATGTACCACCTTTCATTAAATAATGTCCGAACTAATCTATTCCAGAAGCTAATCCAATTGCTGCTTCCAATGTACTCTTTTTCTTTTTATTTCCATCGTCATCTATGGAAATTTCATCATTAACAGCCTTAATTGTATCATCATCCTCAGCGTTCTATACAGAAGAGCTCGCTAATGTGGTAGTATCTTCTAATGCAACTGTATCTTTTATTTTACCATTTAAATCTGTATCATCTCCCTAATGATACTCATCATTAGAAATTTTTACGCCAAATGTATCTTCTTCTATAATATTAGATTCATCAAATATAGAAGCACCTGTATATTCTTCAAGGTCTTCATCTGTTTGCTCTGTATGTCCTGTTGTATTTACAAATTCTTCTGATGAATTATCATTTTGATCTTCTAACTGTTTCTATGTAAAAGAATTTACATATTTTTCCAATTCATCAAATGATAAATTTCTCTTAACTTCATCCGTTGTTTTATTTGTAACATTATATGATAAATCAACCTATATTTTTGTATTTGTTAAATTTCCGTTCTAATCAACTTCATAATAATCATGCCAAGAAACAAATATTTCATTTCTTGGTTCACCGACATAATATGTTTTATATCTTAAATTCTATCTATAATATTTTTTGTTTGACTCAATCTAAACATCATCGTCATCATACTCATAATATATAGTTCCTGATTTTGATGTAATCGTATTCATTTTCAAATAATTAAGTTTTCAATATTTCCTAAATATTCAACATCATTTAAGTTAAATCTCTACTTTATGTTGTTATCAAACTTAACAATACATGTATTCATTTTTTCTTGTATAGAATGTAATGTACCAAATTTATCTTTAGATATAATATAAACTTTATTTTCCTATAATTTATTTTGTTTAAATTTATTATAGTTTTCCTATGTTAATGGATATTTGGTTTTCTTATTCTACTTATTAGCGATAATTTTACCAAATACTCTTGGTACACCATCGAATGTTTTAATATTGTTAAAGTTAGCATAGAGATTTCCATGTATAATATATGGGAATGCAGTCCAATCAGGTAAGTTATTTCCTGTATAGTTACAAGAGCCATCTACCTCATCGAATTTAAATAACTGCATTCCCATTCTATTTAATCCTTTATTAGAAAGGTATAAATTATCATGGACATCCACCAAAATACCATGACCTGTACATTTAATCTCATAGTTCTCTACATCAAGTTCATCTAAAATTCGTTCGACTCTTGGTTTTATTTCTGTTTCTTCATATTCTGATGATATGTTGTCTGACAGTGTTGTATCACTATCAAGCCCTAAAAAATCATCATCTTCATCATCAAAATCATCAAACAGAGATTCATTCAACTTTGAGATTTTTGTGTTGTTATATTTTCTTATTTTCTTATATTCTGGAACTGAAATAATCATAATTAAAAAATAAATAATATTTTATATTATTTATTTTTGTTCATTTATCATCATTCATTATTAGAGTTGTTTTCCCTCTATCATCTTTTTTAATTCCCTAACATTCAATTATCTTATTCTTATAAAAACGTTCATAAAAAAATACTTCTTCACACAAATCGTACAAGTCTGTATGTTTTGGCAATATTCCATTATCCAAAAGTACAATCTTGCTAATTTCCTTAATCTATTTAAATTTAGACGAGATATTAAACAATAAATTTTCATCTAAATTTTTATTAATATAAATAATCCCCTGATATTTCTTTAATTTAGAAGCTTGCTAAATAGCGTTTAGAATTTCTGTATTAACGAAATATATATTTGACTATTTGTTTAGATCCAGTTTAAAACTATTTACGAACGACTATACATCAAGAATAAAAAAACTTTTAATGTTAGTGAATAACATTCTTAGTTTATTTTCAGATTCAGTTGTTACGTATATATTCATTAGAGTTATTAAATGGTTAGTTTTTAATTAAAATTACCAAATATTTATTAACAATTATTCAGTACTTTGATTTTTATTATCTGACAATGAAGTCTCATAATAATCAGTTAAACCTTTTGCTAACGCTTCCTTTAACATATTATTATCAACTCTTCTTGATATACTGGTAACAAAATGTTCTGACATTCCATCAGGATATACATCCTTTATAGTCTTGTAAACTTCCTTAGGTGGAAGTTCAAGTTCAACATCAACACCAATGGTATATACTTTCTTCTTACTCTTATCAATCATATTAGTGATAAGAATATCTTCTGTATAATTTGGATCTTCATAAGGCGAAACTTTCTTTTCAGTTTTTACTGTAACCTCATTATTTAACCTTGAAATAAATTGTTCTATAGAAAGTTCGGTTGTCTTACCATTTGATATTACATTAATCTTATCATATTCAGAATTTGAATTAATATTATCGAGATTAATTGTAATACTTGCGTGTCGTACTGTTTCTATAACAGATGTTGTTATAGGTGAGTCTGTCTGAATTTTTCCTGTAGTTATAACTTGTTTTTCAACTGGTGCTGTAATTTCATTAACAATTTCTTTTTTATTTGCTGTAATTGTTGGTTCTGTTTTCTTTACTACAGTACCAAATGTTACATTATCAGCAGATTTATTAACTGGTTTACTACCATTCAACAATTCAGGATGTAATGAAAGTAAATAATTTTCTTTATCTTCTACCTTCGGATTTTTCACAAAAGTAGGTGGAGTTGCATCTGTTCTTTTTCCTTCATTTCCTATTGTTCTTGATGTTGATTTGCCTTCGCTATTAATTCCAACACTTATATGTTCACCATTCATTCCAATACCAGGTTGAGGAACTTCATATGGATTACCATCTTTATCATAAACAGTTTTTGTCTCATTTAAATTAAACTCATATGTTTTAAAATCCCATTTATTAAGTGGAGATGATAATTCAGACATAACAAATTGTCCATTAAACGCGTCCATATTATTGACTTCCGCAATATAAGATTCATCACATTTTGTTTGATCTTCAAACACATAAAGTGTTAACTCATCATCAGATATATCGTCGATATATTTAAGTTTTGTAATTTTACCAAGTGTATCACCTGGTTGCATGTGCTAATAAAACTTTGCCATATTTCCAAATTAGTTTTCTTTTTCTTTTACATATCGTACCTTTACAGATATGACATTAATATTATTTTTTTCTAAATTATTTTCTTTATTTATATCGGTATGTTCATCCGGTATATTTTCATCTTTACTGGTAAATATACCGATGAACCAATACCAACATTTCTTAATGAATTGAATCATGAAGTAAATTTATCCAATATTAGTTTTATCCTTATAATTAGATATTTAACTTAATAACATATATGAATTTTATAATATATGTGAAGTTAACCTAAGAAAACTATATATGATATATAGAAAGATAATTATCTAAATCTTATCTTTTTAAAGATATGAATTAATCTAAATTTTATATACATAATTTATAAACTAAATTCTTCCGTCGACTTAATCCATAAATATTCAATATATATAAAACATAAATATTCATTTATTATATTGGATATTATATTATTAGTTTATTAATTATCATTCACATGTATCACTGCTTCCTGTATTATCTTCACCTTCTAATTGTTCTGGTTTATTTGAAGTATTTTTCTTTGGTTGCTATACAATTTCTAATTTACTCTTACCAAATGAACTTGTAATAGATTTAATACCCATAAGACCAGCTGATACAGTAAAATATGTAATTGTTCTATCTATAAATTCTAAAATATTTGCACATTCTCCAGGATTAATAAAATAATATCCAACGAGAATTACAAATAAAAATAAACATACGCATGATGCTATAAATCCTACTACTTTTGTTGAACTTGTCTTTCCGTTATTATTTGAAAAGATTTCAACTGGAGAGAATTTATGAGCATTAAACATTGGTATGCCATATACATTATTTGATGCAGTTTCCTTACTCATTATTTAATTGTTTTCATTTTAGTTATTTATCACTTATAAATATTATATGTAAAATTTTTATGTTAATAATAAATGAAAAAATTCAGCTTTGATAAATCTATATATAAATGTTTAAATGAATCTTTATTTGATGATACAGATGATATATTATCCAATGGAAATACAAATAGTATATCAGACTTATATATTGATGATGATTATCTATTGGAAAAGTTTAATGAATTATATAGTAACCAAAAATTAGGTAAATATAATTTATTAGAATATCCTGTATTTAGTAAAATAGAAACATATAATATTAATGGAACTGATTATAAATTTATAACCGAAGCATCTAAAAATGGCGGATATACAACAGGGTATCCAACAGGACTAAAATATTCTGGACTTTTCTGTTATTTTATAACAACATAGGAATTAATGGATTTCATTAATACTTATAATATTATAATACAATATCCTGTGGATGATGGTAAATATGATATTTATAATTATATAACATATATATTAAATGATATAACAATACCACATAATTTTTTAAATAATTTCCATTTATATGAACATGAAAACGTATAGCAAAAATCATATTCAATAGGATTAATATTAAATAATTGTAAAGTTATAGGACATGAATTAATTTCTTTATTATAGTCGGGTAATCATAATTATTTAAATATCAAATATGTATTATTAAATAAATTACATATTAATTCATTAAATTTACCAAATATGACATATGGTTATCCATTAGAAATAACAAATTGTAATTAGTTAACAGATTTAAATATAAATTATAATATTAATAATTATACAGAAGGTTCATTATTAATAAAAAGTTGCAAAAAATTATCAAATATAGAAATTAATGATAATTCAAAAATGGTACAGCTATTGAAATTAAAAATAGATAAATGTCCGAATATAAATACAGATACATTAATATTACCAAATCATAATACTAAAATGTATAACGCATAGTTGTTTAATGATAAGACAAAATAGAGAAAAATAAAATTCAGAGGCGATATAGTAAAACAATTTTATACAGAATTACATCCTGATTATAAATATAAATATTATCAATCCGGTTATAAAAATATGTACTGGTTATAAAATAAAAGGTGAATAACAGATTTGTTGTTATTCACCTTCATTTATTAAAATAAGTTATTAATTCTGTTAACTATATTTTTCCGTATTTTATAAAATATTTTATACATAGTCCAAACTTTTGGACGGAACAAATACAGGTAAAACTTATAAAGCTTCTTAATTTCTTTATAAGAGTATATATGAATTCCATCTGAATTCGTACTTAAAATATTAATAAACGTAAACATAGTATTTAGAAAACTTATTTTAATTATTATATAATATTTATTGTAAAATGTCTAAAATAAAAAGAGAGACGATACATCACGTACAGTCTCTCTTAAATCTAAATAATTTAGAAAAATGAAAACTAATTGAAAAACGAGCAAACGTTTTTTCTTAGTTTTTTTCTATATCTATATATTTATCTAATTTTCAAAAATATTTTTTTACAAATTAATTTCCACCGAATAACTTATCTAATTCTTCTTGTGACATTGCATCTACTGCATCATCACCATTTGTAGATGGTTCATCGTCTTTCTTATCATCTGATTTATCTTCATCAGAATCTGAATCACTATCATCTGAAGACTCATTATCATCTGTTGAATCGGAATCGTCATCAACAATTTGTCCACCAATCATATCTTCAAATTCTTCTTTAGTAATACCATATTCGTTATTCAAAACATCTGCAAGATCATTTACATAATCTGTATTTGTTAAAACAACTTTAACTGGTTTATCATCACCATCTACATTATCATCTGTTGAATCATCTGCATTTGCATCATCAGAATCTGAATCACTGTCGTCTGAATCATCTGCATTTGCATCATCAGAAGAATCATCATTATCATCTTCAAGTAATTTCTTGAACTTATTATAATGTAAAGACTCATTTGATGCATTATCATCTGTATCAGTTGAATCATCTGAATTTTCATCATCAGAAGATATATCATCTGCATTGTCATCTGTTGACTCACTATCATCTTCAGAATCATCAGTTTCATCATCTTCATCTTCAAACTCAATAGCATCATCTGGAACACCAGCATCTACAAGAGATTGCTTAAGCTCATCTGCTGCTGCTTGATTTGCAACTGTAATTACAACACGTGATAACTCAACTTCTTCATCTGTATCTGGATTTTCATCTGTAGATGAATCATCAGCTTTATCCGTTGAACTATCATCTGCATTATCAGCATCATCACTTGCATCATCTGAACCTGTTGGATCTACTGGTAATGGTTCCAATGGATTATCTTGTGTTTCTTCATCCTCATTCAACTTAAGACCTTTAGCTTTAATTAATTTCTTATATGTTAAACGGTATGTAAGTTCTTCATCAAGAATATTCATTAACTTTTCTTTATTAAGAATTGAATCACGAAGTTCTCTCTTTGTTGATTTAGAAGCAGACTCATTCAAAGACTTATAAGATTTCATAAGTTTTGTATGCTGTGCTTTAACGGTATTTAACAATTCAAGAAGTTCTTTTGCTGTATATTCTGTAATATTCTTACCATTAATAGTTTTCTTCTCATAAAGATTCTTCTTACCAGACTTCATTGCTTTACGAATGAACTCAAACTTCTCTGAACCAATTGATTCCTTTAATGCAAGAAGTTCTCTTCTTTTCTGTTGAAGTTTTGCGTTTTTATTAACAGGTTCACTCTTAGCTTTATTAATTGCACGATTAATAATAGATTCATTAAGTGTTGTTTTCTTTGCAGATTTTACAATATCCTTTGTGGTAAGTCCATTCTTTCTCATCTTCAATGCTTCAGAAAGATTTACAAGACGTTTACCATTTCTTCTCTTTCCTGGACAACATCCTTTCTTTTTCTCAAGAAGCTTCTTTCTTTTTAAACGACGATCATTCTTTGATTCATAGCACTCAAACTCTTCATCTTCCATGCATTCATCAAATTCATCATCTGAATCATTCAAAGAATCTTCATCTGCAAATTCTTCATCTGCATCTTCATATGTCTCATCATAAAGATCATCATCATCATCAAGTTCACCTTCTGCATCCATATCTGCATATGCATCATCTCTTGCATCCAATGCATCTGGATCATTAGGATCTACCTCATCATAATCTGGAATCATATCATCATAATCATCTTCGTCATCAAGATAGTCATCATCAATAGACTCATCCATATCTACATAATCATCACCATATTCATCCTTCATATCATCAATAGCTGTATCTCTTGCATCATCATCTTCTGGAATATCAAGCCATTCACCTTCATCATCAAGGCCATAGTCTTCATCCATATCTTGATAATCATCGCCATACTCATCTTCCATATCTGCTTCAGCTGCAGCACGTGCATCATCATCAGACTCTACATCGTCAAGTTCATCATCTGCGTCGTCATATGTAAAATAAGTATCAACATCATCAATATTATATTCGTCTTCAAAAATATCAATAATATCATCTTGTGTAAGTCCGTCAATTACCATATATACGGTATCTCCATCCTCTTCCTTTGATACTGTAGCGTCTGCATTCGTATCTTCAATATGTGTAGCCAAATCATCCATATTACCTTGAAGTTCAGGATAATCATGAACAAGCTATACAACATCAATCTTTACAGGAAATGCATAACTTTCATTAAGTTTTCTTTTCATATTATATAAATAGAATTATTTTCTTTTTTATTATTTATCTTATTGAAAAATTACTATAAATTAACTTAAATTAATTAATTTATTATAATATTCTTTCAATAATTGTTCACTTATTATATTATTACTCAACATATTGATATATGAAGTTTTAAATTCTTCATAATCTTTATGTTTTATATCATTTCTTATCACAGTTGATGAAACACATTCATTATTATATTCATCATCTCTATTTATATAATGAATTGGTTCTATATTTGCATTTATATATATAGTTTTAATACCTATATCTTTATTATAATATTTGCCATTAATTGAATAAAGATTACAAAATTCTTCTTTACGTTTTATATCTGTTCCTTTATCTGATGTAACTAAACAGAATTTATCATTGTTCAAAGAATTTCCAACATCATTATAACATTTTCTAATAGGTGCAGGATATTCAGATATATTCACTTTTATTTCTGTATTATATAAATCTGATAATTTATCTTTTATACTATTTAAAAACCAAAGACTAGAATCTGCTGTTATTGAATCTCTATCTTTATATGAAATATAAATACGTGCTTCATCAATATGAACATTATCTGTATTAAAGATATGTGACCTTAATATAGATAAATGTCCATCATGAAATGGTTTAAAACCACCCGGAAATAATAATATATTTTTACTCATTCATTTAATTTTTTAAATACCACGTTTACCAAATTTAGAAGTATCAATACCAATTAAATTCTTTAATGATATACCTCCTAATTTCTGCATTTCTGCAAAAGTCTTTAATATAAACTTGACATTTTGATTAAATACAACAAAAACAACATCTTTTCTTATTTTTGATGGAATTAATTTAAGTTGTTCCCAACCTGTATCTTCACCATCTGTAAATACAATTATTGTTGTATGTTTCTCTCCATTATCGTAATAATATGGTTTCTTAAGTTTTGTAACACTTATAGTATTACCAGGAATATCTGTACCACCAGAACCACCACGATCTCCAAGAAGTTCAAGACGTTTCTTTATAGGTGTCTTAATATTCCACATTGCTACATTTTCAGGAAGAATACGGCCTGTTGTAAAATATGCTCTGGCAGAATTCAATACCTTACATGTTTTCTCCATTGTACAAATTTCCTTGAATATCTGATAGAATATTCCATTTCCATTACCATACATAGAACCTGAATTATCTATAAGATAAAATATATTAGCCGCATTGTTTTCTTCAAATGGAACTTTCTTATATGGATTGAATCTATCATCACGCCATGATTGTGACATTGTTCTTTTCGAACGTTTCATTTGTGTTCCCGCTTCCATTGCAGCTGTGAAATGTTTTCTTAACTTTTGTTTCCAGTTAGCCAATGATTGCATATTCTTTAATTTATCTGCAATATCATTAAGTTTATTTGCTAAATCAGGAGAAATATTTCTTAACTGATCCATGTGTTCTTCATTATACTTTCTTGATAATTCTTTAGGATCACATGTTAATTCTTCAGCTGTATAAGGATCACCAGATTCTTTTGCAATTTCTGCCATTTGTTCTTGTGACAACATATCGGCGCCACCAAATGTAGAAGATGTAGTAGTATCAAATTCTTTACCTTCCAATTGTTTCTGAACTTCTTCCTCATTAGGTCCCGCTTGCATATCTCTATCGATTTTATTTTTCATATCATCAATAGCGTTCTTGACATCCTTACGCGCTTGTTCACGTGCAGCTTTTTCTTCTGCAGACATTTGTCCAGAATTTCTACCGGATTTTGAATTGCCAGTTGAACCTTGATCAGACATATCACCATTCATTGATGAACCATCATTATCAGACGAACTATTACCAGATTGAGAATTACCTCGTTCATTTCCTTGTTCTCCTGATTGATTTCCATTACCAGTTTGTGAATCATTTCCTGAATTATCTCCTTCTTGATCATCACCTGAACCATTACCATTCTGATTATCATCTGAATCTTCATCACCACTACCAGAACCTTTACCCATTGCTTTATCTAATTCTTTCTTTACTTCATCATTATAAGCATCTTGATATTCACTAGATTTATTTGTATTATCAGGCATTTGATCCATACCATAATCAGACATTGTATCTGGATCAGCTGCACTTAAATCTGTATCATCATAATTTGATGAACCTCCTTGTTGACTACCGTCGCCAGATTGCTGTTGTCCAGATTGACCTGACTGATTTCCAGAATCACTTTGACTTCCAGACTGACTAGATTGTTCACTCTGACCTTGTTGTCCTGATTGTGATTGACTTCCAGATTGTCCTTGTTGACCATCTTGCTGTCCGGATTGTCCACCTTGTCCTTGTTGCTGTTGTGAACTACCACTACCTTGACCTTGTTGTCCTTGCTGTTGTTGATTATTAACAGGATTTTGATTAATAGGTTGATTTGGTGTAGAAACCTTATTATAGAAATAAGCATCAAAAATTAATTGCCATGGTTCCATTCGGAATCTATCATCAAATATACCCTCACATTCTGCAGTTGCACCTGCAAAATATTTAGGAATTTGTTTTTCAAGATCTCTATTAATCTCTGCATCCATGGCAATATTTGCCAATTGATGATTCTTTCCTCCTTGTGTTTCTGTTTTTCTTTCAGCTTGTTCTCTATGTCTATATATTTGATGATATGCCTCATGACAAATAACATATAATACTAAACGTGCCATAGTAATAATTCTATCATTAGACGACATGCGTTTACCTTGTGCAAGCATTTCCTTTACTTGTCCTTTTCCTTTATATAAAAGTTGTTCAGCAAATATAGGATTAAACGCAATACGTACACCATCACTTGCCGCAGTATCAATATTAAATGTCCATAAAATAGGTTTATTAAATCGTCCAAGAATTGGTCCTAATTCCCTTGTACTTGCAGCTTGCGTCTTTGCCATTTCGCAAAATTGAGCAATCTCTGCAGGAACTATTTCCTCTTCTGTTTGAACACCGGTTATTGCATCAGTTATCTTCACTTTTACAGGAACACGCATTTTAGCAACAGGTATTGCCATACCCATATCTGCCATTGTTTTCCCTTTATATAACTTTCGTATATCAATACTCTTCTTTTTCATGAGTCTTCCCCATAATCCTTGAAGTTCTCGTTGTTTTTCTTCAGCAGTCTTCAACTTAATACCCATTGTTTGTTTAACAGTATTATTTGAATATGCTTCATATACTCGAGTTTTATTAGTTTTTAACTTTACTTTTACCATATTAAAATACGTTAAAAATTCTTTTTATTATTTATTGTAAAAAGAAAAGAGTGAATATAATTCTAATAAATTATACTCACTCTCTTTATATATTGTTTATTTATCTAACATTATTTCTTTGCTCGTGATTTAGCGTTTGAACGAGTCTTATTAAATTCATAAGATTCAGATCTTGCCAAAATATTCATCGCAGGTAAAATTGGAACTTTAGATTCTTCTACTTGATTTTCATGTGCAATAGATTTAAGATCAGAAGATTTCTATTGTCTAGCATTCTCTAACGCAATTTTTGTCTTTCTAATAGCTACTGTATTAATGAATTCCTTACGAAGATCTGTATCAATATTATTAATACTATCAAACAATGTTGTATTCATATTATGAGCGATACTACCAATTTCCGTTTGAATACTAATCTTAGCAATCCATGATGCAAAATGTGCATAAAGTTGAGCAACACGAGAATTAACCAATGAATTAACCTTATTACGTAATGTATCCATATCTGCTAATTCATTCTCATCAAATAACAAATTAATAGATTTACCATTAATATTAAATGAATATTCCTTGATAAGATTCTGTGCTTCAGCAGCAACATCAGAATCTGACATTGGTTTTGCTTTCTTTAATGCTTTCAAATCTGCTGCAACATCATCTTCAAGATTACCTGGATAAGATGCGAATACTTGCATTGGTAATTCCTTTGCAATACTAGAAATACACTTCCACTTAGAATATTCCGAAGTTGCATATTGATCAACAGATAATGGTTTTCTATCATCATCATCTTGATATTCCTTAGGCATACTACCAGTTTCCCAAATAGTATCCATAACATCTGGTGTAAATACCTTAGCATATTCATTATATGTTTTCCATGCACTCATAACAGGACCGGTTGCTGTAGCACCATTTGTACCTGTATCATCACCAACCATATCTCTCATGTTATCAGTGAAATAATTCATGAAGATATTATAACGTCCACGAATACCTGTTGCAGTTCCAGCAGGATCTAAGTCATCAATACCACCATGTTCTTCTACCCAATAATCCCAATAATCATCATCAAGACCATTCAATGCATCTTGAAGAACATTAGGAAGAATACCACCATAATATTCCTTGTATGTATTACCTTCATCATCAGTCTTTTCTTCTACAGATTGATCAATTAATTTCTGATAATATTCTTTACCTGAAATACCATCAGGATTTTCATCAAATAATTCAATTAATTCATTCTTATAGAATGGACCTACTGTATTAGCCCATGTACGAGGAGTAACCATTCTCTTAGTACGAAGAATAACTTCCTAATTAAGAACATCCTGAATAGATGATAAAGAATCTTTATCATTTTCATGTGCTCTCTTATCTGCCTCTGGATTCTCAAGCATATCATCATAACCACCGTTTGCAATAGTAGAATACCATACATAATCAGGAGATGCTTCAATGAAGTCTACAATAAATGGAGGTACATTTGCCTCATGTGTCAATGGATCAACTGAACGTGCCCAAGTAATCCATTCGTCCTTAGAAGGAACATATGTATAATGGATAAAACGGTTTGTCTGCGCAGCAGTTGGGAAATATCTCTTATCTTCTGAATCTGCTTCACCTTCATCAATAGATCTATTAGAAGCAAGAACAAATCCCCATTTAGATGCAACAACATAATTATCACCAAACTTATGATCATTTACGATACCCATGATAATATTCTGAACATTAGGTTCAACACGTGAATATTCATCCATAAATACAACACCACCTTCAAATGGATGTCCGTTAGATGCAGTGATTTCACCATCATCATCAGTTGCAAGGAACTTACATGTATTACAGAAATAATCGCGACGTTTCTTTTCCTCTGGATCAGAAGTATTAAGATATACTGGAAGCCAGTTCTTAGGAGTATCAGTAAATCCTTCTCTCTTATATTTCTTAGGAACACTTGTTCTATCTCTCTTCTAACCAAGTTCTACACCATAATCAATTTCACGTGTAGAGTCACGAGGTAATGTCCAGTTTTCAATAGTATAGCCAGCAAGCATAATAACTTCAAGATTCAAGTTAATTGCCTTATATTTAGCATTAGCCATATCTTTGATAGTTTGCTTAATAATTGCAGTTTTACCAATACCTGGAGCACCCCAAATAAGGAATGGTACAACATCTGAGTGTCCGCCAAGAGGCCCAGAAATTTGATTCTTAATATTAGTCTTAAGCTTGGCGATTAATTGTTTTGAATTAACAGCGACGCCGAAATGACTAAACCCTTTACTGTCCTTTACTGCATCATATGAATAAACTGCTTCATTCAAAGCCTTATGTAATTTAGATTCTTTATAATATGTTTCATTTACATACTTAATAGATTCTGTGATAGTCTCATCTGTTGTACCAGCACGCTTAATAACACGACTCCAATAATTAACAATATTTTTCTTATCATTAGCAATACCTTCTGCGAATGCTTGATCAATAGATAACCCACCAACTCCAGCGGTAGATTTAAGAGAAGCAGATGGCGCGAAATAAACACCTTTAGGTAATTGATGTTTCTATGCCATGATAGCAAGATTACCGACATTATTAAGAGACCAATTAATAACAGCATCTGTTGTCTCATCAATAAGTGCAATAAATCCCTTTACTTTATCTGTAATATATGAAGCTACTTTCTTTCCGTATTCCTTAATCTTATCTAAGAAACCTTCATTAATTAAAATCTTATTTAATGGAATATTGTTCTCTGTGTAATTATCATCAAAACGCATTGAACAAGTATCGTTAGACTCGTTAATCGATAAAAGAATACCGTTAATCTTATACTATGTACCATTTACACAATGTACAAGAGTAGCAGGTATATTTAACTTAGTTTTTACCATATTTTGAAAATCAAAAAATTATTTTTTATATTTATTATAAAAAATGGATAGTATTTTGTAATATCCATTTAATATTATTAATATAATTATTTCTTATTCTTAAAAATATCTATATCATTATCAATTCCTGTTTCCATAACAGCTTTTGATTTACTTGATGAAACTACAGTATATTCAATATCCGATGTATTACTGATAAACCATCTACCAGGATAACGTGCACACAAATCTTTATGTTCTCTTACAATATCAAGCATTCGTTCCTGACTCTTCTGAAACTCACTTCTCAATACTTCAACACTTTCCATAATATTCTTATAGAGAGATGAATCAAATTGAGGATTTGCCTCGGTAATCCACTTCATAAGTGAGCCATCATTTGCATCATAACGTTCACTCATAATATGTGTATAAATACTATCAAAACTCTCTGCATACTTATCACTAATTTGTGCTTGTTGAGAAATAGTTTTCCACATACGATCATGCATGCCTTCAATCTTACCTCTCTGTGCTTCAGCTTCATTTCTCAATGAAATCTCCTGATTATTATAAGAGAAATACATTGATACTCCAGAAATTACAAAAATTCCAATAATAATTGAAACAATAATAATTGCAATCTTTTTCATTTTTCTAAATTATTTGTTAAATTTATTATTAATTACCATAAACTAATGTATGAATATCTTCATATGTAAAACCATTTGTTGATATATTATTTAATGATGGTTTTACTTTTCTAAAATCTATTTTATCCATACATATAGTAGAATAATTTATAGTATTATAACTTCTATTCATTTTACATTACTTTTTTATAAAATACATTTCCTTCTTCTTCAAATCCTTCAATAGAAGCAATATCATAATCTGTATATTCTTTTCCATCAGAAAAATCTGTTAACTTTCCATTTTCTGATTTAATAAACCCAGATACTGTCTCATCACCACATGGATGAATTTCAAATACACCATTAATTTCTTTAATATCTGAAATACTTCTAACAATATTATCTGTATTCATCTTATTGTTGATTAACGTTTTTTTATTATTAATATTATAAAATTCCATAATTTTATTATTAAAGTTTCTCTACTACAAGTGATAAATCATCAATTACAATTCCTTGTACATCAAACTCAATCTTATTATCTTGAATTTTCTTAACTGTTAAAACTTCATAATTATAATATATTTTATCACCTACTTTAAGAGATGAAACAGATACCATTGTTGATTCACCATAATTATGAGTATCCTTTCTAAATTCAGACATACCTTCTACTGGAATAGGACAAATAGCATCAAAATGATCAATAATATAATCTTTACTAGTATTACCAGAAACAATAGTAACACCTCCAAAGCCTTTCTGTAAGCCTAGATACATTTTTACAGTAGACATTTTATTAACATATTCTGAAGTTTTAATCCATTTATTCATAATTGTATATCTTTTTAATTGTTCAACTTATTTGTTTATTAACAATACAAAGATACACAATTATTTCCAAAATAAAAAATTATTCATAAGAATTTTCATAATCTTTTAATTTTTCTTTCGCATATTCTATAGTTATATGAAATTCTTTTTCATTAGACGCCGGTAAATTATACATTGCATCATCCATAAGATTCTCTACTATTCCTCTTAACCCCCTAGCGCCTAATTTATTCTTAATGGATAACTTAACTATATAATCATAAACTTCATCATCTATTATAAGTTCAATACCATCTAATTTAAACAACTTCTTAAATTGTTTAATAATAGCATTTTTCGGTTCTGTAAGAATTCTCTTCAAATCATCTTCAGTTAAAGGATTAAGATATGTAATAATAGGAAGTCTACCAATTAATTCAGGAATCAAACCATAATTCTTTAAATCTTCCGCATTTACATATTTAAATATGTTTTCTTTATTATCAGAAAAATATTTCTTATCCTTTGATACAAATCCTAATGTAGATTTATTAACTCGTCTCTCTATAATTTTATTCAAACCAACAAAAGCACCACCACAAATAAATAAAATATTTTTTGTATCAACCTCTACCATTTTAGCATCCGGGTGTTTTCTTCCTCCCTTTGGAGGAACATTTACAACAGAACCTTCAATTATTTTAAGTAATGCTTGTTGAACGCCTTCACCTGAAACATCTCTTGTTATAGATGGATTTCCTCCGGATTTCCTTGCAATCTTATCAATCTCATCAAGAAATACTATTCCGTGTTCTGCTTTCTTAACATCATAATCACATGCTTGGAGAAGTCTTGTGATTGCAGTCTCAACATCATCACCAACGTATCCTGCTTCGGTGATAGAATTAGAATCCACTATACTAATTGGTACATCTAACATTTTAGCAATAGACTTAACCAAAAGTGTTTTACCAGTACCAGTGTCTCCCAAAAGTATACAGTTACTCTTCTCAATCTCTACATCATCAAATCCTTTTTGTTTAATTCTCTTATAATGATTATAAACTGCAACTGCTAACCTTTGTTTCGCTTTATCCTGACCAATTACATATTGATCCAAAAATTCTTTAATCTCTGTAGGTTTTTTTACATCATCCTTATGAAAATTATCATCTGGTGGTAAAAACTGTGTATTATGATTTACTATACTCAAATTCATATTGTAAATCTGGTCACAACATTCATTACAAATACTTCCATATTCACCATTAAAAAGTAATGCAACTTGGTCTTTCGTCTTACCACAAAATGAACACTTATTTTCTTTTTTATTTGTATCTTTCTTTTTTTCTGCCATATATTAATTAAAACTAAAATCTTAAATAACAACAAATATTATATTATATTATTAGGTTATTGTTTACATTTATAAATAATAAAAATAACCGGTTAATTAATATATGAAAACTATTAAAAAGTCTTCAGTTAAAAATAAAAATATAAAAGGTAAAATTGGTTAGGATGGTGGTTATTATGTTGATAATTGTCCAGTCTTAATTCCTAAGGAAAATATTAAGTTTTTCACCGCTATGCAAAAAGCATGCTCAGTAAATCCTTATGGAAAATATGGTAATGCATGTAATGTTAAATTATTGTGATAATAACTAATAAAACATAAAACTCGAAATTTGATACAATATCTCTCCTGCATCGCGTCAAAATCTCTTTACCTTATAGTTATTAGTCTTAATTAAAAATAATGTGATACAGAGAGAATTTTATTAAATAATAATTTTCATAAAATAAAAAAGAGATTAATAAGTTTTGTTTATTGCTTATTAATCTCTTTACTTTTCTATTTAATATAATTTCATTAAAACTTCAAACCATGTATCATTTCAAAAACCTTAATCTTATTATTTATGCCAATATTTGTGTTTATATACTAATATATAAACAATTATTTCTTGTTTCATAGACACTCTACTTTTTAGTATAATCATTAGTAATGATTTAGTCATCCATAGTTGGTATCTCCGCAAGCGTAAATTCGGGTAAATATACACCTATTATATTTTAATAATTTATTTGTTTTAATCCTTCTGCTAAAATATTTAATGAAGCATTATAATCTCTATCAATCTCTTTACCACAATGTGGACATATCCATTCTCTCTAACTTAATTTTAAATCTTTATAAATATGTCTACAATTATGGCAAGTTTTAGATGAAGGATAGAATCTATTTATTATAACCAGCTATTTTCCATACCATCTACATTTATATTCTAACTATTTTCTAAATTCAAATAAAGATAACTCTTGAATAGATTTAGCAAGTTTATGATTAGACATCATTCCATTTACATTTAAATCTTCAATACAGATAACTTGATTTTCATTAACTAGTTTTGAAGTGATTTGATGTAAATATGTATTTCTCTAATTTTTTATTTTCTCATGAACTTTTGCAATTTTAATTCTAACTTTATTCCGATTATTACTTCCTTTCTATTTCTTACTTAACAACCTCTATAATTTCTTTAATTTCTTTTCTTGATTTCTATAGAAATGTTTATTTTCATATCTATTTCCATTAGAATCAACGATAAAATCTTTTATTCCTAAATCTAAACCTATTACGGTATCTAATTTTTCTTTTTGTATAATATTATAATATATTAAAATAAACAAATAATATTTTTCTGTAGAAGTTTTAATAAGCGTAATTGAATGTATTTTATTTTGATTATGATTTAAATATATTTCATCTTTTTTAGAACATTTAAATAATATATTCTTTAACTATTTAATTAATGTTATCCTATTACCATTAATTTTCTTCTTTTTAAATTTAAATATAGTTCTTGTAAATCTACAACTTTGCTTAATATCTTTCTTTGATTTGAATTTAGGATAACCATTATGTAATTTAAAGAAATTATCATATGCTTTAATTAAATCCTACATTGATTGCTATAAACACATAGCATATACATCATTTAAAAAAGTATATTCATCTTGTTTTTTTAAATTAGTCAAATATTTACCTAATTGTGTCCATGATACAACTTGTTTATTCTACTCATACTATGACTTCTTATAATCCAATAATTTATTATATATAAGTCTACAACAACCTAACTGTTTAGAAATAAATTCTTTCTAAACATTATCAGGATATATTCGTATTTTAATATATTTTAACATAATATTTTTTAAAATTTTAAACCATGTATCATTTCAAAAACTTTAATCTTATTGTTTATACCGTAAATAATATTATCAATAGTTGAGATGGTATCTTTCATATATTTACAGAAATTATCCAATAAATCAACTGATTCTTTTTCTGCTGATAACTGAGATTCAATCTGTAAATTAATAGCACTTTCATTCGTATATCTAATTCCAGATGAACCTGATTTTAAAGCTAAATAAATTCCTGATGCTTTAGACTTATAATCTCTCGTTTGCTTTTGTAATATCTTTGCTGTTCCATAAAATAAGTCTATTGCTTCTTGTCTCTTTAAATAAACTTCATTCATCAAACCATCAATAGATTTCAAATCTTTCATTCGTTCATTTAAATTCTTAATAATATCTGTCCACTTATCTTGAAGATTACTCAATGAATTTTCCAATGAATTTTGTTGTGAATTAACATTATTATTCTGATTAGTTTGTTGAACTTGATTATTATCTATAGAATTATTATTTTCTGTTACTACTTCATTTTCTTTATCCATAAATCAAAAGTTTATAATAATACTTTATATATTATATCATTTAATAAAAATAAAGTTTTATTCTCAAAAAGAATTTCAATCAATAAAAAGAAAGAGTCAAAGAAAAAGTTTTCAAAAAGAAATCATAAATTAAACTTAAATAAAAATTGATCCTATAATATTTATCTCTCTAAAAATCTATGTTCAAAAAGAAAGTAGACAAAGAAAAAGAACCAAAAAGAAATTAATTTTTCAAATCTAAATTTAATTTTCTTTATTTAATTTCTTAAATATCTATCATTACCTTAATATCTTAATATTAATTATACTTCACTTTTCAAAAAAAGTCTACTTTTTGTTTAAATATTTTTAATAATTTTTAAAAATAATTTATAACTTATTGATAATCAATATATAATTTTTATTAATTTATACAAATTCTAAATAATATTTAATTAAAATAAAATATTTTTACAATTTTCCATGACTTACCTTACTAAATATTAAAAATAAATATAAAAATTAATTTTAAACTAAATTTCTTTATATAATTTCTTAAATATCTTAGATTCTCAAAATACCAGTATTTATTTTACTTACTTTTGAAGAAAAAGTCTACATTTTTAAGAAATATTTTTAATAAAAATTGAAAAAAGTTTATAATTAATTGAAACTAAATAATTTAGATATATGGCAGATAGTAAAAATAATACAAAAAAGGTAAAAACTGGTGTAGTTGAGTCTATTGATGATCCAACATGTTCAGGAAGAGTAAAAGTTAGGGTTGCAGGTTTACATGATAACATATCAACAGAGAATTTACCATGGTGTAATTACGCGGGAAGTGGTATGTTTTCAGGTTCAGGTGGTGGATAGATTTCTATACCACGTGTAGGAACAAAGGTAAGAGTTAGATTTGCATAGGATGATGTAAACTCCATGGAATGGTATGGAACAAATACATTGGACAGAAAACTTTCAGAGGAATTGGCGTCTGATTATGCAGGTTCATAGGTTCTTCTTTATGACTCGGAATATGATTTGTCTATTAAGTTTCAACCAGGTTCTGGTTTAGCTTTATATTATAAAGGTTCTTATATGTAGATGACACCTGATAATACTATAACTATTCATTATGGTCCTGACGAGACAACAGGTGTACAAATATAGTTAACAGACGGTAAGGTTTATATATAGGCACCATAGTAGATTAATATAACATCAGGTAATGAAGTTAATATAGAGGGAAAGGTTATAACATTAAATGGAACATCTGCTGTCCGTATAAAAGGAACAACACCTAATACATGCGCTGTTAATGCTACACAACTTATGACATTGTTATAGACGATGGCAGCTAATATCGATACAAAATTAGGTTAGTCAAAATCTGGTATATGTGCCGCTACTGTTTCAGGTTCTAAGGAAAAAATAATGAATCAACATATCCTTTATATTTAATAATAATGTACGCGCGTTATAACGTGTTTAAATAAGTATTTTCATTCGTTACAGTATAGATGTATTGGTTGAGAAAAAAGTTGAAAATTTTGCGAGTTTTCTTATGTTTTTCTTAAGAATTTTGAAGAAAAATTGAAGTTTTTCTTAGAAATATTTTTTATTTCAAAAAATTGTGTGTATCTTTGTAATAACAAATAAAATAACAAAGTAACAAACAATTAAAAAATAAAAATTATGGATATTATTGATATTTTCAACGGTACAAGTAGTTCTTCAATTAAGATAGAGAATGATGTAAGAAATATGTTCATTTCTCTTAATAATAAGAACACCACATATAATTTGGGTTATAAGGGTATTCAGCAGTTTTTGTTTACTACTCTTTGTAATGTATTGAAGAAACATTTTTCATATAATGAGCTATATTCATTTTTGAAGACTTATGATATTCAATCATCGGAGAAGTTGACAGATGCTATTATAGATAATATGGATTATCTTACTGCTGTTGTGAAGTTGGATCTTCATAATTTTACATATACAAAGAAGATGACAAGTCGTGAGCGTTTAGCAAAAGAAATCTTTGATTCATATGATGGACATGGAGAAAATCCTTATAAGGATGAAGTTGATAAAGATAAGAAAGAGAATATTCTTGTTGTTCGTACACATTATGGAACTCATAAGCCATTAATGTATACATTTGATGGCGAACTTACAGAAGATAAACGTCATCAGATTCGTATGATGTATTATTATGAGACAAAATGTAACTATTTTGAAACTCGTGATATTCTTTATTCTAATTGGATTAATCTTCCTGAAGAGTATCAAATGGCATCGGCACCTTATGAAGAAGAAATTGAAGAACTTCATTTTAAGGTTAAATAATAAAATACATAATTTTCATATTTTTAAATTTTTAATTTTTAGACAAAGTGAAACGTTTGAAGTATAAATATTTCAAACGTTTCTTTTTTATTTTATGAACAATAGAAAATATCTTAAATATGTAATTGATGAAGTTGTATTCAGAGAGTTTCCAGATGAAGTTACTCTTGCATTAAATATATCAGGCTGTCCAAATCATTGTATAGGTTGTCATTCATCTTATCTTGCAGATGATATAGGTGAAGAATTAACAGAAGATGTATTGGATAAACTTATAGATAAGAATAAAGGAATTACATGTGTAGGATTTATGGGCGGCGATAATAATCCTCAGGAAGTTGTTAGATTATCTATGTATGTGAAAGATAAATATCCAAATTTACATACAGGGTGGTATTCGGGAAGAGAAGTATTTCCACTTCATCATGGTACATTTGATTATATTAAATTAGGTCCGTGGAAAGAAGAATGCGGACCATTAACATCAGAAACAACAAATCAAATCATGTATCAGAAGGTAGATGGAGGAATTGATAATCCTACGTTTATGGATATAACAAAGAAAGCATTTAGATCTCATAAACCTTGGGAAACTGAATCATTAAATGATGATTAATGTAAATTTTGGAACAAAATGATACAATTTAACAGATCTAGATCAGAAAATGTTATAATTTTATGTTATAAAGCATATTTTTTGAAAACAATTAGATAAATAAAATGTAAGATAGTTATAAATTGATTAGTTAAAGTAAATTATAATATAAAAAGAAATTAAAATACGGTTTTCACAAACAGTATCTTAACGATGGTTATGTTATAAAGATAGTTAAAATTAAAAATAAATTTACGTTAAAGATTATGAAAACAATTATTAATGCAGTTAAATATGCATGGAATGCATATTGCAATGGAAGCTACATTATGAATAAATCCGTTTATGAAGCTGGACTTATTCCAATGTAATTTTCAAAATTTGATAGTTAAAAATTAGATGGTTAAAAAGAAGTTTTAAAATTAAAGTTACGTTAGAGATTATGAGTAAAATTATTAGTTTATTGAAGCGTGCTGGTAAAGCATACTGTAATGCATATGCTGAAGCAAATACTATTAAGATGGGTGATGGTACTGTTGCCTATATTGGTACTAGCGGAATGGTATATGTAGCTTAACCAAAGTTAAGTTTAATTAGATGAAGTATGAAATTATTAACACACATCAAATGGCAATACGGCCATTTGATTTTGATTGTAATGGATAATAAATAATGTAAATTGTTAATGTGTTAATATTATGTATTCATCTTTATTTTTAGAAACAATGGCAATCCTAAAAGGATATATTTATAATAAACAAGATATGATTTAGAATTACTATGATCATATTAATGTCAATCAAAAAGAGGAAATAGTTTTAACAAAAATTAAACTATTTCCTCTTTTTCTTATATAATAATTAATAACTATTTTTTAGAAACATAAATTATTCTTAAATGACAACAACAAAGAAAACAATATAGATAAAGGCAAATAAATGTTTATTCTTAGCAGATATTCACTTAGGTGTTAGATCTGCATCAGAAGAATGGCAAGAAAATATATCATCTTATTTTTATAATTGGTTTATTCCTTATGTTAAATCATTAATAGCAAATGACCCTAATTATTTTTTAGCAGTATTGGGAGATGTTTATGATGATAGAAAATCTATCGATATTAATGTAAATGATTTAACTATTGATATATTTGAAGATTTAGGTAAATTATTACCTGTTTATATTATCAATGGAAATCATGATTTATCTAAGAGAACGAATAAAGGTAATACATCATTAAGAAGTTTGGAAAATATTCCTAATGTTACAGTTATAAAAGAGCCGACACTTATTAAGATTAAACCATCAACTAAAATATTATCAAATATCATTGCGATACCTTATTTAGGTTCACATGAAGAAGAAAACAAAGTATTGCTAGATTATTCAGGAAAAGCTAATTACGCATGGATGCATACTGATATTTCACAAATGAAATTTGATAATGGCATGACAATTATAGGTGCAGTTGATTCAAATATATTTAAAGGACGAATCTTTTCAGGACATATACATAAACGTCAAGAATTAGGAAATGTTATTTATGTAGGCTCGCCTTATCAATTAAGAAGATCAGATATAGGAAATACTAAAGGAATTTATAAATTAGATTTTTCCAATAATGAATTATCATTTGAAGAAAATGCTTATAGTCCAATATTTCATAAAATAAAAGTTGAAGATTTTTTAAAGTTATCAGTAAAAGAAAGAGATGAATTTCTTGATAATAATTATAATGATATTATTATAGAAGAATCAGATTTAAGAAAATATAAGTCAGGAACTATTTATGACATGGCAAATCTCTCTAATGCAAAGAGAGTTCAGATTATAGTTAATAAGTCACATCATGATTTAGATAATATAGATGATGAAGAATATAAAGAGTTGTCTATTGAAGAACTTATAAATGAATCAATATCACAATTGGATGTTGATGATGATACTAAAGAAAGATTGAAGAATATAAGTAGAGAAAGACTTAAACAAGCAGAAAATGAGATGAATGAAGTTTAACATAATAAATAAATTAATTATTATAAAGGATATAGCATTTATTTGTTATATCCTTTAATTATAATTAAAAAAGTTAAACAAATAATTATATGGATAATATAATATTCATAGTAGTATATGTTTTAATAGGATTAATAACATATGGATATTTTTTATATATAACAAAAGATAATGAAAATATAGATAGAAAATATAAGATAAAAATGTTTATTATTTCATTAATTGCGAGTCCATTGATGATCCTGTTTGAATTATTTCTTTTACTATTAAATAGATATGATTACTAAAATATGAAGATAGAAAAAATTGAATTTCGTAATTTATTTTCTTATGGTGAGTAGGTATAGGAAATTAATTATGATGATACAGGAAAGTTAATCCTATTGAAGGGACAAAGTGGCGCTGGAAAGTCAGCCATTCTTTCATTACCATGTTTATTGTTATATGGAAAGTTGGAGAAGGTTCCAAAGACTTCTATAGCAAACCGCATTAATAAGAATGGTTGGATGCGAGGAACAATTAAGCAAGGTTAGCATACTTATGTAATAGAAAGAAAATTTTCACCCAATGGTGTAACTGTTTTTAAAGATAATGAGAATATAGAGAATTACGGTACAAAAGATGCATAGTCATTTATTGATTCTGAAATTATCGATATTCCTCAAGCAACTTATTCAAATATGATTTCTATATCTATGAAATCGTTTAAGTCATTCCTTAAAATGTCACCAGCAGATCGAAAACAAATCATTGATAGAGTTTTTGATTTGGAAATTATTAATGTTGTTTTTGAGAATCTTAAGAAAGATATGAGAGATTTAGGTTCATCTATTAACGCTGATAATTCTACCATATTCTCTTTAAATTAGACTATTCAAAACGCTAATAATGAGTTAATTCAAATTCAGTAGAAAGTATAGTCAAAAGAAAATCAAGATAAGATATAGGAAAATAATTTAATGATAGAAGAAAATAATAAGAAATTAAAAACATTAAATGATGGATATAACCAATATGTTTAGAAACAATAGGAAATATCAAATCAATTTAATGTTATTAAGAATAAGCAAATTGAAAATTCTGTTAATATAAGATAGATTCAAGAGAAGATAAATCTATTTAAATAGGAAAAGTGTCCAACATGTGGATGTTCATTTTCATCTGAATAGTTTAATGAATTAAGAGAAAACCTTAATAAGTTAATGCAAGATAAAATGAATATTGATACTACATTACAAGGATAGATGAAGACACTTACTGATAATAGTAAAGTTGTTACAGATTATCTTAATAAAATTACGTCTGCTGTATCAAAAATTAATTAGAGTATAAATACACTTAATTCCGAAAATCTTGTGATACAAGAGAAATTAAAGTCTAATTCTGAATATAAAGCTGTATAGAATATTATAAAGAAAACAACAGATCAACTTAATGTAATTAAGAAAAGTATTGAAGATAAAAATCAATAGATGTTGGATTTATAGAATTTATCATTGGTTTATTCTATAGATGGTGTAAAGCAAAAGGTAATTAATAATTATCTTCCTTTATTAAATAAAGAGATAGAAGATAATCTTATATTATTAAATGTTCCTTATGGATTAGAATTTGATAGTAAGTTTGACCCACATCTTAAAGACTTGGGAAATGAATTGGATCCGGTTACATTAAGTGATGGTGAGATGACACGTGTAGATATTGTTGTATTATGTAGTTTGTTTAAGTTACTTAAGCGCAGATACCCATCTATTAATACATTTACGTTAGATGAAGTAATATCTACATTGGATAACTCAAATTCTGGAGCTGTATTGGAATTCCTTAAGAATTTTGCAAAAGACAATAAGTTGAATTGCTTTGTTGTTTCACACACTGATTTATACCTTGAGAATTTTGATGAGATAATAGAAGTAGAGAAACATAATGGGTTTTCTAGATTTTCTGTTATGTTAACTTCACAATAAAATAAAAATGTGAAAAGAATAATTACTATAAGTTATTCTTTTCACATTAATTATTTTTTAACAGAAAACATATAATTTGTTAAATATATTTTCTATCATCTATCATATTTTCCACCAAAAATTTTTGACATATATTCACATAAACTTGCATATAAATCTGCATTTGGTAATTTTACTTGTTTATATGTAAAGAAATAATATTCATTTTTTTCTACTAATATATTATTTAATTTTCTTAAAAAATTAATATTAGTATCAGGTGAAACTGTTATTACCCATGCGGTAAATTCATCAAAGTAATATACTCCTTTTATTGCATGATTTCTTAAAAATTCCTCATATTCTTCAAATGTATTATTTGAAATTAAATATATATAATCGCCTTTACTTGTTTCTTTGCATAAATATGTTGCTTCGTTCTCATCATCTTCATCAACATAATCTTCATTAAGTTTTCCTTTTACTGTTTTAGAAATACTTTTCATTATTGACTCATAAAGTCTTTTCTTTTGTATTTTATCCATAATAAAATTTATATTTTTTATTATTTATTATTGAAATATAAATTTAAAAATATTACTTACTATACAATATATTATTTTACATAACTATATTTTATTTTTCTTCTTTTAATTTCCAACACCAACAACCATGATCATTTGCATATGTATGTCCGAATAAACCTGATTTACATTCATTCCAATTTTCATCAGGGTTATAGAAAATACAATTCTTACAATAACGTTGGATATAATTATTCTCTTCCATTTATTAAAAATTTATTTTTATTACTATATTTATTTTTTTATTCCAAATATTATGTGTATCTTTGTATCGTTAATAAAACAATAAACAATTAAAAATAAAAATGAATATGAAAAAGATTAGTTCAAATGCAGTTCATAACTTTACTGTTCGTCTTCTTGTTGTTTCTGAATTTATCGACGACCAGAGAATTTCTGATGTACGTAAAGTAATGAGTACACAGTTGATTTTACCGCTTGGTACAGATAATACTGTATTGAAGAGAGCATACGCATATAATAATGATAAGGACGAAATTAATTTTAAGATTTGGTTCTTGAATACTGTTAAGCAGTGTTGCCCATCAGATATGAGTATCTCTTTTGATGATGCAATGGAGATGACATGGTGTATGTTACTTCAGGCATGTGGTATCATTTATTAATCTTTTAAAATATAATATATTATGGAATATAAGAATAAGAAAATACGTATTGTACGTAAACAAAAAGATGGAATTACTCTTCGTGTAAAAGGTAATGAAGTTAAATTCTCTTGGGACGAATTTAATTCTGGATATAATATTGTTGATAATGTTTATGCCGTTATGAATGATACTATGGTTGAACGTATGAATAAATTGGATGATTTGATTTCTACTGCAACCACTGCATTTTTCATCGTTCAGAATTCTGTTCCTGATATTAAGCAATTGAGTTACGCAGCTGTTCTTACAAATACAATTGAGGAAATTCAGAAACTTCTTAATTGTACAGGACTTGAAGCTATCCAACTTGTTCGTAAGAATATTGATTCAATGAATAGTATGTTCAAATCAGATAAGTCTTCACATACACGTGAATATTATAAGAAGCAAAAAATGGAAATGAATAGAGATAAATTTCCAAAGCGTGTAGAAACGCCAGTGAATTCAACATCATGTGTATTAGAAGATAATCCTGCATTGCTGAAGTTGAAAGAGAAAATGTGTTCATAATAAATAATATTTTTAATTGTTAGACTGAAGTGAGATTAGATAATATTTTTAATCTCACTTTTCTTTTAATTCGTTTAACATTTATTAATATCATGATTATAAACAATAAATGTAATACTTTGTATACTATATAAATTTTATTTTTAATTTAAATTTAATATGGTAAAGAAATACGACGAAAATGCATATGTGGAGTTGATGAATACACTTAATAAACATATTGATGGTGGTAATTCACTTCCTGTATTTACAAAGATGATTAATGAAGTAAATGAACAATTTCCTGGTTTGAAGGATAATTTTATTCATGATATGGGAAAGTTCTTGACACATTGGTTTGAACTTGTTAATGATTGTAAATCATGTTCATTGAAACTTCAGGCAAAGATTTTGAGTATTGATACAATTTCGGAATATAGCGATTTTAATAGATTTGTTTCTTTTTGTTATGATGTAATAGATCAAACAATTAATCCACATACAAATAGATTATATGCATCTGACTTGACTAGTTATCTTGCATGCATTGTTAAAGCTGTTATTCAGACGACACGTAGAGCAAAGGGATTGGACTTAAACAGTAAGAAGTATGGCAACACAACTAAGGATGACACAACAGCAACTGGAACAGCTGAAGCATAAAAATATTAGTAATTTTCCAAATGGTGTTGTACGATTAATTAAAAGGAATAATAATGAGTTTCTTGTAGTAAACATATTTAAATTATGTAATATAAGTGGATGTACTCGTGCAGAATTTTTAGATTTTATTATGCAATATGAAAAGATAGGATGGAAGTTCTATACGAGTTTTTCACAATATGTTTATTTTAAGAAGAAACAAACATTAATAGAAAAAATTAAAAATATATTCAAATAAAGTAGACAATTTGAATTATTTTTAATATAGTTTAAAGATTTTTGAATAAAGATTTTTTAGTAACAAATATTTAATGTAATTTTGTAATGAATAAGACAAAGAAGAATGAGTTTAAGCCTGAGTATAAGTACGAAACGCTTACAGGCAAGTTTACTGATTATCGTGGAATGGTACGTGATTTTACAATGGTTGCAGTTTCAATTCCCATGAAGAATGATGATGCAGTTGTAACACGTCCAATTGAAGTTGAAGATGAATATGAGATTCCTTCAAAGAATGTATTGGACCCAGAAACAGGACAGATCGTTTATGTACCTAAGTCTACTGAGAAGTTTGTAGATGAGTATGATGAGCTTCTTGCACCTATTACTAAGATGCTTTCCGTTGGTGTTGCAACACGTTGTGTACGAGATACACATGATGCAGACCTAGGTGTTCGAATTGCATATGGTAAGGCATTGAAACTTTGGGAGCATACATTGTATGTTTCACATCCTGGTATGATTAATACAAAGATGGTTAAGGCATTGCTTGAGCAAGAAGCAGAGCATTTTAAGAAGGACCCAGGTTCTTATCTTGTAGGATATAATGATGCTAAGGCACGTTATGCAAAGGATGGTAAGATTGCAGAGGTCGAGATGACAGATGAGGAGATTGCTGATACAAAGAAATCAGAAAAGAAGAATTTTCCAGTTAAAGCAACAGATGTAAAGAAGAAGTTTTTGAAGGAAGCTGATGAGAATCAGAAGTAATAATAAAAACATATTAAATAAATAATTTTACGATAGTCATAGGTGATAGAGTTCTTCTATTACTTATGACTATTTTTACATATATAAATATTAACTAAGATAAATGATAACATAAAATATTAATAATTTTAAATAATAAACATTATGGATAATGAAGTTTTAACATTAATGAATATGCTTAATGATAAGTATGTTCATGTATATAGAGATGAAAATAATAATATTATAGTAGATGGTTCTATTATAATATTTGATAAGCAATATGATGAGTTTCCTGTAAAGATTCATCAGATAAATGGTTCTATTAATTGGTATGGTAATATATCGGATGATTCACATGGTTCATTGAAATCGTTAAAGAATTTTCCTGATATTGTAAATGGAAATGTATATATATTTAATAATCCTAAATTAACATCATTAGATGGATGTCCAAAAGAAATTTTAGGTTCATTGGTATGTGATCATTGTAATATTTCTGATATATCAGGAATTGCGAAGAGGATCAATAATTGCTTTATTGCTTCACATAATCCTATTTCTGATATTAGCGTATTAGAAAATGTAAATATTGGAGGTAATATAGAGTTAATAGATACAATATGGAGTAAAACACATAAAGAAGATACATTTATTAAAGATTCATCTGTTATCGTACATGAAGATAATACACCTAAATTATTTTAACAATTTATAATAAATAATTTAAATTTATTATAAATGAGTTATTGTGCATACATTTGATGAAGTCTTTGATGACGAATTTTATAATATAATAGATGAAAGCTATGATGATAGTATATACAATATAATAAAACCTAAATTTGGTGATTTAGTTGTATATAATTATGAAACAAAATAGTTTGATACGATGTCTAAAGAAAGATGTGGTATTGAAGATGATAAAGCTATAGTAGGTATAGTTGTTTAGGTAAATGATGATATGACAATGGATGTATTAATGAAGAATTATTTGACAACTGAACCTTTATTAATACCGTATAGATATGTATAGAATCCTAGTTTTATACCTGCATATTTAAAAGATATGTTTGATAGATATTGTAATAAATATTAGAGAACATCTGTTATAGATTTAAGTTCATTTAGATATAAAATTCCTTAGATTGCTCTATTAGATTTTGTTAATAAAAATTTATATACATTATTAGATATTATTAAAACAATATGGGGTGATGATAGACATGATTAGTTTATAGAAAGACTTTATAAACATGGATTATTATCGCAACATAAAGGAAAATATTATCGATGGATTCCTAAAATAAGTGAAAAACGAAAAATAGAGAATCTTTTAGGATTAACAAGAATTGAATTTTTACCAGTGTTCACATTAAAATACAATTAACTTAATTTAAATGGAAGAAATGTAGGATAATAATATACATAAAAATCTTTATAATAAAACAAGAGAATATGACATACGTGGTATTATGATACCATGTATAGGAGATATTTTATATTATGATACAGTAGATATGCAAGCTATCATTTAGGAAGTTAATGATGACAGATATATAAATCCTAGATTTTTACCAATTGGTGTTATTGCTGATATATCAACAGATTTAAAAACAATAAAACTTATAACTCCATATCTTATTAAAGTTTCATTAGACATGAATGAAAGAATATCTGAGAAGAATATAATGAAAGAACTTAAATCTTTTGTTCGGACATATACAAAGGATTTATTTAAGGAAGATATAGAAGATATGAAGTTTAATATTGCCACTACTGCAGATTTACAATTATTAATTAATAATTCTGATGCGGTATTAAAAGGAATAGATTATTTCAATAAACTTAATGTTCCTGAAAATTTAGATATAAAAGAATTAATATCAGATGGAATTCTTATATATGATAATAAAGGAAACATAAAACTCACATATGGCATTAAAGATAATTTCCATATGGAATATAATAAGAAAGATGATGATACTGCATGGAATAATGTTAAGACATTAAAAGATTTTAAAGAAACTAATATGGAAATATTAGATTGTTATATTATTCCAATAGCAACAATTAAATTAGATTAATATAGAGATTATTACTTTAATGTAGTAATCTCTTTTTAATTTATAAACTTTATCTATTATTTTATCTATAAAATAATAGATAAACTATATTTAACAATATATGAAAGATATAAGGAAAATTATTGAAGATAAAAATAATTAGATAAAGCAAGAATATAAAGGTTGTGTATCTGTTTCAAAACTTTGTAATGAATATATAAAGAAAAAATTTGATGATCAAGTGCAAGCAGAAATATGTGCTAAGAAAGGTTTGAATGATCCGAATTATAAATATGCTGGTATGGATGCAACTCAAATTCTGGAAGCATGGCATGCAAAATCATCTGAATCAAAAAGGTATGGTTCACTACTTGATGATTATGCAGGGATGAATCTTAATAATGAAACAGATAAATTAGACTTATGGAAATTAGATAATGGTTATGATTATGATGATAGATTGAAATCTATTTGTAAAGGATTTGATGATTTTTATAATTATATATTAACAAAGACAAATTATAAGTATGTAGCAAGAGAATTACCATTATATTGCAAGACACCAAAAGATGGATTAATTAATGGTAGATTTGATTGTTTATTCTATGACGAGAATACCGATGCATATATTATTATAGATTGGAAAACAACGGATGGAATAACGACATCATCTAAATACGGAAAGAAACTTCAAGGACCTGCATATATGTTAGATGAATGTGATATGAATACATATACAATTCAATTACATATTTATAAGAAAGCATTGGTTGAAACATATGGGTTATCTTCATATGATAAGATAAGTGTTTATGTATGTAACTTACTTAAGCAACCAAATGAACAAGGATTAAATTTTAAATTATTTAAACAAAATTTTGATTTTGATGTTAATAGATTAAATTCATTTATTGATTTTGGAAATCAAAAGTTTAAGTTAATGAAAACAATTCAAGAATCATGTTAGAAGAATCAAACAGTATAATTGATATATTATCTACAAATGATAATGATGTTATTTTAAATAAAGCGAACGAGTATATATTTAAAGTATTTCATGATAATGATATTAATCCACATAATTTATTTTGCGGGTGGTTTTTATTTACAAAGACATGTAAACATTATTTTGATGATTATACTTGGAAAGAACCAATACAAAATAAAATATTAAAATTTTTTAATATTAAAATTAATGAGCAATCATATATTGATGACGAATTAACAAAAATGTTTTGTATATATGTATATTCTCTTAAGTATAAAAGAAAAATAACAGATTATGATAGATTGACCCCAATTGCTGAGACTCTTTCTAATCTGTTGATTAGAACAAAAGAGACTTACTATGGAATAAGAAAATTACTTAGAGATTTATGTTTAGGTTTAATATGTAAACCAAAAGGAATAACAACATATAATGTTATCGAACATTATGAAGATATGATTACTTATAAATTAAATAATGTTGCATATCATTGTTATAGTTGTAAATTAGATGTAAAAGTAGATAATGAGCAAAATAAATTAATAGTGAATATTAACTTTATTAAAACAGATACATATTCTAGATATATGAATTTATTTGAACAAGTTGAACCATTATTTAATTTATTGCAAGAAGATTTAGCATATTTTAATACATATGGATATTTCTATGACATGAAATAAATAATGTAAATATCAAATTGTTTATTTGAAATTATGATAATTAAATCACTATATGAATCATTGGTAAATTGTTTGAATGAAGCACGTGTTTAGAGAACTATAGATAAGAAACTTTGGTTAAGTATAGCATCTACATGTTCACGAAATAAATCAACTGAAGCTGAAAATATTAAACCACGATCAACATAGACGAAAGAATAGTTGTTACCGAGATATGTAGCTGCTCTTCTTATAATGAAGAAGCAATGTCCAGAAAATGAATAGGATATTGATGATATAAAGACATTTAAATTAGTCGGTAAACGTTTACTATAGTTAGGTTGCACAATAGATGAAATAAAGCAAGAGTATATTAATAACGGAGGTAAATTAGTTACTAATATAATTAATGTAAATTCTTAGAAAACTACATAGGTTAATCAAAAACTTAATCAAGAAGTAAAGAAAGAAGATTAGGTTAAAGTTGATAAAACAAAAGAAGTAAAGAATGAGAAACCAAAGGTATAGAAACAATTACCGCCAGGTATTAAATCTTATGATGAAGTATATGATTTTGTAAAACGTTCATATAATGATTTATATGAAATCTGCAGTGAAATATATGATATTCTTGATATGACATATTTTACATTAAAGAAATCTTTTTATAAGATAGAAACTCCTAAATATAAATTGTATTTCAGAGATGTTACAACAGATGAGAATCAGAAACTTTATTACAATGATAAACATTGTGTTTATATAACATGGATAAAAATTGTTAAAACTAAAGTAGTTGAAGGTACATTTTGTATATTAACTAATAATATGACAATTAATGATGACCCTATTGGTAATACTATATAGTTAGATGATAATACAGTAATTACTAAACAATAGTTATATGAAATATGTTTAACTATATTAGCAAAATTAAGATATGCTACATAGAGTAATTATAATAATCCATTATTACCTAAAATAAAAGAGAAAACAACTTCATTCGGTATATTTGGAAATAAATCACGTGATTTTAATTCTATAATAGATAAAGGTGAAATTGAAAAGATATTACCATTTGTAATTAAGAAATATAATACCATGAAAAAATGTAATGATATTCTTGAATTATTTTTATATAAAGCAAGGATGGGTAATAGAAATAGTGGTAAAGTATTAGAATTAGATGAACCTATATATACAGGTAAATTCTTTAATTCATAGGAAACTTTTGATTTGATTGGATATGGCTTTAAACCAGCCGCATAGTTTATTATTCAATTTAAGTATGATGATAAATATACGACACAAATAATATATGGATATGAAGCTAGAGAATATGGACCTCCAGCAAATATTGCATCGTATTATACATCTAACAAAGATTTTTCAGCATATAGGGTAGATATGAAAGAATTACAAAAAGCTTTATGGTATACTATAGCTGTTTTATTATATTATAAAAATAATTATAGTAATGTAATTAAATAAAATAAAGGAAAGGATAGAGAAATACATCTCTATCCTTTTATATTTTAAATACCAACAAAAACTAATTGATTTTTCTTTTGTATATTTTTTATATGATTTACACTTATATGAATCCACTTGGGACCTAATTTTTTATTACCATATTCCCAAATAATCTATCTACATGAAATCTTACCTTTATTCTTTAAGGTGATAATTAAATCCCATAATTTTTTGTTATCTTCATATGTGTTAGAAACTGTATGTATATCAGCAGCAGCACCAAATAAATGATCCGAATTTCTTGCGCCACCAACTTTTGAATTTAACTATGAACAACGGTAACCAGAACTTATGATAATAGGTTTACCATATGCTTCACGTATAGGTTGTAAAATTTTAGTTGCAAGATTTTTTAAATTGGTTAATTCCAATTGATTTGGATTATTTTTAATTCCATATTTATTAGCTGTATCTGATTTGATAAGTTCCTCTAAAGAAAAATTATTACTTAATTTCATAATATATAATTTATATATTTAAATATTTATTAATAATCTATATTTATAAAAACAGACTAAAAAGAATATACATTGTATAAATGTTAATATGGATAGTAATATATTTGATACATCATCTTTGACAATTAAGAATATGTCAGATGATGAGTTTTATGAAGAGACAACATCAAAATTGTCTGAGATATTACAACATGAATTTAGAGGAATTCCATATAAGCAACAAATAAAGAAGACAGTAGATGGCTTAAATTTTGCATGTCCATTTTGTGGTGATTCAGCAACAGATGTAAGAAAGAAACGTGCACATTTTATTCTTAAAGGAAATTGGTCTGGAAATTTTAAATGTTTCAATTGTGGAAAATTTATGAAAATTAATAATTTTTTTAGAGCATTTGATGTACCGATGTCATTATCCGCAATTTCTTATGTTAATGAACATGTAACTAATTTAACGACATTCCATACAAATTCAAATGAAGTTACATCAGAAGTTTTAGATAAATCTTCTGTTATACAATATTCCGTAAAGAAAGATTATATAAAGAAATATTTAGGATTATATGAGATTGATAAAAATAATATAAATTCTGTAGAAGGATATAATTATTTAATAGATAGATGTCAATATAATTTTAATAATTTTTTATATGATCCAAGGGGGAAATATATAGTTATTTTAAATATAGTTGATACAGATAAAGTATTCGGTATTCAAATAAGAGATATAACAGGAAAGAAAAAAGCGAAGTATCTTACTATGTCTTTATCAAAAATTCATAATAAGATATTAAAAGATGATATTGAAATACCGTCAAATGTAGAAGCATTATCAACTGTATTTAATATATTTAATATTGATTTATATAGGCCTATTCTTGTTACAGAAGGTCCATTTGATGCATTTCTTTTACCAAATTGTATAGCAACGTCAGGAGCCTCTAAATCCATAGGAATTGATTTACCATTTTGGTTTGTATATGATTCTGATAAAACTGGAAATGAACATGCGATGAAAATGTTAGAGAAAGGATATAATGTTTTTATGTGGGAGAAACTAAAGAAAGATTTAGGATTACCAAATAAAAATCCATATTCATCTAATAAGTTTAAATGGGATATTAATGACGTGATTAAATGGTGTCGTGATAATAATTATACACAAAAGATATATTGGTCTAAATATTTTTCTAATGATATGTTAGATGGATTAGACATTTGATAATAATTATTATATAATATTTAAAAGTAATAACATAAATTTTTAAATTGAATTAATTATGAAGAAAGAGAATATTTCAGAACTCTTGTCTAACGCGGATCAGAAGTTGTTGAAATCTGTTAAGGATGAATTTGGTAAGTTGTCTAATGTAGACAAAAAGAAAGTTATCGATTCTACTAATAGTATTATGGATTCATTCTGTGATGTATTGGGTATAGAGAATAAGTATAAGGTAACAGAAGATATGTTTACTGATTGTAAGGATAAGTGTAAAGATATTAAGTCTAAACTTAAGAATAAAAAAGAAGATCTCAAAGATCTTGCATCAGATACACTTTCAAAACTTGGTATTTCTGATGAGTTTATTAAGAATTGGAAGATTGATGGAGATAAGATTTACATTGATGTTCAAATGCCTATTGAAGATGATAATGTTGCAGATATTGATTTGAATGTTGATGATGGAGGTGTTTCTTACGATGATTCACTTTATACTAGTATTAATAAGGATAATGATCCTGAATATGATGAAGCTGTAAAGCACGGAAAGATTAAAGAGGAAGATCATCCAGAATATTTTGATACTATAGGCGATGACGTAAATATTCCTAAGTATACACGTAAAAATAAAGTAAAGGATAAGAAATCTCGTAAGATTAAGTTTAAGAATAATCTTAATATGCAACAGGTAAAACCTGTAGTAGAGCAAGAACAAGTTAAACCGTCTGTTCTTGATAGACTTAAATCTGAAGCAAAACCTGTTGAAAAGAAGAAAGAGATTGATTGGAATGAAATTAAGAAAATTCTTCTTGATAAGATTTGCGCAATTCTTGAGGATGAAAATACTCATGATTATGTTGTATATCCACGAGAAGGTAATATTCCTGCATCTGTTCAGGTTGATTTACATGAAGTTTGTTCATGTGTAGTGGATAATTATAAAATTCTTGATGATATTGCAGAAGCACTTAAAGAAAAGTATGATTTTCCTGATGTATATATTCATGCAACAGAAGTAAAGGATTCATGTGATAAAGATTCAACAGTAACATTATCAGTGGTAATGACATTGGAAGATTAAATTCTTTCATACTATAATAATTGATGAGTTTAATGCTAACCTATTTTTATAGGTTAGCATTTTTTATTTTATACTGTTTTACTATCTTATAAATATAAAAATGTTTATAGTTATTATTCTAAATTTATTCAGTTAAGAATAATAGATAAATAATAAAAAGAAAATTTATTTAATAAAACATAATATGGGAAAAATTTCTATTGACTTATCTACTATAAAATCAGCTGGTATTTATACTATAGAAATCGATAACTCACAGAGAGAAGTAACTAATCCTACTTCACTTCGTTTGTTACCTGGTTTTAATAACAAAGGTCCATTCAACCGTCCTGTATTCATGCAATATGAATCTGAACGTCAGAAGATCTTTGGTGATATTGACAGTAAGCTTGAGTAGAAAGGTTGTTTCTTTAATAGAATGGCATAGACTATGCTTAAGGAAGGCCCTGTATTAGCTCTTAATTTATTGAAGGTTGATGAATCAATTGATGGTCCTGATTAGGTAAACTATGCAACTATGTCATTAGACTCATGTAAACCTAATCCTAAAGTTGTTAATGCAGGAAAGACATATGGTGAATACGATTATTAGGCGGAAACTATTGATAATAAGTTATATGGTACAACACAAGGTGCAGTAATTCCTTATGTAGGTAAAACTCCATATGCAAGTTTGTTTGACCGTGCTAGATTCTGGGTTCCTTCCAAGAATAATCTTCAAGGTGTTGCAGCTAATGGATTGTTAAGTAATGATCAAGGTTCATATGAACATACGAACTTACTTAATTTTGCTAATACCGGTACAGATGAAATTTCAATTCTTGTTTATAAGCCTGAAAATATTACTGGTTATGATGTAACTGCTAAAGAATGGTGGGGTGGTGATGAGAACATCCCTTATGGATGGATTCGTCCATCAGATTATATTTCTGATTATTTTATTCGAGTTGTTGCTATTAAAGGTAACTGGACAAATTATCCTGTTCTTGCGAGTGATCCTATTTGGAGTAAATATTTTGACAAAACAGGTGTAATTAAATCAAAAGTTTCATCTTTATGTTCAGCAGAAGGCGTAACATTTATTGGTTCTTGGACAGGTACTATTATTCCTGATTTTACTGATAAACAAGGTAATTACATGTATATTGAATCAAAGGTAAATGCTAATACAGAACGTACTGGCCTTTTGATGTCTGTTAATGAAGATGCTCTTCAAGTTATTTCATATGATAAGAATGGCGTTGATGTTGAGACAGGTAATGAAAACGGTACAGGTACATGGGTATTTGATTTCGATGGAAATAAACAAGCAGAATCAGAACTTGGAGAAAGTGAGATTAACGAGTCAGGGTATCTTGTTGATATGGTTGGACATAATCTTCAGACAGGTATTTATTCAGATAATTATTATTTGAATCTTGCACATCCGCAAAGCGATATGAGTGCTTCAGATATAGAAAATGCAGGTATAGTTGTACCTTCATATTATTTCCAAAAGACACAAGCATTTGATCCAGACATTAAAGACCCTACGTTTAATAGTCAGAAAGCATGGTGCTTATCATTTAATGGTAGAGAAACTGCAAATTTAACAGATGATGTAGTACCATCAGCATTAGTTAGAGTTTTATATGCAAACAATGATAAACCAATGAAGGCATTTGCCATTTATAATACAAAAACTAATTAGCCAGTTAAAGCAAAAAATAGCAGATATGGAGCGAACTTTTATATTATATTAGACGAAAATAGTATAAATAAGTTTAAAACATCCACTGGTGATACATTAACAAATTTAATAAAAGACAAGTTTGTTTATGCGCAACCAAATTTAAATGTTTCATATAATATAAAAGATAAAGTTTATAAGTTAGATTCAACAGGAAAGAAATTTACAACAAATCAAGCTATTGTTTCTGATGTTATATCAACAGATGATAAATCATTATTTATTAAGGAAGTACCAGTCGTAAAAGATACAAATGATATTTACGTATATGAAGATAAAACTTTGTATTATGGTACATATGCAATTCCTTCTGTTGAAAATGAATCAGTACAATTATTTGCTGTAATTGGCGGTAATAAAGCTAATGCTTATGCAGTTATCAGAGATATTGATACAATAACAACAAGTACACAAGGAAATAAATTAGAAAAAGTTTCAATTACTAATTTTAAAGATCATAAAACAGATTCATTTACAAATGCAACAGCAGGAGGATATACTTTCAGTTATGGTGGTAATGATTACTTCATTAGAGGTTTGGAGCAAGTGGATACATTATTCAATAATAAGAATCTCATGTATAAACTTGTTAAATCTGATACTCCTACATATTTCGGTGTAAACTTCTTATCATATAATTATATAACAGAACATATTAATGAAGTTGTTTCTAATGTATATCATGCATGTTATTTCAATGGTTATACAAATAATTCTGAAACTTCTGAAAAAATTAATTTGGTTTATAATGATTTATATGATAATGATGCAGTTCCTGTAACAGATACTAATTTAAATTCATTTATCATTACGGATGATAATGAAGCAAGTAATATTTCAGTTGGTGATTACGTTAATAACATTTCATTCTATAATAATCAAGGTGAAGCAGAAAAATATAATTTGATTCCAGGTATTACAAGAGTTATTACAAAAGTATTTATTAACGTTGATGCTCGAAATGAATTTAATTATAAAGGTACTAAATATCATATTAATGTTAGTAAAACTAGTGACGGTAATTTAATTGAAACAAAATCTGGTAAACGCGGTTTCTATTTGTTCACTACATTAGACCCTGTTTATATTAGTAAGACTAATTATGTTATTCGCTAGAAAGCTATTACAAATGATGTGATTTCACATAACTTAAAGTTTATTCCACTTAAAGGTTTACATATTTCTGCTAAGCACCGTCCAGGTTTTGATGAATATGGTAAACTTGATATTGAAGGAGGTATTGAGAAGATTTATTCAATGCTCGAGGACGACGGAATTCACAGAGGACTTTGTAATCCTAATATGGTTGATTATCGTTATATCGTTGATTCAATGTCATATGGTTTATCAAATGAAATGGGTGGTAAGAAATACCTTGCAATTCTCGCTAAAGATCGTATGAAGACAACCGCATTGCTTAATCTTCCATCTAAGAGACAGTTTGAACTTTCTATAGATCCATGTTTCTGCGATACTTATGATTAGGGTGTTTATACAAAACCTTCATTCGATACTAAGTATATTCCTCAAGGTGGTAATACTGATATGTATTCAACTACAATGTTTACACTTCCTACAGAAGATGATGGTTCTAAGTTCGCAGCAGCTTTCTGGCCTCACTTAGTATATAATGTAAACGGTAGAAAGATTAATGTTCCACCTGCAGCTGATGTATGTAATGTGCTTATCCGTAAGTTCAACGGAGGTGATCCGTATGTAATTGCAGCTAATAGAAACGGTATCATTAGAAATTCTGATGTTTCTGGTATTGAGTTTAATGCAGATACTACAGATAGAAATTATCTTGAGCCATTCGGAGTTAATACAATTATTCAGGAAGGTAATAATATACTTATCTACGGTAACCAAACATGTTATCAAACAACAAAGAGCGATTTCAATAAGTTACATGTTCGCGAGAACCTTAATACTCTTGAAATTGCATGTGAGGATGTTCTTAAGCAATATAACTTCTTGTATAACACTCCAGCAGTTCGTGCTTCAGTTGTTACTGCGCTTACTCCAATTCTCGAAACTATGAAATTGTCTAACGCGATTGAAAGTTATGAGATTGTATGTGATGAGTCAAACAACACACCGGACATCATAGCAGAAGATTTTGGAATAGTGGACATAAGTGTTATAATGTCACATGGAATGGAACGCATTGTCCAAAGAATTACGTTGAATCGTAGAGATACATTACAAAATTCATAATATATTTAAATAGGTTAGAATTATATATTCTAACCTATTTTTTATTTTTAATCTTTTTATATAACTTTTTCCATAATTTATTATATAATATATAAATATTAAAATTTTGTCAATGAATGATAATTTAATAATACAGCGATTTATAACAAGTAAAGATAAAATTAATCCTCATTATAAACAAATTATAAATAGTAATCAAGAAATAAAAAATTATTTAGATAATCGTTATACTGATGGTAATGATGATTATTGCGAAACATTATATAGAATTCAACATCATATAGAAACACATCCAGTATGTCCAAATTGTGGGAAATATGTTAGATATATAAATGGAACGGGCTATAGAGAATCATGTTCAGTAAGTTGTAGTAAAAAATATATAAAAGAAAAAAGTAATAATATTATTACAGATGATATAATTAAAAATGATTATTTAGAGAATAATAAGATAAACACAAATAAATTACAAATTAAATATATTAAAGAACATGGATATGAGAATTATTTATTAAATAGATATAAAGATACTAAAAATTTTGGGGAAGTAATTTATAGAATATGTAATAATATATTTGAAATACCCAAGTGTAAAGTATGTAATAAACAAGTAAAATTTTTAAGTTTAATAAATGGTTATGATGATGTATGTTCAGATAGATGTAAAAATATTTCATTATTACCAGAAATAACTGATGATTATATAAAATCATTAGATAAGAAAGGCGGTTTATTTAAAGGTATATGGTATGGTCATGATAAAATTGAGGAATATTTAAAAAATAAGTTTAAAGAAGAATATAGGTCATATGATGAAGCAATTTATATGGTATTAGAAAATTTAAAACATATTCCAAGATGCCCAGTTTGTGGGAAACTTTTAATGTTTAAAAAAGATAGATCTCAGTTTAGTAGTAGATTTATGAAATATTGTTCACATGAATGTCAATCAATAGGTAAACGTTTAAAAACAATTAATAAGATAAAAAAATTAACAGGGTTTAATATTGAGTTAATTAATAACAATCAATATAAATTTATTAATGTATGTGATATTCATAAAGAATTCATTTTAACACATGATCAATTTCATAATAGGTGTTCAACGACAAGATATATGTATGGAGTATTATGTCCAATTTGTAATCCTGAAAGAAATCCACAAACTTCTATTGAAACTATTATGAAAGATATATTAGATAATTTAAAAATAAATTATATTCAACATGATAGAAAAATAATAGCTCCAAAAGAATTGGATTTTTATTTACCTGATTATAAAATAGGAATAGAATGTAATGGCACATATTGGCACAGTACAGATAAAAAAGATAAAGATTATCATATAAACAAATATAATTTATGTAAAGATAAAGATATACAATTATTATCGTTTTGGGAATATGATATTAAACATAATGAAAGTTTTATTACTAATATTCTAAAGATATATACAGATAAAATAGATAATTATATTATATTAAATAATAATTATGAAATTAAGTCTATTGATAATAAAACATATAAGAATTTTTTAAAAACTTATGATTTGGATAGAAATAATAAAAGAGTTTCTGAAAAGTATGGATTATTTGTAAATGATAAATTAATATATGTTATAGGATTTAATTATAATAAAACAAATATGCATATTATTAAAATATGTTCAAGGTATAATTATTATATAAATGATATTATATATTATTTTATAAAGTTTTTAAAATATGATAATAAAATAATTATAGATGTTAATAATGATATTGGTGATATTTATAATATAAAGAAATATAGTAATTATTTAAAAACTGTTGATAATTATACAGAATTTAAAGTTAAGAAAGATGATACAGTATTAGCAAAAAAGAATGATAAATTTATAGTAAAATGTTATGGTAGTGGAATAATACAATATGAATTTAATAAATGCTAATTTATGAACTATTGTATATTTTTATTATATAGTAATATAGAGTTATTAAATAATGAAGGTTATGAAGACAAATATTAATATAAAGAATAAGAAAGCATATTTTGATTATACTTTTATAGAGACATTTATAGCAGGTATTATATTAACAGGAACAGAGATTAAATCTATAAGGCAAGGTAAAGCATCTCTTGTAGATACATTCTGTTATGTTAAAGATAATAGGGAAGTATGGATGACAAATTCTTATATAGCACCATATGAAAATAGTGGATATATTAAACATGAAGAAAGACGTCAGAGAAAACTTCTTCTGAATAAGAATGAGATTAAAAGATTATATAGGGAAACAAGAATTCCGGGTATTACAATTGTTCCTGTGAGAATGTTTATAAATGAAAGAGGATTATGTAAAGTAGAGATTGCTTTATGTAAAGGTAAAAAAGAATATGATAAGAGAGATTCTATTAAGGAAAAAGATAATAAGAGAAATCTTGATAGAGTTATGAAGAATTATACATATGTTAATTAAATTATAGAATATCATATTGTAATATTAGTTAATTGATAAATATATTAAAGTATATTTTTCTAATCTAATCATGAAATATATAAAATTATGTGGTACTAAAAAAGCATTAGACGAAACAATATGTTCAATTAAACATGGAGATGGCGCTTATGTATTTAATGTAAAGAATACATCAGATAATTTAACATTTTATAATGAAATACATCCAGGACCAAACTGTATACATGTTGAAAATATAAATATGAAGCCATTAAAGATTGATTCATCATCAATTAAATAGAATTTTGAAATTGGAGATGTTTTATATTCAACACTTGATGGTAAATTAACATTAGATGAAACAACAGATGATAAGAAAAATATAGCTATTGCTATTTGTGTAATTCCTTCTGTTTTGGAAAATTTTGAAAAAGGTGATCAATCAGATGACGCTGTTGAAACTGCACGATTTATTGCTCTTGAATATATGACATATGATATAGAGCATCTTGAGTTAACAAGAGATACTGATTAGGAAAATCGAAAAATAATGTTTGGTAATTATAGTGTAACAATAGGAAATAGATATGGAGATAAAACTTCATGTGTTGGTGGTAAAATAAATACATAGAAATGTTTAGATAAGTCATATAATTAGGATTCACGTTTATGTAATGGAATTACTAATAATCCTGGTGCTGGATATTGTCCAGCAGCATGTTCTTGTGTTGCATATTCAACAATAGGTACAAAACCAGGAGATTGGTATTTACCTTCACCTGGTGAAATGACAGCGTTTATTAATAATAAAACACTTATAAATAATAAGAAGAAATAGTTAAACGGAACTACATTTGGTAATTATTATTATTGGACTTGCTTAGAGTATAATAATAATTATAATTATTGTGTACATTTTAGTGATCCAACGCCACGCTGGAATGGTGCGAAAAATGTAACTGCACATGTTATTTCTTTTTTATCAGTTTCATTATAATATAATTTTATGTAATATATTAAAACTAAAATCTAATTTTACAGTATAAATTATTGTAAAATTAGATTTTTTATTTTTATGGAAAAGTATAATGTATTCCTTGGAGGAACATGTGCGGAATCTACATGGAGAGATTAGTTAATGCCTATGTTGGATTAGTATAATATAACATATTTTAACCCTGTAGTTGATGATTGGACAGAAGAATGTCAGGTAATCGAGAATTGGCATAAAGAGAACGATGATTATAATTTGTTTGTAATTACGAAAGAAATGCAAGGTTGTTTCTCTATTGCAGAAGTTGTTGATTTATCTAATAAGAAACCCGCATAGACTTTATTCTGCGTCTTATATGATGGAATGGAAAAGTTTATGGTTAAATCATGTAAAGCTACATCTGATCTTGTTAAAAAGAATGGAGGAATTATATTAGATACATTGGAAGATATTGCAGATTATCTTAATGGAAAGATTAACCAAACAACAGATAATGATATGTTTGAATATACTAATATACAAGAGATTAAACCAGATTCCGAAGTTCAAGATATTAATGATGAATTTAATGATGTTCCAAAGATATTTCTTGCAGGAACAATAGATATGGGAAATTCGGTAGATTGGTAGAATTATCTTTGTAAATTCCTTGATGAACATAATAAGAGATGCGTGATATTTAATCCTCGAAGAAATGTTTGGCCTGATTATAAATCAGATGAATTCGAATATCAAGTTAATTGGGAATTAAATCATCTTGAAGAATCTGATATTATATTGATGAATATTTTAGGAACAAGTAAATCTCCTATTACATTATTGGAGATGGGATTGTTTATGAAATCAGGGAAGTTGGTAGTTATATGTGAAAAAGATTTTTATAGATATGGTAATGTTGAAATAACATGTCATAAATATAATGTTCCGTTATATAATAATTTAGAGGAATATCTAAATAATAATATAAATTAATTATGAAAAAACTTAATATTAAGAAGATATTAAAGAATACATGGTTATGTATTAAATATCCATTTTTGTATCCAAGAAATAGATTTACAGATGAACATTATAATAATAGAAAAATATCAAATAAAATTTGGGATTTAAGAAATAATGGTATTAAAACAATATCAATAAAAGTATTAAAAGAAGATGATTTTAATAACGAATTAAAATCATTATTAGTAAAAAAAGATAATGTTGATAGGAAAACTACAATATCTTTTGATTATAAAGGTTCCAATATAACATTAAGGCATCATAATATTCCAAATTGTTCTATAGAGTTAACAGTAATTCGTGATGGTAAAGAAATATATAATACTATATATAAGTTAGATGAATATCATATTATATATAATGCATTATTTTATATAACAACAAGGAAAACATTATCAGGAGATATTATAAATCCTGTTATATATGTTTCGGTTAAATCAATAGATGATGCTAAAGATAATTTATTTAAATATGTAACAGTTAATATAATTAAATATGCAAATATTAAATTATATCTATATAAGAAATTAAATTCATTTTTAGGATTATTTCATATATTACCATCTTATACAGAATTAGATTCATTAGATAAAGGATGGAGAATAAGATTTGGTGAAGATATATGTAGAGACATAAGGAATAGTTTATTGCATACATATACTAAAGAAATTAAAAATAAAATTTTTATTTCTTATATAATAGCATATGTAAAAGGAATACGTATGTTATTGAATTACAGGATTGAACAGATTAAAGAGAAATACGGAAGTCTCCGTTGGTATTCTATGGGAGATACAGAAGAAATACATAATATTATAAACAAATATGAAACTATTTCTTATAATACATGTATAGTATGCGGTAAACCTGCAAAATATATAACTAAAGGATGGATTTGTCCTTATTGTGAAGAACATGTTCCAGATAAAGATAGAGCAAGTTTAATAAAAAAAGGTGAAACTCCATATGAAACTATTAATAATGAAAATCCTTTTTAATTATGAGTAATAAGATTTTAAAATTACCGGGAAATGTATATTATGAAGTTGTTTCAAATAATGAGAAAAACTGTGATAATTGTTCATTTGCTGGAAATTGTGGAAATTGTTGGTTAACATGTAACGGTTATCAGTGTGATATAGATAATAAGAAATTTATATATCGACGATTACCAGATTTATTTAGTGGTTATCAAAATGATGATAATTATAAACAGATATTAGATATTGTAGAAAATACAAAGGTAAATGATTTTCTATCAGAACAAGAACAAGATATGATTAAGTTGGTTATTAATACATATCTTAAACATGATGAACATTATCTCGTGAAAGATGGTAGAATTCTCTATAACAAGACTTTTGCATTGAGACTATATAATTTCTTATCTGATATAAAATCGGATGATAAAGAAGAAATAAACAAGCTTAATGGAAGTGTTTCATTTGCTAAGGGATTATTGAATTTACAATTGAAAACTTGTACAGATGAAAAAGAGTTTGATTATTTCAGGAATGTAGGACTGTGTGATGAGAATAATAATGTTAAATTAGTTTAATATATTATGGAAGAAATAATGGATGCATTACGGATAAAGGATAATAAATCCGTAAAGGTAAAAAGAATGTCGAAGATTCAATGGATTGATATTGAAACAAATGAAACTTATTTGCTTCATATAGATATTGAACTTTTATACTGAAAAATATTTTAAAAATTTATTGATAAAAATCAAACTTTTGAATATTTTATCAATAAATATTATAATCAATAACGTAATTTAAAATTTATTTTAACTATCTGGTCCTGTCTGTTTGTGAAAATCGTCAGGACTTCTTTTTATTTAACATAACTAATTAATATTTTATGCAAACATTAAAAATTAAATATAAATCTGAATATTCAGAATTAATAAAGAAATATATACGTTAGTATAATTCTGTATATAGGGTTACGTATAATAAATTAAATAAATCAGAAAAAGTCACATATAAAATATTATCAAAACTGAATAATATAGAATTATTAGATAGTTGGTTTATATTATCTGCATTAACTGATGCAAAAATATTAATGTCTATTAAAGGTAAAGGTAATCGTAAATTTAAATTAAGCTATAATTTGACATCAGTTATTTTAAAGTTAAAAGATAAAAAATAAATTTTAAATTGATTTTTTAATTCCAAAAATTATGTGTATCTTTGTATTGTTAATAAAATAAGATAATAAACAATTAAAAATAATATAAAGAATTATGACACAGAAATCATCAATAGAAAGACAGCATGAATTTGATATTGCATATATGAACATGGCTCTCGCTATGAGTAAGCTTTCATATGCAATTAAGAAACAAGTAGGTTGTATTATCGTATCTAAGGATGATCAGGTAATTTCCCAAGGATTTAATGGTATGCCTATTGGAATGCCTAATATCTGTGAGGAAATCTATAATATCAATACAGGTGAACATACAACACTTGAAACTCCTGAATCATATCATGATAAGAAGAAGCAAGAGGAAATTCTTGTACAATATCGTAATATCAATAAAGGTATGATGCCAGGCTTTCGACTTATTACAAAGGATATTACCTTGCATGCTGAAAGCAATGCAGTAACGAAACTTGCTAAGTATAATTCATCAGCAAAAGGTGGAACCGTATATGTAACACTTTCTCCTTGTATTCATTGTGCTAAACTTTTGGTACAATCAGAGGTATCTCGTGTTGTTTATCTTAATAATTATAAGAGTGATGCAGGTATTAAACTTTTGGAAGAATGTGGCATTGTAGTAGAGAAACTTAATATTGATGAGTAATGAATATAGATAAATTAAAAAAAGATATATCAATATCTATTAAAGATACATTAAAAAAATATAATTTTAATGATTCCAAAATTAATGATATTTTGGAATCATTAAATTCATATATGGATGAAGGAATAGAGTTTGATGATGAAACACATATTGTTTCATTCAATCCAAATCATCAAGAATATGTAGATACAAATGATCCTTGGAACCCGAAACCTATATATAATGAAGTAGAAGGTTATAAGGTAATTTCGATATTTAAACGTAAAGAAACAGAAGATAGATATGATGGTAATCCATTAATTTATGCATTAAAAGGTTTGCATGGATGGAAATTTTCAAATCCATCATATGATATATTTACTTTATTACGTAGATTCGTTGCAGTTACAAAAGAATTAAAAGAAAAGTTTGATGTAATTATTACTATACCTTCTTCAAATAAATTAAATACAGAAGTATTATATAGAGTTAAAAAACTTATTACGTGCGAACATACATATACTGATTTTTTCCAGAAGCTTGATGCAAATGACGTATATGAAGGTTTTTTAAATACTGATTGGTTTGATACTCATTGTAAAAATAAAGAAGAGGAAGAAAAAATACATAAGTTAATATCAAGATCAATACGGCATATGAATTTACCAAAAAATAAAAATGGCAATGATGGAATATTTTCATATAAATTTTTAGGTAAACCATTAAGGAATGCAATTATTCAATCTATGTATATTAATGATATATATAAAGATGAAATTACATATGGAAAATATCTTAATGATAAGAAGATATTGGTTATAGATGATACAGTTACATCAGGTAAAACTATATCAGATTCTGCTGATGCTATATTGGAAACTTATGCACCAAAATCAATAACATTTTTAACTTTATTTTCTCCATTAACAAAAAATTAATATTTTTTTGAAAAAAAGTTTCAAAAATGAGAGACTTTTGAAAAAAATTTAGATATATATAATAAAGAAATAATTTTTAAAAACAAAAAAACTATGAAGCAATTTAATAACATATATAAAAATAACGTTGATATTTATGCCGATTCATTTAATTGGTATGAACAAGATTGTTATGCAGATATGTTACGAGATATTGTGATTAGTTAATACGTTTATAAATAAAGAAATAATAGTAAAACTATTAATATATTTTAAATCTTGAAACATTCTGCAATAAACAGAGAGTTTCAAGATTTTTTTCATTTATTATAGAAATACACAGATGTGCGAGTGGTTGATGCAGTTGGTCTCCAAAACCAATAACGGTATATATGTACTGTTCGAGGGTTCGAATCCTTCTCTGTGTGCAAATTAAAAATTTATACAAATAAAATAAGAATAATATGACAAAGTTAATACGACATATACATAAGCATCGAATACAGTTATAAATTGTTGATCTTATATTATACATTATTATATATAGGATTGACATAAGAAATCATGTTCCTATATGTTTAATGATATATTGTTGTATTATATTTAGGAACACTCCATAGTGGGGTGTAACTCAACGGTCAGAGTGGTATTCTTATTAAGAATACTGGTAGTGGGTTCAACTCCCACCACCCCAACTAAAAAATAAATTAAATTAGAAAAATGGAAAAGATTAATTTAAAATCTTTAGTTAAGGGTACAGCAGACATTGTTTGTGTAAATTCAGGTGGTATTGTTGTTTATAACATTACATCAGATGATAATCATATATATTAGATAGAAATAGATTTATCAGATAAACATGATGTAGGTGAAACAGCAGCATTCTTACCACATTATGATAGAGCACTTATTCTTATGAGATGGATTAGACGTTCTATAGATAATGATACTATAATAAAGATTAAATAAAAATATTTTTGATTTTTTATCAGACAAATTTTTTTATTTGAAATATATTATGTATCTTTGTATTGTTAATAAAATAACAAACAAAAATTGTTCTTTGAAATATTGATAACAAAATAAGAAAATAATTTTTTGAAAATTTTTCTTAGAATATTTTTTAATTCAAAATAAAGATGTATCTTTGAATTGTAATTAAAAAATAAAGTTCTTTGAAATTTTGATAGACAAATATAGAAATTATTCATATAATATATGTTATGTTTAATGTTACTGAGAAGTTAATCAGATATAATATTGAACTTCAAATTTAAAAGTAACTTCATAAATAATTTCATTATTGTTTATGTGAGGAAACAAACATAACTATATGAATTTATAATAATGATGCTGCCAAAGAAAAATATGATTGAAAAATATCAGGCTCTATATAAGATTTCTTATATTAGACTGCTTGTCCAAAGTGCATCAGGAGATATATATAGAATATTAAAGTCCTTTTAATATTGCTATTGCTTTCAAAAAGATATATCTCCACGAGCTGAATAGAACAAATGAACGACTCAAGCTAATGTTTGGTTATATACATAAATCTTATAAGAATAAGAAGTGTCACTGTAACGGTCGGATGTGTAGTTAACTGACTTTAAAGTTATATTTGGGTATTTAGCTGGAAGGTCAAGCATCTGACTGTTAATCAGAAGACGTGGGTTCGATTCCCTCAGTACCCGCAAGTTAAAAACATAACATTTTATATATGAAGGCTCGTACCTTTCAAATTCAGATGATACCGTCAAGGCGGAGATATATAATGTTTCTGAATATGTTTTTTGATGATTGATTAAATAATAACGTAGTTTAACGGTAAATGAAGTCTTACGTTAAAGTAAGGGTTAAACAATTTAAGAAATAAAAACAGCGCTATTTCTTTTATTTCTTAAAAAGAAGGGTTCATCACTGCGTATTGCAACTATGAAGTAAGGGAAGTGCAACTCCACCCTGTTAGTTATTTAATCTTATTTTTAATTTAAATTAAATTTTTATTATAGTATACCACTTGTGAAAGCAGTATACTAGATTTAGATGGTTAACTCAGTGGTTAGAGTTCTCGGCTTACATCCGAGCTGTCAGGAGTTCGAATCTCTTACCATCTACCTTTTGGGTTTGTCTTTCGTATAGACATGGTATTACTATGGTCCTAAAGAAAAGAGAAGTAACGAGGTATGAAAATGAAATATAGATAAGGGGAAAGGAGCATTAACTGCGAGTGCAGTGTGCAAAATGGAACTGGAGTGAAAGATGATTAGTGAAGCGAAAATTGAAGTATGTATTGTAAGGATAAAGGTGTGTTCGAATCCATCAAGACAACTAATAAAAATATTTATAATTTAAATAGACTTTTATATGTTTATTCAATATAAATATTGAATCATAAAATATGAAGATATTTATGTTTTATATATTGAGTATTTATGAATTGAGTCGTTAGAAGAATTTAATTTATAAATTATGTATGTAAAAATTAAATAAATTCATATTTTTAAAAAGATAAGATTTAGATAATTATTTTTCTATATAGTTAATATATAGTTTTTAAGGTTAACTTCATATATATTATAAAATTTATATATGTTATTAAGTTAAATATCTAAATATTGTTTTTAACTCAAAAGAATTTTATAGGGTATTATCTAAATCTCTATAAATTGGGGGTATAGCTCAGTTGGCTAGAGCATCTGCTTTGCACGCAGAGGGTCATGGTTTCGAGTACCATTATCTCCACGCTAGGTGTGAAACATTACAGTAATAAGGATTAAACTATATTATTAGACAATATACTTAATTACTTATTAAATAAATGAATTAAAGTAAACATGTAGAATATATTATTAAGTCTAAATATAAAATATATTTGAAGGCGTATGTTAATTTCATTCTGGTTAGAACCTATTTTAAATCCTATAGGTGAACGGGCAGCGGTGAATGTTTCAGGTAAAATTTAATGAAATATATTATCCCACAGGGCAAGGGCGTGCTATTAAAATACCGTAAAGCCGGTAAGCTATAAGAGTATTAAAAGGTTCAATTCCTTTTGTATATTTCATTAATTTTGGGTGAGTGTCCCGAGTGGCAAAGGGGGCTGACTGTAAATCAGCTGTCATTTGACTTCGTAGGTTCGAGTCCTACCACACCCACAAATATGTCAGAATTAAAAGAATATATATGTGAATCTTGTAATAAAAAGTTTTATTCTACTAAGACTTTTAGAAAAGATAGACATATAAAATGTGATGAATGCAAACAAAAACGTAAACATTCTAAAGAAAATGAATTAAATAGTATATTAGATTGTTCTAAAAGAACAATATCTAAAATATTGAAACGTTCAAAAATAGGATGTGCAATATGTGGGTGGAATGAATCTACTTGTGATATTCATCATATAATAGAAAAATCTAATGGTGGAACTGATGATATTTCTAATTTAATTATTGTATGTCCAAATCATCATAGAATGATACATACGAATAAATGCTATTCAATAGATTATTTACAAAGTTTATCTATTAAAAATACATTTAATAATTGGAAAGATTATTATCATCCAGAAAGATAATTAGTTATGTAAGTTAAGATATGGTGCGTTAGTTCAGTTTGGTCAGAATGCTACACTGTCACTGTAGAGGTCACGGATTCGAGTTCCGTACGCACCGCAAAAATTTGGTTATATAGTTCAAAATAGGTGGAGTAGTTAATAACTGGTAATTGACATGAATATCTATTGGAAGTAATATAAAAACTAATATGAGATGTTTGCGGATCAAATGGTATTATTCTTAAGCTCTTTTACCGTTATTAGTTTTTATATTATGAGTAAGTAGAGAATACAATAATTATCGTTTACTCATAGAATACCCTGGGTCGAGGGAGATTAATGGTTCGAATCCATTTATAACCGCTATGAATATTATTAGATATGTTTATTGAAACATTGGACTATAGTATAATGGTAGTACAGAAGATTTTGGTTCTTCTAGACTGGGTCCGAATCCCGGTAGTCCAACGATTTTAGTGAATATTTAAAAATAATAAAAATATTATATTGCGGGATGGAGCAGTTGGTAGCTTGTCGGGCTCATAACCCGAAGGTCGTGTGTTCGAGTCACACTCCCGCTACTATTAAATGGACCTTGCGTATGGCTGGTGCCTGTACATTGGACTGAATTAACAGAATAAACTGTATAAAATTAATCTCTATATATTATATTTTATGGATATAAAATTATTAGTTCGACTCTAATTATAGAGACAATCCAGGGGTTGTGGTTCGATTCCACAAGGGTCCACTTTAACTGAAAAATCATATATACAGTTCGAATAAATAAAATTAATTTTATTATGAATTGCGAAAATTGTGGGAAATATTATATTAAACCTATTTATGGTTCTGGACGATTTTGTTGTGGAAGTTGTAGATGTGCATATACAAATAAACATAGGAAAATATCTAACGAAACAAAAGAAAAAATATCAGAGTCATTAAAAAGGTATTATAATATAAAAAATGATATAAAAATTAAAAAATATTTTTGCGGTACATTATAGTTAAATAATGAAAACCCTGAAATATCAAAACATTAGTCATCAAAATGGTTTAATAAATTAATACCATTTGGATTAAATATTAATACATTATATACAAAAAAATTTGTTGATGAATATAATAAAGTTAAAGATTTATTATATACTGAATATGTAATTAATCAATTATCACCAAAAGATATTTATATTAAATATAATTGTAAAAAATATATAAATAATTCTGAAACTTTATTACATCTATTTAAATCATATAATTTTCCTATACGACATTTTAGTGAATCAACAACAGTATCATATTTACATGGTAAATTAAAAGGACCCACACATACATTAGGTAAAGATTGCTATCATATTACATGGAATAATAAAAAAGTATATTTACGAAGTACATATGAATTAGATTATGCATTATATTTAGATTCAAAACAAATTGATTATGATGTTGAATGTAAGAGAATAAAATATTATGATTCTATTAAATAGAAATATAGATGCGCAATACCAGATTTTTATATTTCAAATAAAAATTTATTAGTTGAAGTAAAATCTAATTATACATTAGATATTTAGAATATGAAAGATAAATTTAATGAATATATAAAATTAGGATATAATGTTAAATTAATACTAGAACATAAAGAAACAGATTTATATAAATTATAAAATAATTATTAGAAATATACTTTACAGTTTTAATGTCGTATATTATCTAATAATGATATAAACAAGTATAGACTTCCAAGTAGAATAATGAGTAAGTTTATAATTATATGCTAGCTAATTTATAGACAGAAGAACTGATAAGGGTTACAGGTCAATTATTGAAAGGAATTGGTTTGAACATTAGTTCATAGATGTGAAGAGCAGCAGATTTCGTAAGAAGCCATAAGTTGACACACAACAATTTCGTAAAACAGCGCAAGTGCCTAATAGCGAGTATTCCTTTATATAAAGGGTGAAAAAGTCTGTGTCTCGTAAATCTACTTGTTTAATTTTGGGTGGTAGTTCAGATGGTTAGAGCGCATCCCTGATAAGGATGAAGTCGTGAGTTCAAGTCTCACCCACCCAACAAATATTTAATAAAAAAGTTGTTAATAATATAAACTTTTAAATATTATATTCATATAAGATTATGAATTTAGTTCTTTGAAATATGAAAGAAAATAATTTATAAAATATTTTTTAATTACAAATAAAAATAAAAGATGTATCTTTTTAATGTAATTAAAATAGTTATGTAAATTAAAATATAGAGTTGTTCCGTTAGCTCATCTGGCAGAGCACGATACTTTTAATATCGGGGTAACGAGTTCGAGTCTCGTACGGAACACTATAACTTGATTAGTATATCTAAAATTAATTTATTAAAAAATATAAACATTTACTTATAAATTGAATATAATATAAGAGTTTAAAAATTACACTACAGTAACTCAGTCGGTTAGAGTTCCAAGCTTATACCTTGGCGGTCGGGGGTTCAAGTCCCTCCTGTAGTACAAATTGTAAATGAATTAAAGTATTTGACTTATGATGAGACTTTAATTAGTAAGAAATATAAGTGTTTATGAAAGTTTATTTATGATGATGGAAGTCAATACAGCAAACATATATAATTATGATAATGTTTACTAGAAAAAGAAAACTCAAATACTTAAAAATAAATGACTTCTGATTTTTATAATTTTGGTGAATGGTTCTGTAGCTCAGTTGAACAGAGCAGTGCTCTTCTAAAGCACGGGTCGTGAGTTTGATCCTCACCAGAATCACATAATGGATTAAAGATAAATATATGAAACAATTAATTTTTATATATGATTAATCCTGAAGTAATTATCAGTTAGGAAGACGTGAAAATAATTGATAGTTATAAAATAAAATCTATTAAAAACATGAAATGTGTTATTAATAGTATACGTGAAAAATGTGATAAAACTTATGTTATTCATAAAAGGAGTATGTATAGTTTAATAAATGAATGGAGATCACATAATCTTCTTTATGATTTGCATATAAAAAGGGAATAGACAAAAGATGTGGATTTAGATAATGAAACATTATTCAGAAAAATATGTTATTCAATATTATCTATATTTTATCTACATTTTTAATATATAACGAGAGTTAGTAGTATAGCATTGTCCGGACCATTATTAAAAGTTTTAATTATTTCTTTTAGTAATGATATGCTGATTTAAATTATAAATAAATAGATTTAAAAAATAATTATGAATATAAGTAATTTAACCTTATATTTAAGAGAGACTGAAAGATTATTTTAATCTATTGATAATTAGTTTCAGGAGTTGAATATGGTTTTAATCATGATATGTAGTTCCATTAAAATAAACTTCATGATATAGGAAGTATATGTTTTCTCGGTAAAGTATACGCCTGAATATTAGAATAAAAAGAATAGTGTCCGTAGATAAACTATTCAAATTTTGCTTCGATAGTTCAGTTGGTTAGAACGTCTGACTGTATACAGGAAACAACCTGATTAAATTAAACTACATAATGCTGTTAGGTATCAGACTTGCGGACGCAATATTGATTTATAACTATTATAGTAATAAATCTAAATCGCTGAAAGTTTAGTTGGTTCGAATCCAATTTATGTAGCTAATCAGAAAGTCGTAGGTTCGAGTCCTACTCGAAGCGCAAATATGAGAGAAAAAGAATGTCGTATATGCCATATTCATGGTAATACATTATTTTCTTTATATACATATAATAATAAAATACATTGGGTATGTAATAAATGTTAGACAGAATATGTATAGCGACGTCGAGAACATTTAAAATTATTATCAGTTGCATATAAAGGAAATAAATGTCAATGTTGTGGATATAATAAATGTATATCTGCATTAGAATTTCACCATATAGATCCTAATAAAAAAGAGTTTGGAATAGGATATGCAGGTTATACACATGGATGGAATGATGTTAAATTAGAATTAGATAAATGTATTTTAGTATGCGCAAATTGTCATAGAGAAATACATGCTAATATAATAAAATGCCCAACTGAAATTATAAAAGATGAAGAAAATGTTAATATTTTATTAAATAAATTTAAATTTGATTCTATAAATAGGAATAATGATTATAAAAAATTAGTTGAAAAAATAGAACCAATTAAAAATTATACAATTCCTACAAAAGAAGAATTAATACAATTATTTAAGAAATATATTACATTTGAAAATATTGGTAGATTATATGGTATTACAGGAAATGCCATTAAAAAATGGTGTAAAAAATATGATTTACCATATAAATCAAAAGAATTAAAAGAATATATAAATAAATTACCATAAACGTCATGAGCCTTCTTAGAAAAAGGCGGTTTTAGTAACTGTACGAAGTATGTTAATACACGTGGTTAATATATATTTCAATAAGGGAAATTATAATGGATGTTGGCTAAGCAACTTCTTATATACGGTAATTTTTTAATATTTGGGAATATCTTCTCGTTGGTATGAGAACTCTACGGTAAGTAGAGTGCATTTGCAAACCGGTTGAAATGATCTTGCTTCACAGTGTTCGAATCCTGTTGTTCCCACAAATATTTTGAAAATATTTTTGATAAATATATAGACTTTACTATAAAGATTACATATAATAATTATGAATTGAAAATAATTAAGATACGCAAATTAACTGGTGGGTTCGTATAGCGGTTAGTACTAGAGATTTTCATTCTCTAAACAGGAGTTCGACTCTCCTACCCACTACTAATCAATAATATGAAATAGAATTTAGAATTTTTATCAGATGACGAATTAATATAGGAATATAGAAATTGTAATTATTCTTTAAAAGCAGTTGATAAGAAATATAATAAATCTGGAAATACTTTATTACGATTATTTAGAAAACGTAATATAGATTATAATAAGATAAAGAATGATTATTTATTACAATAGAAACAATTTGAAGAAAGTAAAGTTTTATATTGTGAGAATTGTGGTAAAGTAATAGATGGTTATTATGGTTCTGGAAGATTTTGTAATAGATATTGTGCAACTGCATATGGCAATTCACATAGAGCAAAAAGAACAGAAGAATCAAAAAAGAAAACATCTATTAGTGTAAAAAATTCTATTAAATGTTAGATAGCTGCTGAACGTTCAAGAAAAATATATTAGTGCAAATATTGTAATAAAGATTTTTCTGTGTTTGATATACGCAATATTAGAGGAAGAACATATTGTTCAAAAGAATGTAAACACAAATATTTATCTGCACATACTGGTGGTTATCGAGAAGGTTCTGGAAGAGGCAAACAAGGATGGTATAAAGGAATTCATTGTGATAGTTCATGGGAATTAGCATTTCTTGTTTATTATAAAGATCATAATTTAAATATAGAACGTTGTAAAGAAAAAAGGTCTTATATTTGGAATAATGAAGTTCATTCATATTATCCTGATTTTATAACAGATGACGGGATAATAGAAATAAAAGGATATTCTACAGATTAGTGGAAATTAAAAGAAAACTAGAATCCGGATGTAAAAGTTTTATATAAAGATGATATAAAACCATATATAGATTATGTAATAAATACATATGGTACTGATTTTATTAAATTATATGATGGTTATAATCCAAAATTAGATTTGAAAAATTATACTTATGTATGGGTTCATAATGAAAAAGAGAATCATATGATTAGAACAGAATTATATGATGAATATATAAATAATGGTTATATAAGAGGAAGAAAAACTTTTAAATAAAAAATAGTTAAAAATAAACAAGATTTTAAATTTACGTTATTAAATTAAAAAGTTTCTTTATGAAATTAATTTTAAATACTCCTATAGGCGAATTGGTCTAGCCACTAGATTAAGGATCTAGGTTTAATTACGTCTCGGTTCGAGTCCGAGTAGGAGTACAATAATAATATAAAATATTTTCTTATTTTATTATCAATTTCAAAAATAAATTAGATAAATAATAAGTTGAAATAATTTATGCTGGATTAGCACAGTTGGTAGTGCGACGCACTTGTAATGCGTAGGTCGTTGGTTCGAATCCGACATTCAGCTCAACATAACTTAATAATGTTTTTATATTGCTGAATAATCTGTTAGCAGTGGATAAGGCATTTAGGTTATATCTGAAAAGATATGATTTAGAGTAATCAATATTAAGAAACATAAGGTTAAAATAGCCATGGTTGGCCAACCATGAGTGACGTAAGAAAGGTCAAATCGTAGAATGGTATATGATGCTTGTAGCCTTTGAAGGTAATCAATCCTTCCGACATTTAGGAGTTAGCGTCATGAACTAACTTGTCGTGACTGAATAATGTGCTTAATATGTAATAGGGTTTGATGGTAGTCAGGAATCCATCTATGAATTCATTATTATTTTTATGTTTTTATATTGCGGGATGGAGCAGTTGGTAGCTTGCAGGGCTCATAACTCTGAGGTCGTGTGTTCGAGTCACACTCCCGCTACTAGTATGATGCATTTATTTTATGAATATGGATAACTGTTCGCGATTGTGTATCTATAAAGTAATATTATAAATGAGGAAATATGAATGACAGTGATAATAATTGTACAATAAAACACTGCATCCTGTTTGTTGTAACGAAAGCATTTTCTCTTGAAAAGTGAAGGTTACGGTTTAATTCCGTAGACAGGAACAAATTTTAATAGTCTATATTTAATTATATAGAATCGTAACTACAAGAACATTAAATATTTTTAGTGGAAAGTCTTGGAGACCATCGTATTGGTACTGAGTTATAAGGTTCTCACAGAGTATAAACCTTAATTTTTTATTTGGAAAGGAAATTGCGACGGTTCGCAAGCTTGTCTTGAAAACAAGTCGTACAGTGAAATGTATGGGGATCGACACCTCTCCTTTCCGCATTTTGTTTTACATATTTAAAGACATTATATATTTATAATATATAATGTCTTTAATTTTTATATAAATATTGAAATTTATTTTATTCACTTATGAACAAATATATAAAGCAATTAGTTGAATATTATTTTCATAACGAAAAAGAATTATATGAAAACAATTATAGAAAATTTAGAGAGAATTTTAATTGGTCTTATGAAAGACGATTATTATATCAATATAATAATGATGTAGATTTTGATAATATAGTAAATGAAGAATATCATATAAGTGATGTTTTTGATGATGTTATAGATGTTATAGGAAATATTTATAAGGATAATATAGATATAAGTAATGATATAAAAGTATATACAGGATATAATTTTAATATAAAAGATTCTTTATGTAAAAAACTAGATAATGAAAATATAAAATATCCTATATATGTTTATATATTAAACGATACAGAATCAACTTCATATTCATATATAAAAAGTGAAGATAAGAATAATAATGAAATTGTTATATATTTAAATTCATATATGATATAGGATAATATATAGTTATTACGTGATTCATGTAAACATGAGTTTTTACATATTAGAGAAATGTATGCATTAGAAGATAAAGATGTTTTATAGTCTAATAAAAATAAATTACCTGATGATGAAAAAAATCCTTTTAACTGGGATAATCCAAATTATTTTGATAAAAGTTTAAGATTATGTTATATATTTAATAAGTCTGAAGAACGAGCAAGATTAAATGCAGTATATGAACATATTAAATCAGAAGATGAAGATATTGATTCATTAAATAATATAACGTTATTAAACGAAATGAAATAGTGTATAAACACATTAAGAACTATTTTTATTTCTAATAATTATGGACCTATGGAAATATATAATTACTCATGCTATAAATATCATTTGATAAAATATAAGTTAAACAAATATCATTTTGATTATAGACCAAGATTATCTGAATATTCATAGGATGACAAAGATAAATTTTAGGCAATGATATTTGAGTTACAAATAAATTATAGAAAATTCAAATAGGATATAAAGAAAATAATTTATAATAAATTTCATAAATAATTATGGATAGTTTTGATAAAGAAATAAAGATATGAATATAATAGGAAATTATATATATGGTTCAGAAGATTCAACTGATGTAGATATTGCATATATAGTTGATGAATTACCATCATTACAAGAATGTAAAAAGTTTTGTTCGGCTGATAAGAATGAAAACAGAAACTTAATAACGATAAATAACGGTATTATAACTAATTGTTATAAAGGAACAGTTGATGAATTAAATAATGCGATATTAGATACATATAAGTTACATGAACAAAATACAGAATTACTTATTAATAGAAAGGTTGGTAGAGATATACCATTGAAACTTATTAGAGCAATACGTGCAATGTTATCACATCTTTCTAGATCGCAATATAGAAAAGAAATAAAATTAGCATTAAGAAGTAATTGGTATAAGAGGTTAGACGTATTATTAAGTATTAATTTAGAATATATTGATTTTGATAAATTAAACAATAATATGTCAAGAGAAGATATATTGAAATTATTTGCATTTCAAATAGGTCAATGCATGGGACTTATATATGCAAGAAAAGAATTATATACAAAAAATGATGTTATTACATGGATAGGCAGTAATCTCGGTTATTGTCTTGATGATTATTTAAAACGAAAATATACAAGTTTAAATATATTAAATTATTTAAAAGATAAATTAATCTACCAGATTCGTTATAATTTTCCAGCAATAGAGTGTGATAATAATATAGTAAAATTTTTAAAGGACGGACATAATAAATATTATGATTTAATGCAGGAATGCCAAATAAATATTGAAAATAAAGATATTTAATATATGAAGTTGATTTATAACAATATTATTCCTCCACATGGATTTATAGCTATTAATATTTTTGGAAATCTTTTTGTAAGGAAAGAATATGAATATAAATTAAAGAATGATAATTATAAGAAAAGAGTATTAAATCATGAATCTATCCATACAGAATAGATGAAAGATTTTGCAAGTTTTTTACCAGAATGTGTATAGCAATATATAGGTGGCATAATATTCTATATAATATATTTCTTTGAATGGTTATGGAGAGTCTTGTTTACAAAACATAGATTTTCACATTAGGCATATAGGAATATAACATTTGAATAGGAAGCCTTTACAAATGAATCAGATTTAGAATATTTAAGTAAACGAAATCATTTTGATTAGTGGAAAATATATTAATATAAAAAGGATGTTAATTAAGTTTAACATCCTTTCTTTTTTCATATAAACAATGTATCTTTGTAACTGTATAAATGAAGTAATAATTAATTAAAAATTATAATAATTATGGTAGATCGTTTAAATCAAGAGTTAGAGCTGGATGACTTGGTACTTATTGCGCATCCAAAAGTTTCAACATTGCTACGTTGCATTGTTACCAAGATCAATGCAAAGACAGTCACAGTAGCAGCACTCCCAGAGAATGACAAAGAGAATGAGGCTGCACAATATTGCCAACATAATATGGCTGCTATAGGCGATCACAAGTTTCATGGAAACTATTTCAGAATAACAAAAGGATTCAATCGTCGTCCTGAGGAAGTTGTGAAGATTGGTCATTATCAAACAGTGCAAGACAATGGCAAAGATGTTCATTACTCTATTGTTGAAGTTGGTGATGAAGAACTTTGGCCAACTGATTAATAATTAAATATAAATAATGATTATGCAAAATATAGCAAATGAAATAAAAAATAGTAGTATAAAATTTCATAGTAATAAATTAAATGGATTAGTAGATATGGTTATGTCTAATGATTCTAGTAATAAAATAGAATTACTACCAATTAATGATAGGGCATTAATTTATACTATGTATTGGTGTACATCTGAACATAGTAATCTATCAAGATATGAATTTGATAGGCTATTAGAAATGTCAAGGAAATTACGTAACTATTTAAATGAGTAAAATAATGGTAATAAATAATTCAAATATAAATACTTATATTAAGTTCGCAAGTGAGAAAGTATTGAATTACATTAAAGATTTTAATTCATACTTTGATGCTGATGAAGTATATGACATTTTAAAAGAGTTATCTGAATATGATGTGAATATTATGAAATTCAATAAATATATCGGATTTCTTGTATGTCAAGTGTATAAGGATTTTATTAATAATGAGATGATTATTGAAAAAAATACAGATTTTCAAAATTTCATTATTCCTATCATTATTAATATAAGTGATAATATTTTAAAAGATAAGATTGAACTATGACAGACGAACAATTAAAGAAGATATATGATAAGATTAATGAGTTGGTAGACACTGTTAATAAATTAAAAAGTATTATTGCAACTCAAGATAATAAGATAAGAATATTAGAGATTAAGTTAAATAATGTAGAAAATATATTGTAATGATAAGTAGTATAATTTTAATGTTATGTTTTTATATGTTTATTATTTCATTAACATATCATAGAGATATTCAGGTAATAAACATATTTAATTTTTTTGGACCCATAGAATATACTATAAGATATATTGAAGAATTTGACAATGATTCAAAAATATCAAGAAAATACTATAAAATTTATTGGAATTACTTCAGTATTTTGCCATTTTTTCACAATTTTTTGAGTAAAACTGATAATCAGATAGTATATACTGTAAATGATGAAACTGAGTTAATTTCCAACTATTTTGTAACATATGAGTCCGCTAGAAATTTCTTATATAAGACAAGAGATTTCACTAAATTTATATTAAATGAAGAATGAAAAATATATTTAAAATAATTAAATTACTTTTCTCTTCAAAATAGTATGTAATATATGCTGTTGATAAAAAGGGAGAACAAGTAAAAGAATAGTCTAGTAATATTAATGAAACGTTTTGTCACCATATATATGATGATGCAAGATAGACTTTAATTAATACTGTTGGTGAACAAACATATGGTGAAAAATTAGAATCATATGAACCAGATTTATTTAACGCATATAAAGAATCAGATTATCAAATAGCAAAATCTGAATATTTGCAAGCAGAATTAGATTACTATAAATTAGTGAATAATCCTATGAGTGGAGACGCTAATATCTTATTCACAAGTTATTAGAGATTACAATAGCTAAAGAAACAATATGAAAATTTTTAGTAATGATAAAGTTTAAACATAAAAAGTATAATAAAACTAATTTTGATACTATTAATGTAAAAACAGCTAAAGAAGTTTGTGATATAATAATTAATAAGAAAACACAAGAACTTATTAAGAAATGTCCAAGAACATTTAATTATATTAATAATGCAATAAATGAATCTATACGTTTATATTTTACTTCATGTATTATTTACAATAATATATTAGATTATAATATAACATTAGATTTAAGCTGTATAAATTTTGATTTTATGAAAAAATCAAGATTTGATGTTATTAGCGATATATTAGAAGTGTATAGAAATAAAGGATATAAAATAATTCATAATGATAAAGATAAAATAACTATGTATTTTAATTAATATATATATAGACTTTATTAAAATTATATTATATAAATATATAGTTAATGGAGAGTTAACCTAACGGGGTTAGGGACAATCTGCTAAATTGTTCGTCCATGTATGTGGATGTGGGTCGGGACCACAGCTCTCCGCAAAAAATCCACAACAGATTTAAAGATGTAGTGGTCTATAAGTTCGTTCCTTAATGAGAGATTATCACATTATATATGTGCACAAAAGAAATAATGTGATGGACCATAATGAATAGATTATCTTAATTTTGGTATCTTCTGCAAGATTCTGATTATTGATAGAAGGTAGTTAAGCTAATTTCATATTCATTTCTATTACAGACGAAGAAAGAGGAACATTGTTTACAAGTAATAAAGAGTAACCAAATGTTATTGTTATATAGAACTGATATAATAATAGGTGAATGAAACGCTTGGCGCCAATATTAATAAAAGTGGTTGTTTATGAAAGTAATGTGTTTGATATAAAGATCTGATTAACTCATAAAGTCAAACCGGTATATATTAAATTTTTATATATAAGATAGTAAGCTTATAGATTTTATTGGGATATATTGTAATGGTAGCAACAGGGTTTCTGAGTCCCTTAGTACTGGTTCGAATCCGGTTATCCCAACATATTCGTAATTTTTATTTTTTATTTTTTTATTTTTAAAGGATTTATACATAAAGAGAAAAGGTTAATAAGATTTATTTCTTATTAACCTTTATTATTTTATTTCTTAAAATAAATATTAATCTTCATCATCCCAATAATCATAATATTCATTTGGATCATAATTTAATTCTTTATCTTCCTTAAAATTATCAATCACCTTAGAATTTTCAACAAATTCTTTTACTTTTTCTATAATATCTGCATCGTTAATCATTATTTCTTGAGTGCCATCTGTTAACATTAAACCATCAATATTTATTTTATCGATTTTACATTCAGTTTCATCTGGATCATCAGGTTGATCATAATCATGTGAACGCATACCTGGTGTATAATCAACCCAACAATCAATGTCTGCATTAAATGCTAAACTTACGCCATAATCTTCCATTGAACGTGTTAATATTGTTGCTGTTTCATTCTTTGGATCAACATCTGGTATAATATTACACATTAAACAATCGTCATCTTGATCATATTGCTCTATATATCCATTATCATTAAGAAGATCCATAATTAATGAATTAATTAATTCTTGTGGCAGTGATTCCATATCAGAAAGATCAATATCTCCATTTTCATCATAATACTTTGGATCAATATTAGATGATGTTATTATACCTTCATTAAGTGATTTCTTAAGTGCTGAAGCAATACCATTTACTAATGATTCATATAATGCTTTATTTTGTTTCTTCATAATTTCTATTAAATGCTAAATTATTTTTTATATTTATCATTTTTAAAACTATTTAAAATAATTAATCTATAATAATTAAAATAAAAGGTTTGTTTTATGAGTACACGTTGTAATTTACAAATACAAGATAATATAGAAGGAGAACATATATTATATCGACACTGTGATGGTATGCCAGATTCTGCAGGTAATGAAATAAAGAATTTCCTTAATGACTATGTAAAGAATACTAATACAACATATAATTATGAAGAAATTTCTAAAGGTATTATAGAACAGTTAGGATTTGAAGACGAAGGTAAAGTAGCAAAAGATATAAACTATTTTTATGAAATTGTTGTGCATCCAAATACAATATTCTATACATGTTGGCATGTACCTGTATTTGGCAATTATGATATTGATAGTTTGGAGGATTATCCTGATTGTGAAGAACTAGAATGTGAGGAATTCAATAAGTGTAATATACGAAAAGAAACTATTAATAAATCAACAGATGATATTGTTGATTCTAAAGAATTATTAAAATATGTAGATAGAAGAAATAAATTTCTTGATGAACTTTTAGATGAAGTTGAATTAAACGGTGGTATATCAAGAGACAAAATTATGAATATGTTAAAAGTAACATATGATCAGGGGTATAATTATAATAGAGTAGATAATATTTAATTTATAATTGTTATGAAAAAATATTTAGAGATTCATTTGAAATATGAATTACCAGAAGATTATGATATTGATATTATAAATGATGGTATTGATAATAAAGAAGCATGGTCTTATATATTAGATTTAATGACAGATAATGAAAATAGAGAAAGTAAGGATACATGTAAATATACAACAGTTAAGATATACTAAATATGAAACATTATGATTCAATAGATAATATAAAATATAATACAGAATTAGTAGGTGAACAGGTATGGGCATTTAATAAATTGGATGGACAAAATTTTTGTGCTAAATATTCTGTAAAGAAAAAAGAATTTACAAATTTTGGTTCAAGAAAATGTATGGTAGATGAGACATCAGAACAATTTGGTGATGCTGTACGTTATTTTAAATCACATAATTATTCATCTATATTAAGTAATATAGTTGAAAAACATAGGAGAAAGAAAGATATATTTTATGGCGTTGATGAAATTACGTTTTTCTTCGAATGGTATGGTGATCATAGTTTTGCAGGATTTCATTCTGAAGAAGATAAAGATAATATGCATCTTGCATTAATTGATGTGTTCATCAAAAAGAAGGGATATATTGAACCAAAGATATATATGGATCTATTTAGAGATTGTGGAATAGAATTGCCGCAATTAGTTTATACGGGACCATTATCAAATGATTTTATTAAAGATATTCAAGAAAATGACTGGACTGAACCAAATTGTAAATTTCCTTATGTAAAGGAAGGTGTTGTAATAAGGAGATCTACTATTTTAAAAGGACAACGAATGCCTAAAGTAAAAGTTAAAACAAAATGGTGGTTAACAGAATTGCATAAGAGATATACAGAAGAAGAATGTAAATTATTAGAGTAATTATGACAACAGGTGAATTAGACGAAATTGTAAAAGATATTATTAATATTTTTGGTAAACATATAAAGCTTGCAAGTTTATCAGGAAAATCATATGCAACAGGACATGAAAATTATTATGATATAGTGTTTGAGAATACTACATCATTTACTTCACGAATGTTCGGTTATCAATATAGAAAGTTCCTTAATAATCTTGCAAGTTTAACTAATGGTGAAACAAGAAAAACAAATTCATATAAAGGATTTGTATATTATTGGTTTCCTGGATTTATTTACAAGAAAAATAATTTAAGAATTGAATTTGGAAGGAAAGGTTGGAATAGACATAGTGGTGATGATTCAACTACATGTTTTTATATGACGACTAATAACAAATATATTATTGAAGAAATTGTTAATAATATATTAAGAGATAGAGATATACGTATTTTAAAGAAGAATGATTATGAATAATAAACCAACATTAGTGATTCCAAAAGGTAGGTTATATACAGGAATTAAACATATGTTTAATGTATGTAATATTGATATGCCTGATGAGAATACTAGACAATATTATTTTCCTAATTGGAGTGATGATTGTTCATTATTCATTGCAAAACCTAAAGCAATACCAGAATTAATTGCAAGTAAATTCTGTGAATTCGGTATGTGCGGATATGATATTATAAAGAATAGTGAATATGAAAATGATATAGAGCTCATTAAACACATAGGACTAAATAGAGTAAAAGTATGTTTAGCTTCACGATATAATATTGATGAATTGTGTCATATGAATAAACCAGTTATTTGTGCCACTGAATTTGATGTGTTAGCAAATCATTATTTTACAAAATTAGGAATTCCACATTATATATTAAATACAGCAGGTTCAACAGAAGGATATATTGATATTGGTGCAGATTGTATTATTGATGTTGTAGAAACAGGGAAAACGCTTAAAGAAAATAATATTAATATATTAGATACACTGATTGATACTGATACATGTATATTTGAACATGCATCATTAATGGATACAATGTTACCATCAAATATACAAATAATTTATGATCAATGGATTAATAAGACATGGGAAACGAGAATGTAAAATATATAGTAGAATTTGATGGTAATGATGGCACAGGAAAAACTTATACGATAAAAGTATTATCAAAAGTTTTTCCTAACTGCATTTTTATAGATAGAGGATTATTCAGTAAAGCAACATTGCTATCAGACGAAAATGATGAAATGTATAAGTATATTGATGATAATATTGATATGAATAGAATTTATATTATATTGGATGATTATCCAGAACATTGTCAAATGCTTATAAAAAGAAGAGGAGATTCTATTGAAGAGAAATATCATACAATAGAAGATTTAGAGTATTATCGTAAACAATTTACAAACTTATATGGCTATTGCTGTAAAAAGAATTATGATAATGTTTATTTAGTTACACGATTATTACCAGATCATGTTCAGGTAATGATTGATATTATTAAGAAATTTACTAATTTTAATAAGGAAAATAATAATGAGTAAAATAATTATTGGTACTAGTAATCCAGGTAAGATTAGAGAAATTGCATCTATTCTTTCACCATTAGGATATGAGATTGAACCGCATGCATTGGATGTTGATGAAACAGGAAAGACTATTAAAGATAATGCTATTATAAAAGCAAAAGCATATAGTAATGTATTTCCAGATACTTATGTTATTGCAGAAGATAGTGGATTAGTCGTTCCTAAATTGAATAATCTTCCTGGTCCGTATTCAGCAAGATTTCATGAAATTACAATAGATGATAATTTGAATGTTATAAATGTTCCACATGAAGAATTTACTACGGATAAATCTGAACATGATAAACTTAATAATGAGAAGTTGTTGAAGTATATTAAAGATATTCCGTTTAATGAGCGTGCAGCATATTTTGAAGTATGTTTTGCCATTGCAAAGAATGGAATTATTCAAGAAACATTTAGTGGTTATTCATATGGTTATATATCAGATGAATTACGTGGAACAAATGGATTTGGTTATGATCCATTGTTTATTGGTGAGAATACATTTGGTAAGACATATGCAGAACTAGATTCTGCAAGAAAGAATTTAAAGAGTCACAGAAAGCAAGCATTGAAACAATTGGGCCTTTGGGTTTCACAGAATATAGAGAATTAATAATATATGAAGAAATTTATTTTTCCAGGTTCATTTGATCCTTTTACAAATGGACATAAAGCAATAGTAGATCAGACATATAAATTGTGTGATGAATTTATTATAGCATTAGCGACAAACTTAAAGAAAGGAGAAGGACTTATTAAACGTCCTGAGCGTATTAAGTTAATTAAAGAGATTTTTAAAGATTATCCGAATGTAAAGGTAATTGATATGACAGATACCTTGATTTCTGATTATTGTAAAAAGAATGGAGTTTCTTATATTGTTAGAGGTATCAGAAATTCGGAAGACTTTACATATGAAAAATCATTGGCAGCTACTAACCATTATTTGGCAGGAGTAGAAACTATGTTGGTAATGGGTTTTTGCGAACCATATAATATTGATATTTCATCTACATTCGTTAGAGAATTGGTACATTATAAATTACCTATTGGTGAATTTGTTCCACCAGTTGTTGAACAATATATTAAAGATAATAATTTAACATGGTAAATAAGATTCAAGAGGAAGATTTAAAAGCAGTTGAATATTGTAAAACTGTATTATATCCTAAATGGAATATCAAAGATTTATATTCTATAGATTTTGATACATTTAGAAAAATGCCATTGGTTGTAGAAGGTGAAAGTAAAGAGATACGTGCATTGGATGATGATTATTGTATCATTTATTTTAAACCTACAATTTATTCATTTACATATAATAGAACTGGTATTGTAGAAGGAAGTAATATTCCACGTGTTCATGTAAGTAAAGTATTGTGTGAGTTACTTAAAGAAAATGGTATTAAACATGCATATCTAGATTATGGTGATGAATTTGTATTAGCACGCATAATTAAAGATACACCTAATATTGAAGTTGTTGTAAAAGCAAATCATACAGGTACAAGTAAACATAGATATTTTGGTATGGGTAAGTCACATGTAAGAATGTCACATCCATATTATTCGGGAATGGAAATTAAAGACATGGAACCATATCCAGCACCTATTGTAAGATTTGATTGGCGAAATCCATTTTGGGAACCAAATACACATAAGATGTTAGCTGATGAAGTTATGTGCGATGATCAAGCAGATTATTATATTGATGTTAAGAAAGCAAAGAAAACTGCAGCACTAACATTCAGTGTATTAAGTGATTTTCTTGCAAGTAAAGATATTGTTATTTATGATTTGTGTTTGTTTATATCAGAAGATGGTGAAACAGTATATGGAGAAATTTCACCAGATTGTGGAAGATATAGACATTATGATTTAGGAAGTCTTGATAAGGATGTATGGCGTGCAGGAGGTTCATCAGATCAGGTATTGAAGAAGTGGAATTTACTGTATAAAATGATTACACAATAATTATGAGAAAATACGAATGTGAGATTGAAGATTATCATGGACATTTCTTTCACCATCGGTTTGAAGCAAACGATGATAATGAAGCGTTGGATAAAGCAAATGACCATGGTTATAGATATTATGCTAATGATGATACTTTATATTATGTAGAAGGAGATTATGTTGATTATAGTAATATAAGTACAGATCATTATAAAGAGAATATAAAGAAGTACCATCAAATATGGACTTCAATTTAAATAGTATATTTAAAAGTCACTAAAATAAAAACTTTAGTGACTTTTTCTATTATTATATATGAATTATAATTTAAACTATAAGATAAATGAATTTAATTACAAATATAAAGAAATCATACAAACATATACCATATACATTTAAACATTGGAAGATGGTATTGAAATTAGAGAAGAAATATATAGGCTATTATAAATATCCTTTTCATGATTTAGATAAATTGTTCATGTATATATTCTTCCCTTATTTAGGAACAAAGATAATTCAGAAAATTCATACAAAGTTTGCTAATCATCATTTACGTAAATATAAGAAACATATGAATTTTGATGAAGCTATTCTTGATTGGGAATCTGCAAGGTTTACAAAACCTGATAAACCATTGGATGCGTGGGATACATATCAAAAATATTTTACGGAATTTTCAAATGAGCTTTTACCTATATTTGAAAAATTTAACTTGAAACATTAAAGACTTTATTTATATACGTTTATATAAAATATATAATGATTTTGTTTTAGAAGAACATTTATAAAAACTGTTTTAATAATTAGTGTAAAAGTGAGCACACAGAAAAAGAGAATTATGATAATTTCTGTAGAGCATGGATCAATACCAGCATTATATAATATACAGTTTATAGCAACGAATGTTCTAAATTTAAATTAACTATATGTCTAACATTCTTAATTTTTATTATTGGTAATAAGTGGCAAAACATGCTAGGAATAGTAAGTTATCGGTTCGAACCCGATATAATAAAGATAGAAAATGGATGATAGTTAATGATGCTAGATATAACGCTTATTATAGAAGTATTATAGGATTTGATTGAAGTGCGGATGTTTATTATACCTGTTCTATTTTTTAATAAAACAAATGTCCCTATAGATTGAAACATGGATTGAGATGAATATAATATGATGTAATTTTAAGTTTGTTATATTTAGCATTAATTTTTTTAATAAGAATTATTAATATGTATATGTTACGATTACAAGATTTACCAGATGGTGCAATAGTATAGGTCTTACGAAGAAGGATATGGACGTAGTAAACCAAGGTTTAGAACATATATTATATCATTTAATGATAATACTATAATTTTTTCAAATGTAGAATCTAAATATGAAGGTAATTTTAGTTTTTATTTAAATCAAACAGCACAATATATACATTTTGATCCAACAGATATAAATAATATTAATAATTTTGGATTTGATAAAAATTATATTATTGTATATGGAATTTATACATTTGATGATTCTAATAATAAAGTAAAAATGCCATATTCAATGAACGGCAAGTATAAAATGAACATATACCATACAAAATGTATATATCAAGAAGATATATCAAAAATTGCAGAGGATGAAATACAAGCTTACAATAGACGATACAAATATTATTAATATAAACATATTACCCGGTGCAAAATTTGAATGTACAATATATAAAGGCAACGGACATTATGAAAGTTCATATGGAACTATTATGAAATGCAATGATAGATTAGTATTAATGTTGTGTGGACTTTTGTTTTTTGGATATGACTATCATTCTTGGAATAGTATTCATACTTATAATAAAAAACATTATCTGTATTATAATTATTATAAGAATGATAACGATAGTATGAAAATAAAAGGTATTGTATGGTATTTAGATTTTGAAAAATATCCAGATAATTTTGGATTGTCTCCAAAATTATTTGTTGTTACTGATATATGGTTTAATAATATACATATATATAAAAGTAATTATATGTTAAAGAAATACCAACCAAGTTTAAAACCAAATTATATACATGAAGCAAATGAAAATTGTAAATGTTTTAAATATTGCGGTGGTAGTGTATATTCATCGGAAAAGTTAGAGGAATATGCAGAAGTAATACCTAATAAAAATTATAATTATGAATAATATTAAAGAAAATAATTTTTTTATTCCTAGAAAAATTGCTGTAGGATTTGTAAAAAGAGCAAATACATATTCAGGAAAGTTATCTTATATTACTTATTATGATAATACTAATAAATTACGTAAGGACGTATCTTGGAATGGATGGAGAGATAAAAATATAGAACCTGTATATACGGATAATATTCCAACATCAGGTTTTATTATTAATAAACGTGCAGGAGGCGAAAAATGGGGATGGAACCAAAGAGCAACATATGCGCGTATATATGATCCAAGAGGATTTGAATTTGAGATAACTATAGATAATCTTCTTTGGATTCTTGAATATACTAATTCAGAAAACAAGGAATTAAAAGGACAATTTGTATATAGTTGGTATGGAACTGAACTTGTACTTATGCCTATTGTTTCATCTGATTATGAAGAATCTAAACGTTTATCTGAACAACAATATAATAAAACATCGTTTAAAGAACGTGATTTAATTCTGGGAACACTTTATAAAATGAAAGGTAAGGAATTAAATGAATTGGTATATATTGGTAAAGTAAAAGTATCCACAGAATTCAATATGTCTTATGTTAATAAATTAGCATTTGTACCTATACAGGATTCTTGGAAGTTATATTCACATTATGATAAAAATATCAACAGATCTGATTTCTTTATATTTAAAAGTGTTTCGTCTGTTATAGCAGAAATGCAACAAAATTATTTTAGTGAAGATATTGTAAAAGAATATCTACATAGATTTGATATGTGTGCGTATTCATATAATTTCTGGAATAATTTTGGTAATTTCATTGATAAATTTGTTTCTGACCATCCATGTATAATGAATGATTATAAAAAACCATATAAGATAGAATATAATAGATATAGCACAGAGAAAAATAATTATAATAATATTATTGATAAATTCGAATATAATGGTATAAAGTTAGATTCATTAAGAATTATTCCTGAATGGTTAATTCAAACAGACAGAGAACACATATTTTATGAAAATACAAGTGTATTAAAATCTGTTATATCTGATGATGGTAAATCTGTATTGATAAAAGAACAATATCCTACTATAGAAAATATTAATACATTTAATAGGATTGTATATAAACGAATGTATGATTTCATGAATATTGATTTAAATACAAATACATTTAATAAAATATGTGATCCTGGATTGTGGGATGAATATAGAGGACATTATTCTTTCGAAGTATCAAATATTATATATAAGCATCCATCAGAAACTACAGATGTTCAGAAAGCAAGAGAAATTAATACTCAGGTTTCATTAAATGATAACAGAACATTCCTATATTATATAACGAAGGATAATTATATATCTATATCATTGCAGGAAATGATACGGAATTATCGATATATGAAATTCGGTTTCTCAAATGGTATAGAAGAGAATAAATGGATAACATTAGATGCAATATTGTTACCGAAAAAGATTAAGTAATTTTTTTATTTCAAAATAATTATGTATCTTTGTATTGTTAATAAACAAAAAGTATAAACAATTAAAAATATATAATTATGACAACAAATAAAAAGAATACAGTTAAGAAGTATATACTCTCACAAAATTTACCTTTTGGTAATTTAAAGTCTGGTATGATTTTTTCTTATGATCCTATTACAAAAACTGCAGTATTTCCAAATGGACAAGAGATTTCACCATTTGATGTAAGTGATAAGAATTTCGTAAAACCTACGGCAGATGTAAAGTTTAATGTAGGTGATTGTGTCATTTATCATACGCGATTGTATAAGATTACTGATATTAACTATGTAACAGGTCGTTGTAAGCTTTTAGAGTTTTACGCAAATAAAGAGGTTGATTTTGTAAGTCATTCTGTATTGACAGCAGCACAAGTTTATTGGTTTGTTAATTCGTCTGGAACTGTTTCATCATCATATATTGGCAAACAACCAGATGCAGACTTATGGAGAGCAAAAACAAAGAACATGTTTAATACCAAGGAGGAGTGTCAGAAGTATAAGAATATTGTTCTTAAAAGTAAATAAAGAATATTTTTCAAATTTAAAATTTTAAATTAATATTTTATTTAACTCTTAAAGAGATTTGTAGTGATTACAAGTCTCTTTTTTCTTTTTAATAAATATATAAAATATAAAAGAAGTATTATGCCAACAATGATGCCATTAATGGATAAAGATACCGTAAGATATATAACATAGAATATTACACCAGAAGAAACTAAATATGTAGCTGATATAAAATCTACTATTGATGATACAAAGTGTGAACCAGAGAAATGTGATGATGTTATATATCTTACTAAGATTATCGCTTTTTATACTAAATTTACAAATCTTGCAAATACAACACCTAATAATCAATATAAGATGCATATTCAAGATTTTATGTGGAGATTACAACAATATAAAGAAGATATATTCGAAGTAGTTCAGTCTATCATAGGAGTTTTAAATGGTTCAGATATTACAAAGATTGAATTACCTATAAGTGATAATCCATTAGAGATTATAAATGAATTAAAACAATGTGTACAAAATTGGTTTACACTTCATACAGATGATATTGAATATGAAGGCGCTAGATCATTAACTAGTTCATTCCTTTCTGTAATTCATAAGTTTGTTTACCTTTTTAGATTAGATAAATGCTCGACTGCTGATTATGGTCAGGATTAGAAATTACCAAATCCTGATGCAGGATTATGTGGAGTAAACGGAGCATATGCAGTAAATTTTTAATATGATATAATATGAATCCTATAAATCAACCATCATCTAGAAATTACAATATCAATGGTAGTACAAGAAATAATGGGTTCTTATATAAAATTATGCCTTTATCATTTAATTTACAATAGAGAGGAAATGATTTTAAAGTTAAAAAATACAATAAGTGTAAATTTAATATCGGCGATAATGTAAGAGGATTGTGTTTGGAAGATAAGAAAGAACATTCAGGACGAATTACTAATATCTTATACAGTACAAATACAGAAGTTCCTTATTTAGTTTATATCATTGATAATAAGACAAGATAGAAATTATCATTAAACTTTAGTTCGCTAGAATTTAATAATTCTAAAATTGATGAGTCATATGGGTTTGATGTTGCCATTAAACTATATGAAACATTAAATAAAGATAAATATAATAAATTAAAACTTTAGAATAGAATGGTAAATTCAATAAAAGTTTTACTTGAAGAATATTTTAATAATACAGAACAAATGGATATGTTGTTAAATGATTATTAGAAACAACAGAAAAAAGCAAGTAAAGCATATGATTCACGTCAAGAGTTTTTAAAATCAATATTAGGTAAAGTAACATATAACAAATATCAAAATAAAGGTATGTTTGCTCCTATTCCTTTATCTGCATTGCATTTAACATTCGAAGATTTTTATTATTTGTTTCCAGAGAATAATATTAAGATGAGACCAATGGATAATGAAGCAGGTGTAGAGAAAGTAAAGAAACTTATTGCACGTATTAATAAGGAATATCCTAATAACGGTATTAGATTGTTAGATAATGGTGTTTCTTATACATTAAGTTCAAATCTTGTATTTAAGAGATTAGATAATATAATTGATTTTTTATAGATAATTCAGAAAAATGTTTTGAGGATTTCATCTGATAAAACAAATCCAACAGTTAATTGGAAGGCGATGATAAAGAAATTCAGAAATTATCTACGATAATCAAATAAGTAAAATAAATTAATTAAAATAATAATGATGATAACTACAAACATAAGTAACATTCCAGACGCATGGGATGGTTATTTTGAACAATAGGTTAATAAGTTCACGCCTTCTGTTGAAGTTCCTAAGCCTTGGAGACATCCGGTTGGACCTGAACCTATGATGAAACCTTGCAAGCATCATAAGACATAGTTTATTATAAAACATAAACCTGCTACATTACCAAATGGACCAGAACATGGATGTAACGTATGTGATCCATATCATCCAAATTTGTATGATCATATGAATATGCCTTGTTTTAATCAACATAAACCATATGGTATCGCTACTAATAGATTAATGAGTCCATTTGAAGATGATGATAGACCTGATTGGCATGAATTCCATGCTAAGAATCGTAAACCTATGATGTTTGAAGAAGTTATAGATGAAAATGGTTGTTCACATGGTCCTCATGGAACAATTAATGTTAGACCAGTTGAACCTGCTGATGATGAAGCAGATGAGATTGAAGATGAAGTAACAGTTTAAAATGAAAATTAATTAATGATAGAAATATAAATTATGCAAACATCAAGTAAAGTTTCATACGATAATTGGAGTGATTGGAATTTAGGAAATTAGATAATGAATATAAGACCTGTTGGTACATATTGCTTCTGTGAACATCATCATTGTCACCATCATCATCCTTGTGATTGTGTAGATTGTGAATTCTCAGAATCATATATTAAACCAGAATCTTGTTGTCATCATCATCCGCATCCACCAGTACCATGTCCACCACATCATTGTGATTGTCATGATCCACATTTATTTCCAATTGATCAAGATAATGATGGATTTGTAGAAAGTGATATGATTCATAAACATCCAGAACCATATATTCCAGAACCATTACCAGGAGAAATTGGAGATAAAGAAGATGATACAACAAATAGAATGGAAGTAGGTGACGAAGTTGATGATATTGATGATTCAACAAATTATTATGGTTCAAATTTAGTTGTAAGTATTCCTAAAGAAATTCAACCAGTAGAAACATCAGATGAAATTGATTCTATTTTAGATGAAGATACACAAGATGATATGGTAACTACTGATGAAGATGGTTATCATACATTAAGTGATGAAGTTCCAGCAGAAGAAGATAATTGGGAAACATCAAAAATGATTGATACTAATACATCTAAAATTATTGAAGAAACACCAGTTCCTGAATAGGAATTAAAGGAAGTTGAAACTATTCCATCTGTAGAATCAGTAGAAGAGAAACCCACACGTGGACGTAGAAGAGTTAATCGTGGAGGAAGACGTAAAAAAGAAGAATAATTTTTATTCTATATATAATAGAAAAGAGACTTAGAACAAAAATACTAAGTCTCTTTTTATTTTTTATAAACATTCACATTTAATTTTACTATAAAATTAAAGCATACATTCATCCCACCAGTCAGCGCGGAAAGTCATATCACAAGACATCAAATCTGTACTGTCATAATTAAGTGTAGGACCAGGTACACCTGTTGTAGGGAAAATGTAATAGAATACCCATTGCCAATATGGATTACCAGCACGATCTTGCATAGTAATAGTCATTGATGGCGCCACGTAATCTTTCTTAAGGCCTTCACGACCTGTAAGAGGATCATAAATAAGGTCAACCCATTCACGAAGGAACTTATATGTGTAGTTCTCAGGTGAACCGTTATCATATGAAAGGTTAAGGTTAAAGTGTAATGTCAAGTCGACATTAGTTCTATCTGGTTTTGCACCAGCGAATGAACGTTGTGCAAATTTATACTTTTGCTCTGTTGCGTTAGCACCAAATGAAGTAGAAATCTGACCAACACTTTGTACACCTTCAAGAATAATATTCAAACGTTCATCATCTGTTGTATCAACCATACCTTGAGGACAACTTAATTGAACAGTAAACAAGTTCAAATATATAGGTTCCCATAATGAGGTAGATACACGGCTATTTCTAAAATGTGATAATCCTAACAAACCTGGAGATTTCTTAGGTAAAGTAGGTCCATTTGTTACTGCCATATTATTATTAAAGTATATTTTATTTTATTTATCTGTGAAAAATAGGTAGATTAAATGTAGACAAAAATATTTTTTTATAGTATAAATTAAGAATTTAAAAAAAATAGAGATAAATAATTAAGTTCAAAAAATAAATTTTAAATAAAGAAGAAAATGAAGAAGATTTTATTTGTACTTGCTGCTGTTGTAACAATGAGTTTCGCTTCTTGTGGTAACAAGACTACTACATGTGGAACAGCAAATGATTCAACTGCAACAGATACTACAGTTGTTGATTCTACAGCTACAGATTCAACTGCAGCTGATTCTACAGTTTGTCCTATGTAATTCATAAGACAAACTTTATTTTAGAGAAGATTATTGTGTAATTAAAATATAACCTAATATAAGGTTTATATTAAACTAATTTTAGAGATATACTAAATATATTCATTTATATTTGGTATATCTTTTTTTATTTAATAAATATTTAAAATTTATTTAACTGAATTATATAATATATGGCAACATGGAATCAAGCAGTTCAATAGATGGGTAAGTTTTATCAATAGAATATACATACATATCAAGGAGGTAAATCAGGACATGCGACAGGTGCTAGACGTTCTTATTCATGTCCTTTAGTTGGACACAGTGTAGGAGATGATTGTTCAGGATTTACTTCTGCGTGTTTATAGTTATTTGGAGCATTTCCAGGCTCATATATTGTTTCATCTAGTGGTTTTGCATCAACATCTGGTGCAACAGCCGCATATTTAAGAAAAGCTGGATTTTCACCGTTAAGATATATTAGTTACTCATCTTTATAGCCATATGATATTGTTGCAAGAAATGGACATGTTGAAGTATTTTGTGGTATGAAGGGAAGTTCACCAATGTCATACGCATGGGGAAATATTCATGATGGCATAAATGGACATGTTGGTATGCCATGTTGGTTTTCTAAACAGTCTTATTCTATTGTATGGAGAAATTCTGGTGTAAGTATAGATACACCATTAGATTTTTCTTCAGTGTCTGGCGGTTCATTACAACAATAGATGAATTCTGGATATGGTACAGGTGGAACATTAAATGGGTAGACAGGTTCATAGTTTAATTATACATCAAATACATATCCTGTTCATGATGAATATGAAACTATTTCATCTGGTAATGGTTCAAAATCTGTATTTGAAATTGTAGGTGAAAATACATTACGTATGGCATATACAAATTCATCATATATACAACAATTAGATTCATCTAATTATTAGTTAAAAAATACTCGTATATATTCAACTAATGATGCATCTATAATATTAGATGAATTATCAATACCATTAGATCCATTTGATACGAGTGTTAATACATTAGATTCAAGTGTTATTGATAATTCAGTTAAAACAAATAATTAATAATATATGGCTGGCAAGAAATTACTTAATGGTGTTTATATAACAAAGAAAATAATGGAAGCTTTTAATCTTAAAGATTATCAGGCTGCTGGATTTGCTGGTTGTTTTATGGAAGAATCTGGTTGTGATCCCGGTGCATATAATGCCGCTGAAAAATCTGGAAGATTTAAAGGTTCATCAGCGAACGGTGCAGGTTATGGTGCAGGTCTTGCATAGTGGTCTAATGCATGGAAACGGTAGATATAGAGATAGTTTAATAATTCAAGGCCTATAGAAAATTGGACATTAGATTAGCAAATAGCTATTGTTACTAAAGGCTGTTCATAGTCTTTTGTAAATTTATTAAGAAAATGTACATCAGTAGGTTAGTCTACAGATATTGTTTTAAGAGGATATGAAAATGGTTCTGCAGGTAAAGGTACTAAATTACGTTCATAGCAATCAATGAAAGCATATACGTGGTGTAAGACATCATATATGGCAGATGGTAGTAGACGTACGTTTAGTGATGGATATATTGGTGCATTAACATGTAGAACATCATGGGCTAATGCAGTTTTAAGTAAAATGGGATCAGTTAATCTTGCAGATTTATCCGGATTAGGAACAGAAGTAGGTGGAGGATTAGGTGATGATGGCTCTTTTGGTTCTACTGGTGGAGGAGGAACTGGAGATTCAAACGCATATCCTGTTCATGATGAATATGAAACATTTACTGGACAAGGTGGAAATATATTTGCAAATGCAAAAGATAATGCATTTCAATTAGCTGCTGATGCATCAAAATCTAAATTTTCATCTAAAGATTCTGAAGCATCTAAGCATACACGTATATATTCTACAAATGATTCTTGTATTGTTTTAGATGAATTAAGTATACCATATGATCCAAATGATCCAACTATTGAATATGCAAATCAAAATGTAAAAGCGGAAGATGTTAAGAAAGATACATCTACTAATGCAAAAGATAATACTAAAGACACATCTACAAATAAAAGTACAAATAAATCTAATACTACAAAAAAGACAACTAAATCTAAATAATTATGATTACAATAAATGGTATTAAATATTTAAAAAAAGGAGAGACATCAAATGATAAAACAATAACGCATTATTATTATACAGATTCATTAAAGAAAACTTATAACATAATATATAATGGCAAAAATGCTAAATTATATACAGATACTAAAGTATACAAGGATTCTGATACAAATTAGATTATAAAGAAAGATTTCTTTAATTATACTATTGATTACGGAACAGGAAAATATGGAGGTGTTTGTTATTCAAAATCAGATGAAGATAAGATATTAGGTATGGTCGATTCTGATAGTAATATAGATGGAAGTTCTAATGGAGATTCTACAACTGATGGTGATAATAGTTCAAACTCTGGAAATAATTCTGATGATTCTGATAATAATGACGGTAATAGTTCAAATAATGGTAATGGAACAGGTGATGATACAAATGATTCTGATAGTAATGGATCTGGTAATAAAGATACTAATAATAAAGGTATATTTGAGGATTCAATGGGTAATAAAGATAAAGATAATCCTCGAAGTTCATTACCATTAGGAGCAGATATTAAAGATCCTGATGTTACAGGTTTTAGCATTGATGAAGTAACAGCGCCACATCCACGAGAAAACAATTGGTATAATAAAGGTTCTGTTTGTCCAATAATACGTATAAATGATCATTATTTTTCTGATACTGAAATATAGCATTTTTCTATGGAAACTGGATATTATAAGAATTTTTATGATTATCAAGTATACCAAGCACCGTTAACAGGTGTTTTACCAACTATGAGGCTTATTGTTACAACAACAGATCCAGGTTTATTAAAGAAAGATTTTATAAAGCAAGGTGATAGATGTAATGTATTTTTCTAGAGTAATCATTCTATGATTAAATCTATGAGATGTGATTTCAGAATTACTAATGTTGTAACAGATTAGTTAGATTAGACGTAGTATTAGAAATATCAAACATAGATTATAACAGGTGAACTTTATGTCCCGGATTTAAGAAATGAAGAAACTCGTTATAATTTTAATGGTTCATCAAGAGATGCTATGATGGATTTGGCAAAGAGATTAAGATTAAGTTTTTTCTTTTGTGATCCTGATGATACTAATGATAAAATGGTTTGGTGTAATTGTAAAACACCTGAAATGTTCATTCATGATTTAACAACGCATGCATGGAAAAATTCTATATCATTCTTTGAATCTTGGATTGATCCACGTTATGGATTATCTTTTATGAATATTAATAGATTATTAGGTGAAGATGGATTTGATGAATCAATAGATATGACATTCTGGACTAATACATTTATTAATAATAGATCAGTTGATGGAAAATCTGCAAATGAAACAGATACAGAATAGAAAAATAGTACACATATTCAAACAAAATGTTTTACTAATATTATTAATGATAATGAATCTGCTACAGTATATCATGTTAATAGTTGGAGATTGGTTAATAATGCATAGGAAATACAAGATTTTGTTGGATTGAATTGTAAAATGCAATATTCATCTGTTAATCCTGGATTATTATCAGATGAGAATAATAATCCAAATTATAGTGTAGAATTTTCATTATGTTTAAATAGAACTAAATTTGATCCAACTAAAAAGGATAATGATTTTTATGTATTATTAGGACCTGGTAGAAATATGACATATGCGAGTGGCGATGCCGCCATGGGAACATCTGAAACACAATCTTCAAATAAAAATGAACCTGAACAAGTTACAAATCAAATGTCTGATGGTGATGCAGATGCAATGGATAGTACAGGAAATAATATGATGTCTTCTGGTAATACACATCAATTTTATGAAGTTGCTTATGAACATAATATGAGAAATTTACTATAGTTATAGAAATAGTATTTACTTGTAGAATTAAATGGTGCAAACTTAAGTATTGTTCGCGGTGAAAAAATGCCTATTGTATTAATGGATTTAAATAAAGCAGAACAAGCTATTAGAACTAGTCAAGCACGTACAAAAATAGAAGAATGTATGTATGAAGCTGAATCCGGTTGGTATATAATTGATGGTATTGAATGGGTTTTTGATCCTGATAATGATTAGGGACAAGGTACAAACTGGCGAACTAATGTGAAATTAGTTAGAAGAGAATGGCCAATACCATCAAAAATAAAAGATGCAAATGGTAATACTGTTTCAAAAAATGTCGCAAATAGTATTGTTTTGGTAGATATTGGAAACGGACAATAGATAAGAATGGCTTATTATGATGCAGTAAAGAAATATAGTTAGGAAATAAAAAATGGTGATGTCAAAATATTAGGTGGAACAACATCTGAAGACGCAGTTGTAATTGGTCAGAAAAAACAAAACATATCTTCAACTAATGATGAATAGAATTCAGATGATCTAGAAGAAAGTGGTAAATTATATACTGCAAATGGTGTAGAGACTGTAAGTGCAGTTAATTTTAATCTTGATTTAATGGATCAATATGTAAAAGATTCTGATTATGTTGGTTAGTCTACAATACCTTTAACTGGTTTGAAAGATTTTATGAAAAATATTTATAAAACAATATTATCTGAATCCGATAATAAATGTAAATTGGTATCTGGAAGACGGTGGGCAGTAGATGAATATGGTAATAAGGTAAATGGAAATGCGTTTGTAAAGAAATATGATTATTATAAATGTATGAATGCTATAGGTGAAGTAATGTATTTTAAAAAAAATAATTCAAGTCATTTATATGGTGAAGCTATTGATATTATTAATAATGGTATAGATTTTACTGAACTTATGACTAATGTAATAATGAAATCACCTGCGATATTAAAATTATTTTATGATAATGGTGTTTCTGCTTATATAGAGCAAGCAAAGGATGATACAGGCGCAACTACTAAACATTACCATATTGGAACTGATACAATAAAACAACGAGAATTTTGGGAATCTGTTAAAGCTATATTAGGTTCTGATATGATTCCAGGAACTATGATAACATTTATGAACTATATGACAAAAAATACATAGAGAACAACAGAATTCTCTGTAAGTAGTGAAATAGACGAAAACACATTACAAAAAAATAGTAATAATGATAAATGAAAATAAGGGAATAGATATTTGTAATCTATTCCCTTTATTATATTAAATATGTTTTCTTTTTAATATTTGAATAAATTCATCTTCAGTTATTTGAGCACCTGCTGCACCTTCATGTCCTCCACCATGATAATATTCTTGAAGATATTTACCACAATGGAATTCATGTGTATCTGTAGGATTATACAATGAAATTGCCCACATACCATCAGGTAATCTCTTAAATACAATACCGTTTTTGATTTTATCTTTACATGTTTTAAATATCTGTGAATTTGTTGGTTTCTGAATAAACAAAGCACATGCAGATCGATTATCAAATCCTACAGTCCATGTAAAATCACCATATGAATTAATGAGGTTCTTATTGTTTCTATCAATAATCTCTGATTCTAACTTACCTAATTCTTTAAGTTTCCCTAGTTCACATGCTAATTCTTCTGGTTTTGCTTGATATATTATATAATATACATGATTAATAATTTCACTTACATTTAAATCATATTTATTATTAACACCAATGTTTACATATCTACAAAAATCAAAATTAATATTCTCCGCATCATAACTCCAGCTATCCCATGCAGACAATACTTTAAACAAATCCGGTATTCTTCCAATAAAATTATACAAATAGCTAAAAGCATTATATAATGCAGAATGATCGATTGTCCTTAAACCCTGAATATCGTCAAAATGTAATTCTTTTGAACTATTAATCATAGGCGCATGATGGTCAAACCAATATAGTTTATCACCAAAATGTTTTTTCAGTTTAAGCATTGTTTCTGCTGTATCAAACGAAATATCTGATATATAAACATAATCATATACACCTATAATATCATTTTGAATATTTAAGTTCTCCATCCCATTATAATCTTCACCTAATAGTGTGATCATATTTGGATGTATTCCTTTTTCAATTACAAGAAAATTATATATGATAGCCATCGAAAATAAACCATCATTATCTTCCTTGTGATATATAATTAAATATTTGTCATCCATTATATTATTAATTTAATAATTAGTTTTCTGTTTCTCTAACATTTCTATTGCTTTTGCTTGTCTATCTACTGTCTCTTGAAGTTGTTCACACTTATATTTGTAATAATGAGCTTCACCAGCTGCAATCAATATACAAACACATGTAAGTCCCAATATATAAATATCAAGCTTATTAAAAATCTTTTTTATTGTTTCCATTTAATATATAATTATTTTGATAAAGTACAATTATTAAAGAAAGTACAATATGATATATTAACTATATCATTATATATAATTGTATCAACAAGTTCATCATATCTCAAAAGAGATGCTATGAAATTTTTATTATTCTGAAATTTAACACCTGGTTGCAATATCTTCGTTTCATAATGCATCCATATATTAACATTATTAAACTTATTTTTTAATATATCTATATACTTATGATAATCATCAAATGTATTAAATACACCTTTAAATAATGTATCTATTATGTTAATATCATTGAAATCAACACTATTTAATAAATTTAATTCATCTGTATTACATGTTTCATATATTACATTATTATCTTTATCATATGATTTTGTATTATATAAAATAAGTTGTATATCCTTTTCAGTTGTATTAATTATTTTTATATTTCTAACTATCAACGGACATGATATAATATATGATATAGGACATAGTATGCAGTTCTTTTTAATATTACTATCAAATATTAATGTAACACCACCATCTGAATATTCTATATCATCTATATTATGAACAATATTAATGTTTATATTATAATCATTCTTTTGTTTCTTTAATTTCAGTATATCATCTTTCCATCGTTTGAATTTTAATTCTCTTTGTTCATTTAGAACCTTTGAACCAACAGATTCATTATTTACTATGTTATCAAATTCTTCGTCAAATAAATTCATACCTTTTTAAAATTAATCAATAATTATATAGAAAAATGATGAAAAAGTTATATATTTTCTTAAAAATATTGATATTTTAACAATAAAAAATGATTCCAGTAGAAGTATACTGGAATCATTAAAATATTAAAATAAAATAGTTAAATTAAATATTTTCTTTTGGTAAATAAACACGTGTCTTTTGTTCTTTCTGACGTCCATCAGACCAATTCGAAATTTTAGTTAAATCACAATATACCCGAACTTTCATTCTATTTTAAAGGGGTTAGACTATACCACTAACTTCTTGAGTTACATCTTGGTAGTCGTTGAGGGCTTTTATTTGTTTCGTATCAAATAACTATCCCTGCTGATTATCCATTGTTATATCATTAGAATTTTTACACTTTGGTATCTAATGCTTTAGGAACTTCCAGCATATTCGATGTTTGCTATATATGTCACCATATATAGGGGCATTTAATTAAAAATTTACCCGATTATTCTGTCATATAAACTTACATGAACTGATCCACACTTTGGACATACACTAAATGGTGTCTTTGAAATATATCCACAATCTTCACATTTACAATTAGGAACATTAAATGTCCAATATTGACAACCATTCTCTGCCGCAAATTTCATAATGTGAACAATCTGTTTCTTAGACAAGTGCTCTGACAAATTGAGATGCGCTGCTGAACCACCATCCAAAAAATCTCCAATATAGTTCTTACCATGTAAGGTAATCTTATCAAAGATTGACAATGTTTTATCATTTGGTTTGAATATGTAAGACGCATACAGGTTAGTGTCTGTTGGTACCCAATCAACTCTGTTACATGATTACATAATAATTTTAATATTATTGTTGAATGTAATCTGATTTATTAATATATTCATTTAGATTTATTAAACCTGCATGAATTTTCCTATGACAATTTGAACATACACATACACATTTTTTTATTTCTTCATATAGTTTTTCTTTACCTCTCCCTCGATGTTTACCTATTGTAAAATCTTTTTCATTTGGATCTATATGATGAAAATCTATACAACATGGTTCATATTCACTACATATTATACATGGATTCTTTAATGAATATAACCATTCTGTTTTTCTTTTTTGTGAACGCTTATTTTTGTTCATTATGTATTTCAGGATGTGCTTTTCTCATCTATTTCCTATATAATTTTCTACATTCTTTACATACTGCACGTCCTTTTTCAAACATTTCTATAGACAATTCTTTACCACATTTATTACATATTTTTGTTGTCATATATATTAAATTATGTTTTATTATTTATCACCGGAACATGACAAAAATAACATAACCCAATTATATTAATAAACGCTTAATTATTTCTAATCAAGTCTCTATGTTACCATAGAGTTCGGACTATTGCATAGTTTTGTTTCACAACAAAACTCCTTTTTATTTAGTCTCTCAGGCTGCCCATAACATTGTTGTTATTGCTTGCCCCTCGTTATCCTTACTACCGGTACCTAAGGTAATAAAATGTAAGGAACTTCGAGTCAATTAAAAAAGGTTTTACATGGACATTGTTGTCTATCCATCTTCAGAATCCCAATTATAATTCTTTATTGCCAAACTTTCAGCTGGTATACATTCAGTATTGAACGTTAACTTATGACCGTTAAATGTACCTGCAGCTTCTTGATTCTTTTGCTTTATATATCCAAATATTGTTTGACAAAGTTTTTCATAATGAGGATTTACATTACAAGTAATTCCTAAGAATTCTGCCATTTGATTAAGACCATTCAAACCAATTGTTAAATATTGCTTATTCAAATTAATAAACCCTGCTTTATATACAGGTAATAATCCTGCGTCATACATATCCCAAAGAAGTTCATTATATGCTGTATGATATTTATATACTCTATCAAGAATATTACCAAAATATTCGCACATATCATCATAATGCTCTTCTACATTTTCTTTTGTTACTCCAGATTTCTTAACACTGTTAAACCAGTCTTGAGTTATGCGACTAAGATTCAGGGTTATCACACTTTTACTTCCTGTTTGACGTTTTCTCCATATATTTCTATATGGTCCGGGTCATATCTTATGTTTATTTAAATAATAAACATTGCACTATTTCGGCATTTAAAACGATTCGTTTCCTAAAACGTTACTACGTATCAATAGTAGTCCTACTCCACCTGCTCATCACTTAGGGGATGACCTCCACACACATTAATAATTTTTATATGTTCTACCTATTAACATATTCCTAAAATTATTCATTAAATAATTTTTATATTTACCGATTTTTAATTCTTCAATAGATTTGCCATTATTATATTGTTCTCTTAAATAAACAACTTCATCTTTAGATAACAATGGTAACTTCTATTTACATTTATCAGTTCTAATAGGCATTTTTACATGCATATATGATTTTCCAAATAATATTTTATTAAATCCACTCCATGAATATAAATTACTATATTCTTTAAAAATATCATCTTCTTTTTCACCATTTACAAAATATCTTATTCTTATGTTTAATACTTCTTCATCAGATAAATTCTTAGAATTTGCATGCATATTTCCTCTACGTGTTCTTCGATCTGATTTATAAAAATCATTTACTTTATCTGTATTATATTCTATACCAATTTCAGGTCTTGTATAATAATGCCAATATTTTGAAAATCCACTTTTTGACATTCTATCTTTATACATTTCATATACTTCTCCAAAAGTATATTTCATAGAATAACGTATTTTTCTTAATTCTAATAATTCATTATCATTTAATATTGCTTTGGGATGTTCCTCCCCAACTTTTGTTATAGTTGCAGAATGTCCACCCAATGTAGAATTATATCCATTATTATAACTATCATATAATTTAATGTAATATATTTCTTTATTATCAGCTTCATCCTAATTAGGAACATTATCTTCTAATATTGAAAAATTTGATTCATTAATATTATATTTTCTCATTGCTCTATATAATTTATAATCACTATGTTTCATATCATTTAAATGTTCTCTTACTCTTATATGATAATGATGTGTCTACCCAATATATACTTTTCCATTAGGAAATGATATTTTATAAATTGTAAATATTTTATTCATATATTATAAATGTAAAATTATAACATATTTATATTAACTTGGCTCGGTATTACCATGCATATAGTTTCACAACTTATGTTTAGGCTTCACCGATGCATTAATATCGCTATATTAATACATTGCTTGATTAGCAATTAAGCACATAAAGGACCCAAGTTGATCCCTAAATTTCCATTTGTGAAGTTGAATTCCTTTGTTTGTATCTTATTCTTAAGTCTGCAGTTATGTGTTATATTTCCATTAGGCATTAAGAAATATGGTTCAAGATTCTTATCGCAGAGTTCTACACAATAATAATCTTTTGGTTCATCAAGATTTACAACTTCAACCTTTGTAATCTTTCTTATAACAATGTCTTGATCTACATCTTTAAAATCATTTCTAAATAACCCCATATATTGGCCATACTCAAAGATAAGTTGATCTCCTGTTTGAAGCAAATATGCTTGCTTATCTTTAATCATCTTATCATTATCAATAATAGGGAATATATGATCCGGTGTAACTCTCATCACATTTCTTGATTCATCCGGATTAAAATCATCCGGGGCGAAATAAATTCTTACTTCTTGAACTGCTTCTGCTTTTACAAACTTAGCATTTACCCATTCACCTGTACATTTACCTGTTGTACCATTAAAATTCATATGATATACATTAATAATTTCATCCTTATGCTTTTCATATGCATTTTTAAATGACTCAACCATATATGCGTTTGAACCTGCGTTTTCTTCCATATTACAAGGTTCTACATACATGAATGGAGTATCACCATCGAAACAACAACTTGATAATGAATCAACTGTATCTGACATATATGTAAAGAATGAATGACCTCTTGCATATTCATCCGCCACAAAATCTGCAGATTCCTTATCAAGGAATTCTCCATCCTTATATACTAATGCGAAACTTTCCCATTTATATTCTATATAGTTCGTTACACTATATACGTTCATAATAATGAACTGCTTTATGTTACCATAAAGATTAGACTATATCACAATCCTATAAATATAGGATTCTCCCCATTTCCACTCACTTGAGTGTACTTCCTTTCGGAATAGTCGTTGAACCTTATTATATAAATGAATATTTATGACCATAATATAATCTATTTGCATTTATCGATTTTACTAATCCTGATATACATGCAGTTCCTCCAATATTTTTAATAACTTCGGACATTGATGAATATATTATATTATTATCTAAACATTTTATTTTCTTTGGAAACGTTTTTCCCTTCATCGTATTACCAAATGTTTTAATAGAATATAATTCATTCTCTGATTGTGTGCACCATTCTAAATTATCTACTCTATTATCTGATCTATTACCATTTAAATGATTTACAAATGGTTTATTTTCAGGATTTGGTATAAATTCTTGAGCAACAAGTCTATGACATAAATATCTAGTTTTAATAGAATTTTGCATTAATGATATTCTTAAATAACCATCTAATGTATATTCTACTTTTAATGGTTTACCTTTATACGGACGTAATCCACCCCATCTACAAGGCACCATTCTATCTTTACTTCTGAAATTACCTAAATTACTAACTTCAAATGCGCCATCATATCCTGTTATACTTTTCCAAATTTCTTCCATAATATTCTCTTATATAATCTTGGTTGCTGATTATCTAATAACTTCGCATATTTATTAGAGTTCCCAGCAGTTAAAGGAGTTTTTCAATAATAAATTACTTTATTATGCCGCAGATTGATTTACGGGGAAGGTGATTATCGTACGAAGACGTTCCTTATTAAACCATATCATGAAGTCTTTCTGTAACCATGAAACACTTTCCCAACATGGTCTTGTTCCTTCTTCATCAGGAAATACAAATTCACCAAACATACCTTCAAAGAACGGTTTATCAAAATAAGAGAAATTTACAACATTTTTTCTTCTACATAAATCGTTACTTTATGTACGTTACTATTTGTAACTGCTCTATGATTTCCATAGACGATTAACGAATTTCACGTTAAAAGGGTTTGTTTAAACCGTTTAGACTATATCACCAAATTTAATTTTCTTAAATTTGCACCTACACTTCCATAACACTTGTTATGTACTCTACTAACTCATTTAAAGTTTTCGATAGTCGTTGAACTTTTATCCTTGTAGGATAATTAGCTGCGTATGATTACCCAATCTTTATCGTTTTTACAATCTGATAGCCGTTATACTATCTGCTACTATCTATGTTACCATGATATGCTGTAGATAAAGCTCTAAGGGACTTCCCGCAATTCAAGGTGTTTATTAACGTCAGCACATGTAATTTCTCTTATAATTTAATTATTACCAAAATTATGTATTTTATACATGTGACAATTTTTACAATATGTTATAAGATTATCTATGTTATTAAGTTCTTTATTTTTTATCGCTAAATTAAATAATTCATCAAAATTATCAGTAGGATTTAATTCTGGATGTTCTGATAATAAATTATGAAATAATATTTTAAATGGAACTATATGATGAACTTGAAGATTTTCATGACAACCGCATAGCTAACAAGTATTATGATCTCTCTCTATAACTTCTGGAACTAATCGATTAAAATATGTTCTTATTTTATTACCTAATCTTGTAGTATCTGTTGTATATGGAATATTAGTAATATTTAAACTATTTAATACTCTATTAATTACAGCTATTGTACAATTATATCTCCGTGCCAATTCTGTTTTTGATATTGACTATTCAATATATAAATTATATAATTTTTTATAATCATTAAAATCTTCTGGTATTTCTTTTTTATGATAATTCCACATAGATTCTGCAAAAGTACGTCTTTTAATCCCATTATGTTTTAAATGACTTCTTATAGTAGTTGCTGAACAGTTAAATATTTTACCTATTTCTACTGTAGATTTACCATCATTATATAATTTTATTATTTCCTAATCATTTGTATCATCATATTGTTCATAAACTTCATAATTAGTATTTTTTATATTATATTTTTTAAAATATCTATTAATAGTACCTTTATGACATTTATATATTTCTGAAATTTCTTTCATTGTTAAACCATTATTAACATAATTTATTAAATCTTCTTTTTTAATTATTAATTTAGATTTTTCAATATTCCATTTTCTTAAATATTCTTTAATATTTGCTAATGTTGTATTTCCTTCTTTAGCACACTATTTTCGTGTTAAACCTTTAATAACATAATTTTCATATAACCAATCTCTATCTTTTGTAAAATATCTATAATTAGACATAATTTCAGATATGTAAAATTACATACAGGATTATGTAATTTTTAATTTATTTTAGTTTATGCTGACTATAATCCTCTGGAGGCCGCAGGTTGGTTAATTGAATACACGACCTATTGAAAGAATTGTTGAATACATGAACCAATAGTTCTTGTACCATCACCTATCTTAATAGGATTCGTAAAATCTTTTATTGAACCTTCAACATCATATTGTGATAATTCTTTCTCATATGCTTCAAGTTCTTCATCTGTTAACTCTCTTTCTGAATTATAAACAAGTTCATCACGAAGTTTGTTTAATTCGTCTGAACCAAAATCATGTTTTCTCAATGTATCTACATCTTTACACCAATAATTAGATTCATTAAGAAGTTTCCTATATTTAGGCCCAATCTTATAAAATTCTTTACTATGCAAATGATAATCTTCACCAAACTCTTTTCTTGCAAAATAATCAAAATAAACAAGAAATTCCGATGTTGCAACTGCACCTGCAAATTGAGCAGCAACTGCAAATACAAGATTTACATACATACCACAATAAGAATCAAGATTTTGTGGATGACATGAAAGACCTCCTATTTTTTCTAAACCATTATGAAGGAATGGATACATAGTTATACTTGTGCAATACGGACTTATGGCACCAGCGAAGCTAGACTCATCGTTCTTATATATAATATGGTTTTTTAAATCTTTTTGATATTGTTTTGCTTTAAAATTTGGATATAGTTCTTTAAGTTTCCTTGTAATCATACCTCTGCTTACAAGAATATTATCAGCTTTATGAATTTCAGCATTTAATACACCGATATTCTTAGAAGAAACATTAGAATTATCATCTACAGTACTATTTGCAGTATTAGATGCATTCTTATATCTTTCAATAAATGCTTCCTTATTAGCAACCCATTCTCTAATTTCCTTTTTCTTGTTACGATAAAGAATAAATTCTTTCGCAACTTTAGGATAATCATGAGAATACAAACTTGTTTCAATTTGATCCTGTATTTCCTCTACAGGAATACCATCATATGGTGTTATTGAGTTTGCAATATTAGCTATAGTATCTTTAGTATACTTAGTTTTCGTAGACTTAAACGCCTCACGAATCGCTCGTTTAACTGTCTAAACACTATAGTTCTCAAAACTACCATCACGTTTCGTTACCTTCATACTTAGTTTTCTTTCTATTTTATTTTTGGTAAAATATTTATTCTCGACTATGAGAATTTTTCAAAATATTATTTTATATATTATATAAAAAAATGCAAATGAAGTCTTATAACAAACATCATTTGCATTAAAATATTTTAATTATTTTTAAAAATTTTTTCTTTCCAATAATTAAAGTCAATATCTTTGATTTGATATTGAATTAAATTTCCAGTTAATACATCAGAAAGTTTTACAGGTTTATAATCATTTCCATCAACACCAACATCATATGTCATTGCTTTTTCTTTTAATTTCTTAGCAATATTTGCATCTGTACCTGTATATGTTTCAACATTCTTTGGTGTATGCAGATGTCCATGTATATTGAACTTTCCTAAAAATTGACCATCACAATGTGGATAATGTGAAACTGTAAATTGAAGAATTATTTTATCTTTATAATCGTCATATATTTGTACAATAAGTTCTGTACTCCAATATACTTTACTATTCTCATTATATGGCATCATATTCCTTCTTTGCAATACATTCTTTACATCATGATTTCCAATAATATTATAAATCTTTTCAGCATTAATATTATTAACCATTTCATCATATGTACTTACATTACTAAATATAAAATCACCACAATTTATAAGTATTGGATTAACACATTCAGATAAAGTTTCATTAAGATTATCAAATAAAACTTTATTCATTTCTTGTACATTTTTAAATGGTCGATTACAATATTTTATTATATTTGCATGATTTGCATGTATATCGCTAGTAAAAAATATTCTATTTATATCAGATACTTTAAACTTTAATATATGCGGCCCCATTACTACTGTTTTCTTTTCTTGCTTCATTATTTACCAAAATCCCCTTTTATAATCTTCATATTCTACATAACATCTTTCTACATTCCTAAATAGAATTTTAAAATAACGTGGAAGTTCATCATACATTAATGCTAAACATTGATCTACACTTAATGGATCAACTATATATTCATGTCCAGATAATTCCCAACATTTAGTTATAAGTTTTGCTTCACTTTCAACATAATCACACATAAATGGAGCAATCCATATATTACCAGAGTTCTTAATTGTTACAATTCTCATTATTACATATTTCTAAATGAAGTTTTTGGATCAAAACCTGCATTTATAATTTTTGTTTTATTATCAGGTAAGCATTCAGGTTCTTTCTTTGTTTCCCAAAGAAAATTCTCTATATCTATATAAACATTCTGCTCATTTGTTATTCTACTTCTATTTGAACCTAATACATCAAACTTTTGTTTTACAAATATAGGATTAATTGTTAATCCTGCATTACCATCAAGATAGTGAGAAATATCATCTGATTCATTAGCATACATAAAAGTAGGTGATTCAAGCTTTCTGAATATATCTGGATTCTCTATTTTCCAACTTTGTTTTTCAAATTCAAATTTAGGAATATACCACCTACTATTTCTATCATACAATTTATCAATATGAAGCTTTTCTCTTAATCCATTTTTCTTACAATATTCATCAAATTTACATTGGACCTTATTATAAATTTTATCCCACAAATTCTTATCATGTACATATTCTTCAGCAACTGGTATAGGATTTAATTCAATAGGGACATATGTATTTCTTGTAATTTTATGCATAATTACATAAAATGGACATATATAGATATAAGGATAAAATCCACATACAATAGATTCCATCCATGCTACATAATCTTCTTTAAATCCATTTGTATGAAAATAAAGATGTCCATAATCATGAATTTCCTTTATAATAGATTTATATTTTTTATCATCTTTATCTATTTGTATAGGATTACGTACATAGGTAATACTTTCATCTGGTTTACCAAGAATAAATCCAAATGAATCATAAAAATCCTTATATTTTGATACTATTTTCATAATGATTAAACTTTCATTTCTTTGCTAGATTCTGCAATATAAAGTTTCATATGTGTAAATATCATATATCCCCTATATACAGTATCTAAATTTTCATTTTCGTAAAAATGCTTTACTGCATTCTTCCTTTGTTCTTCACGTATTTCATCTATTCCTCTCCATTGAGATTCAGACCTATATGTATATTCATTAAATTTAAATCCATATGAATATTGTTCATATAAATCATTATTTAGTTTTCGAACGTGATTATATATATTTTCCCAAAGTTTCTTATCTATCTGTTTATTTGCATTCATAAAAAGATAAATCATGTCATAATTATCTTCTATATATGTAGCAAATGTTTCTTTAATATATGGCTGAAATTCTTCATATGGATGATGTTTCTTTGGACGACCTCGTTTTCTTTTAACCGGTTGTTCAATAATTTCTTCAGTATCTTTAATTTCTTCCATTTTTACTTTGCAAACTTTAATTTCATAATAAGTTCATCCACTAATTCACCTGGAACATCATTCACTTTAATATATTGATTATCAAACTCAGACCATACACATGTGCATTCAGTCCACTTCAATACATCAATTAACTTTTGAACCGTATCCTTTGAAAGTGATACTTGATTATTATTTCCTTTAAGTGTAAAATCCATTATCGTTTTAATTTAAGTTATTAATATACATATATTACTTTAAAAATATTGATTTGTTTACTCATATAAAATAAAAAATCTCTAATAATCTTTCAAAATTATTAGAGATAAAAATATAAAATTACTTTCCAAGAATTAAATTAGGAATTCCGTGACTACCAACATATGTTTTTGGTAGTTCTCCTGTCCATTTTTCAATTGCCATTTTTTGAATAAGCAAAGGTGTAAGAGACTGTTCTTTCAACTTATTTGCTTTAGCTTCTGCTTCTGCAAGAACAATCTTTTTCTTTGCTTCTGCTTCTGCCACGCGTATCTCATTGCTGACTCGCATTTCATCTTGTATAGCTTTGTTTTTAGCATTAATAGCTTCTTCATAAGATTTCGGATAACCAATACCTGGTGTTAGTTGCTGAAGAATAAAATGTTCTTTTGCAAATGATTTTCTAACTCTATCCTCAAATGATTTATCAACTGATTCTCGATTTGATACAATCTGATCTGCTGTATACTTATTAAATTCAATACGAGCAGCGTCTCTAATATATACATATAATGTATTCTTTACAATATCATCAAGTTGCTTACGATATTTCTTAAATATAATAGGTGATTTCCCATCTTCTATTTTTACAAGAACTGCTGGATCAACTGTAAATTTTGTTCCATCTTTACTGTTTACTTCAAATGAAGGATAATCAACTGTCTGGATAAATGTGGGATACTCAAATACGTCATTCGTAAATGGACAATACCATTTAACGCCTGTACATAGACTTACTTCACCCACACCCTTATCATCACCATAAAGATTTACATAAATACCTTCACACCCTGCGTCTATCCTCTCATACCAGCAAGATGTCAAACTCATACATGCTATAATAGCAACAATAAAATTCAATAGAATTTTCTTCATATAAAATTATATTTTAAATAGTTAATTAATGTTGTATATTCTTATTCATTTCTTTTTGCCTCTTCATATATCTAATATAAAAATCATTATAATATCGCAATACAATAATACAGCAATATATAGTAAATAATATAACAAATAACGCTACAATATTTAAAATCGTAGATGTTACAGAAAGTAATGTAGGTATTGCATATCCAAACATTACAACCAGCAGAATAATAAATCCTGATGTTACTGTATAAATTCCTAATTTTCTAAGTGGATTATGATACATAGTTTTAATTTTTATAATTACAAATTTTATATAATTATTTATTACATTTGTCTACTTTTAATATAAAGAAAAGAGAATAACAAGTTAATGTTATTCTCTTCAATATAAAATTACTTTTCAATCATCTTAATAGATCTCTTAACGAATTTCGCTAAATCTTCACCTTGAAGCAAACCATACTGCAACAATGCAATATCAATCAACTCGTGAATATGATTATCTGTATGTGCATGATTATTGATGATTTCTTTCTTCTTCTCAAGGACTTTATCAAGTTCTTCCTTAATAGGTTTCTTTGCATCATCATTTTCTGCGTTTTCAAGGCGTGAATTAATGTCTTTAACTTGTTCATTAATTTCATTAATTGCAGGTCCAATTTCTTTTTCTGCAATCTTAATAATTTTCTTAACAACCTTTGAATCTGCATTAATTACAAATTTAATATTTGCATTATCCTCAAGATACATACCAGCATTATTAAGCATAGACATTTCTTTCATACGACGGAAGAACTCATCTGCGATAATAGTAATAGGCAAAGCATCCTTGCCATCTTGCTTAACCTGGAATTGATGTGTAATCTTAGGAAGATTCAAATCAATACAATCAAACAAAGAAATAAGCATACTAATAATATTATCAGAAATTGGTTTAACTTTCTTTGTATCATCTTCTTTCTGAATAAGTTCCTCTGGTACTGCAGAGTCAATTCTCTTAAATGTTACATTCTTATCCTGAAGTTTCATCTCGAATGTATGAACTTCAAATGCACCATATTGACTATTAAACAACAAGATGTTATATCCATATTCCTTCAATGCTTCAATATATGTATATTGTGTAGCAGTATCATATGTATAAAGATATACAATCTTTCCATTCTTATCTTTCTGTGTCTCTGATACCTTATCATAATATTCATCAAAAGTATACATCTTATTATCTGTATCAACAAGAAGAATAATATCCTTTGCCTTGTCAAAAATATTAGGCTCCGTTACAACACCAAGGTTAATAAATGTTTTAATCGTCTCCCATTTCTTTTCATATGTTTCACGATCTTTCTTCATAAGAGTTCTCAATGAACTCATTACCTTATTTGTAATATGTGAACTAATCTTCTTAACATTCGCATCATTCTGAAGAACTGATCTTGAAACATTCAAAGGAATATCAGGGGAATCAATCACACCATGAAGAAGACTCAAATAATCTGGCAATACACCATCAACATCATCTGTAACGAATACGCGGTTACAATACAAATTCAAATGTCTACGTTCAAAAATAGGATGTTTTTGATCGAATGCTGGGAAATAAAGAATACCCTTAAATGTAAATGGTGTATCAATATTAATATGAATCCAGAAAAGAGGGTCAGGTCTACCAGGAAATGTATCCTTATAAAACTTAATATAATCTTCATCTTTAAGTTCTGATGCAGACTTCAACCACAATGGTTCATCTCTTGTAATCAAATTTTCTGTAGGCTCTGGATATGTAACTTCACCTGTAGACGCATCTGTTGTAGGTGCAGGAATATCTTTAAGATAAATCTTTACAGGAAGATATTCAGCATATTTCTTAAGAAGTTCAGAAAGTTTTGAATTATTTACATATTCATTATACTCATCAGAAATATGCATAATTACATCTGTACCAACAGTTTCTTTATCATCATCTACAAGAGTAAATTCTGTTGTTCCTTCACAAGTCCAACGACATGCTGTTGAACCTTCCTTATAACTCTTTGTGACAATCTCAACCTTTGAACTCACCATGAAACTTGAATAGAATCCAAGTCCAAAATGTCCAATAATCTGAGTATCTTTATATTTCTCAAGAAAATCATTAGCACCCGAAAATGCAATCTGATTAATATACTTCTCTACTTCATCAGCAGTCATACCGATACCCATATCAGATACAGTAATAGTATTATCTTCATGATTAATAGATACCGTAACTTTCAAATCATCGGGATTTGCATTATACTCATTTGCACTAATAACCTTAACAAGTTTCTCTGTTGCATCAACTGCATTACTAACAATCTCACGGATAAAAATATCCTGATCGTTGTACATGAACTTTTTTATCAATGGAAAAATATCCTAACTAGTAACTCCAATATTACCTTTTTGCATATTTAATTATTAATAAAATTTTTATTTAATTATTATACTCTAATATATGTTAATTGTTTGAATTATTTTAAAATAAAAAAGGATATAACCTTTAGAGTTATACCCTTTAAAAATTAATAGTATGTTTTTAATAATTATTCAAAATCTAAAAGTCCAATAAAATCTCCGCTTTAAATTAACCTCCAATAACACAGGGACATTCATTACTCATTAATCATCCAATTAATCTATAATACTATTTTCATCTCATTTTCAACTCCTAAACTTATATCAAACTTTTATTTTAAAATAAAAATCTTTATAAAAATTATCATCTCATTTTCAATTCCAATATATTACTTCATAATCTTCAAATTAACTTTCTTGGGTATAATACTACTGTACTATTAAAATAAAGTTTCAATAATACCTTCCTAATAAACTGAAATAACTAATAAATAGTATCTAATTTATGTTTTTACTTGATTTATGGGATTATCAGAAATATGTATATTGTTTATTCTTAAATATATTTAATCGTTCATATTCTATTATATATTACTACAACTATACATATATTCATATCATATTTCTAATTATAAATATCTATTGATACTTATCTGATAAAGGAAATGGTCATAAAATCATAATGGTTTAGCCTATAGATTCAGTTATACTATTATTTTTTATATTATATCTTTTACTTATTAGTACTATCCTCTTTATTATTTTGAGCAATATCTTCATTCATCATTCGATAAATACGCTCAGGTGATTCATTGAATGTTGCAGACTCAATTGCCTCATTATTAAAGTAAATAGTTGATACATACTTTCCAGATTCCTCTGTTTGAGAAATAACAGAAATAATATCTGTATTTACAATCATTACAGAATTATCGTCATTCGAATGAAGCTTCAAAAAATCTGTATTACCAAAATCAATAATATTTTGATAAATTTTCTCGGGTGTTTCATTCACTGTAATACTATCAATATTATCATCATCAAAATATACAGTTGTTACTTTATCTTCTGTACATACAATACTAATCTTATTAATACGTATAATAATAACACTGTTATCTTCCTTTGAATGAAGTTTCAAAAACTTATTTGTTGACATATTTGTTATTTAGTTTATATTACTTTATTAAATTCAAATTACAATAATCATATAATGTAAATTAGATAAAGTCTATAATTTATTTAAAATATTTTTTACTTACAAGGAATCCAATTAAACTCCATAGAAAATACTTGCAATCCTGGTTCATACTTAATATGATACATTTTGCAATCATTTCTATTTAATGTAAATATAGTTCCTTGTGGTCCTTCTACTTGCTTAAGAATTAATACATTAAGAAGTTGACTTTTTGATGTATAAATAAACTTCTTACATATATATTTCTTAACTATTTCTCTTGATCCACAAACTGACTTTTGCCTAAGCATATACTTTTGTCCAATAACAAACTTTTTGTTAACAAGAGCTTTTGCATTATTCTTTGCCTCTTGTTTTGATAATTCAACAATAGGTTCAATTAATGCGTCTTGCTCTTGTTCTTGCTTAGTCTTTAGTTCAGATTTTTTTGGACTCGCTTCCATCAAAAAAAATCCCATAACTATATATACTAAAATTACTTTTTATCTGTATCTGTCAATGATACTTCAAGTTGACGTGCAAATTCACGCAAATGATGCTCATATTCTTTTCGTTCCTCTGCACCACGTTCATGAATATTCTTAACTTCCTGAATAGTCTGAATAAGTTCCTGAGTTGTGTCCTTAAGTGTATCAAGTTTAATAACCGATTCCTCACTTGCCTTTGCAACATTAACAGAATTCATATGCAATGCCTTTGCATTTTCACGAAGGATCTTATTCGTTGTATCAGTAATTCTTTGTTGTGCCTCAATAGAATTTTTCTGATTATTCATAATGATACTAATAGAAATCTGATTCTTCCACAACGGTAAAACATTATTTACAATATTATCAGACTTATCTGCAATTGCAATATTATTTTGCTGAGTTGCTCTAATCTGAAGAAGATTCTGCGTCAATACATATTCAGTTGTCTCCATATCAACAACCTTCTTCTGGATCTGATTCAAGAAATTCTGAGTATCATTAATCTCATACATTTCATAATCATTTGCATGTGCCTTCATATTTTCAAGTTCATCCTTTACTGCTTGCTCACGAATTTTAGCAGCCAAAATCAACTCTCGTATTTGCTCAATATATGATACATTAGCATCAAAAATAACATTAAGTGTTGAGTTATCTCTCAATGCAACAGTACGTGCTTGATCAATCTTTTCACCAATCTTAGATACGCTATCCTTAATAGTATCATATTTTGTCATAATAGACTCAACAGAAGTCATCATCTTTCCAATAATAGGGAAATTACGCCAAAACTTTTTCCACCGTGTATTAGTATTAATCTCATCAATATCAATAAGATTAAGTTGTCCAAGAAGTTCATTTGTCAACTGAACAACAACAGATGAATTATCGCCACGAACAGAATTCAAAAGGTTATCACCATTTCGAGAAATAACAGAGCTAAGTTCCTTACCATATGATGTAACAGTTGTCATATCATGTCGATCAAGTTTCTCTGTCTTTTGTAGATACTTTTGCTTTTCATCAGCAGACATAACAGCAATACGCTGATCATAGTTATACTGATTTTGAGTAAGGGTTTCTACTTGTCCCTTCTCATTAAACATTGCTACTTTTGTATTATCCATTAACTTTAGTAATTTAAAATTATTAATTAAAATTTACATTAATATATATAATAACTTATTGAAAATGTTTAATTTACCAATCACATTTTTCAGTTATTAACTTTAATTTGTCTTTCTCTTCTTTTTTCAATGCATCAACTTCTTCTTTTACCATATGTGGATCATCATATATTTGAATTTTAGGTAAAACTTTTTTATTCTTATTACGACCCCACATTTCATTTAGATATTTGCTATATTTAGACATCGCTTCAAATCTATAATCAGGTGCATATCTATTATTATTTGTTGCAATATAATATAATTCTTCCTTTTTCTTATCAACGAAATCTTCTAATGTTTTGTTATTACCTATATATCTTTCCAATAATCTATAATTAAATCCTGTATTTTGATTATTATCTGGAGTAATAGTATTTGCAAGAATTTTTTTACGTTCTCTATCAATAACAATATATTTAAGTTCACATACGTTAAGTTCTTCGATAAAATTATCACAAACAGACTTATCATCAAATTCTTCTGCTTGTTCATTATCTGAATTTTGTGGAATACCGTAATTATTGATAGATCTAATCTTATCTATATAAATAACTACATATCTCTTATGCCATAAATATCTTCTATAATTATTCATAATAATTAAACTTTATCTTGACTAAATATATTATATGAAATATTAAATTCTTTCTCGTTATTTGTTATATTTTTAATAGTACCGAATTCATCTATCATAAATCCAGCTCTACAATCCAAACATGCATATGTTTCTCTAAATATAGGTGTTTCTTGTTGTTGTGTATGTCCAAATATCTGATAATAAATATCATCTAATTTATTATCTTCATATTGTAATTCGCATTCATCAGCCCAAAGTATTGAACCGTATTTAGAATACCCTCCACGTGCATATCCTACATAATCAAAAACTTTTGCTAACTTTTGATTATCATGTTTCTGTATAAGTTCATTTAAATATGTAATAGAATCATAAATATTCTTATGTTTTATTTCACCTACATATTCGTTTTTCCATTGATTACCAATACATGAATGACTAAATGTTACCATACAATCATTTATCATTCTGTATGTAACTACTTTAAAATATTTTATATTATCAATAAACAATTTACGATATTCATCAGCATGCTCATAATCATATCGCGATCTAGATAAAAATTTCTTGCTGATATATTGTATATCATGATTTCCTAATAATAGTGTTACTTTATCAATATTTTTAGATTTAAAATCAAGAATTTCTTTGAAATTACTTATAGCATCATCTATAGTTATTCCTTCATATCTATATGGATCCAAATAATCACCTAAGAATATAATTTCATCACATTCTTGATTCACACATTCTTTCCAAAATGTACGTCCATGAATATCCGGTATAATTATAATTTTACTCATTAAATAAAATACTTTTATAAATTATATTCATTAGATGATTATTTGTTTGATAATTATTCAGATACATTATCTTTCATAACTTCATGATATTGTTCCTTTGCATATTCTTGCATATCAGGAACGTCATCTGTTTCATCAATAATTTCAATATTGAGTATTGTTTCGATAACATCCTCCAATGTTACAATACCTCTAAACGTTCCATATTCATCAGTAATTGCAGAAATATGTTCATGATTCTTTACCATATCATTAAATATATCTGATACATCTGTAGTATCAATATAGTTATGAATATCATGGACATAATCAGAAATCTTAATATTCTCCTTTGTTAAATCCAATTCATTCTTAAGAATATAACCACTACAATAGTTATTCATATTCATACAAGGAATACGAGAGAATGTATCACCATTAGAAAGATATTTATATAAATCTGTATCTTTATGAACTGTTATATAATCCGCAATAGTTTCAACAACAGTTGCAGGCGTCATAATATCTTCAGCTTTATATTGATTAAGTTTCAATATACGTTGAATAATCATATTCTCTTTCTTATCAATTACTCCCTCTTTTGCACCTTCATCTGTCATTGCAATAATCTCTTCACGTGAAATAGCAACAGCATTATCATTACTAATAAGACGTGTTACAAAATTAAGAATCTTAACCAGTGGATATGTAATATAAATCATTATATTAATTACACGAGTAACATACAATGTAATATTTTTCCAATAATTTGCACCTATAGTTTTTGGTAAAATCTCAGCAAACATAAGAATCAATACTGTAAATATTGCTGATATGATACCTATAAATGAAGCGCCATCAATACCTTGTTCAACTGCATATGCTGATGCAGCTGAACCAACAATAGATGCACCTACTGTATTTGCAATAGTATTAATAATAAGGATAGCAGACAATGGCTTATCCATATTTTCCTTAAAATTTCTTAATATATCTGCCCCGGATTTTCCTTTAAGTGTAGATACAAAAGACATAGGTGTAGAAGACAAACAAGCTTCACATAACGAGCAAATTGCTGATACCACAATGGCAATCAACATATAAATTATAATTGTTTCCATTTAGCTTAATCTTTTTTATAATAATCCTTCAGCCAATCACATTCTTCAAGATAATGAATATATTCACCATTACGGAATGATCCCTCTAAATATTGTGTATCATCCCATGTTTCCTCATGATTATAACCTGTTCTAAGACTATGACACAATACTCTTACATCATTACATTCATCTTCATTGAAATCAGTTAATAATGTAAATACCATATCACCTTCACCACCACCATTACGGAATGTATAACCGGTTTTCAGATACTGAGGACGAGACCAGAAATCTGAATGATTCATAGGATAGAATTGTACTTTATTACTCATAATTATTTTATTTTTAATTGTTTAATATACCATATTAATTAGAATGGCAGTTCAGATTCAATAACACCGGGTTCTCCTAATGGGAGAAAATCCATACATGTATTTGTATTAAATACACGATCAAATGCATACATTACAGAAAACTTTACAAACTCATCCTTATCAACAATAAGATCTGATGTTTCCTGCTGAATATATGATGCTTCTGCAACTAATGTATTTAATGTATCATTATCAGTTAATTCTTTATTAAAACGATTCTTATATTCGTTTTTAATCATTTCTATTAATGTTGTATTCATATTTCTTATTTTTTATAATTGAATTATTACATCACAAAGATACACATATTTTTTAAAACAAAAAAATGATGATACTATATTTTTCAATATAATACCATCATTTAATATTTAATTATTGTTCGTCAATATAACTATTTGAATCATCATTATCAATATTTTCAGATTGTTCATCTTCAATATTAGTTATACTCTTTAATATATTATCTTTATATTTTTTATTTATACATTTATTTAATATATATGGTTCCATAGTTTCCGATCTACTAAACATAAATCCATTTGATTCATATAAATTTGAATTCTTTTTACATAAAGCAGATATTCTAGAAAATGCAACACCTGTTATCTTTTCCGCATCTTTTAATTTATTACATTTATATAACAATTTTCCGTTTAAATTAAATACATTTACTCCTTTTTGTGTTAATAATATATCTTTATTTTTATAATTTACACAATAATTATATATTTCATTAGTCCATTTTCTAGTTAATGTAGGTAACTAATATTTTATTATATAATTTTCATAATAATATTTAAAAATAGTTCTTGCTTTCTTAGATGATATAATATAATAACCAAAATTTTTTGTTTTATCTTCTATAAAAATATTTGATGTTTTATCCTATAATATTTCTTCAAATCTTTGTTTTATATATAATAGTGTTTCATATGTTCCTACACAACTTATATATAAACGTTTACTTTTATGTCTATTTTCATTATATACTCCTATAGAACCATCTCCATCTATTACACCTATAATAAAGCAATCCTTATATATAGTTTCTAATATTGGTGGTATATATACATTCGTTTTCTATTTAGTAATATTAAAATTTTTATATAAATCATTCACTATCTACTCAGATAAAATATGAAAACTTACATTTTTAAATTTTTTATTATTTAAAATATTATAACCATAATATAATTTATATGTTGATGATATATTATATTTCAACTATTTTAAAAAATTCTCATCTTTTATTGATAATTTTATATTCAAATTTTTATTTGTTTTATCTATAGAACCATCGGCAGCTATAAACCCTGCATAGTAAGAATTTATCGGATTTATTAATGAAAAATAATTATCATTAACATTATAAATACGTTCTCCTTTAATATTTTTCTTTAGTTGTAAATTATATACCTTTTTCCAATATGTTAAATTCTTACAAATTTTACCGGTAATTTCTTTTGATGCAACCTATTCTGAAATATTTTTATTATTTGCATAATCTATAATTTCCTATAATATATTTTTATCCATTTATTAAAAAATATTTTATATATTTATATAAAATATGGAAGCATTTAAACTTAAATGCTTCCATAAATATTAATTAGTTTCATTTTCTGATGATTGTTCATCTTCAATATTAGTTATACCTGCATCTAATTCTTTTTCTTCCTTATTAACAAAACGATAGCACTTCAATTTGAATGCACGAGGTATCATATCATCTATTTTAATTACAATGCCTTCATGTGGAACTTTATTATTACATTCAGGTGATAACATTTCCATATAAAAATTCTTATCACTTGACATCTTATTCCAAAAATTTTCGTGCCAATGATTAGTTATATCAAGTTCAGGATACAAATCTTTAGCTTTACCATAATAATATTCAATTACAGGTGTTAATTCATGTTGAATACACCATACTTGTACTTCTCGTGGTGAAAATTCATGTACATCTCCATCAACATTTGTTAAAGTAATACGATATATCATTATCTTAAAATGCTTTCCATATGTATACTCTTCACCAGACTTTAAAGGTACACATCCATAATCATATCCCTTTTGTATATAATTATTATTTGGAAGATAACCTACAATTTCTGCATAAATCATCATTCCCTTTATCATGTGTGGCTTTAATACATTAAATGCTTCACCCCATATATCAAAATTATAGAATCCCTTATGATATACATTACCATTTTTTTCAGATGCCTTCATTATATACTGGTTTTTTATAACAGTTCTTGATGAATATAAATAATCATAATCATTAAATTCATAACCTGTTAAAAATTTCGCAATTTTCTGCTTTATAGTTAATTGTTTCTTACATAAAACATAACCAACACAAAGAGAAGTACCGTGCCATTTAGAACTTATATGTATATAATCATTAGGTTGAACAACAAATGGAACCTTCTTAACAAGTGCAGTGTCGTAATGGAACCTAAATTGTTCTGGTATAACTCTGTTAAATCTCTTTAACTTTCGTTGTCTTCTCTTATATCTAGATTGATCACCTCCAGTTTTATTTCTCTTTATAAATATCTTTGGTATAAATTTCTTTGATAACCAAAATGATTTACCATTATGTTCAATAGTATCAAACCATGTTCCATCCTTTATATCATTCTCATTAACTTCTATATTAAAATTATCTAATATAAAATTAAGAACTACTTGTAATTCTATCAAGAAACCATCTGATACACCATTAGGTAAAAATACTTTTTCAACTTCTCCAGTAGATGGATCAATTTTATCCATTGTTGCTCGTAGTCTAATGGACTTCACTCTACCATTATCATCAAATAACCCAGTTTTATTAGGATTACTATTCATTTCATTTTTACGATATAAATTAGCATATCTTAAAAATTCAGGATTTATTTGTGTACTTGATGGAAAGAATACATATTTTCCTGGTTGTGAATCCTTACTTACTATAACATTATAAATTGTATCTCCACCTATTCTACAACACTTTAACTTGTTAACTTCAGGATTAGGATGTGGAGAGAAATCCTCTTCCTTGATATAAATTACACGTGAAACATAATTAGGGTGTAATTCACTTTCCTTCGACTTAATAAACTTCATACTAGATTTAATTTTATTTTCCTATGTCATTCTTTAGTTCGAGTCTCCACTACTCACGTATCACCAGATTATTTTTTAATAGGAAAATAATCAAACCTATTATTAATATTTAGAAAACTGTTCATTCAGAACAGATAATTCTTTTTCTTTCTTAAAAATTAGCTTATCTAGGAAATCATCCATCATTCTCATTTCATCTTGATTTAGAATAATGTCAATATATGGTTTTCCATAATGATATGTTTGATAATCACTTTTCATTATCCATTCAATATCATGCAACTTTTTTAATTCTTTACATGCGGATATAATACCTTTAGTCTTTAATATTCTTTCATGTAAAGAATTAATTTTTTTTAAAGTATCTTCATTCATAATTTAAAATAGTTTAACGGACGCATTAGTATCCATTCTTTCCTTCATACCATTATTATAATAATCAGCCAAAATTTCAGCTTTAATTTTAGGTGACAATACTTTCCGTACTACATAATCATAATTAAAATTAAAGAATTCATTTATAGCTATTACCATTTCATATGCAGATAATGTCTTCACCTCTGCTAATTTATTTTTCATGTAATAGAAGATTTTTCCTGTTTCTTCCTTAGGTATTTTTGGAACGACGAATGTAGATGTATCAACTTTATATTGTTCTGCAAATGGAGATTCTATCCATATGCTATATAATTTTTCTGCTGTATCTTTCCTTTCATGCAACAAGACTATATCATCTGTCATCGCATAATCATACTAATCTGCGACTAAAGGAGATACAGTCATTGTTTGACTTGAAAGATCTGCATTATAGTCTGAACTCGCAAAATACCCATCATTACTAAGCATCTTCTATGTATTAATTCTTGCCATATAATGTTTGATATTTTTTCTTTTACTATAATTATATGATAAAAATAGCAAATTGTTTATAATATTTTACATAGAAAATAAATCTTGTGCTTGTATTTGTGTTTCAGTTAATCCTAATTGCGGAGTACTCATAGAATCAGATGCACCGGGACGAATACCAACAGATGAAGAATAATTATTTGAATTATTATGTTGGTAATTATTATCTCCTTTATGCTTATCTTTTACTAATCCATCCAATGAAACATTCTCAGGAATAATATTTTCCTCAAGATTCTCTTCAATTCTTAAATATGTAGGATTAAAATCAAATTTCTTCTTATCTCCCATGTGTCCAGAATTACGTATTGCTACTGCTTTCAAATAATATGTATTATCTACACGCATTAAAGATGACTGAATAATACCGAACAAACTATCAACAGTTGCGATAAGACCTCCAGATTCTGAAACGTTACTCATACCAATATCAGTAGAATCATATGCAGTTCTATTTGTCTGTGTTAATGATACAACACACCAATTATTTCTCTGAGCCATCGCACGAACATCCTCGCAGATAGATTTAATCTTTAAATATGTACTTTCAGAATTTGGATTCTTTGCGTCTTTCATAATATTAACATAATCAATGAAAATGTTCTTAAACTTAAATGGTTTATCTTCTGTAGATAACTCTTCTTCTTGCTTAAGTAAGAATGACTCAATATCATAAACAGTTGCAGATGATGTAGGGAACTCTTCTATAATAAACTTACCTGGATTAATAAGTGAATTCATATAAAATTCCTTCATTTTCTGCATCATAAGATTTGTGTCTGATGCATACTTATCATATTCTTCAATTGGAATATTAAAAAGATTTGAACCTATACGTTGTGCTACAAGCTGATAAGCCATCTCCAATGTAATATATGCAGAATTCTCACCATTTCTTACAGAATTCGCACATAGATTACAAAGCCACATAGATTTACCAACTTTAGGTGACCCCATAAATACATTAAGAGTCTTATTTGCCCAACCGCCTTTCAAACATTGATCAACAAAATTATAACCTGTTTTCCTTGTTTCAAGTTCAGTTTGTTTATGATTAATTGGGTCAAAGAAATCATGTCCTTTAGAATTATTTAATGTAAAATTAGTTTCACTCTGAAATAATGATTTTATATGTTGTACAATTTCTGCACAATTTTCAAATGTAACTTCAGATTCTGTTGTCTTTACATATTCAATAACTCTTCGGAGACCTGTCATTAAATTCTACCATTCGCCAAATGCTACTGTATTCTGTTCTAACCATTCATCTGTATATTGACTAACCATATCACGAGTTTGCCATAATGTATGAATTTGATCTTCTGTTACTTTATCATCTTTAGCTGCTAATCTAATAAGATCTATTGTTTGTTGCTCAGTTGGTTCTGCTCTAAAATCTAATATATGCGGTTTAACCACATCAAATATAATTTTTAATGCAGGATTAGTAAAATATCTTCCTTTAAAAGACTATACAAGATTTAAATTCTTAATTATATAAAAGAATATGACGTTTTCAAGATACGTATTATTCATAAATAAATTATTCTACCTTTGTTTTAATTTATAGTGAGTAAAAGTATTAAAGTTTATTAGCAATTCAAAAATTAAGAAAATTATATATAGTTTTGTAAAACTATAAAAAATTCTCAATTTTTATATCATTTTATTGGAATTTTTGATGTTTTTTCAAAGATTTTTCTATTGTTTTCATCATTAAGTATATACCCACTGTGAATAACAAATTTATCTCTATCAAACTCCCCATATTCATCTGATTTCATATGAACAGTTTCCTTATATACAAATCTTCCATATTTCTTTCCATCATCAAATGTATTCCAATCAATATCAGTTGATTCTTTCAAAATATCTATAAGTTCATCTGCTTTCTTTGATGTACATTCCTTATGTGACAAATAAGTTCTTACTGTTTGTTGCTTGCTGTTTCTTATACAATCAAGTTGTCTATATAAGAACCATGTATAAACATCATTATATGATGGAACATTCCATGCTTTACAATCGAACTCATGTAATTTTATATTATTAATAATATCAATAAGTTCAAATTTACTGAATTGCTCTTTACATGTTCTATTAATTGCTTCAATAATCATTAATTGATTAAACTTAGATGTTGCCATTGATGCACATAGTGGTAATATCTTCTCCAATCTATAACCAAAAAATGAATCTGTTTCTGGTGTATCAAAATCTGTAATAGCAAGAGATATTTCATCTGATTGAACATATGCAAATTTACATCCTTGTATACATTCACATAAATATCTTGCGGTTTCATTCATAATATTAATGAATGTATCATCAAATGGTTTCTTGAAATATTTTTTAATAGTTGATGAAAATGATCTACCGTCTAACATAACCATTACATAACTATTTGGCATTAACTTATAATCTGTTAAACCACGAAGATATAACATTCTATCTTCAATATTCTTAAATTTCATAATTATACAAATATAATAAAAGGATATTATCAAATAAATCAAATATTTGGTAATATCCTCATGTTATTAAAAATTAAATATTCATTATTAATATACAAATTGAATCTTTGATTCCGCCATATTTGTGATACGCCATGAGAACATAGTACCACTCATCTGCTCTGTTACCTTATGTTCACAATTTGTAACATTTGTAGCCTCAACAAGATGCACTTCCTTAATTTTCTTAGGCTTACCATTATCTGGATTTTCTCCATCAATAACAACAGTACACATATAGAACTTATTGCCTTCTGATGGTTGCATTACTTTCATGTCTTCCATAAATTAAACAATTAAATTTGATTTTTTACTTCTTGCTTATCCTTCTTAGTTTTAGTTTTTAAATTAATTATTTTTAAAAACCTATGTTTCTTGTTTCATAGACACACTACTTTTTAGTATAGTTATTATTTATAACTTCTGTCATCCATAGTTAGTATCTCCACAAGCGTAAATTCGGTAAAACTCAACCCTATTTTAAACTATTAAATTTAATTTTTTCTCTTCTTGCTTATCATTTTTATCCTTCATATTCTTTCTACTTTCAAAAAGTTTCTTATCATATGGACTTAATTCCCTACAATTAGCACATATAAAAACTTTCAATGGAACTTGTGTAGTTTCTGAACCTTGACCAATAAGCATACCAGGAACTTTCTTAAAAATAATACCAGGTATAAAAACCTCACATCCACAATTTGGACATACTTCTGAAGGATAATCTAACGGATTTACCGCTGGCATATTTGCATTAGTACCAGCGGCATTTCCAAATAGTTTGCTATTTTCCATTAGTCAACTTTATTCTCTTCTTTTTCTGCATCAGCTGCAGCTTCTTCAGCCTCACGACGTGCAATAACAGCATCACGTTCATCAGATGGCACATCTGACAAAATTACACGATTCTTCTCAATCTTATGTACATATACCTGTACATTTGCACCTGCAGGAATTTCATTATTTCTCATTGCCTCGCGAGTCTCATCCTTTACAAGTGTCTTATGCAACATACCTGTAATAAACTCGTCAAGCTCGACGAACACACCAAATGAGGTTGTACCTGTTACTTTACCCTCAAATACATGGTCCTTATCATTCTCCAACAAATCCTCAAGTTCACGAAGCTTGACTGGAAGCATTGTTCTCAAGAACTTCTTACGTGATACAACAAAACCATAATTTGGATCATAAGATTCAATCATAACCTCAAACTTAGTACCAACCATGCTCTCAAAATCAGTTACACGGTTAGCTGCTGCCATTGAACCAGGCATAAATGCCTTAACCGTATTCATAATATCAACAACAAATCCACCCTTATTAGTAGACAAAATTGTTGCGTAATATGCCTTAGACTTCTTGGTAATCTGTTCCTTCATCTCTCTCTCAAGAGTTTCAACATAACCATTCCAGATAGATGCCTTCTCAACATCACCCTCTGTAATCTTAGCATTCAAATCCATACCAAGAAGTTGTTCCTTAAACTTAGGATCCTTCAATGCGGTTACAAACATATCCTTATCCATTGTCTTATCATCACCGACATTGAACTGATTAAAGAACTGATGTTCCTTATTAAGATCAACGATAACATTGTTAGAACCACCATTAATTGTCAACATCAATGTATCATCATCAATAGGATCAATATCAGAAATATGCACAAGTGCATTCTTAACAAGTTCCTTACTACCAATTACATGAACATTTGCATATGCATCATACAAATCCTGTGCATAAGATTCATGACTATAAACTTTCTCGTTATTCTTTGTCTTAATATTCTTATTTACCTTAAGTGAAGTACCATTCCATCCATCATCATATGGACTCCAATCAAATGAACCCGGTGTTGGTTCGCCCCATTCATAACGTTGGGTCAACTCATTAAATTTCGCCATTAAATATTCGTTTTTAAAAAATTAAACTTAAAATTATCAAAAATTAAAAATTATTAAATATTAAATTAATTACTGTTGTACTGTTGAAAGAACAGTAAATGATGTTTGATCAGTTGATTCAATTCTTACCTTTTGCTTTGAATCATTAGGTAATGTAATAATAATACTCTCTGCATCACCTTTAAGATTTACTGCTGTAAAGAAATTACTTCTGTAAATAGGTATTGCATTTTCTGCACCTGTACCATCTTTCAAGAAACCAAGCAAATAATCATAAGATTCATTTGTATCATCATACGCATAAAGTGCCCATTTGCCTGTACCTTCATCAATCTTTGTATAGAACTTAATAATATCTTTCTTTGCATCTGTAACAAAAATAGAAGAAATATTAGTAAGATTCTTCAATACATTCATTGAAATCTCAAATGACATAGGATTTGCAATAACATTAATTCTATCAAAGAAAAGTTCATCTGATACTTGTTCAAACTCAGATATATTGCAATCCTTTACCTTCATTGTATTTGTACGAGATTTAAGTCTAATAGACTGTGCATGGAACTCATCTCCTACATGTCCCTTATAAACATCAAAATCTACATTCAATTGAAAATCTGTATCCTTGAAAATATCGATAACGGAAATAAATCGTGGAAGAATCATAAAGATACCAATCTTAATTCTTACATTATATTTCTCATTCCATTCATCAAGAGAATATGCAACATTATCATTATCTCTGATATTCAAAATTTCCAATCCAGCATTTTCAAAAGAAATCTTTGCATATTTAACTACAGTATGATCTGCAGTAAAACCCTTTGAAACAAAGCATTGTTCTTTCAAATCACATTCTATGAGAAGTGAACTTTGGATTTCCTTAAAGGCTTTCAACCATGTAGAAAATCCTGCAGTTGTTCCTTTATTCTTAAATACTAAATTCATTATTAAATTATGTTAAAATTAAACGTTTATAATTATTAGATATTTAACTTAATAACATATACAAACTTTATAATATATGTGAAGTTAACCTAAGAAACTATATTATAATATAGAAGATAATTATCTAAATCTTATCTTATCTTATCTTTTTTTAAAAAATATAAATTAATTTAAATTCTATATGCATAATTTATAAACTAAATTCTTCCAATGACTTAAATTTATAAATACATAATGTATATAAAATAAATATATTCATATTTTAATATTTTATTTATTATATTGATTAACTTATAAAAAGTTTATATTAAATTCTTGAAAAATTTTTAATAATTGAATTTATACGTTTTGTATGTTTTAATTGTTGTTGTGTAGTTGGCCATTTAGTATATCCTCTGCTAAACCATGTATGAACAGCAATTAAATTTGTATCATAAAATTCATTTTTAATATCATTGCTATATATCGCTGATGTTAATCCTGATAAATCAAATGTACAATTATTTTTTACAAAATCTGAATCATATAAATCTGTACCAAACAAATAATATATAGGTGTATCAGATAAAATTACTAACGCTTGCTCCAATATATAATATGGTTCAAAATTAGGTTCTTCTTCATCTTTATAACTATATGGAATTTGATGGGGTTCAATTTTATTATCAGGATCATCTCTTACTGTTTTACAATAAGGTGTCTCATGATTTGGTAAATCAACTCTTGTTTCTCGAAATATCTTTGCATTAGAAATCATTTTCATTGATTCACCATTCATATACTTATATAAATCTTTATCTTTATTGTTTATTAATTTATTGATAAATTCTTTATATAAAGTATTAGGATTTTTCTCAAATTCGTTTGATATATATGTAATTATATTATTAAAAGAAATATTTTTATCTCTTAATAATTTAATATTCCAAAAACTTAAAAAAGTATTAATCATAAAACGACTATGATTCCTATGACAAAATACCCCACCATCTTGAGGACCTGCTATACAACAACCACTTTGTACAAAATTCTTAAATTCTTTTATTAAAGATTCAAAATCATTAATAAAACAATCCTCATCTATATAAATTACATAATCAAAATTTTTATTAGATAACATATAACTAAACATTAATAAAAATGCATCTAACCCATAAAATGGCTTGTTATCTTTTATACCTGGAATAACCCAAAAATTTTGAATAGGTATATATTCTATATATGTCTTTAATGACGGTATTAACAATGAACTAGGTAAACATATTGAATTTGTTACAAAGCATACTTTATTCTATGATAACCATGTTTTAATCTCTACTATATTATCCATTTAAATAAAATTAAATTATTGTATATATTTTACTTTAAATTAATAATAAAGTTTACAATGTTGATATATTAAAACCACAATAACCCAATAAAATTACTATACGAATAAAATCTTGCATTTTAACATTTTCAAAATCTTTAACTTGTTCAAGATGTATCTTTAATAATTTTATATCTAATGGTTTATTTTCCTTATATAGTTTATATACATAATCATAACATATTTCAAAAAGTTCTTTTTCACTTTTAGGCATATCGCCATTAAGAATAGTATTCTTCATTTCTAAAGAATAATGGTCAAAGTCCATATTCTCAAGGGACTTTGACCATTCATTAAAATCTTGTTTATTTGTTGTGTTCATAATACTTTCTATACTCTTTGTATAATTTATCTATAATCAATTGGTTATCTAAATTTTCAATATGAATTTCATTTACCATTGCACATAATTTCCATAATTCATATTGATTAATACCAGATTTTTCATAATCATGATACCATGTAGTTTCAGGAAACATCCATCCATCATCCTCGCCAATACCAAATATATGAATATCATTATGTATTCTATCTATAAATACACATACGCCACCATATGATTGACAATGACTATTATATGTAAAATGGTAAAGTCTTATAGAAGCTTCATCATAAAACCCTTTATCATAACAACCAAATGAATCCATCATATTACCTAAATAACACGGATCATAATCATATTCATATTTAACTTCTGCTAAATCATTATACCAACGTGGTTGTCGATTTTTAATAACACCTATTTGAATAAGTTTATCTTCAATATCCTTATTATAAGGCCAATATTGCCATAAACAATTGCATCCATAATGAGTTAATTCAGCAAATTTATATATATCATTCTGAATACATTCAAAGAATGGTACATATTGCGTTTTATCTATATTATTTTCTTCAAAATATTTAAGATCATAACCACAACAACTACCATCTGCATCGGCAAGTAAATCTTCTTTCTGTTTATCAGATAATTCAGTTTTATTAAATATATATGGTAACCATTCAGAGCCTTTATTATAATCTAGAATCATATGGTACCTCCTTTCTTTATTAATATAGGTTTATAATAATCCTGAAAAAATTCAGGACATGCTAAAGGATTAAATTCATTAGCTTTACGTAAATCTATATTTTCCCTTACATTTTTACAAAAAGGTTTAAGTACAGAAATTATATCATCTTCAAATATCTTTTCACCTATATTAATATCAACTAAACCAGTCCATGCAACATCTGGTCTTTCAGATACCCATTGATTATTTTTATTTAGCCATGTTCTCATTGTATAATTATCTTTTAGTTTTACATTTAATTATACAAGATATTGAATAGAACAATAAAAATATATATTCTATCCAATATCAGGCCGCCAGTTTCATTTATAGTTTGAAACAAACTTTTTATTTATCGTACATCACCAGTAAAAATTGCCCATATAAACTGAAGTACCATTCCGATAACTCCAAATACTACAGGAATAATTGCACATGCAAGTGCAAATACAGCAATCGCTATGATGATACCAAGTAAAAACATTATCATAATCTTTATATTTAAATTGTTAATATTTATGTTTATTATTTACATTACAAAGATACATAATATTTTCCTAAATAAAAAATATATTACCTAAAATTATTAAGAATTTAAATAATTATGAAATGAACCATCATCAGAATCTCCAATAAGATTGTTCAATACATGCCAATACTCAAGATAACGCTTTGCTTTCTCCATATCCTGTGTTTCTTTCTCCTTATGGTCAGATCTCCAAATATACTTAAATGAATTCAACTTACAGAAATCCATTGTTGCTTGTTTTCCAAATGTCTGAAGCATAGCTTCTATACATTGTAAGCCATTACCGCCAGCGCCATAATGATTTGGATGTTCAACAACATTCAAATTCTGTGTACTAAAAATAGGATTTAATTTTGTCTTATGTAATTGTAAATGTGCAGGTTCATCCTTAAATACAATCTTCTCATAATTCAACGGTTCTCTATTCTATTCAGCTACATTATCACTAATAGGTTCACCACATTTCTCGTCATTATCTGTTGCAACTTCATCGGTTCTATTAGAAACAAATACAATATCTTTCTCATCCTTTGTACGTGTAGGTTCACCATATACAGGTTCCTATGTACGAGTTTCCTTATTATAACTCATATTATATCAATTAGTTTTCATTTATAATTATACAGTAAAAATAAATCATTGTTTAATAGATTTTAACGAAATTAATGTAGTTCCAGATAAATCTATTAAATCTTTTTCTTTTGATGAAAAATCTAATATATGTTGTGTATGAGTTTCTTTAATTATACCATCGTTTTCCTATATAGGTTCTGGTTCAATTAACTAAGATAACTATTCATTATTATCTTTCTTATGTATCATATATACAGTATTCTGTTCTAACGCATCTTCTATTGAAAGCTCTTTAGTTGAACCATCAGCAAAATATGTTACGCTTGGTATTGGTGCATCTAAATCATAATACGTCTAAATAATATCATATTTAGAAGTATCTATATCATTTATACTTTTAATATTAGTTAAATCATCTTCATCATTATTTTCATCTACAATATCTGACGTAATATCATTAACTCCTGTAAATTTTACTAATAGACAAAGAATAACAAAAAAACCTATACTTATTGATATTACTGGATCTATCATAATCTCTTATTTTATTAAATTAATAATTATTATTTACTCTCAAAATTAATAGTTGATACATCTTCCACTTTTTCTTTTAAACTATCAACTGTTATTGTATGTGTATTCTGTTGCTCTTGTAATGAGTCTACAATGAATTCCTGTGTTTGCTTAATATGCTTTAGCTTCTCTTCATAATCAATACGGAGACGATTTGCAATTACAAGCATCATTATAAATCCTAATACAAATAAAACAATAAATACTGTTACTATTATATTCATATTATTTTCTAATTAAAATTTTACTTTTTATTTATAGTATATTAAATCAATAAAGTTTATATATTAAAATAAAAAATGGATAGATAGTTAAACGAAAAAACTATCTATCCATCATAATTATGCTTGATACGAATACTTGTCAAACAATGATTCAATATTAGAGGGATGCACAGCATTTATGCCGATTTCATTGCATTTTTTCAATGTATCATGGAAATCATCTATAAGACATACATCCTTAACATTCCACTTCATTTTATGAGTAAACTGCTCAATAAAAACGTGCTTATAATTTTTATTTCCGACAAACATTCGGTTCTCAACAGGAATCTCTGGGAAATATTTATCAAGCCATTCATTCTTCTCATTCCACGCTATTGAATTAGCACATGCAGTCACAATATAAACATTCTTCATGTCATAATGTTTCTTAACAAAATCAATGATATGTTTAACAGGCTTCAAATTTTTAAATAGTTCGCTACTTACAAAATCTGAATTTCCGTTAATATCAAGTTTTGCCTTGCCATAACAAGCTAATGTACCATCCATGTCAAGAAGTAAATACTTATTGGTAAAATAATCAACGCGAATGAATTCATCTACCAATGGGATGTACTTATTCTTACATGCTTCAATACGTAAATTTTTCTTATAAATATCTTCAATTGGAACTTTACGAGTTCTTCCTTGAAGTCTATTTATACAAACTTCTACAGGAGTATCAAAGAATATACAAGTAATCTTATCTACATTTTTATTTCTTAAATAATCTATAATACTAAGATTATAATGATTATTAATTCCACCGCCGTCAAGAATAACATTACAATTAATCTTTGAACTATCTGCAATAGCAAAAATTATTTTTCGTGTTATTTGAACAGACTCTTCATGAACAACTTCCGGATGTTCATCAGTATAACCTTTTAACAATGGTTTAATTTCATCAGCAGAAATTACTATTGTTTCATTTATACAAAGATTATCTTCAATTGTCTGAATAATTTTATCTAAATTACATTCATCAAATGGTTTATCTAAAATAGATGTTAACCATTCAATGAGATGCAAAATATTTGGATAATTCTCTTGAAGATATGTACTTTTACCAGATGCAGGCAAACCGAGGAAGTATGAGAACTTACTGATCATAACTATTATAAATTAAATTGTTCTTTAATTTTATCCCATTTTCTATGTAATATATCAGAACATTGTATAGCATAATTATATAATTTAATAACATCATTTTTCCTTGAAAAATATGCTTGTATACAACCATGATTATCTATACGAAGATGAAAATTAATATTATAATACTAATCAATAATATCAAATAATTCAACATATAATGGTTTCCAACTAATATGATTACTTATTGATATTGATATACCTGTTCTTGATTTTGAAATACAACCATCACCATCTAAAAACCCTATTAAAAAATATATTAAATACGTTTTATCATAGAATATAGAAATATTTGGTGAATTATATGTTTTCTACTTATCAATCAGATTAAATATTTTTTTCCATTTTTCACAAAAACATTTATCTCCTATACGTATACTACAAGTTGTATATTTTCCAAAAGTTGAATCTGCTTCACGTTCTCGAATAGTAGTATTTAACCTATTAGCTAATAACTAAAGATTATTTTTATCTCTATTTGAAATAGAAATAATAAATTCATTTTTTTGTGATATACAACCATCTGCTATAAAAAATCCCCACCAATAATAGACTTCCTTATTATTTAAATTATTCATAAAACTTAAGTTTCCGTGTCTACGTCTATCTATATTATGAGGAAATTTCATACGTTCACACGCTTGAAATTGTATAGCATTATAACTAAGAGTTGGAAATGCATCTAATAATTCCTATTTAGATGCATTATACCATAACTCTTTTAGTTTTGCATTATTTTCATCAGTCCATTTAAAATTACAATGTATTTGTAACTCATGTGCTTTTTTCTTTATAGCGCTTTTTGTTCTATTTGGTAATAAATTAATACATTCAGTTAATCCTGATATAGGATAATACTATTTTAATATATTAATTTCATTTTCATTCCAAAATTTATACTACATAAAAAATATATTAATTTTTTAAATAGTTCCATCAAGTAATTTATGAACAGCGTCTTGACGCGTCTTCCGAATTTCAGCAAGTGTAAACTCTCTTACTAACTTACCATCTTCAAAAACAGTCTTCAATTCATTCTTATCTGATGCTTCCTCTTCAGGCGTTACACGATCAACTGGTACATACTTACCATTGCCATCTTTTACAACCATAAGAAGTCCACGATGTGATTTCTTTGGCATACCACATACTGTCTTAGGATCCTTATAAATTTCTATAGCTTTACCATCAACTTTACACCATGTAGACTTACAGGCTATGCCCAAAGAATCTCTGGATCGTACATTATAAGTAAAGCTTCCTATACCTTCAATAAGGTTAGTTGCTGCGAAACCCTTATCTTCAAGTTGAGAATATGTATCCTTTTGGCGTTTCATATTAATTGAGTCTCCATAAAGAAGTCCAATATGTGGATCAAGAATTTTATATCCTTTTTCATTAAATGTTCCACCGAACGTATTCCAAAGAAATTCATAAGAACCCATCTTTACAAATGGATCTTCTGCTTCCGGATCACCACAAATAATTTTAACAGGATCACCACTATCAGGACGAATTACTACACGCCCATTACGAGACATAATTTGTTCTTTATACTTAGGAACAATCTTTGTCAAGAAATACCAATAATCATAACCATCTGCAACAATTGAAATAATACCATCTGGAAATTCATCAAGCATATTCTTAAAATAAACTTCATCATTTGGCTTACCTGTTTCATCTGTTGCATTAGAGCACTCAATAGAATGTTCAGTAGCTGGAACAGTTGCAGCTATCAATTCTTTTTTAGGATCTGCATTATAATAATACTCAATCATCTTAATTGCTGGAACTGTTTCAGAACCACAAAAAGAAGTAAGATGTGCCATACCAGAAACAATAGATGCTTCAAATGAACTCATTCCTCTCATAGAGAAATCATGACATAGAAATGCAAGATTAGACATATCGTTAGGATTATAAAAACCAGTTTTCATAGCATGTCTAACAAGTTCACGTTTAAATACATCAGCTGTTGTTGCAGAAGTAATTGGAAGCCAAAGGACATTTGAAGTCAAAGACTCCAAATAATTTGTGAGCCAAGCAAAATCAGGATGTGTATTTGTGATTGTTAAAATAGGGCATCCGATTGGACAATATGAACCTTCAGGAAGTGCCTTAATACGAATAGGAAGATAACCAAGTTTATGCAATGCAATAATATGATCAACTCCTACTTTCTTTGCAACTGCTTCTCCTAGAAATGTAGTTGTCAAATCTGTATAAGTTTTTCGTACAGTATCTTCATCAAGGTTAAAGAAATAATTATTAAATGTATTAATAAGATACTTCTTAATAAAATACTGAATACCAAACACAACTGCTCCCTCTGTAGCTTCCGGAAAATATTTATTACTACGAGGAGTAAAGTTACTGAAAAGTTGTGTCATTCCCTTAGGGTACATACAGTGATGACCAAGCTTGTAGCCATCTGTCATAAGCATTGCATTAAGAAGTATGTCTTCTACCAATACATGCTGTGAATCTTTTACGTTTGTCATAAAATAATTTGTTTAAATTTTAATTTGATTACAATAATAATTTGTTTGTTTAATTATCTTGTAATCATTATTTATATATATTATTAATTAAATTGTTTATAAAATTCATATTAAAAAAAATAACATCCTATTTTCACAAACAAGATGTTAATAATTCAAAGACATATTTATTTGAAAATTAAGCTGCGAAATTAATTTATGCAGCCTGTCGAACTTCCCAATCAATAATATCAACAACATACTTTTCCTTGTTGATAGAAATTGACTTAATATTCTTAAGTGAAAGTGTTCTATACTCAATAACAGAAGTACTTGCTTTTTTCTTTGGCATGAATCTCTTCATATATGCTTCATCTTCCGCAGAAATCTTCTCACCATCAAGAATAATATTATTCTTTGAATAATTATTAGGAATGTAAATCAAACATACATTACCGGTACTAATATATTGCATAACAACATTCTTTACAAGATGACGGCGATTTGTATCTGTTGCCTTATAATCCTCACCAAGAATCTTACTCATTGTCTTTTCATAATCCTGTCCAAAATGGAAAGTAACTGAGAAATCTGTGCGTGGTTGAAATCCATCCTTAATATGTTCCTTAGGAAGACCATCTGTATTAAACTTATTCAACTTAATATCAGACTCACCATATACAGTGACATACTTACCGTTGCACTTTGCGTTAGACATAAGCTCGATAAACTCATCTACTGTTGTAATAATATTGTTGTTCATATTCTTTATATTTTTAATTGTTCAACTTAATTGTTTTATTAACAATACAAAGATACATGTTTTATTTCAAATAAAAAAATATTAGAAGAAAAAATTAAATATTTTCTCTTAAAAATTTATCGATAAGTTTTTTAACACTATTACATTTATATTGTGTTTCTACATAACTACCTGTCCAATCAGTATGAACATGAAAATTCTCAAGAAACCAGTTTGCAATCTTTTCTTTATCCATATCAATAATCTTCTGCATCTCGTAAAACTCTCATATTCTTTAAATCATTAATGAGTTTTTCACACTCTTTTAACAATACATATATAGTAGAAATAATTATCACTATAATAAATAATAATATTCCTAATGCTATATAAAACTCTGAATCTTCATAATTAGAAATAAACTTAAAACATGTAATTATATATGTAAAAGTAAATGGTATTACTAAACATAAAATCCAATTTATTATATGTCTCCATACATGTTTCTCTATATATTCGTTTCTCTCTTTATATGATTTAAACCATTTATTTTCCATATTTCCTATTTCTTTTTTACATCATCAATAGTTAGAATACGTCTCTTTTTAATATAAAATTTCTTTATAGATGGAGATTCCTGTATTTCTTCAAATAATGAACATGGACTAAACCAATTATGTACAGTCTTAGCATATTCCATTGCTGTCTCTTCTGAATCGCAAACTGCAGATAATTCACGATTATATTCGTCACATGTACGATAAACTTCTACAACTTCTTTCATAATTATATGTAATTTAAAATTAATTATTCAAATGTATATCATTAATACATAAAGGGATAAAAATATAAAATATATTTTCTATATATAATGATAAAATCAAATTCCATAAATTATCTATAGTTAACATATTATAATACCAAAATCCCAATATAGTTAGTACGCTACCTATGATAGAACATAAAATAGTAAATTTATATATTTGTTTCATTCTTTAATTTTTCTACCTAAAATATTTTTTAACATCCATACCAACATATTAAATGCAACCAATAATTTATTTTCTGTATCATCAGTCTCTTCTGAATGAACTATATTATCACCTTTCATATTTTCAAGTTTCACCGAATAACTATCAATAACCATATAATATTCTGTACTCATAGTCAAATCTTCAATACGACGGTATAAATCTTGAAGTGTATATGTATAATAACCTAATTTATACTTAACTAATTGTTCACAATAATCTTTGTGCATATTTACATTATATTGATTTTTACCAATATAAATTAATGAAGCATCTGAAATATCAAGTCCAAGCTTCACCAATATATCCATATTATCTTTTGATAATGTAATAGTATTTTCTTTCATATATATAATTTTTATTAACAATACAAAGATACATATTTTATTTTAAATAAAAAAGAGATATAACAAAATAATCTGTTATACCTCTTATAAAATATATCTTAAAATAATAAAAAATTACATAATATATTGTAAAAGCATCTTTGTTTCCTCATCAGCTTTTAATTTTGGATATGCAGCTCTAAGTATCTGTAATACACGTGTTTCTGTCATTCCATGTTCTTCTGCAACTTGCCATGTATTCTTTTCACCACGTCCATTAATACCATAGCAATCACATACAATTTCACCATCTCTTTCACCAAGAACTCTCTTTACATTATCTTCAAGTTCTCTTTCAAGATCAGCGTTATTAAGATTACTATCAGGGTCTTTAAATGTCCTATTAGCTGTTACATCACCTAATGTTGTTTTAGAATCATCATCATCCCCGTATGATTTATCCAAACTATTTGCACGTGTATTTGCTTCCATTGTTTGTGCAAATGTTTCATATTTCAAATCTGGATGTTTCTTTACGAGAACATTATAAATATCATCAATATCAGGTTCATAACCATTCTTATTATATAATTGATCCTTGATACGAGCGGCTTCACGAGCAATACTACCCATATTACGGGGAACTGCCATATGTCCACCTACTTCATCAACAGCAGTCATAATTTCTCTACGAATATACCAAATAGCATAAGATACAAAACGTACATCTTTACCTGGCAAACTTGGATCATATGTATCTGCTGCTTGCATAAGTCCTATATTTCCATATTGAATCATATCTTCCTTTGGTATATTAATATTTTTATACTTATTGACAACAGAAATAACAAATGGAAGATTTGCGGACACCAACTTATTCTTTGCTTTTTCAACTTCTCTCTTATTATCAGAATGTTGAATAATATCAGCAAGTTTCACTTCATCTGCATGTGATAATTGTTTTTTCTTATTAATAGCATGTAAATATGCAATAGTAGACTTTGCTGTATTTTCATCCTGTGTAATAGCAAAATCATCATGCAAATCCATATGCATTCCATTATTAGCTTCATTGAGTTTCTTTCTAATAGTCTTAGAAACACTCTTCATGATACTCTCATATAATGCTTTCTTTTCATTTAACTTCATATCTTGATAAAAATTATTTCAATATTTTAAATATTTATCTTAAAATAAAAATAGAGAATAGTTATCGCAACTACTCTCTATTTATAATTATCTATTATTCTATATTTAATATTTGTTTAATCTTTACTATGTCATCCTGTGTTATACCTGAATAACTATCTATTTTTATAAAGTTATCCTGTTGATATGTCATCATATCATCATCGTCATCTACTATACAATAATCTATTTTCAATTCATCATCTTTAAATTTAAAATAATCTTCATCATAAAATTGTTTATAGTTTCGCAAATTTGTATTTCCACTATACATAAGAAAATCATGAATTTCATTTCCTCTTATTGAGTGTTCATCATGATATTTTGGTGTTATACCTACTATATATTTAATTAAACATTTCAAATCTTTATACTTATCAAACGCATATTTTGTTGCTTCTAATGAAATCTCTCTCCATGACGATGATATAACCAATCTTACATTATAATTCTCACATAATTGTTCTATAAGTTTTACTGCATTTTTGTCTACAAAATGATCACCATTTTCTTCATTTATATATTTCTTTCCTTCCTTTGTAAAACACCAATTCGCATATTGTTCAGAATTCAAAACGCCGTCTATGTCTAAAAATAATATTTTTATATTCATTTATTAATCTTCATCAAAATTATCATATATTGAAATCTTATTCTTCCTACGTTCTTTCTTAGGTTCTATACAAGGAAAACAATACTCTCCTACATGCTTTATATATCTTTCATTCGTATATGTTGGTTCACCTTTAAAATTAAAATTCCGTTGTTCACCATATGCAATATGTTTCTTTTTCTTCCATTTAACAACTTTATCTTTCTGTACTTCTATATCTTGTAAATCCTTATGTTTATTCTTTACTTTAAATTTTTTATCACATTCTACTACAAAACTAGATGAACCCTTATTTACTTTATGTGTTTGATGATAACTTCTTGACATAATATAAATTTTTTATTTATAATCTTTCTATATTTATAACTTTATCTGCTAATAATGGTTTTAATGTTTTATTAAACGTGTTTTCACTTATAGAAATTTTTTTATATCTTAATTTATATTCTCGTGTATTACTTCCAAAAGGATTATTTACTTCATATTTTAATTCAGAAGCAAAATATATTGTATAATATACATTTGGTCTAACAGAATCATATGTTCTACTTATATTCTTTTCTATATATACAATGGATTTAATAGGTAAAATTATATTACTACATTTTATATATTCTATATTATTTCCTTTACTATGATTTTTAAATTTTATCATTTTACTAAATATATCTTAAATCATCTGCATAATCGCACATATCTAAAAATTCATTTTGAAGTTCACTATCTATAATAGTAAATGCTCTGACTTCATCATATGATTTCTTGTCTGGAATAACATCACACCAATCTGCATCCACATCATATACTTTATGCGTCGCTGTAGACATAACACGAATCATTGTTTTTTCTTTATATTCTTGTGTATATCCTAACGGTCCATATTCGTCAACTAATACTGTTTTCTTAAATGGCTTCATAATACATACAAGTCTTGTATTCATTTCATCTTTCTCACATGAATACATTCCTGGTATAAGCAATACTCTTTTACCTGTTGTTACATTTATATTATATTCACAGTTACTTCTGAGAAATATCAAATCACCAATATTAAAGCACATCATAATTCTTTATATTTTTAATTGTTTATATTCTTATTTTATTAACAATACAAAGATACACATTATTTTTGATATAAAAAAGAAAACATAAAGAAATATCAATTTTTATAGTAAAAAACAATTAAAATTCTATAGAAATCTTATTAAATTTTATAATATTTTTTAAACAAGTATAGATGTACTGTAAAAAGAAAAGTCTACCATGACTTACATCATAATAGACTTATAGTACATCTTTAAAAATAATATCTGTGGATATAGATGGGCTCGAACCACCATGTATCTGTCCTAGAATTATGATACAAACTAACATCATATTAGTCGCGTTTACCATTTCGCCATATATCCATATAGCAGGCCTGATGAGATTCGAACTCACAACAACATGATTAAAAATTCGTGTGCTCTACCAATTGAGCTACAGGCCCAAAGTTCTATTTTAAATTTCCACGCAATAGAACTCCGAAGATTTGTAGATCTGTGTTCATGGTACTTAATCTAATGCTTGTTTTTAATACTGACGTGTTAACCTCTTCACCAAATCCCCGATTAAATAATATGTAATAGAGGGGATTCATGGGTTCGAACCATGGATAATCAGTAAAATCATGATATATCACGAATGACACCATGACAATCTACGTTAACTGTAATACTAAAGCTCTTGACTCAATGCTAACGCTAAAATCTAGGATTCTGTTTATGCTAAATGTAATCAAGCTAATGCTTTAGTCAATTTACATATGTTATATATGATATTATATTCAAAGTCTATTATTCATATCAAAAATATTTTTAAGAAATAAATATCATAAATGAATCGATAACATTTATTATATAATATATGAATAAGAATTATAACAAACTATATGAAGAAATGATGTCAGATATTTCAGTTATCGTTAAAAAGAAAATAAATGAAGCATATGACAATCAGCTTCTCGAAGAATATGGTGCAAAGGATATGTTTAATGATATTATGAAAGAAGCATCAAAAGAAGGTAAAATCTTTTATAAGCATCTTAAATAGTTTATAATTTATATCATCAAAAAATTACAAGAGACAGATCAATATAAAAAAGCTGAAAAACTTATGAATGCGTATGTTCAGAAAGTACAGAAATATATTGATGAACATAAGAAGATTACTCCGAGACGTATGTTGAAAATTACTGTTGCTGTATTGACAATGTATGGAGGTGTTTCAATGATACAAGATTGTAAATAGATGATTAAATCTTTATAGGGTAATGTTGAAACTTATGAATAGAAAGTAGAAAATGTACCGGATGAAAAGCAACAAGAAGTAATAGTAGAAGAACCTGAAGATTTTGTTGTTGAAGTTAAAGATGAAGCAAAAGAAAAATTAAGTGTCAAGAAAGTATCTACTGAAGATATTAATAATACACCTGAAAAGAAATTTAAGGAAGACAAGAATTTCAATTTTAAGTCAAGCAACGAGGCTCGCGAATTTATTAAACATCATGAGTTATGCTTACTTTACCCTTATTACGCAAAACCCGAAGAGGAAGCGAAAGGAATGGTAACTATTGGTTATGGTCATGTTGTATTGGAATCAGATGGTGAATTATACAAGAAAGTATAGCAATTAAAAAAGAAAGGCTTAATTAAACAATCATTTGTTACAAAAAATGGTAAAACTATTTTAAACCCTAATCATTGTAAAACCATTATAACAAAGACTGACGCAGATAAATTATTTTAGAAAGATATTAAGATTGCTGAATAGCGTGCATATAGAACTATACAAAATATGCCAACAGATGATGATAATGTTAAATATTATATGTTATATAATCAAAAAATAAGAGATGGATTAACATCATTATGTTATAATGCTGGATAGCTTAAACATGAAAAATATACATTCATAACAAAAGGTCTTGCAAAATCTAGATATGATTATCAAGCATAGAAAATAAATGCAGGTGATTATAATGTATCCTTTAAATATTTCAAGAATATTAAAGATAATCCTAACAGAAGAAATGAGGAATATAAGTTATTCTTTATGAACGCAAATAAGTCTATGTCATAATAAAAAATAAATTTTAATTAAATATATGAAAAAATTATTTGAAGCAAAATAGAAGCCATTAGTTGTTTATAATCCTGCTGATATTTTCATGAAATATAATATGAAACCTGGTGATTATGTTTCAATTGCATATGTATCAGATACATTATAGGGAGAAGGTGCTAACCCACTTGTATCAAAACGTGGTTCAAAAAAGCAATGTTATAATATAAATTCAGAAACGGACGCATAGTTATAGCAATATATTAATGCTATGCCTAATAATAGAATTAAATAGTTATTAACAGAATTTAGGGAATCTACTAAATATCAAAGCTTTTTAAATGGCACTGCAAAGACAAAAACATGTATGCTTGATTTAACAACAGAACATATACTTAAGATTAGTCATTTAACATGTAACTGGAAAGATTCTAAAGCATTAGCAAAATTTTATAAAAAATAGAATGATGCTGAATTAAATCTCCGTAGAGAATTTGGTTTTGAAGACGGTTATGATAATAATTATGAACGTTTTTATAATCGTAAAGATGATAAACCGGTACCATTGGATGATAGAACACCAGAAGAAAAAGAAAACGATAAAAATTGGAGAGATTCTTATAATGGTAGAAATGTAATGCCTCGTATCAAGAAAAATGGTAATGAATATAATATTGCAACTATTATTCCAGGAATTTATGCAAATTTAAATAAACCTGGTAATATTGCATTACGTTTTGCATATAACAGTCGTTCAAGTCATACAGATTCCGATTATTATTATGTAAATGGAGATGGTACATTATTTAAGCTTGATATGGCATTTATTACATTCTTAACATATGCATATAAAAAGAATGCTATGTCTTCTGATAATACCGAAGAAAAGTCATATGTGTCAGATGAAGAAAAAGAATTTGTTTTAAGATTAAAGCAACTAGTAAAAGATGCACCTAGTACTGCTGAAATGACACTTAAAACAGATAGCATATTATTTATGAAATCTACTGCACGTACGTCAAAAAATGCAAAGGTATCAGAAAATGTACCATTTGTTTGGATTAATACTAATGCTGTTGTAAATAAGTATGATTTTGTAAATCCTTCTGATTTAAATAATGTTATTAAAAATCTTGTTTATTCTATAGATGATACTAATGTTAATGCGACAATTGAAAATATAAATGTTAAAGGCAAATCTATTTCAGATTTAGTTTCAACAACTGATGGTAAAGTAACTGCAGATCCGACAGAAGTAAGAAAGAGATTAGGTATTGCAGAAGCATTAAGATGTATTGCATATAAATATACAATAGAGAAGAAAAAGAAAGCACTTTATGAATCAATAATGAGTAAAGTTGCAAAAACTATTAAAAGAAAGTTACAATTAATTTAAAATAATAAAAGAGATAGAATAACCAAAATTCTATCTCTTTTTTATATATTAAAATCTTATAAATGAAACTACTTTTGCTTTTACATTTGGATCTGCAATCTTAAATACCTTGTCAGGATTTACCTATAACATAATATTCGATTCACCTTTATCTGTAACAGAAGAAGTCCAATATCTTCCTGAACCAATAATATCTTCAACTTTATTTAATTCTGGTAAAGTTGGCAAATATGCATGTTCTGTAATTTCTTGTTTTACCTCATTAATTTGTGCATCATTCAAACCGGTTAAATTCAACTTCTTCATAGGTAATGATTTGGCAGCAGAAGCGGCATTGTTACCGTTATCAGAAAGAATGTTTGTATAGAATTCTCCTTTAACTTCTTCTTGATAATAATAATTTGATCCTGCTGTAATCTATAATTTCTAACTAGCACCAACTAATTTCTTCTTGAAGTAATAATCATCATATACACCATTATTTCCTGCATTACCTAATGTTACTGTTTCATCACTCATAACCATAAATACAGGTTTCTTATCTAATGTCTTATATGTAGTTAATACGCACTTAGCTATTGCATTCTATGCATCATTACTTAATACCAAACCATCCTTTTCATCCCATACTAAGAAATCACCGATATTTGCTTTCCTTAATGAATTACCAACTGTTTTAAAGTATGGTTTCATACTATCATACTTTTCACCTATTGTTATAGGTTCTTCATCAATATCATCTTCCATAGATACATCATCATAATCTGGATAATCATTAGATGTTTCTTCTGAATCGATATTATCATCTTCTGAATTATCAACAACAGGTTCTTCATGTTGTTTAATAGAATCATCAAAACCTCTACTTACTTTAACTGGTTCATCAACAACTTCTGGTTCATCATTTACTGTATCATCTGTTGAAACATCATCATAATCTGGATAATCATGCTTTACAGGTTCTTGTGAAATTTCACCATCAAATTTACCACCATTTTCAACATATAATTTCTATATTGATGTTATATCACCACCTGCATTTATATATGCGTCACCAATATTTTTATATGCTTTCAACTTATCAATATCAGAAATATTATGTGGACATTCGACTTTCATAGTAAGCAAGCCTGCAACATATTTCTGAAGAAGGATTTCCTTTGAGTCTTTCTTCATAACTCGGGCATCTTCACCTAATGTTGAACGCATACGACTTGACATAGAACTCATAGAAGCCCAAATCTTCGGATCTATTGTTCTCTATACACGTGCTTCGTTTAATATATTATTTTTAAATGTTCTCATTTAATATTAAAATAATTATTTTACTTATGATATTTATCTTTTATAATAAAATAAGAGATTTAGAATTAAATAATTCAATTATAGCATATTCATACAAAAATAGGAGTAAACATAATTATCTTATATTTACTCCTATGTATTTAAATTATTTATTATTCTAAATCAAAAATTGCCTTAAAATTAATTAAGTTCCAACCAAGTTACACGTTTGTCAAGTTTTGCAACAAGTTTTGCAAGAGCTTCGATTGTCTTCTCATTGTATACATCAATTGATTTCTCTACATCTTCGCCAGCAAACTGAACAGTATAAGTTGTCTTACCGCCTGTAACATTAAGAGCAAACTCCTCATTAACATCTGCTTCTGCAGGAATTGTAATTGCAACATCGTTATCAGCAGAATTAACAGCAACTGCCTTATTTTCAACTGTTTGTAAACGTGTTTCGTGATCATTGAATGCATCTGCGATTACCTCTTCATCAGATACTAATTCACCAGCAACATCAGCTGCAGTAGCAAGACCTGTTGCATTATTATTTGTACCTGCAACCCACTTACCAGAATTTGTATTCTTTGTAAGACCAACTGAACCAAGAGCAGAAGTCTTAACTTCAACTTCATGATTATCAACTGCAACAAAATTCTCAGAACCAGTCTTTACAGAAAGTGTAGGAAGTTCTGTACGTACTACTTTAATCTTACCATTTTCCTGTGAAACTGAAGATACATACTTACCTTCTTCTGCTGTATCTGTAACATCAAGTGCTTCAATTGCAAAAGTTGCAGCTTTTTCTGTAGTCTTGATAGACTTAGCTAAACTTGCAATCTGTGCATCAACCTTATCACCTTCAACAGCAACAGTATCATCAGTTGCAACAATAGCTTCAGCTGCAACACCATTAGCTTCAAGATTAGCAGAATCAACAGTCAAATTACCATCTGCATCAACATGTACACCAGTTACATATTTACCATCACCTGCAGTTGCATCACTTACAGCATGTTTCTTAGCTTCAAGATCTTCCAATCTCTTATGAATACCAGTAGCTGCTGTGCTTGCATCAGACGGTGTACCAATTTCTGCTTTATTATGAGCAACATCTGTAATAAGTTCTTTACCGGTTTCAGTTTCATCTACCTCTTTAAACCAATCAATAACTTCAACTACCTTATTGATTACATTATCTTCATCAGGATTCTATACATCACCCATAATAGTTTCAATATTAGTGACACGTGTATCTAACTTACCTTCTGCTGTTGTTGCACGATCTGCTTCTTTAGCAATCTTTCCAAATGCAGTTTCCTAAGTCTTATCATCATCAACAGTGCCAAGAAGTTCTGCGGAAGCAATGTCGTCCTCTGAAATGGTTACTACTTTCTTATCAGAAACTGCAACCTTTACATGACCAGCTTCTTTCTTTTCTACAGTTGTATAATCAGCATTCTCAAGATCATCAATACGATCTGAAAGTTCACCTTCTGCAGTTGTAGCACGGTTTGCTTCCTTTGCGATAGCGCCAAATACAGTATCTACATCCTTTGAATCTGCTTTAGTTCCAACAGTTGTTTCCAATGTAGAAACTCTATCAGCAAGACTCTTAAGTTTAGCATCAGCTGAAACAGGAATATCAAGAGTCTTAACAGTCTTATCTGTATCAACATAAGAAACAGTAACTGCTGCTTCAGATTTAACTTCACCTGTAGTTTCATCAATATTAGCAGGAGTAGATTTAATATTTAAAATCTTTGAAGAAACAACCTTACCACGAGCAACGATAGCGCCTGTATTATTTGCTTCATCATAACCAAAATAAATAACACCATCGTCAGGAGTTCCTACTTTTTCAAGTACCTTATCAAGTGTACCATAACCAAAGTTTACTTCTACACCATCACCAGCAATAGGAGCACCAAATACAACAGGAGTATTATCCTTCTTTGATTTCTTAATTGTAATAGCCATATTATTAATTAAGTTTTATATTTTATTTTTTACTATAATATTTATTCAAAAAAATGGAGAAACATTAATAAAAACGTTTCTCCATTATATTAAAAATTAATTACTAAATTCTGTTAAAATCAGAGTTCTTCCCATGTCAAAAGACCAGCAAGATATGTGTCATTTGCTTGAAGTTGATTTAATGCGGTATTTAAACCTGTATAGAATGTTTCATTAGCGACATCAACTGTTACTTCTGCTTCAACACCGTCCTTACTTGTTGTAAGTTTCAATGTATTGAACTGTTTGTTATCTGCTTTAGGAGCTTCAAGTACAGCATCCTTTACATATGAAGCTTCAATAGCATTAACAGAAGCATCAGTCTTTTCAAGATGAGCACCAATTGATGTATCTTCAGCTTTAAGTTCATCAAATGTAGACTTGATTCCAAGAGAAGTATCAACATATGTTGTTACAGCATCTGCATCAAGTGATACAATACCATTCTCTACCTTAATATACTTACCATCACCCTTGAATGTTTCAAAAATTTCTGTAAAATCAAGATAAACATCAGAATCTTTCGCAGATTCAGTTTTTGACGGTTTTGTATTAAGAGCAAGGTGTAAATATGAATGACCATATTTAATCTTAAATCCAAGACGTGCTTGTTCCCATGTACCATCCTGATTCTCTGACCATGGAAGCATTGCTGCAGATGTTACTTCATCACCGTAATTAACAGTTGCTGAATTACCCCATTGATCTGAGTCACTACCATATACAATTTCTGGGCCTCCTTCTTTAACATACTTAAATGTACATACATGTGCGCCAGATACCAAGAAATCCTTAGCAATATTGATCTTATCACCAACAGGAGAAACTGTGCCATCAGGAGCAGTTTGCATTAATTGATATTCAGCTGCATATGTTTTCTCGCCATCAGTTTGTTCCATCTGATCATCAGAAACTTTCTTAATTGCATATGTAGAAACTTTAAGTGCATCATCAACAACCTTTACTGTTGTATCATCAACTTTAACACCTACTGTATATGTCTGATAATCATTAGCATCCTTTGCAGGAGTTACTTCAATAGCACCATTAGCTGCTTCAGAAACAACATCGCTCTTAAGATGAGTTTCAATACCGGATACCGAAGTATCTAAACGAGTAGTATCTTCAGTATGATGTGCTTTCAAATCATCAATCTAGTTCTGAAGATTAGATTGAGCTGCTTTAATCAATTCCTGAACAGTTGCAGTATCAATAATATCAAACTCTGTTGTCCATGTCTTCGTCTTTGTTTGATTATCAACAGGATCTGTTGCACTACCGAACCATTTAACCATTACCTTATCAGCAACTTTCTCTGTTGTAGATTCTACATATTTACCTGTTGATGGATCAAAATGTTTCTTTGCAACCTCATTTGTTGTAATATCAAGGATCTTAGAAGATACAAGTTGATTACCAACAAATATCATACCGGAATCACCAGCAGCGTCATATACAAAACGTAATTTAGCGTCTGAATCATGAGCATCATAAATACTAATCACTTTGTCTTCATCAAACGCACCACTCAAAAAATGTACTTCCTTACCTGCAATAGTTGCATCAGCAACCTAATCTGTTAACTTTGTTGCTTCACCAGCACCATAAACCATTTTATTTGTCATATTAAATTTTTATAGATTTAATTTTAATATTTATTAATGTTTTAAAAAATTATTATTTATATATCTCTTCCCATTTCAATTGGTCTTCCACAATAGTCAATCTATCATTAATAGATGAATCTGTATTCATGAATTCATTTATATGTGAATCATAATCTTTAAGATCTAATGTAACTGTCTTAATAAGACTACTGTCAAGTGAATGTGTAACATCCTTAATTACTGTACCATCTTTCAATGTCAATACACCTTCAACTAAATCAATCTTATCAATAGGTTCAGGCCAAATTTTCGCTTCAATCTTATTTGAATCCTTAACATAATTAAGCTGTTTCAAAACCATGTCAGTTACTTCAATCTTAGATGAATCTGTTTGTTCTTCATCACCTTTAAATAAAGTGAATGTTTGTTTGAAACCATTCTCATATGTACCTGAATCCTTATGAATTGTATAATTATATTTGCCTTTATCTAAATCATCAATCAACTATACATAAGAAGTATCTATAGTATTGACTCTATCAAAAAGAGTATCAACAGAAGTATCTATAAATGTAAGATGTTCATTTATATCTGTAATAGAAGTATCAATAACATTTAATCTTTCATATACATCATTAAATGAAGCATTCATTTTTTCTGTAATAGAAGAATCAAACTATTCTAGTTTTTCTTTTACTTCATCTAATTCTTTCTACGAAACAATATTTGTTTTTACAGTTGCAAGTTTACCAGAATCATTTACATATTTGAGAGATAAAGTTACAACACCATCTACTGAAGCAAGAGATATATCTTTAACTTTAGATGTAAGTTCAAGATCACCCAAGAAGATACCTGTAAGCAATTCTGAATTCTTAGACTTACCAAAATACAAAGTATGTGGATCCTTATTCTTAGTATTTACAATATCAACATAACGACCTTCTATGAACTCAACTTCATCATGTGGTTTACATTTTTTATTTGGGTCAAAAACATGTAATACATGCTGAGGTGGACGTATATCTTTATTCATTTAAATATAACATGTTATTTTTATTATTTATTATAAAATAAAAAATGAGTAATAATTATATATCATTATAATATAAAAGTATTACTCATTTTTCCAATATTTTATTTTCAATTATTCATTTCTATTTATATTATATTTATCTAAAAGATAATTTGCAAAATCTTCTTTTTCCTATGTTTTATTATTAAATCTAAAAAAGAAATTAAGATTAAGACCTACTTTTCCACCTTGCAAATAATTAGTTGGCCAAAGTCTTACCATCTTATTCATTACATATTCCTCTATTGTCTTGAATCTATAATGATTTAACCTTGCGTTTTCCCATGTTTTTTCATTATCTCTTAATTTTATAGAATTTATACATAACTAACCTATTGTATTTACTGTAACTATTTTTTTACTATATGGCGAATCATATAAAATGCCATGAGGTGAATTAAATTCTATATTATCTACACATGTTTTAAATATTATTTTAGTTTGAGTAGACCAATTTTCTGTAATAGGTAGATAATCTGTAAATCTTTTAATTGAATAATTATTATCTTCTACTTTTAATATTTCTGAATCTGTAAACTATCTCCAGCAAACTCTTATTGTATTAATTCCTCTATCATTAAACATATCATTAGATAAAAATTCATGTATATCATTACAATCTAATTCTAAAAATTCATCAATATCGAAATATGCGATCCAATCATATTTGTCTTTGTATATATTATAGCAATCTGTATATGATGGAATCTAAACCAATTCTTTCCCTCTCTAATCTTTTAATATTACATATCCAGAATTTATATAATCAGATATTACATCTTCAAAATGTTCGCCATCAATATCATTGTTATCATATAAAACAATATTATCAAATCCTATTGATTTATGATGTTCAACAAATTCTCTTATATAATTATTTTCCATTTTTCCTATACAGCATAATAAGATCTTTCCTGTATATTTTTTAGGTTTATTATATAAATTCAAATGATTTAATTTTACTGGGCATACATCAATTAATTTCTACAAATCAATATCATATGTTGAATCATAGTTATTCTTTAATTTCAATAAATCATCTTCTGTTGTTTCTTCTGTTACTAAATATGAATCATATAATGGTTTATGAATAGATAAAAAGAAATCTTCGAATTTAAAGTCCTATCCTATATTTTTACCTATACTAATCCATATATTTGGAATCCTATATGCTTCTGAAATAATCAACCCATGTAAACTTTCTGAAACAATAAATTCACATTCTTCTATATTTTTTATTATATCTTTCCAATCATTATATTTTGTAAAATCTATTATTAATATATCATCATTATCTTTAAATTTATTTAATATATATGATTTAATATGTGAATGATGCGGAATAATTCCCAACTTATATTTTTTCATTACATATGGTTGATAATAATATGGAAATAATAATGCTGGATCCCCATAAACTTTTGGGCAATTTATATTTAATTCCTATAAGTAATCCCTTGTTTTGGGACCTCTCACTGCATATATTTTATTTGGTTTATTTTTTAAATTATGTTTATATAAGAAACCACTCCCCCATATTTTTGTAAAATCATCTATATATTCATCACATAAAATAGAGCCTATGAATATATAATTTATTTTCTTATCTTTCTTATTATATTTTTTATGTTGTTTACCTGTAAGTTCTTTTAAAAAAGAAAAATTTATATCATCACCAAAGTTATGTGGTATTACTGTATTATCAGAATTTAAAAATGCCCAACTATTTAAATATATAGTATCATTCTCGTTCTTCATAATTTCGCTATTTAATTCTTTTTGAAATAATGAATTCGAAGTATTATTTTTCTTCAATACATTTACAACTTCAGTATTAATTTTATTTTCTTTTTCCTTTTTTATTTTATCTTTAAACTATTTACTATTAATAATAACATTTTTATTTTTAATAATATCCTATTTCTCTTTAAGAATTTCCTAAATTGGTTTTACTTTAGACTCAATAGTAGGTATCATGATATTGGAAACATAAGCATACGTTTCCTTATTTGTTTTTATATTGTTAATATTAATTTTTGTATTATTTCCTTTATGTTCTTTTTCTTTATTATCATAATTAACAAATGTTTTCATATTAGGTTTCGTAACATTACCTAATATGTACTTATCAGGATTATATGTACCTTGTAACTAATTTATATTATTAGTCACTGATGAGAATCCGTCCTAATTATAATAAACACCAGAATTCTAGGCGTAACTTCTATTTTTTGAAAAATATGCTTTATCTATCTTCTATACATTTTTAATTGGAAACATACAGATATAAAATTATTTTAATATATTTATTTTAAATAGAAAAGGATAGACTATTCTCTACGAACAATCTATCCTTAATTTAATATGAAAAACCCGAAATTAAGTTTTGAACTTAAGTTTATATTTACTTATTCACTGCAAGAATTGCACATGAACTATTAACAAGAAGATTTACATTTCCCTTAAATTCATTAATAGTTCTCTTATCTGTATAACTCATTGCAGATCGCATATAATCAATCATATTATCAGTCCACTGTTTTACAGTTTCCTTCACTGTAATATACTTTGTACAACCTTCTGAAGTCTTTGTTTTTGCAGATGGATTAATTAACTTTTGAGCCTTCTTTGTTGACATTCCATAAGACTCCTTTGTAATAGTCTTCATATCCTTAATAAAGTCTTTTTTCTGTTTTTCAAGTTCATCTGAAATAACAGGATTTTCAGAATTTAATCCTTCCCAAATATTAAGAATGTCTTCTACTCCATTATTAATAATACCATCTTTATAAAAATAAAGATAATGATTATTATAACTTTCAATATTCAATGGTGCTGTTGACTCAAGAAGTCCTGTAAACAAACTTCCAATCATTACATAATCTGCACCAAGACCCAATGCTTTAATTACATCTGCATAACCACGAATACCACCATCTGCAACAAGGTAAGGATGTGACTTAAAATAACTTGTTGGATTATCATTTTCATCAAATCCCTTGTCAGCAATATTCTTATAATATTTACACTTATCAATCAATGATGCAATAGGATAATGAATTGAAGAATTTGAAGTAGTTAAACACACGGATCCGCTTCCTATAGACAGTCTGATATAGTCCACGCGAGCATGCTTACAAATCCACTCATAAGTTTCAGGATTAGCGATATTACCTGTCATTACAATGAGTTTATAATTACTATTATCAGCAATATCCTTTGCCTTATTAATAGTCTCATACAAACTTTCCATATGGCCATTTGCTAAATCCACACAAATCCTATATGTTCGATTATATCCAGAAAATATTTCATCAGGTGACATCATCTTATGATCAACAAAAACATATTCAAACTCTTTCAATGACAATGCAACCCAATCGCCATCATCCATAAATGGTTTAATATATTCCATACGTTTTACAATATCACCATTTGGATCTGCTCCAATATTTCGTGGAATCATTGGATGAATCTTATTCAACTTCCAAATGTTAATATTATATTCATTCGTAATAGTAGACATAGGTGCAGTAAACAGTGGTAGATACTTATCATCTTCCACAAATGGATTACATTCCTTTCTACTCTTAATTGAACTAATAACAGCAGGTTCAATTGTCAAATCATTATATGAATACTTTGTATCTTTAATAATCGGCATTTTTATTCTTTTATTATTTCTAAATATTATATATAATTAAATACTCTTTGTCTTATTAATTACCATTGTAATAAAATCATGTCTCTCTACATAATCCTTACTCTGACAATCATGTTTTACCAACAGATATGCATCGATAACTTTCTCTATAAAATCATGATCGTATCGTTTTTCAAGTCCCTCTTCAAAACCTGTTTCATATCCATTATTATATTCTTCTTGCAAATCTTTTTCTGTCATAATTATATTACTGTTTTATTTTATTACCAAAATACAATAGGACTATCACTTTGATTAGTAACCAATAATCTTCTATTAGTTGGACAAGATGGATAATCACTCAATCGATGAACACCGCCTACCATCATTCTTCTAGAATCTGAACATCCATAATGTGGTTGACAAAAATCATAATGAATACGAATAAACTTAAAATCATCATTAACTTCTACTGATGTAATAGACAATGAATCAATATTAATATAGTGAGAATTTTCAATATTATTATTCAAACTATTATTATGCATCTTAATCCATTCCATATCATTCTTAATAGCCGAAGTTAAATCAATACTCAAAAATACAGAATATGTATCTACAATCTCTGGAGATTCATGGTCTGCTTCTGTAAAGAAATCAAGAAATACTCGTTTATCGATTATATCACCTTTCTTATATTCATCACGCATTGTAGCTACATGATCAATAACTAAATCACTCTTATTCTTTGATTTATTTGAGTCTCCATGTTCATCTACCCATTTGATATACATGCCTCCTCTATTCTTAGGATAAAAAACTTTTGTCATAATTTTTATTTTAATCAGTTATATATTTTGCTTTATAAGTTTTATAATTATTAATAATATTAATCCATTCTTCTTTTGTAAGTCCAGTTATTTCACAACCTTTTTTATAATCAAACATATTAATTTCTCCAGACATTTGAAGATGATAATATGCATCAAATTTCTCTTCTGTAATTTCTACTTTCATATATTAATTATATTATTTGTTATTATTAATCATATCAATAAGTTTACCGACATTATCATAAAGTGTTCCCAACTCATAAAATGCCATAAATTGATTTGATACTTTATGATATGTAGGATTACATACATTTATATCAATGAACAGATTTTCACAAAGGTTTGAAATATACATTGATTTCTTATCTTTCTTCTTCGATATTTTTTCAGCTAATGGTTTCAATCGAGAATTTGCAAACTTAATTACGTCATTATAATAATTTACAATGCCCTGTTCATACTCATAATCTGATACATATACAGTATTCTTATTTAATGTAAGAACATAATAATCAGAACACATATCAGATGTTCGTGTTACATGTAATTTATTATCTGCATTTGCAATTACACACATGAATGAAAGAACCAATGTTATAAATATATGTTTCATTTTATATTATTTTAAATTATTGTTTTAATTAACAATACAAAGATACATATTTTATTTTGAATAAAAAAATTAATATGAAATTATTTTACTAATTTGTGAACAATATCCAAACCATTCTTTACCTTTATATATAACACAGAAATCTCCATTTATATTAAGAACTCGTTGACCAGCAGAATTAAATACTGCTATAATTTCGCAATCGACAAAACCTTTATCACCTCTATCTTCGTTCATTAAATGAATATTAATAATAGTTCCAACACGAATATCTCGTATAGTGAAATGCTTTTTATCAATATCGTCTTTATTATTTTTATTAAACTTAATCATATATTATTTTATTAATGTTTATATAACAAAGATACATATAATTTTATAAAAAAGAAAAAGAGATACTATAAAAATACAGTATCTCTTTAAATTAAATTATTAATTAAACTTTCTAAAAACTTATTACTTTACAGTAACAATAGCAACACGACCAAAATCATCATCCATACCATGACCTGTAGCATCAGTTACCTTAACACCACGAGACTCAAGATACTTCTTAACTGCTGTTGCACGAGCATCAGACAATGCCTTATTATGCTTCTTAGTACTCTTAGGTTCCTGAGATGCATAAGCGTCTACAACTACAGTTGTTCCTTCAGGAATTGCATCAAGTACGGACTTACACTTTGCACTCAAATTTGAGCTATTAAACTTAAATGGTGCAACAAATACATTCTGTGCAAAACCACTTGCATTTGTAACAGGTTTCTCTACAATCTTCTCAATTACCTGTGGCTCACGAGACTCAAGTTCATTAATCTTTTTATTAAGAGCATCAACCTCTGTCTGATCATAAAGTTTTGCCTTTGCAAATGAACGTGTTCCATTTGAATTCTTGAAACGATAAACAACACCTGCAGTAATCTCAAAACTACCATTCTTCTTTACAAGCTTGCCATTATCAATATCATTCCATACAACAGAAGGATTTACGACAATACCCCATGCACGCTCCTTACCAAGATTAAAATTAAACTCTGCACCAGCACGATAAGTCATCCAGTTATTATGATCTGCACCATAACCTGCTGTCTGATGACCCCAACCAAGACCTGTATAAACAACAGGTTCAAAGAACTTACGTGTTCCATCAAACTTAAATACATTAGCAAGATTTACCTTACCATAACCACTTACATTTACATAATCAAATGCAGTGTATGTATTATAACTACCATGACCTGTTCCAATAAGTGTACGACCTTCAATACCAAATCCCAACCATGGTGTTACATACTTATCTGCACCAACTACAATAATAGGTGCCATTGCTGTATGACCACTATAGAAATTGTCAAATGATGTAAGAACACCACCCTGAAGTGTTACTGAAACATTATCAGTAAACTTACTAGAACCTGCATAATCATTCTGTACCTGTGCATTAATTGTACCAATTGCAAATGTAAACATTGCAATCAACATAAAAATAAACTTCTTCATAGTTTTTCTTTTAATTTAAAATTTGTTATTAACTAAAAAATTATTTGTTTAAAATATTTGATTTATTAAAAATCATTATCATAATAATATATAATAAACTTCTTAAAAAGTTTACATTTTATAAAAATAAACTTCTTCATAGTTTTAGTTTTTATTTATACTAAAAACCTATATTTCTTGTTTCATAAATACATTATATATTAAATTTATATATAATTCATATCTCCACAAGCTTAAATTCGGTAAAACTCAACCCTATTTAATATTTTAAATAATTATAAATTAATTTGTCTTAATCCTTCTGATAAAATATTCAAAGAAGCATTATAATCTCTATCTATTAAAGATTTACAATGTGGACATATCCACTTGCGCTAACTTAGTTTTAAATCTTTATAAATATATCCACAATTATGACATGTCTTTGATGAAGGATAGAATCTATCTATTATAACTAAATTTTTATTATACCTATTACACTTATATTCAAGTTGTCGTCTGAACTCAAATAAACTTAATTCCTATATGGACTTAGATAGTTTATGATTAGACATCATACCATTTACATTTAAATCTTCAATACAGATAACTTGGTTCTCATTAACTAGTTTTGAAGTTATTTGATGTAAATAATTTAATCTCTAATTCTTTATTTTCTCATGAACTTTTGCAATTTTAACTCTTACTTTATTTCTATTAATACTGTCTTTCTATTTCTTAAATAATTGCCTCTATAATTTCTTTAATTTATTTTCTTGATTTTTATAAAAATGCTTATTCTCATATCTATTTCCATTTGAATCAACAATAAAATCTTTAATTCCTAAATCTAATCCTATTACATTATCTAACTTTTCTTTTTCTTTAATATTATAATCAATACATATTGATAGATAATATTTGTTTGTAGAAGTTTTAGTAAGAGTAACAAAATGAATTTTATCTTGATTATGATTTAAATATATTTCATCTTTTCTTGAACACTTAAATAATATATTTTTTAACTACTTTATTAAAGTTATTCTATTTCCTCTAATTTTTTTATTTTTAAACTTAAACATTGAATTAGTAAATCTGCAAGATTGTTTAGCATCTTTTTTAGATTTGAATTTAGGATAATATGTATATGATTTTAAAAAATTATCATATGCTTTAATTACATCTATCATTGATTGCTATAAACATGCATTATATACATCATTTAAAAAAGAATATTCATCTTGCTTCCTTAAAGAAACTAAATATTTACCTAACTATGATAAAGAAACAGATTGCTTATATTGTTTATATATTAATTTTTTATAATCTAATAATTTATTATATATAAATCTACAACAACCTAATTGTTTAGAAATAAATTCTTTCTAAGCAACATCAGGATATATTCTTATTTTAATAGATTTGATCATATACAATAAAATTATTTATATAATATAAAATTAACTTCTTAAAAAGTTTACATTTTATAGAAATATTTTTCAAATTGGTTTTGGACAAAGTTTAACTAACTTACTTCTCAACGAATTTAATATAGGTTTAAACTTAGTTTTATATTCATCCCAATTATTACCCATCATTTGAATCTTTATCCAATATGAATTTGCTTCACTATAATCATATATCTTTCCATATTCTGCAATTTGAATACCAAACATATATAATCTTATACAATGAAAAATAGATTTTTTTGCTCTATATAAATCATAATCTTTTTCTATAATTAATTTCTTATGACATTTTGCATATGAGTTATTAACAATAGAAGAAATAACTTTCCTTAATTTCCATTTATCAAGAATGAAATAATTCGCGTATAACGAGTTAAATTTTTCAAAACTATCATACATACTACTTTTCATAAATAAGCTCTCTAACGCGATTATATGATGTTCATATAGCATCTTTTTAAATGTATTATTATTGATAATCTGAAAATCAAAATCAATAGCATTTCCATCAAATACATGAAGTTCCGTTATACCATTATAATCATCTGTTAATTTAATATCATCATCTACAATAACAATAATATCCTTATCTGATTTTTCATTATTAGTTCCATATACATAAGATCCATGCATAAAAGATAATATATAATGTTCACGTATATTTAATGGTAAACATTCCTTTATAAGTTTCCAATCCATAAATCATTCAACTAAATCATATTCTAACTTATGAAATATTATTCTCTTTTCCTTTAAAAGTTTATCCAATAATTCATTAAAATCAAATTTAACGGTAGTTAATGAATCATATACTAAATTTGGTACTTTATATAATTTGAATAATTGCTCAAAATTCGCAATTATACCATTATAAAGTTTTTTCTCTGATGTATATGTATGTTTACCTTTATAATTAAGAATAAGTTTACCATCTAATGTAGCATACCACATATATTTCTTCTTATTATTCTTATTAATTAAAGGCTTTGTTATTTGATCAAAAAATGAATCATCTATATCTATCTCATCATTTAACTCTATTTTATTATCATGGTTAAAATCAATACGTTTCTCAATATTAATCTTTACTTTCATTTTATTATCTTTGTATTTAAAAGAACACATGGTTTACCGATATAAAAAACACCAGGAATTTCCTTAAATTCTTTCATTAGTTTTTTAGTTTCACGTTTTAATTTATTCAAATATGTTTTATATGCTTTCTCCCTGTTATGGTCTATCCATGCATCATAATAATCTTGTCTAGAAAAATCTTCACGCTTTTTATCATACCATTCTATATCAGTAAACTTATTAATGTATATTTCTATCGCTTCTTCTATAGAATTAGCTGATATATGATAAGTTTCAGTTATTACTTTAACATCATCTTCATAATCGTCTTCTTCTATAGATATGTCTGTATAACAAAATATCTTTAATGTATTATTTTGATTTTTAAACTTTACGCTCATTTATAATATTAATTAGTTATACTCTTTATATGTAATATAAAATAAAAAAGTCTTAACATATTATAATAATATAATACATTAAGACTAAAAACTTAAAAATAACATGAAAAATTATTTCTTATTATTACAATTAACAATAACCTTATTATATACATCTAATAATATATTATCATTATTAAATGCTATATCTATATCAGATGTAAAAATCATTGATAATGGAATAAACATTATATCATCAACTTCATTAGGTTCAGAATGTTCACTTGTTAATTCATAATCATCTATTATTCCTGGAAGAATTGCATAATAAATTACGCTTACATTCTGTCGCTTTGTATCTGGAATTGAATTAATGGCATAAAAATTCATCAATACTCTTGGGATAGAAATACCTGTTTCTTCAAAGGTCTCTCTCATTCCACATTGACACAAATCCTCATCATGATCCAAATAACCAGCTGGAACATTCCACCTTCCTACATTTGATGGACATCCTTTACCACGTTTATTAATTAATGCACACCAATTTCCATCTGAATCTTTACAGAATACACAAGTCGCAACAGTTATTGAACGAGAATACCAATATTTTTCACCGTTATATTCAAACTCAAAATTTCGTAATCTCTGTTTCATTTATTAATATAATTTTATTTTAAAATGTTCCTGTAGAACCAGCCATTCCATCTGCCCTATCAGATTTCTCTATCTTATTATAATCATCTTCACTCATTTCTTTCCAATCTGTATCAAGATAAATCTGATGGATAAACTGAACAAGTTTCTGACCTGTCTGAACTGTAATATCTGTATTTCCATTATTACAAAGATTAATATGAACTTCTCCCTGGTAATCTGCATCAATAGTATTTGCCATCACATCAAGATGATACTTAGAAGCAACTCCTGATTTATTTGTTGCTTGAAGATATGTTCTTTTATCATTAATCCAAACTTTAATACCAGATGGAATCATTACTTGTTCACCAGGTGGAATAGTAATAAACAAATCATCATCCTTAATATTATAGAAAATTTTGTTACCTTCATTTTTCTTAATCAAATCAACAAGAAATTCCTAATTATAAAAAGGTACGAAAAAATCAGTTCCTGCATCATGACTATTAGCTCTATTTGGCAACTTAACATTTCTAACTCTTGTAAACTATACTGTAGTATTATAACTCATTCTTTATATTAAAAATAATTTTTATATTATATAAATATATGTTAATAAAGTTTAACAAAATAATTATTAATAATACTTAAAAAATATTTTCAAAAATAGTAGACTTTTTTCACAAAAGTAAGTAAAATAAATACTGGTATTTTGAGAGGTTAAGATATTTAAGAAATTATATAAAGAAATTTAGTTTTTATAATTGAAATTTAAATTTTATTAAAATTATTTAGAATTTGTATAAATTAATAAAAATTATATATTGATTATCAATTAGTTATAAATTATTTTTAATAAAAATTAAACTTTTTTCTTAAAAATGTAGACTTTTTCTGAAAACTTGAGTATAATAAATATGTTAGTATTTAAGGTTGAGATAGATATTATATATAATATGTAAAAAATTTAATTATTAATTTATTTTATATTATTGATGAAATTTCTTTTTGGTTCTTTTTCTTTGTCTACTTTCTTTTTGAACATAGATTTTTAGAGAGATAAATATTGTAGGATCAATTTTTATTTTAATTAAATTTAGATTTGAAATTTAATTTTCTTTTGGTTCTTTTCTTTTTGATTATTTTTTCTTTGGTTACTTTCTTTTTAAATTTTATATACATTTATTATATAGATAAATATTCAAATATTCTTTTTTTAATTTAATGAAATTTAATTTTGATAAATCTATTAATGAAAAATTATCTTTTTTATATGAATCATTATTTGATGATGAAACTGATGATATTCTTAATAATGATGAAGAATCTCCGTTGAGTAATGTTTATAATGATGAAAAATAGTTTAATGATTTTTTAAATGATTGTAATAAATTAGATTTATTTTATAGATAGTGGAATTCTGAAAAATATATAGAAAGATTATAGGAAGAAAAGAAAATTAATCATAGTAATGTGATTTATCTTAAACAATTAAGTTTAGCTTTTAAAGATTAGAAATAGTTTGATAAATTTTGTAATATGTTCGATTGTTATCCAACATTAAAATTATATATAGGATATTTAGAATTAGATATGAATTTTGATAGAAATGGAATACCTAATATAAAATTTAATTTTAATAATTTTAATAATACATTTATTGATATTGATACTATTTCTATATATGGCGGAATATTTGAAAATTTAGAAGGAATTAATGAAACAATATCATTGAAAAATATTCATTTTAATAATTCTTATGTTAAGTCAATAAATGGATTATTAGGAAGCGTTAGAATATTGGATTTTTTATATAATAAACCTATTGAATCCGTTACTGATTGGAGTAATTTATAGAATATGACAAAACTTTATAGGTTAACCGTTGATTATACAGAGTGGAAATTTATTGGTATAGATCATCTTTTACATTTTAATAATATACCAGAAAACATATTAGATATAAAGGAAGTTAATTTTATAAATCATGACGCATTTGGTAAATTAAGATATTATAAGAATTATATAAAAAATATGTTTATAGAGGAAAATCCTAATGTTAAAGGTAAACTTAAATCTAATATTATTAGACAACTTCAAGGTAATTATGAACCTATATTACATGGGAGAAAATAATATATTGAATATTTCTTCTGTATTGTGTTAAAATTAATTAAGGTTAATAACTATAAGGTAAAGAGATTTGATTGCGATACGGAGAAGATATGGTATCAAATTTTGAGTTTTATTAAATTATGTTAAACTATTAAAAATATATTTTATATAATAAACAAATAAAAGTTTAATATATGAGAAAATATTTTGAAGTTCCTGATATTATAACTGATGATTTTATTATATAGAATTTTAAATTAAAGAATACAGAAAATGATATTAATCCTAGTAGGACAAGTAAGATATTTTTAAATTAGTATCCAACTATTAAAGAATATATAGAAAATAGATATGTGGATTCAGAATCCATATATGAAACTTTTTATAGAATATTTCATCATATTGAACATAGACCTAAATGTAAGGCATGTGGTAAAGTTTTAGAATTTCATCATAACCATAAATTTAGAGAATATTGTTCATAGAAATGTGTATAGAATTTTGAAGATGTTATATAGAAGAAATCAAAAACAAGAAAAAGAAAAGTAACAGAATATAAATATTTGGGAAAAGATTTTTATCAAGAAGTTAGGAAGAAAATAGAAGATACCTGTTTAAAAAGATATGGTACAAAATATCCTACGTAGTGTGATGAAATAAAAGAAAAAGTTAAGCAAACTAATATAAAAAGATTAGGTGTTCCATATACAGCTTAGAATAAAAAGTGTTTAGAAAAGATGAAGCAAACCTGTATAGAGAGATATGGAGTAGACCATAATTTTAAAATTCCAGGTATGAAGGAACATATTAAGGAAACTTGGATTGAAAAATACGGTTGCGAAAATCCTATGTAGAATAAAGATATATTATAGAAAAATTTTGATTCAAAGAAAAAACATAATTCATACAGATAGTCAAAATCAGAAGAATCATTACATGAATATCTTTGTAATAAATATGGAGCAAATGATATATTAAGATAGTATAAATCTGATTTATATCCATATCATTGTGACTTTTATATTAAAAGTTTGGATTTGTATATTGAATTGCAAGGTTATTGGTCACATGGTTATCATCCATTTAATCCTAATGATAAAAATGATATTGAACGTTTAAATGAATTAATGTTAAGAAAAGATAAAACAGGTTATTCACATGCTATTGATGTATGGACTGTTAGAGATGTCAATAAGAGAAATACGGCAAAAGAAAATAATTTAAATTATTTGGAACTATTTGCAGTTAAAAAAGAAGATTTAATTAATAAATTTGAAGAATACATAAAAAATAAAAAAATTTAATATATGAATGAAAGCTATAAAAATCAACATAAACCATCAAGAAATTCAAGGTTTAAACAAGGTTATTTTCATCCAAAACATCCAGAAAAATGGGTGACTAAAACCAACGAATATAGAAGTTCGTGGGAATTTTTTTTTTTTTTATGGATTGGTGTGACAGAAATCCTTAGGTTTTGAGAGTTGGTTCAGAACCATGTGCTATATAGTATAGAGATCCTGTTGCTAATTTGGAATATTGTCATCAACATCATTTGGATCCAAATAATCCTTAGAACTGGAAGATTAGAAAATATTATGTTGATATGTGGGTTGAGTTTAAAAAGAAAGATGGTGAAGTTATAAAAGTGTTTATTGAGATTAAACCTTATGCACAAACAATTAAACCTGAACCATTGAAACCTGGAGCGAAGTTAAAAGAAGTTAATCGTTATAATAGAGAAATGAAAACATTTTTGACTAACCAAGCAAAATGGAGAGCAGCAAAATATGAGTTTAAAAAACGCGGAGTTTAGTTTCAGGTGTGGACAGAACGCGAATTAAGTGATAAATTAAAATTGTTTTAATTTAATTATGAATAAGAATATTAGACGATTAATAGAATCTCTATTTGATGATGATATATTAGATGATATTAGTAAACCAGATAATTCTGATATGATTTTTGATAAAATAAGTTCAACTGATATTGTAAAGCCTTTATTGGATAAGATAGTAGATAGATCCGAGAATAATGATTTAGCAATATTTTTCAACGCATATAAAACATTACCATAGTTATCCGAAATATCAAAAAGTTATAAGAATGGAATAAACATAGGTTATGTTAGAATTTCATTATATAAAGGAAATGTAAAATATTTTAAAGAATTATTTGATATATTATTGGATTATGATATTCATTTTAGTATAAACGTATTAGAATTTTCATTAGAAAATAAAACTGATAAGGTATATTCAATTAAAGATTTATTTGATTTTGAAAAATATAAAAGTATTTTAAAAATAAAAGATTTTGTAGTTAGTTATGGGAGATTAAAAGATTTTAAAGGATTTCCGTCTTATATAGAAAACGAAATTTATTTAAATTGGATTAAAGAAGTAAATTCATTAGAAGGATTTCCAATAACAAAAAATAACTTATCTTTATATTTTAATAATAGTGTATTACCGGATGATTGGACCGGATGCCCACATAAATTACAAGAATTAAATTTTCAACCGGAATTACCATCTATGTTATTTAATGTAGAGGATGAAGTTAATTCTATTGTTAATAGTATGGGTAATTTAAAAAATATACCATATGATTTAACATTTGAAAGAGATAATATGAGTAGAGGATGTAATCTATATATAGGATGCATGCTTGTAGATCCTTCATGGAAGACAGAGGTTAAAAAAGAAATAAGAAAATATATAGGAAATTGTTTAAAAACACAATATAAAAATATAACTAATTTAAAAAAAGAAATTATGTTATAGTATTAAAATGACTTAATCTATATAAAAATCACAAAATTATATTAATTTATAGTTTTGTGATTTTTTATTTTATAATAATATGTGTATCTTTGAATTATAAATTAAAAAAATGTAATTTATTATGGATAAGAATACATTAAAAAAACAGATGAACCAAATTCATGATATAAATTTATCAAAGCGAATTGGTGAAGTTTGTGAGTGTCCAGTATGTGGCAATTCTTTCGTTAAGAAACATATTAAACATGTTTATTGTGGAGGACGTGATAATCAGATATGTAAGAATGCTTATAATAATTTCATGCGTTATAATACTGTTTATGATTTTGGGAGATTTGTTAATTTGAAAAATAAAAATAATAATGTCACTACTAAATCAACAAAATCATTTAATAAGTATATGTCTTTTTCATTTGGCAATGATTCTTCATTATCAGATAAGTCGAATAAAGAGTTAAATGAAGTTAAAGATACTTCTAAACATGTTAGTAAAACTTTAAGTGTAGATAAACAAGTATTAAAGAATATTGAGTCTTCATTAGAAACTCGTATTAGAGAAAAAATTGAAAAAGAGTTTGAATATGAATATAAGAATAAATTAGAGAAAGAATATAATAAAGCATGTGCTAACTATGAAGAAGCAAAAAAATGGGAAAATGCCGAATTTAATGGTTGTGTTTAAATAATGATGTATGTTGTTATTTTATAGATTTGATGATATTCCAAAAAATGAGAGGTCTTCAATTTTTTGGAGAGGCGAAGAAAAAATAGGTGAAGAAAAAGGAGTATCTGTTTATGAAGCTCATAAAAATATAAATGGAACATATTCACCAGTTTTACCTAATCCTATAAATGAAACAGGGTTTGATACTTTTATTCATTTAATTAGATATTATTCCGGTAACAAATATTTGGTAACAGGAGATTTATTAGATGACAGAGGAACAGATGGTGAACCATTAATTAAGAACGTTAAAATAATTAAGAAGTTATGAATAAAGAAGAACGTTATAAGAAGATAAATGATTTGATTCCACAAATCGAGTTAATTAAAGATACTATTTATAATATCGTATGGGAACCTCAGGAAGGTGATTTTGATAATCATTTCGACAATCTTCCAAAAGCAGAGAAGGTTGCTATCATAGGAATATTGAATGATGCAAATAGACTTAGTAATTCAGTTGCATGTTATGCACATTGGTTTGAACAAAAGTAAACATTTTCAATAATTTAGACTATAATTTATAGATTTGTTGTTAATTAGATAAAGTTTATGAAAAATAATAAAGAAATTGTTAAGGAATTTTATCCATATGTAAGTGATGCTCTTAAGAAAATGGATAATGTTGATATAGAAACATTGCAGAATATATATAATATTCTTAGTAATATGAATGATTATTCTGTTGATGAAGTTATTAATGCGCAAAAAATAGTTAAAGATATTATTAATAAAACTATTGATGAGTTTAAAGATAAATTTATTAAGAATGTTTCATTTGATGATATTATTTTATATGCACAGGTATCAAAATCTGTATTGAAAAATAATAATACAAAGAAGAATTTTTTTAATAATATTGGTGTAACTATTGATACAAAAAATATAGTAGGAACTAAATCATTTGAAGCTATTCAACATGATTTGTTTGGTGGTGAACCAACTGTATATAAGAAGAAAAAGAAGTTTTCAAAAATTAATGATAAAGTTACACTTTATTCAAATATTCCTTATTTAACTCTTAAGAAAAATGAGCATTTATATCGTATAGCTACACTTATTCCTTATAATAAGCAAGTAGTAGATGATAATGGTAAGAAAATAAAGGGATTAATCTATGGAATGCTTCCAACTATGTATTTTGTAACAGATAATAAGAAACGAGATTTTAGAATTGCTCGTAATAATTATATTAATATTGTAAGGTCTCAGAATGAAAAGTTGGTTAAGCATTATGAAGAAACTTACAATATTACGTTAGGTTATGATGTTTCAGCTAAAATGATTAAGTAATTATGGTAGCAACTTATATAGCATTTACATTTTTTGTATGTTTAGTATTATTATGTTTTACTATAATACTTTTTATATGTATATCAGTATATGATAATATTGTACAATATAATGATCCAGGTCCATTTAAGAAATGGTTTTCAAGAATTATAATTTTTATTATATGCTATTTTTTTATAAATTGGACACATTATTTAATGTTTAAACCTATACGATTTATAAGTAGTGATGAACCTGTTTTAATAACAGGAAATAATGCTACATATAGATATTATAATTATTTTCAAACAGATTCTGATGATGTAATTGTACATAAACCGATCTATATGAAAGGTATAATATATAAGGATAAAGTATCTAATTGTAGTGATAATGATAATAATGTTAATCATCATGATATTTGTATAAAGTCAGAAGATGGCAAACATATTGAAGAAGATTATCATTATAATCCTCAAATAGAAGATTTACCTTTTGAAGAATATAAGAAACGTGTAGGATTTAAAAAGGTATTTTTTCCAGAGGAACGATATTATTTAATTTATTTTAGCAAATAAAAGTTTATGATGAATATATTTTTGATATTACATTTTGTACCAGTAATTGTAGGATTATATATTTTTTATATAATACCTTATTTTACATTGAAAAAGAATTCGTCATTATATGATTATTTTAATAATTTGGAATTTATATCAATTCCATCTTTAACTATATTAACAATAGTACCAATATTTAATTATATTATATTGTTTAAGTTAGTTGAAGAGTATAGTAATGATTCTGAAAAAGAAGAATGTTTAAATCAAACAGTATCTAATATATATGATTTCTTTAAAGAATTTTTTACAGCTTTATGGATGTTATTTGTATGGTTGTTTGGTCTTAAGTATGTATTTAGATTTTTTAATAAAATATTAACACTTAAAATAAAGTAATTAAAAATGGAATTAACAAAGGAATATCTTTTAGATCATGGATATGAAACAAATCATCCTGATCGTGTTTTGTGTCGTTTTTATAAGACTAATAATGAATCTCCTGAGTGGCGAGTTAGTGTAGAACAGGAATATTTTCCATTGAGTAATAAACTTACATTCAATATTAATTGTTGGAAGTGTAATGAGAGTGGTGCTATTATTAAGCGTTCTTCCATAGGATATGCTACAACAGTTGAAGAGTTGAATAATGTTATTGCTCTATGTGGAATCGAGTAATATTTAATATAAAGAATTTATGGTTTTGGTATTTAATAAATTATTATACCAGAACCTATTTCAATAATTTAAAGAATATGATGGTTAAACCGTATATTAAAGAAGATAGAAAATTAACAGCTAAGAATCATATAGAAGAAATGGAAAATTCTTTTCATCCTATGATTCAAACTTCTATTAGAGATTCTGTTGTATATACAGAGGATGATAATGTTTTAGATAAAAGAAATATTATTGTAGAAGATATAAAGACAGAAGATGCAGTTTTTAAGTATGGAGAAGATAAACATTTATGTGTATTGAATTTTTCAAGCTATAAATATCCTGGTGGAGGTTTCATTAAAGGTGCGATAGCTCAAGAAGAAGCATTATGTCATGCAAGTGATTTATATAATGTAATCTCCGATAAAAAATTTAATACATATTATGAACATAATCGACAAAATACTAATGGCGGATTATATAAGAATTTTGCTATCTATTCTCCAAATATTATTTTTAATAGAGTTGCTGATAATTTTATTTCTGTAGATGTAATTACATGTCCAGCACCAAATCTTTCACATTATGAAGGACATATTTATTATGCGATGAAAGCTATGAATGATAGAATAAAATTTATTCTTGATATTGCAGAGAAACATAAACAAAAGAATTTGGTTCTTGGTGCATTTGGATGCGGAGTATTTAAGAATGATCCTCAATTTGTTGCTGAAGTATTTAAGGAATTATTGGGATCTTCTAAATATCATTTTGAAGCCATTATATTCGCAATACCGGGAGGAATTAATTATAAGAAATTTAAAGAAGTTTTTTCTTAAATATTTTTTTATTTAAAATAAAATATGTATCTTTGTATTGTTAATAAAATAATGAACAATTAAAATAACGAAGATATGAATAAGTCTCTTAAAATACAAATAACACTTCTTGTGGTTATTCTTACAGTAGGAATAATTATAGTTAACAACATTAAATCTAATGTTAACTATATTAATGAACCTTGTCCTCTTTGTGGTTCATCTGAGGTTCTTGATTTTGGTTATGATAATATGAATGGTCAAGAACATGCTCATTGTGTTACTTGTGAAAGAGACTTCTACATTGATGTAGATTAAAAAGTTCCTACTGTTTTTTTATAATGGTTAAAGAGTATTAGAGAATATTCTTTAACCATTTTTTATATATAAAATAAACTAATATCTAATTATTTAATATAAAATATAGAGATGATAAATTTTAAAAAGAAACATGTTGAACGGACATATTTTTCTGTTATAATGTCATGGGTATATACAGGATATAAATATGATTCTGTTTCTGATGCAACAAATAATTTAAGAAAAGCAATAGAATATATAGAAAACAATAAATCTGATTTATATTTTGATGAAATTATATCATCTGGATTAGGCTCAATAGCATCAGGAAATTATACAGATACTATTATTAGACCATATCTTATAGTAAGGAGAAATTATTGGGATGATATGTTTAAAACAGAACATGAAAAAAATATATATAAACAAATAATAAATTTAACAATACCTTAAAAATATGATTTATGAAATGAATGTTAAAGAAGAACCAGATATTTTTAATGAATTAAAAAAATATCTTCAAAATACATATAAACTTTCTGTTGTTGAATCTATTAATTTAATAGGTAAAATAGAAAATTTAATTAGAAAAGAAACCGATAAAATTATAAAAAATAGAAAACCATTTGAAATTGATTTTAATAAAATTGATTTAGATGATATTTTAGATGTTGATTTTTTAGATGATAAAAAATAATTAATTATAGAAAATATTTTTCATTTAAAAAATAATTTAGATAAATAATATAAGAAATAAGTTTAATAACTTTGGTAGGTTGGTTTAAACTATTTTTATAATTTGAATATAATATATAATTAAAGATATTTATAGATCGTTTATATTAATAATTTGTATCAACCTACCAATTTTATACAAATTAAAATATAAACGATTTTTTATTATATTATGTTAAAGTCTATTAAAATACGAATATATCCTGATAATGTTTAGAAAGAATTTATTTCTAAACAGTTAGGTTGTTGTCGATTTATATATAATAAATTATTGTATTATAAGAAGTCATAGTATGAGTAGAATAAACAATCTGTTTCTTTATCACAGTTAGGTAAATATTTAACTAATTTAAAGAAACTAAATGAATATTCTTTTTTAAATGATGTTTATTCTTAGTGTTTATAGCAATCTATAATGGATATGATTAAAGCATATGATAATTTCTTTAAATTACATAATGGTTATCCTAAATTTAAATCAAAGAAAGATACTAAACAAACATGTAGATTTACAAATACTATATTTAAATTTAAGAAAAAGAAAATTAATGGTAATAGGATAACATTAATTAAATAGTTATAGAATATATTATTTAAATGTTCAAAAAGAGATGAAATATATTTAAATCATAATCAGGATAAAATCCATTTTATTACTCTTACTAAAACATCTACTGAAAAATATTATCTATCTATTTGTATTGAGTATAATATTTATAAAAAAGAAAAGTTAGATACAGTAATAGGTCTTGATTTAGGTATTAAAGACTTTATAGTAGATTCTAATGGAAATAGATATGAGAATAAACATTTTTATAAAAACCAAGAAAAGAAATTAAAGAAATTATAGAGGAAACTTTCTAAAAAGTAGAAAGGAAGTAATAATAGAAATAAAGTTAGAATTAAATTAGCTAACGTTCATGAAAAAATAGCTAATCAAAGAAGCACATATTTACATCAAATTAGTTCAAAATTAGTTAACGAGAACCAAGTTATCTGTATTGAAGATTTAAATGTAAATGGTATGATGTCTAATCATAAATTAGCTAAATCTATATAGGACTTAAGTTTCTATGAATTTAGACGTTAGTTAGAATATAAATGTAGATAGAATGGAAGACAATTAATGATTATAGATAGATTTTATCCTTCTTCTAAAACATGTCACAATTGTGGATATATTTATAAAAGTTTAAAATTAAATGAACGCGACTGGATATGTCCACATTGTAGATCTCTAATAGATAGAGATTATAATGCTTCATTAAATATTTTAACTGAAGGATTAAGACAAATTAATTTATAATTTATATAAAATATTAAATAGGGTTGAGTTTACCCGAATTTACGCTTGCGGAGATACCAACTATGGATGAAAGAAATTACATTCATGTAATTATACTAAAAAGTAGTGTGTCTATGAAACAAGAAACACAGGTTTTTAAAATTAATTGAAAACAAAACTATGAGTTTGTACAAATATCCAAGTATACATGGTTTGAAGGATATTGCAATGATTTATAATGATTCTGAATGGGATAATGCAAAACTTAAAGTGTGGGATCCTGAATATCAAAGAGAATATAATATATCATTTACAGGTTCTACAAGACCAACTGAAACTGAACCAGGTATAGTAAGTTTCAATATATCAAAAGTAAAAGACGAAAAATCTGCTGATGAAAAATCAATAGATATTTATTTAGATAAAAGATTTCCTAATATATCTAAATTAGAGAGAAACAAATATGAATTGATTTTTAGAGCAGGTGTTGAATATGGAAAGAATGTAAGTAAAAAAGATTTACTTAAAGAATTATTTAAATCACCATGTGAAAAATGTGGTAGTTATATGATGTCAGATAATTGTATTTGTAATAAATTATATAACTATTGTGATTTTATAGAAGAAGTAAAGGAAAGGATAGAGAAATAAGAATCTCTATCCTTTATTATTTTATTTAATATTCATCATCGTCATCCCATTCATCATCTGAATCATCATAATCTTCCTCTTCATCATCAAAATTAGAATCAGAAAGATAAATTTCTTCTATAACTACTTGATTAACTTTGAATACCATAAGTCCTTCTGAAAATTCAAGTTCAATATCAATTTCACCATCTTCATTTGCAGGGAATATTTGAATACTTTCATCTTGTTTTAATTCAATTTCAGGTTTACAATAGGCAATATCAAAAATACCTATTGTACCAGAATCTACATCATATTTTTGATTTGTCATAGAATCATATGTACCATCGCCATATTGAGTTCCTTGAATAATACCTATAACTTCCTCATCATTTTCAAGAATTCCATCAGGATATTTCTTTGCACCCCATACATTATCATAAATATCTTCTGTTAAACAATAACATGGATCACCAATAACAAGTGATTCTACATTTGTTAATGTTACATAATAACGTCCACTTGTTTGTGTATATTTCTCATTAATTGATTTCTTTACAGATTTTGATACTGATTTCATTATACTTTCATATAATGATTTCTTTTGTTTATTATTCATAATGTTATGTAAATTAAAAAAATTATTTTTAGTATTTATCTTTTAACAAAGATACATAAAATTTTTTAAATAAAAAAGAGATGTAATTTAATTATTACATCTCTTAAATTATTAATTATCCATCATATCCGTATTTACCGAATACATGAACAATTTCACCGCTTTTAGTTGTATAAGATTTATCATAAGATTCTAGATCATAATCACCGAAGTAATCATCATATGATTTATATCTCCAGCTATCTTCTGTAATATCTTCCTCTGATATAGAATCTTTTGAAACTAATTTATTATGATCTCTATCAAGAACATATGTTCCATTTTTCCATCCATTATATTCATCATCTGATGCAAATGTCAATGAATGTGTAGAACTTGAGTTAGTTTCAAATACACTTTTCCTTACTTGAATTTTCATTATATATTATTATATATTTTAATTACTCTTATAGTATTCCCATGATTTTCCAAAATTTGGACAATCCAACTCTTCATCACTATTATCATTACCTGTTGATACATAACTATTATAATCAAACAAATAATTCATAAGTTTTTTATCATTACTTATAACATCTTCGAGAAAATCACCTACTTCATTTCCATGATCTATATAACCACTATCTTCTTCATCATCATTATTCATAAATTTAATATAAGTATATTCACTACCATCATCATATTTATGAACTTTAACTTTCATATTAGCAGCATATGGAAATAGTGCTTTAATATTATGTTTTGCAAGAATATCTGTAATTGATTTAATTGCATTATTTACTTTATCAATATTATTCCAATAACAACTTGTAATTGCTTCCCATAGATATTCTGCTTTAGTAGCAGTGTCAAAATGAATATCAAAATCCCATCCAAATTCGCCTTTACCAAATATTACTTTATCAGGAAATTCATTAATATCAGATTTCTTAATAATGGAAATAGAATGTGTTGAACTTGAATTTGTTTCAAATACACTACGTCTAACTTGTACTTTCATTTTATTTTATAAAATTAATAATTATTAAATAATATAAATCTTTGGTTTATAATAAGGTGCATAAGCTTCATCGGCATAAGTAATAGTATTATTATCATCCATAATATTCCAAAAATATTCATTGAATTTTTCTACTGTTAACCAACCACCATTTTCACCAATATTTTCAAAAAACTTTTTATTTGTATCTGTATTTTTTGTAAATTCAACATATGAACCATATTCAAGTTGATTCTTAACATCTTGAATATCATACTCATGTTGTTTTGCAATCTTCTTTATATACTCTACAAACTTCTTATATACTTCTGTATCTTCTAACCAATCATCATGATTATCCTCAAAATAATGGTTTCTATATTCAGCTCTATTATAATCTTCAATATAATATGCATTATTATTTAATTCCATTGCAATATATTGAAGTTTAGCAACCCAATTATTAATGATATAATAAATATTAGTCATTTCATCACCATTTTCGAAATCAATACCACGAAGAATAAATGTATGTTCTATAATATAATCCTTTGGATTAAATATACCACAGTCCATATTATCCTTATATTGCTCAAAAATAGCTTTATATACAATATCTTTTACATCATTAATTGTTCCATGTGTAATTTGTAAAGAATGTGTTGAACTTGAGTTCGTTTCAAACACCCCTCTTCTAATTTGTACTTTCATTAATCTGGTTCTATATAAATTTTTGTATGTTCATGATTTAAATCTTTATCGTAATTGAAATAATCCCTATCAAATATGTCAACTTTTGATTCATCATTAAAAATATATTCTAACAATAATTGCTCAAAGTCTTCATCTTTTTCATCAAATAGGTCATTAAATACATCTTCATACCCATAGCTATAATTATCATATTCTCCCGTTTCTGAAATAAGGAATACACAATTAATATCATATTTAGATAATACTTTTTCAATGCGATATTTAGTAGACATAAAATGAGATAGATTATCACTAAATGTCATATAGTCAAATAAGTTATCTAATCTATCTTGAAAATGATTACCTTTATCTCTTTCTCGCCAAGGTAAACCAAATTTAAGTGTAGTTCCTGCATATAATTTAAGAATTTTATCATCTACAGGTTTTGTACATATAGTTAATGTATGTGTTGAACTTGAATTAGTTTCAAATACACTATGCCTTATTTGAATTTTCATAATTTTCCTATTGTTTTATATTATTACTTATTATATTTGTTTCTAATAAATTGAAACATTTCATCCATAGTCTTATCACCTATATGGAATCTTTCTTTAGAAATTGAATTCTTTGCAAATTCACCCTTTACTAAATCAATATAAAATGTATAACCACCATCATCTCCCATGTAGAATTCATTCCATTCATCATCGGACATAATACGTTTTACATCAAGTTGCTTAATTGCTAGATTATCAAAACTTAATACTTTAAACTTCTCCGTAATTTCCTTAAGATTATCAAAGATATATTTACGATTTGTTTCAATCATATCATTATGTTCCTTATGGAAATTAACTCCTCGTTGTAAATCTTTATATCCAAGGAGAAGAACTTTAAGATTATGATTTGCCAACTTATTAATATCATCTTCTGTAAGAATACCTACAATAGTATGAAGAACTGTATTAGGAATACTATTCATTTTCTGGATAAGTTCATCAGATGGTTTTACCAACGAAACACCAATACCATATACGAGTTTATTATCAGACCAATCCTTTAATTTATCATAATTATCAAAGAATTGTTTTTGATTTACTGTAATATTAGCAAATACTTTCTTCGATTTAAGAAAATTAAGGAACTTATCAAGATCAGGGTGATCAAGGTCATTACCATTCAATGCAATTTCTGTATATGGATGAAGTGTATTTATAAATGGATATGTAAACAAGTTACCATGTTTCCCATGTGGCGAACATCCTTCATAACAAAACGCACAGCCTATATTACACTTATCTGTTAATTTACAGTCTACATTTTCACTATATGCTGGAATAAACTCATCATCATTTGTACGACGAATTTTTGTTCCATCACCCAAAATTGTTACGATATAATTACCATTCTTATAACTTGGCATAATTTCTTTATTTTAAAAAATTAATAAATTTAAATTTAATATCACGAAGATACATATTTTGTTTATATATAAAAAAGAAAAATAGAGAATATCTAACATTAATTAGTAAATATTCTCTATTTTTAAAAATTTATAATTCTATTATTTCTAATTTATTATAAGGTATTATTCCATTATAAAAATATGTTGGATCTCTTTCATCTTCAGATTCTTCATCATTTTCATCATATATGTTGTTTTGATCTAAAGAAAGTTTATTTAAATCAATATCAGATGTTTTAATTCTAAATACAATAATTTCTAATTCTTTTTCATATCTATCTTCATATTCTTCTGCAAATTCTTCAAATTCATCAGAGCTATCTAAATATGATTCTGCAACATATTCATCTGTTGCTAAAAATACCCCGTACTTTATATTTTCATATGGAGTATTTTCATAATTCCAAAATCGTTTCTTTGGTACTTTTGCACCTAACCCATTTTTCTTTATTGAACGCAAATAACAAGATGGAGTTGCATGATAAAAATATTTATATTATAATTGATTGTTTCATTAATTGATTTCTTTACAGATTTAGAAATAGATTTTATTATATTTTCATATAATGTTTTCTTTTGTATAGAATTCATAATTTTACATAAATTAAATTTTATTTTTATATTTATATGATGATATACAATGTAAATTTATAATAAATAATACATTAAATAAGACATTTTTATAATTATAGAATATTTAATAATAGGTAAGGTAGAATATTAAAAGATTTAAATTATGACGACATTTATATATATTATATTTTTATGTTTTTATATAGCATTTGGAATAACAATATTTGGAATTTGTTATCGGTATAACTTCTTAAATATGAGAGATGAATATATAAGAGATAAACGTGCTAATTCAGAAAATGAATCTGTATTTTTAACAATAACATTTTGGCCGTTTTTACTTATTATTATTTTATTTATTTGTACACCTAAAAGGATTATAGAATCATTAATTAAAAATATTGATGAAGAATTAAAAATAGATAATAAATTACATAAAAATAATAAAGTAACTAATAGTATTAATTTATGATACAAAATAAAATGATAACTTTATCAAAAAGTTATGAATATACAGATTACTATTGCGAGTTTGTTAAATATAAGAATAAAATATTTAAAATTCTTGTGCAATCAACAGGAACAAGAATTACAGCACATATATTTATAGTCAATAAATATGGAATATCGGAGATAGCAGAAGGTTCAGATTTTGAAGAAAATATCCGGCATTTTGATATTAATAACTCTACAAGTAAAGATATAAAGCATAAATATATATTAAAACAACTCAAATATGCCAAGGATTTTATTACTAAGATATTTTAATAAATATTTAAAGACTTAGTAATTAACGATGAATCCATTAACATATTTGATTTTATTTTTATAGAATATATTTTATATAATAGAAGGTTACAGTAAATGGCTATTTGATATTGTAACATTCAAGGAAAATCGATTATCAAAAAAGCGAATGGCAATCTGTAATAAATGTGAACATAATAAACATGGAATATGTGAGTTATGTGGATGTATTCTTAAAGCAAAAACAAGAGTAGATTTTATATTAGATAATAATGGAATAACGATAGACGGATGTCCAAAAAGGAAATGGTAATTAAACTATTTCCTTTTTTCTTTATATAATAATATATGTAAAAATAGAATTATTTAAAATGAAAGATATATCAACAGATATTAAGAGAGAAATGAATGAAATACAAGATAGGATAGGTGCATTTCATGATACCGGAGTAACAGATGATGGTATGATGAAAACTAAACCTTCTATAACCATATGTGTTGATTTTGATGGTACAATGGTAAAGCATGAATATCCTAATATTGGTGAAGAAGCAGAAGGTTGTATCGAAACATTGAAAAGGTGGATAAATGATTATAACGTAGGTATTATTTTGGATACCATGAGATCTGATGAAACTTTAGATGAAGCTGTTAAATGGTGTAAAGAAAATGGTATTAAACTTTATGGAATAAGTAAAGACCCAACTCAAGAAAAATGGACAAATTCACCAAAGGCGTATGCTCCATTTTCTATTGATGACAGGAATGTCGGATGTCCATTAGTATATGGAAAATCAAAACGACCATATGTGGATTGGAAAAAGATTGTAGAAATTTTTGAACCGGTTATTAAAATGTTTGTGGAATGATAAAGTTTAAAAAAGAAAAGTCAAATAAAAAATATATAGAAGTTATTCCGATAGAATATAATATGTATGAATTTCTTCATAATATGAACAGTTATAAACATATAAATTTATTTGATGTTATTACGAAATCAACTGATGCTGATATAAAGAGATTTATTAAAGAACATCCAATTATTGATAACATTATTAATAATAGAAATAATAGAAATAAATTAACTATTAAAAGAACTATATTACCTATAAACAGTGTATGTGAATTTTCCGAGATAGAAAAATTCACATGTGTTGGCGATAAACCTATATATTTCTTTAAGGCTACATTTTTACAACAAGAATATGATGCTATATATTTAACTGATGAAAATCTTTTTGAATTGTTTAATTTACAAGAATAAATTATGATTAAGTTTAAAGATAATAATGATAATTTCTTGAGAGTTACTATAATATCACCTGTCACTTATGAATTAATATCTTTATTAGATAAAGAAAATGTTGATATAAGTGCAGTGTATAATTACAAGGATTTAAATAGAATTATTAAAGAACATGATTGTATCATGGATGAACTTAGGTATTATATGTGTAATAGGATGAATCAATTAATAAATTATAAAAATATAGTTAAAGTTCAGAATATTACAAAAATTAATTGTCTAGGAATTGATGATACCTATTTTCTATATATAGACGGATGTTATTATCTTACGAATGATATAAATTTTATACAAAAATATATAAAGAGATAAGTGTATGTAGTACGAAAATACTATTGTAATTAATTTGGTTGCAGGACCATGTGCAGGAAAATCAACTATAGCAAGTGGTATATTCTATAAGTTAAAGATGAAAGGAATTGATTGTGAACAAACTTTGGAATATGCAAAGGATCGAGTATGGGAAGGAAGTTACTCTACAATGGATGATTAGATCTATATGTTTGGAAAACAATATCATAGAGTATGGAGATTGAATCATAAAGTTTAGGTAATTATTTCAGATAGTCCATTGATATTATCTATTCATTATGCGAAATTTGAGAGTAACTATTTCGAGAACTTTGTTATTGAGCAATTTAATAAGTTTAATAACATTACTTATTTTATTGAACGAGATACAGAATATAATGAGAATGGTAGGGTTCATTCATTAGATGCCGCAATGAAAGCAGATTAGGAATTAAAGGATATTCTTAATAAACATGATATTAAATATTCAACGGTAAAGACAACAGAGGCAACCGATATTATTACAGATTAGATTTTATAGAAATTAGAAGATATGAAGAAAATTAAAAAAGATACCGTTGTTACTCTTTATGAATCTAAATGTTATAATGGAGATGAAAGAGACGAAAACGGAGAATCTAAACTTCATATGATAAAATATACAGCTAATAATATGTATAATTATTTAACTCAACAATTGACATTATTTGCCGGTAGTGATGTAGATAAGAAATTAATTTGTGAGTTATGTAAGAAAAATGAAAAAGATGAAAATAAGAAATTTATTTGTTATTATACAATAAATAAAGAACATTATACATGTATTCAAAAAGTTGATTATTTAGGAACTGTGACATATATATTGGATTAAGATAAAGGGATATAGATTAAATTATATGAATCTATATCCCTTTATTATTTAAAATAAATAATGAAATATTGTATGAATATTTTAATTTATGGAAGATAACAATGTGAATAATATAATTTAGAATGATGAAGATAAAATTTCAATATAGTCTACTATAAGTTCAGCAGAAGGAAACTTGAATTTTTCACAAAATAGAGATGAAACTACGGGTTCTGGAGGAGACGGAGGTTCATCTTTAAGTGGTAGTTCTACATCGGGAAATACTTCATCAAATTCAAGTGGTAGTGAATCATCTCAATTAGCGAGTGATAATTTAACACCTATATTATTGATATTAGGTGATAGTCCAGATCCTGAACCAGATGTTGAGGAAGAACCTGTATTGTTGGAAGAAGATAATTTATAGCAATATACTATTGCACAAAATGGTTAGGAACCATATCACGTAATAATAGGTAATTCTGGGTGTACTAATAAAGTTGATGAAGAGCATATTATAGTTATACAAGAAGGTGATAATATTATAAATAATAACAATAATATTATTGCAATAACTGCTAAAATAGATTAGAGTTGGTGTCATGTTGTTTTTGAACATCCTTTAAATTCACCATTATAGTTGGGAACTCCATATAAATTAAATTCTGATAATTTTAGTAGTGAAGATAATGAAAGAACTATTGTTCCTATGATAACGTGTGAGCAAAATTCAGGTCCTCAAAGAACAGCAAATATTATATTTTGCATTGATGGTATAGAATCAGATTTAAAAATAGGAATTACTCAAAATGCAGGTAATTATAGCGAAGAACCAGTTATTATTAAATATAAATCTGTTGAAAATGGTGTTATAAAGTATGATATATTAGATAGTAACAAAATATATTATATTCATAAAAATAGTAACTATATATTTAGTGACAGAACAAATATGAGTGAGAATCCTTTATTATTTGGATTAAGAGATAGTAATAATAATATAAATGGTAATTTAAAAAATTCAGATAGTTCTTATACATTTGAATCAGAACCAGAAGGATATAATATGGTAATAACAGATAATAATACTGCTACAACAACAAATACAGCATATCTCATGATTATAACACAGCCGCAAACGGTTGATATAAATCAAGTAATAACATTTAAATATAATAATATTGATTTTATAAAGGTTAAATATTCAGAATCATAGAAAGATTATAAAACATCTATAAAAATATGTAAATTAGAGAATTTATAGAATTATAAAGAAACATCAGGATATAATATATATTTATTTAATTCTGATATAGGAACGACTGCAAATATAAAAACATCATTTACTGTATGTAGTACTGTAAAATTACATAGTTACGGCAGTAATGATGATATTAGTAATGGACGAATTGTTGCATGTATACGTCTAGATAAAAATACAGATAAAATTCCAGAAAATAATATAAGTGATTTAAATGATGATAATGATGATATATGGCATTAGTTAAAACCTGTTGGTACCACATTAACATCAACATTATTTAAAGAAACATATAAAGATATATATTTATAGGATTGGACAAATTTGAAAGTTTATAATTATTCTGCTGAAACAATAACTAACGTTGAAGAAAATTAGAATATATATGTATATATTGTAAAGGATTCTAAATATAATAAAGTTGGCGTTATTAATTTTGGCGGAACAATGGGACAAAATGGATATTTGGGTTTATTTAATTATTATTATACGTCTTTATAGGCTTGCACATATAATACATATTGGATTTGCTGGTGTCATTGGTATGGAGATACAAATGACAGTTATTATGATAATTCTGGTGATACAATAACAGAAACGGAAACAATAAATGCAACATTTAAAAATAAACAATTTGGAACATTTGATTTATACTTTGTTGCAATGAATGAACGAGGTAATGATAATGATATACATGATATTGATATTGCGAATAAAATAATAAATTCTGGAAAAAATTATAAAAAGTATAATATTCCTTCAGGTACTTATAATTTTAATATGAATAAAATAATGGGTCTTGTATTTCATCCAAAAAATTCGTCTATAAATGAAATTAAAACATTTAGAGAAATATATGATACATTATAGTTTAAAAATAATAATCATTATTATGATATAATAAGTGTATATAAAGATTATTATGTTATAGATTTGAATAATGTTTGTAATGATATAAATGGAAATATCATTAATTTAAATGAATTTTATACAGATATGATGTATTAGATATATATTTTTACAAAAGTAAATGGTTCATTAATATATATAGGTATACTTTCTTATGGACATGTTAATACTAAACAAAATTGGGGAAATATTGCATGTTATAGCGAGGGTTAATTACGTAAAATAATACATAGAATTTCATAAGTCAATATAGATACAGAAAGTTTTGAATAATCTATGTTGAATAATATTATATATGGTTCTAATTCTAGTTTACCTGATTTAAATGGACCTTAGTAGTCATCATGGATTGGTCCAGGTGATATTGATTGTGAATTACCAGGTCCAAGTATAAATCCAAGTTTAAATACGTCTATTGGTGAATTAGTAGATAGTAGTTTTATTATAAAAGATCCAAGTAGTTCCAGTAGTTCTAGAAGTTATATAAAATGGCAAGATTGCCCTTATACAATAACATTAGCAGCAACAACAGGAACTGCCATATCTAATAGATGTTTAAATAAAACAGCTAGTATATTAAAATCAAATTATGTATATTTAGGATATACAGATACAGATGGAAATTTTAAAAATAAATTAAAAACCGGTTTATCATTAAATACAATAAATGATGATACAAGTATTGCTTTAACATGCGATACTCTTGGATGTACGGGATATATAAAAGGACAAACTGATGATAATACGGGTGCTTTAATATATTATAGTTTAAATACATTTAGTAATAGTAGAACTGTTACATTTAGTTTAAATAAATTACCATTATTTAAAATATCATAGACATATAAAGCTCCAGTTTCATATCTATATTTAAATATAACAACTAGTTATAATGAAAATAATACTTATGCATTATTTAATGACTCTGTTGCTGATATACAATAGTTTACAGGTCTATAGACCTATTTACAAATTGATTCATAGAACTTAATTGGAAGTACACGTTCATATATATTAGGTTTTTATACAGATAATAAATATACATTTAATACAGAACTTACTGTTAGTCAAATTAGTAGTAACCTAGAACATGTAAGTGGTATAAATGTTGGAGGCTTTGGAAATTATTATATTTTAAGTATGCCTCTGGCTGTAAATGTTTATAATGGAGATAGTAGAACTACTACTATAAGTGTTGGAGATGATATTTATTTTTATAAAGTTTTAGGTTCAACTTATATATATGATTTTAAGGTTAATTTTAGTGATACTACATTAACCGGTAAATATAAAATTAAACAGGTAACATCTTAATATAAAAGGAGAATTATTTTTAATTCTCCTTTTCTTTTTATTATAACTTTTTCATCTTTTTATTATATAATATATAAATCTATAATTTTATAGTTATTAATGGAATATACGATAGAATCAATAAAACAAAATATAGTATGTTGGGTTGAAGACCATTTAGGATTAGATTTTACATTTAGAAAATATTAGTTGGAATCTATAATGTTTATTATTAAATCTATTCTTAATGATGATAGGGAAACTTCAATTATCGAGGCTCCAACTGGTTCAGGTAAATCACTTATCTGTATTATATCTGCAGGTGTTTTATCAACATATTATAAGAAGTCATCATATATATTATGTTCAGATCTTTTCCTTTGGCAACAATACGCGGATTTTATAGATAAGAAATCATTAAGGGAATTCGGATATATAAAAGGTGCAATAGGAAATTATACATGCTTTGTTAATAAACAAGATTTAAGTTGTGGTCGTTGCAAGTTAGCGAAAGTTTCATATGGACAATTAAAAGATAAGAATTGGCGAGAACGAAATATGTTTACATGCGTTGAGAGATGTAAATATATGCAAGATAGATTCAGAGCTGAACGTTCAAACGTTACACTTATGACATATCAACTTTGGCTTCATCATATGAATCTAGTTAATTCAAAAGCAGCTGGTTCACATCCATTTCCGAAGAGAGATGTAATATTTTGTGATGAGTGCCATAATATTCCTGATTTGGTTCAACAATTCTGTGCGCCAACATTAAGGGATCAATCTCATGTAAATAAAATAATGGATATTCTTAATTACGCAGAGGAAAACAATATTGAGATTAAAACTATATTAAAACATATAGATCCAGAATTATATAAATATGATTATTATTTAAAGATATATGAGAAGAATAAGGATAATAGATATACAAACATGTTTGATAACTCTATTATTAAAGATAGGTTGGATATTATATTTACAGGTCTTAATTTTTATCATGATAATGCTAAACAGATTTTAGACTTATTAAAAATGTTTCGAGATATTCTCTCTATTGTTTCTGTTGTGAATGAATCAATGGAAGATGAAATTCAACATGAATCATTATTCAATACAAGGAATATGGATAAAGGATTAGAAACATTATCTAAGAGATTAACATGGTTTCAAACATTCGGAAATTCTTTTGAGGACTTTATGGAAGCTATAAAGAAATCAGGAATTGAATATATGTTAATGGAAGTTAATATCAATCCAGAAACAAGAGAACGAATATTTCAGTTTAATTGTGCTAAAGAGGATTATCTTTGTAGTGAGTATCTTTTATCACATGCTAATAATAAAGTTTTACTATCAGCGACTGTTGGATCGCATCATGCTTTCGATGAGAATATAGGGATAAAGTATACAAAACAACATGAGTCTTTTTTCTCAAAGATTCCGTCTACATTTGATTTTACACATTCACCTATATATTACATACCAAAATATAAAATGAATTATGCCAATAAACAACATGATTTTCCGTTTATTCAACAGATGTCATGTAAGATTATAAATGCACATATTAATAACAGAGGTATAATTCATACAGGGTCATATGAGAATGCAAGATTCTTTTATAATGCATGTCCACGAGAAATTCAAAAAAGATTATTCTTATATGGAACACCAAAGCAAAAGGAAGAGATAATGCCTGATTTTAAGAAATCATTGAATGGCATATTAGTTGGTCCAACATTAACGGAAGGTATAGATTTACCGAATGATTATTGTAGATTCATTATATTGATGAAAGTTCCATATCCTAATATAACAAGTAAGATAGTAAAGAAGAAATTAGAATTATTCCCTTTATGGTATAACAGTACGACAAGTAATGTGATAATTCAGGCTATTGGTAGAGGCGTAAGAAATGAACATGATTATTGTACAACATATATATTGGATGGGTGTTTCGGTAATCTTTATCAACAAACAAAAGATCAATATTCACCTGAATTACAAAACAGAATAAAAGTCATATATAGTTAATATGTATAACCAAGATATATATTTAAAAAGTTCAGGAATATTGTTCGCTAAAGAATTTGAGAGAGTTGTTCATGGAGGTAGAGGAGATTATGTCGAATTTACACGTGAACAAATTATTCCAAAACTTTATTATAAATTCGATGAAGAACATAATGAATTTGATATAAATAACTTTGAAAAATATAACGGATATTATTATCATTGGTTATATCCGTTATATGATACTGAAACAAAAATATATTTTCAATTGAAAACAGTTAAATACGCAGATTATAAATTATATCATTTTTATGTAAGTCCTGAACTTTTAATAAATTTCAATGATCCAGAAAGTTTATTTTAAATAATATGAAAGATAAGAAAATATTAATATTAACGATGTGTTGTAATCAAGATTTATTCTAGCAATAGGAATATAGATTACGAACATAGTTATATGCTAAAGATATATTAGATAATAAATACGATAATGTAGATTATTGGACATATACTGCATCAACAGATGGTAAATATCATGTAAATAAAAAATTACATAAAATAGAAGTTCCATGTGATGACACTTTATATGGTACATATGATAAGACATATAAGGTATTTAAATTATTAAATCAACTTAATATAGAATATGATTATATATTAAGAACAAATTGTTCAACATATATTAATATTCCATTATTAAAGTTATTTGTAAATAATTTAAATAATTATAGATTAATATATTCAAATTCTATATATTGTAGTAAAGACGGATGTGGGCCATACCAATGGAGTTTGTATGGATTAGGGAATTCATTGTTGTTATCTAAATTTTGGGTTTCTATTATTATAAAAAATAATGTTAATAATCTAACGAAATTCAATTATAATAAATTATCAACAGATTCCGTTTATACTGTTGATGATAATGCTATAGGATTTACAGTGAACTGTTTTTGCTTGCAGAATAATTGGGATATATGTGATATATGGAAATCATGGAAAGCACCATTACAAAACAAAATACCGGTTCAACCATATAATTATATATGTATTCCTTTTAGAGAATATAAAACAAGAGAGAATGAAATAAAAAATTCATTATTTATACATGATGAAATAACTAAATATAAAGATGGTTATACAAATGAATATGTAAATAGTTTATCAGATAACATGTGGTTTCATATATTGGATTTTGAACAAGGCATGCATTCTATAGTTGATAGAAAATTAGGTGAACAATTTATGGATTTTGTATATGTTCCGAGATATATAGAGAGAATAAAAGAACAAGAAAATAAAGCATAGAAATAATGGTAGATATAGATTACGTTAAGGGTAATGTACGAGATGGTTGGATGTTGAATCCAAATGAAAAAGTCGTTAAAGGAATTATTAAGGGAATTAACCGTTGTAACGGTGATTGTCCATGTAATAATGATTCTGATGAAAAACATTGTCCATGTTCAAATTATAGAACAAAGGATAAGTGTTGTTGCAAGTTATATGTTAAGAAAGATTAATTTTAATTAAATAAGAAATATGGCAAAACATACAATAGATATAATTAATTCAGATAATTCAACATTGAAGATGTTTTCTATAGAAGATGATATATCAGAACAAGTTACATTTTCAACTGATGGATTATATCCATGTATTGAATTATCAAAAGATATATTGAATAAGTATAAGGAACAAAATAAACTTTATTATATTCATACATACGGTGATATTTATAATCTTATTGATGATGTAAATATGACAGTTATTGTATATAATAAAGAAGATGAACAATATCATGTGGGTATTGTTAACATGATTAACAAAAAGCATATAGAATCAAGCGACTATATTAAATTTATTGATTTAACAAAACGAATTAAAGGTGATGTTGAATACTGGATTCCAAAATATTGTTGCTATAATTATGAGAAGTTCCATACATATCAGACAAGTTTGTTATATTTGTTTGATACAATGAAAGAATCTCAAGTTGATATGTTAAATGATATTATTCAGAGATATAAGTTTAAGATGTCTAAAGAAAAAGCAATAGTTATAACTTTAAATAATAAAGAGTTATACCAACAGAAATTTGATAAGATATTTAATGAACGAGTAACTGAATTGAAAGAAGAAATTACGGATCAACTTCAAGATGAATTATCTAAAGCAGAATCTAATATCAAAAGTTTGACCAATAAGATTACTTATGTTCAAGAAGATTTAAATAAAGTTGAAAATGGAACTGATAACGTATGATGATTTCAAAAATAATGAATTCAATACCGTATATGGCGTAATATATACATCAGAATTAAAAGATGGTATATTACCAGTAGCTGATGATATAGCTGTAGGTAATATGAAAATATCTGATTTATTGAAACCAGTAAAACCGGCAGAATTCACTATTATAAAGAAAAGTGAAATACTTTTATCTAATAATTTACTTATAAAATATATAATAGATCCTCCATATCATGATTGGATGAATAAAGATATTCCATATGAATTTTATCGTGAATGTAGACATTCACCAGATGTTTTTGGAATTATATATAATGTCACGACAAAGGAATTAAAGTCTCCTACTGAATTTGGTAGAAATAGAGATATTCATTTATTTACTACAAAGGAAGAATGTAATAATTTTATTGATTCATGTAATAAAATTATATTGGATAGAATAATAAAATATTATAATGAAAAGATTTCACAGTATACTTCTACTGTAAATGAAATTAAAGCAAAATTTGATAGTATTTTATAAGAATTTTATTGGGTTTTACTTAATTTTTCTCAATATTTTTGAAGTTTTATTAAAGTTATAAGAATTTTAATAAAACTTCATTTTTTTATATGTGTTTATACTAGATAAATAATAAAAATGATTTTTTAATAAATGGAACCAAAGAAACATACTTCACGTGATGGTGGTTTAGACGTAGTAGATGTTAACGATACACCAGAGGACGTATATATGGATTCATTCTTAGAAGATGGCGATGACGGTTTTGCAGAGAATTTGGAACCAGATAAGATGCCAGCAGAAGACTTAAGAATTGAAGCATTGAAGAGAGCTATAGATATTGCAAAACTTATGAGTAATGTTACTACACAGGATGTTATTAACATTGCGGCTAAAATTGCTGATTATATCAGTAACACACAAATTTAAAATATACATATTTAATATATAACAATGAATACAACAACATTAAAAGAAAGATTAGGTCTTGATGAAGACGCTGTTTTCGAAGATGGAGCGACAACTGCAACAGATGACGGTATGACTGATGAGGAACTTAAGATCGAATCTTTGAAGATCGCTACAAATATCGGTAAACTTATGAGTAATGTAACAACAGAAGATATTGTTAGTATCGCCGAGACAGTTGCCAAGTTTATCAAAGGTGGCGAAGGCGCATCTCTTGAAACATCAAATGATAATTCTTCTGATGAAAGTTCAGATGATACTGAGGAAGAAGCAGAAGATTTCGATACAAATGATGAAGATACATCTGATAACAGTGGAGAAGAAACAGATGAGACTATTTCTCCGGTTGCTGGTGAAGATGAAGAAGATTTTGAAGTTTAATCATAAAGGAATAACATTATTTAACGATTTTGTTATTCCTTATTTTTATAATTTAAGTAAACTATTTCATGTATTCTGTATATAATCTTTAAATTGTTTAATAAAAATAAAGAAATAAGTTTATGACAGAAGTAAATGTGAATGGATCTATTGATCTTAATTTGAACCGTGGTAAGAGAGTGAATAATGATAAACGTCCACGTATTAAGCGAGAGGAACGTAAGCCACGTGTTAAGACAGATGAAGAGTATATTGCGCAGCTTGAAACAGCTATGCAGAAAGCAGGTGGACGTTATGTAAAGTTTGATGATATTGATCATACAGAGGGATTGATGGTTGCAGGAGTGCAATGTAAAAACGGTAATTATATGTTTGCCGTTATGAATCGTGATCGAAAGGTACAGCTTGTTGGTAATAATGAGCATTTCTCAGTTATTCGTGATGTTCCAGCAAGTCTTTATGTATTGGATTATGTATATCATCGTGACCCTGAGATTTTGCTGAATATTGTTGATGCAACATTCTATCAGGATGAGATTAAGTTGATCACTAAGATGTATATTAAGGTTGCAAAGAAAGTTAATAAGGATAATAAGAAAAACACAAAGAAATCAAAGAAGAACACTAAGAAAAACACAAAGAAGTGATTAATAGATTTAATTTAGTTTACTTCTAAATATAAAGAGATATATTCTAATATAGAGTATATCTCTTTTTTCATAAACTTAATTTTAATTTTAACATATAATATATAAAGATATAATATTTTTTATAATAAATGGAAAAATTAAATTCATTCAAGGAACTGTTTACATGGAATAAAGATGAACAACAAGATTTGGAATTTGAAAATCTGAATCTTATAACTGCTGTTTATTCTGCACAACGAATTGATTTGATACGGAGTGAATTTAAACGAACATATAAAGAATTAACAGATTTATTAGATATAAGGAAATCAAATGAATCGCTGAAAGCAAGGATTAATAATTTTAATTCAGAAGATTGGATACATAAAGTATATTCATTGATGAATGCGTCCGTAAAGAAATATGATGATTTAATGTATGCGATAAATTTTCATAATATATTATTTCCTGATGAACCTGCATTAGGATTAGATGAAGATGAAATAAAAGTTATAAATCAAATAAAAGGAATAGAGTTTATTACATAATAAAAATGGGGATATAACAAATTGTATGTTATATCCCTTTACTTGTTAATAGTTATTTAATCAAAAGATACAATGTAGTATTCCACCTATGCAGATTACCAATGTATATTTTAACATATCTTTGTGATTGCATACGTCACACTTTTCTGTTTGCATATGATGTACATAACAAGAGTGTACGATCATCGCTAAGATTGAAAATGTAAATCCAGTTAACAAAGAAATTAATAACCATGCTATGAACATGATAGCATTCCCGTTATTTGTTTTTACATCATTCCAAACTTCCTTAAGTATTTCCAATATGTACAAGCCAAAAGTTATGAAGAACTATTTAACTGAATCAAATGTTAATCCCTTAAAGAAATTAACTAAATTTAAAAAAGAATTTAACATATCAAATTATAAATAACTATTTTTAGTATGTTATTAGTAAAACATACCTATATATTTATTAAACTATTTTACTTTATAATTATATAAACAATATGAAGTTAGATTAATTTTAAATAAAATGAAAGAACAAAGATATACAATAAAGGATGCAGAGGAAATGTCTTATAATGAAGATATTATCTGTTTTTGGAAACCATACGGAATAAATGAAATAGGTCCACATGTATTGTGTCAGTGGTATAAGTCAATATTTAGTGATGATAAGAATACTTATTCTTGCACTGAACAATATATGATGTATCAGAAAGCTATTTTGTTTGGCGATGATGAAATTGCAAGGAAAATTCTTCAAGAAAAACGTCCAGATCAAATGAAGAAATACGGAAGACTTATTAAGAATTTCGATGAAAAAGTTTGGAATGAAAATAAGTTTATGATTGTATATAATGGTAATTATCTTAAGTTCACGCAAAATAAGAAACTTAAGGATTATCTTAAATCTACAGGAAATTCTATATTGGTAGAAGCATCTCCATATGATGCTGTATGGGGAGTAAAAATGTCAATGGATAATGACGATATTTTATATCCAGAAAAGTGGAATGGACAGAATTTATTAGGATTTGCACTGATGCAAGTAAGAGATGATATTTAATATTTAATTTTATATAACTATGAATATACAAGAGATTTTAGGAGAGATTAAGAAATTATCTGATGATGATATTGTAAAGTTTAATAAGGAGTTTTCCACTTTTTATAAGCCATTTAAGAAGAAGGAAGATGAGATTAAAAAAGAGCAGAAAAAGAAAGAAGATGAATTGAAGCTTGTTCGTGTAAAAGAAATAGGTGATAAAATTTGTGAACTATATGAAATAAATGGATTTCCAGTTTCAAGTGTACATAAGTGTAATGATGCACCTTACTCTACATATGAAGATTATGGTGGATATGTATTGGATGACTGTGATATAGAACCATATATTAAAAAAGTAGATGAGGAGACGGATAAAGAATTAGATAAATTATTTAACGATTTTTATAATAATATGTCTGATAAAGAATATCTTAATGAGAAAAAAGAAGCTGATGATTTATATCCAGGTGATACAATATTTAACTTCTATATGAAAGGTGGAACATTTAAAAAAGTAATGGACAATGAAGTGGAATCTGTTATTACAGTTTAAGAATTATATAAAATATAAAACACCTTGGAAATATTGTCAATATAATAAACAACTATATAAAAATGATAAATTCCGAATAGAATATTTTTGGAGAAGAGAAAATCATTTTGCGATAGGTTTTTATTATGATGGAAATTTTCATACAGAAGTATGGTCTAATAATGAAAGTTGGTTTGTAAATAAAATATATATTAATTTTATATATGCATCATTTTTAATTGTTACAAAGAAAAAGTTATATTGTAAATATCCAGATGATTATTTTGATTTGAATTAATTATGAAATTATATCAGATTTATACCAAAGGTAATTATTGTAGTGGTGGATTTAATGAATCTTTTGATGAACCTATGGATGGTCCAGCATATAAAACAATTTTCACTACATATGAAAAAGCAAAAGAACATTTACCAGAAAAACATGGTGATAGATTTACAGGTTTTTCTGAGTATTATATAAAAGAAGTTGAAATAGAATGATTGATAATACGAAAGAATATATTGTATGTGCTGCTTATCTACAAACTAGAAATACTAGTAATAGACAAAATATGATAGATAAACAAGGTAAAGATCCAAAATCAATATATTATGAACCACATAATCAAGTATTTGATATGAGATTGGGGTTTAGACATCCTGATATTATATATCAATATGGTGATGAAATAAACAATAAAGAATCTGATGGTGGATTTATGACATCAAAAGGAAGATATGTAGGAAGAGTAGAAGCAATGAAAATAGCTTATGAATGTGGTCAAGTATCCAAGGAAAAAGCTATCAGGAATGATAAGTATATAAAGAATGGATATTGGCCATTATATTCAGAAGATATTTATTAATTTTAATACAATATGAAAAAGAATAAAATTACTATTGAACTATCAAATTCTGAAATTAATAGATTAACTAATCTGTTATTTAAAGGTACTGCATATGATGAAACTTATTATGATAAACGAACATGCACATTGGATGAAAAATTCAGAGAGAATTTTTGTCAGATGCTTGTAGATGGTTCAGAAAAATATAAAGATAAAAATATTAAAGTAACAACCTTTAATGGTATATTAAAAGATGTAGATAAAGATTATTACTTGTTTAATTAAATTATGAGTATGACATTAGATGAAGCTATTAAGCATGCAGATGAAGTATCAGAAACATGTGATAATAGAGATTGTGGATTAGAACATAAGCAACTTGCTAGTTGGTTGAGAGAACTTAAGGAATTAAGGAATAAACATATTCAAGATGAGTTAGAGAAAGATGCTACATTTTATGCAGATAAAACTATTTACGAAGGGAGTATATATGGATTTCCATCAGGTGATGTTAGAGAGAAATATAATGCCGTAAAATGTGCATATAAAGAAGGATTCTGCGCATGTTTAAATAAAAATATTAATACAAATGAGTGAGATAAGAAAAGGATGCTATATGCATACATCATATAATGGTCCATGTGATGATGAGGAAACATGGATTTTCCCTGATGGATTTGAAGGTGTAGATGATGATACTTATTATGAAATTGAATATGATTATCATTCAGCAGCAGATCCTATGGATCAATCATGTACATATCATGTAACATCTATTAAACCTGTTTCTATATTGATGAAGAATGCTTATGAAATTATTCAGAAATATAAATATATGCAAAATCATATAGATGAGTTTGAAAAGTGGTTAAGTGACAATTATGAAATTAAACGAATATGAATTATGTAAAGCTTTCATTATGCCATGTTATTGGTATATCGAAGGTGAAGAACATGAAAAATTTTATGTTGATGAACAAACATGTGATTGGTATAATTTCATAGAAAATGATGAGTTTAATAATAACGAAAAAGAAATACGTAAATGGTGGAAAATAATGTTATATAAACCATCAAATATAGAAACAAAGGATCTTACAGAAGAACAATGTAAATGGTTGGTTAATGAGTGTTATCATGATATGATTAATATATATGATGATAAAGAAGATGATACAGATTATGAAAAATATGAATGGGATTTTAAAAAACATTGTATAAAAAAAGATTAAAGATATTTTTCATATTTAAATTTTAATATGTAACTTTGAATTATAATTTTAATTTAATATTATATGAAATATCGTATTACAAAATCAGAAAAAGGTTATCGTGCTGAAATTGGTAAACATAATGCACGAAATGGTGTATTAGAATATATATCCATTGAGAACGATAATAATTATTTGTGTAGTTGTGAAACTTATTATGAAACCGAGATTGATGCAATTGAAGCATGTAAGAAACATCATCATGAAAAGGGATATGATAAATTACCTAAAGTAGTAGATGAGTTTGAACTTTAAATTTATATATTATGTGGTTAGCAAGGGATAAAGGCTTCGAATCATGCGGTAATGGATTTATTCTTGGTGATGTTCATCTTTTTTCAAAGAAACCAAAACGTAAAATTAATAAAGATCGTAAGTGGGAGAAAGAACCATCTATATGGGATGGACATTGTGCAAAGATGAAGCTTAAATCGGATGAATATCCTGATTTAAAATGGGAAGATGAACCATTAGAAGTTGATTTAGATATTAATCATAATAGATGGGATTTAGATATTTGTAAATATTTAACTGCTATTGAGAATATTGCAGGATGTTATGAAAATAAATTTACTAATGATAATCAAGGTTCAAAAATCTGTAATGAAATTTATAATAAAGTAAAAGAGTTAAAACAATTATTAGTTTTAAAATAAGTTTAAGAATATCTTTCTTATTCCAATAAAAATATGTATCTTTGTAATAGAGTTTAATAACAATTAAAAGATATATTATGGATAAGAAAGATATTCTTTATAATTTAAAGAAGGTTAATAAGTATATTGATTATAAAATAGGCGATTGGGTAGAAACATGTAACATGCTTCCAGGTATTGTACAAGAAATTCATAATTATTATGATCCAAGAAAAAATATGCAATGCTTTGTAGAAGATGTTATTATTTATTATCCACATTATGCTATTGATAATCCAGATTATCATGGTGGTTCATCATGTTCAATTACAGGATGTGGTGTTCATCAGATTTCGCAGGAATATGTAAAGATATTATTTTCATTAGGTTATGATAAACTTGTTAATCTGTGGAATGATTATAAATTAAAGGATGATGAAATATCATGGGATGATTTTGTCAAGAAAGAATATGATAAACTTTCTGACGAAGAGAAATTAAATGGTATTATATTATTTAATATCGGCGAAGAATATTCACGAAAAATTAAAGATATAAAATAAATGAATGATAATAAGTCAAATATAACGGGATTATATTTTGAAGATAATATGGCTGTTTTTAATAAAGCTGTAGTTTATCCTAAAAATTATAATCCTAAAACAGATTCAAAATTCATGCATGATTTGGATTATACATCTGAATGGTGTGAACATTCTGAAGAGAGATTATTTTGGAATAATGATCTCATTGAGAATCCATTTATAACAAATGAATTTTATTATGCAGAAATTAATCATCCTACAATGGGTAAAGCTATATATAGAAAACGAAAAAATGGTAAATATATATGGCAATTTGAAAATGAAAAAGATGTAAAGGTATCTATGAGATCATCATTTGGAAGTCAATATAAAGATATGATTAATGATGGTTATATTGTAATTAAGAAGGGACATAATAAAATTACATCAAATTAAAATTAAAGCGTATGTATAAAGTAAAGCATATTCCAACAGGTTTGTATTATCAACCTGTTACATCATCAGGAACAAATCTTGGGAAGAAAGGAAAAATATATGAAACATCTTCATCTTGTTTATCAGGCAGTGAAGATTATATTATTATTGATATTAAGAAAATATCTCCTATATATAGAGATTTTGCTGGTATTCTTGATATGAAATACGGTTTAAAAAAAGCTGGTGCCAAATTTGGATATGTATATTGTAAAATTCCTAAATCAGATTTTGAAAAAGAATATTTACCTGTTGATATAAATACATTAGAAAATATTATAAGTAAACAGAGAGAAAAATATATAGATAATGATATTGTTCAAACATGTTTAAATGAAATTATTGAACAAATAACAGGTGAAAAAGTAAATGTTAAATCAAAAAATAATGTACCTAATATAGATGAACTTGTTAAATCTGTTAGAGAAATAAAAGAATCAAAAGAAAGCGCAGAAGAACTTTTTAAAAATTTACATAGTATGTTATCATGAAAATATTTCAAGATGGTAATACGGATTATGATTATTATGAACATAATAATCATTTTACTGATGAGGAAGAAGATGTGATGAAAGATTATGAATGGTCTATCATGAGTCATCTATCAAAAGATGAAATAAATGAAATAAATGATTATGAATATAGTCTTTTATCTAGACAAGCAGATGATGAATATGATAATTTTTATTAAATAATAAAAGAGAGTTAAGAAACGAATCTTAACTCTCTTTTTCTTTATTTATATGTTTTAATTTCTATTCCTAATTTATTGGCTTTTTTCATTTTACTAGATGTCGAACATAAATCATCAGTAAATAAAATTTTACATTCATTCCATATAGTAGTTTCTTCATATTCTGGATGTTCTTTTAGAAACTCTTTTTTTGTATTAAATCCAAAAGATTTTGGAGAACCAGTCATAATAATTTTAATTTTTTCAGAATTTTCATTACTAGAATTACTATTTACTTTTGTTGTAATATCTATATTAAGTAAATTAACAACTTTCATAACTAAATTATATTCTTCACTATTTTTATCTAATGCCCAGTTATATGCAATAGAACTAAATCCAAAAGTAGAATACTCTTCATTTCTAATAATTTTAGCACATAATGAAGATGCTCTATGTCCACATGATTTAAAGCAAAAACTTAATATAATATCTTCTAATGTAATATGTTCTCTATATGTTTTTAAGTTATCTACAATATTTTTAATAGATTTACTTGTACCTAAATATTCTGTAATTAATTTTAATCTTTCATCTGACATTAAATATACAATATTACGTAAATCATGAATTTCATTATGAAGATTACTATCCCATAACATATTTGCAACAGCAGGTCCAATAGTGTTAATATTTAATGCAGTAGCAGAAGCTAAAAAATTATTTTTATTAAACTCATCATGAGATTTAAAAACTTTCATAAGATGCATAGTTCCAGATGATTCAGTTACAACTTCTGTATCCTCAGGAATATTAATATTGTTTATTCCACCAGGCTTAATAATTTCATAAACAAATGGTATAATATCGCCAGCTAATGAAATTCTTACTTCTGAACCAATACCACATTGTTTCTTGATAATATAATTATAATTATGTAATGATGCTTTCTTTAATTCTTTACCATCCAAGTATATAGGTTCAATAATAGCTTTAGGAAAATATTCTCCTGTTTTTTTTACATTCCATTCAATATCTATAATTTTTGTAGTGTTAATCATAGGAATGAATTTCATGGCAACACAATCAAGAGGTCTTTCTCTATCTTCATTATATAATCTTGATGATGCAGAAGGTTTGAATACAATACCATCTAACGCATATTTAGAATTTTCATTTCTGAATTTTTCATATTCATCATAGATATGTTTTAAATCATCTCCTGATATATATCCATTATATGTATGACATTGACAGAAATGTAATTCAGGTAATTCGCCTATATATCCTAAATATGGTTGTAACATTTCATATGTAGGATCCGTAGGATTCATCCATGATAATTCTGTATATTTTTGTGTATCTTTATTATATATACGATAATCATAACATACGAAATGTAAATCATTATCTATCAATAAATTTGGATCAATATCAGTTACTTTCCGACCAAGAAGACCTGCAACATATGATCTAGGATTTGTAAATTTATCAGCAAAATTTTCATTAAACACTGATATTGGTACCAATACTTCACCACGAATACATAAAATATCACCTGGTGTTAATATATTGTGACAACATTCATTTATTAATGTCCATGTATTAAGTTTAGGTAAAAACCAATGTTTAATATCTGTTCCATAATTACCGTCACCTCTTGTGGCACATGAAATTAATTCAACATTATTATTTTTATCTAGTGTAAATTCTGTACTAAATGAACATCCATCTAATTTAGGTGTTGTCTCATAGGAAGTCGTATTATGTGATTTATTGATATACTTATTTAACTCGTCTGCAAAATATTGCCAATTTACATTATTTGTTTCTTTATTTTCCTTAATTTGTACTTTTGATAAAGAACCCATTATAAAACTATGTTTAATAGTATAATTCACATGTTTAGATGTATTTTTACTGCCAATATAGTTTTTATTTTCTAATCCTACAAATGATTCTAGTTCATCAAACATAGAATCATTAAGTATTTCCCTTTGTGAATTATAATACGAATCCTTACATATACGAAGTAATTCCTTTATTTCATCAGTAGATAAATTATTTTTAATATCATCTATATTACTGTTAAATAAATTTGATTGTATACTTATATACATATCAGATGGATCCATACCTTTGAGTTCATATTGCTTTACTGCATATAACTCATTTTTTAATGTTGTATAATTTGTCATATTCTATATATAGTTTATCTAATTATTTTATAAAATAATAAGAAAAAAGTCTCATTAAATTTTTTATTTAGGAAATTAATATGTATCTTTGTATTGTTAATAAACAAATAAGTTGAACAATTAAAAATATAAGATTATGTTATCATATACAGATTTACAATCAGATGAGTTTCTTTCAAAAGCAATTAAGAAGGCATATTTAGAGCAATTAGGTTCAGAAATTAAGGAAATGATTCAGACTATTGAATCACAACGTACAAAGATTCAACAGTTAGAAGGCAACCAGAAGGCACTTGAACAAGAAATAGAAGCTCGTGATGCACAACTTAATACTCCAGAACATAAGGTCGCACTTGCAATTAAGGAAATGATGCATGCAGAAGCTTTAGGTACTGTTGTAACAGAAACACCTTCTATCGTACGTTCACAAGTTACAAAGCATCTTGCTATCGATATAGATACCTGTGGATATTATGAGGATGGAGCAAAGCGATATGATTCAGACGCAACTGTTGAATGGCGTTAAATATCTAAATTATATTAAGAGATAGATAATAAACAAACTTTATCTATCTCTTTTACTATAATAATAAATGATATTGATCTATACAGATGAAAGTTTATATAGATGTTTACTATTATACAGATAATAAAACTAGTAAAGAGTATGCTCATACAGTAGCGGGACTTTTTAAAGATTATACTGATTTAGATTTTGAAAAAGTAATAGTAACAAGAACAGATAATATAGCAGAATATGAACCAGGTAATTTTTATAAGAGAGAATTACCACCTATTATTGATGTATTAAAAGAAATTAAAAAACAAGGATATAAACTTGATACAATAATAGTTGATGGATATGTTCATATGTGTGAAGACGATGGTATAACATATCATAAAGGTTTAGGTGCAAGACTAAAAGATTATTTATTGGATAATAATATAGATATACCTATTATTGGAATTGCAAAGCATCCTTATAAATGGATGTATAAAGATACGTATTTTAAATATGATAACAATATAATAAAATATGAAACTTTTGATAAATCTTTGAAATTACCAAAGAAAAATATGTATATAACATTTTCTTTGGAATATAAAGATGATGTTAAATTACAAATAGTAAAGGAAATTTATGCAATGAAGAAAGTTCAACGTGATGCTAAATTTAGTTTACTGTTTACAAAAATTGATCAAATAACAAAAGAGTATAAACATGATAGTTGATTTTAAAACATTTATATATGCCGGTTTCTTTGTATCAGATGATGATAAGTAGAAACTTGAAATTGCATTTTGTGAGAATGTAGAAAATGGTGCTTCATATCTACAAGATTGGAAAGTGTATATTGATCACTGTACAATGATATTTAATGATGGAAATTTTGATGATGCAAAATCAGAAAATATCATTAATTATTTGAAGGATACTCCGCCTGATACACATATGTATTTAACGGTAGATGGAATTGGTAGATATGAAAATGTATTTGCGTTTAGAATTAAGAAAACAGAAGTAGTATCTATGTTGATTAAGAATAAACAACCACATATTACATGTGTATTAAATCCTGATACAAATAAACCTGTTGATAGTAATAAGATTTGTAACTGGATTGATATTAATCCTATTAAGATAGATACAGTTTGTAAGATTTTTAACAAGAAGAAAAAGAAATAATTATGAATACTTATGATTTTACAGATCCATTTGATTATGAAGAATATATGAAATTATTGAATAATTTCTTAGGTCCATCAGTTGAAGAGAAAAATAATATTATATGTAATTCTCATTTTACACTACACCCAGTTAATTCTGATACTTATAATAAGTTTAAGGAATATCTTGAATATGAATATGATAAGAATACTTGTTTTTTTATGCATATTTGTATTGATGGAAAAATTATAAATGATTCTGTTTATTTTTGTAGATTCGATTCTTATGATTATTTATATTCAAAGATAAAGGATTATAATAAGAAGAAACATTATTTTGAATTTTTCACTAAATGTGATATAGCGTCATATACAAAAGAAGAAGTTGATAAGTATAATGATGAATATGAGCGTTATCATTATAGAGGAAAAAAACGAAAGGTTGGTGAGAAATATTTAAAGAAAACAGATGTTATTGTTAATCTTAAATCAGGTAAAGAAGTATCGTTTATTGAAATACCTAAGTATAATAGAGGATATATTGTATATGAGAAATATTATTCACCAAATGGTGAATATAAAATTATTTCTTTAGAAACAGGTAGAATAATTGAATATGATTATGGTGATAAAATTGAAACAGATAATCATGTAATATTTAAAGCGAAACGTAATGATTATAATGATCCTGTTAAAGCTATAGTTCTAGATAAAAGTACAGGTGATTTTATTTATATTGATTAAATTATAATAAAATTATGTTAGTATTTCATGGTAGTTCACAACGAATAGATTATATTGATATAGATAAATGTCATTTAGGTTGGCATTGCGGAAATATTTGTCAAGCAATAGATATTACAGACCCTAAAAGACATAATGATAAATTTGATTGGGAAACTACATATATTTATGTATCTGATATATATCCAACGCATGATAATACAATTTATATAGAAGATAAATTTAGATATTCTGATAATTTTTTAGATGATATTATTACAGAACTATCAAATAAGTTAATATCAGAATTTCCTAATATATCATTAAATGATTTATATACATGTGAGTCTGAAAGAGATGTTAGAGACTTCTTACTTTATAATAATATAAAATATATTGCATATGAAAATTTAATAGAAAGTAGAGGATTATCTTTTGTTATATTAGATGAAGGTGAAATAGATAATATACAAGAATATACATTTTATGATTTTTTAACAATAAATTTAAATGCTAAAATTTAAGAAACAACATAAACATTTCTTTATAACTAAATATAAATCTATGTTTTGTATAGAAGATATTATAAAAATAGCTCGTTATGATGATAATTGTACAGGAGGAAAAATATATAAAGCAAGATTAAATGGAATAAATGAAGATTATGATTTTAATATTGATCCAGATGATCAAGAACGATTAGTAAAATATATTAAGCAGTTAGGATATGATAAAATTTAATTTTGATAATAAAGGAGTTTCTATTAGTTCTAAAGATATGAAGGAATTTCAGGAGAATGTAATGACAGTAGAAGATATTGTTAATAGACTTTTGAAGTTTTATTCAAAGGATAAGACATATATGGGTGAACAGAAACAAATGCTTACATCATTTTTCAATGATCCAAATAGGCGTTCACTAGTAATGACAGAACCATCATTTGATACATTGAATTATGGTTATGGTGTAGCAGATAATAAATTGCATAAACTTATTATGTGGCGTGATGATAACGGTCTTCATAATTTTGCAATGTGGATTAAGAATGAAGATATGCTTGGAGGTAAGCTTGTGAAGATTTATCCAGAAGATGATGATATTTTTACAAAGAATCAAATGGAAGGTGCAATGTATCTTGCAGAAATTAATAAGATACCATATTTTGAAGGATGTGATGAACATGCGGATAATTATGTATATCAAACAAAGTTGAAGGAACTTGATGATGAAATTGAAAATATCAAGAATCAACGAACATCTTGTAAGAACGAAATGAAATCTATTCAAGATAGATATGCTGAACTTCTTACATATTATGCAAAGATGAAAGTAAAGCAAGTTAAATTGCAAATTGAAAGAGAAACATTAGTTAATAAACATAAGAAGTAATAGAAATGATACAGTATTTGAAATGTGATAATGGTTTTAAAGAAATTGAAAATTGGGAATCAAATTGTTGGATTAATGTTGTGAATCCAACAAAAGATGATATATCAGAATTAGTATCGCATTTCAATACTCCTGATTACTTTTTTGATGATATATCAGATATTGAAGAGAGATCTAGATTTGATAGAGATAATGGTTGGATATTAACTATTATTCGTGTTCCTAATAGAAGTAGAACGGAAGAAAATCAAGACCCTATATATACTACAATACCGGTTGGTATGATGATAAAGGATAATATTTTTATTACAGCATATTATGGACAAAATAATGTTATATCAAATTTCATTAATTGGAGTAATCAGAAAAAGATTAATGATAGAATAGGATATAATCTTTATATAAGTATATTTCTTGAATCTAATTTTTGGTTTCTTAAGTATCTTAAACAAATTCATATTCAGATGAAAAAAGCAGAATCATCTTTAAGTGATAAAATGAATAAGAATGAACTAATGCATATAATGAATATTGAAAAATTCTTGGTATATTTCACTGCTTCACTTAAAGATAATGAATCTGTTTTAATTCGTGCAAAAAGATTTATTTCATCTAAATTATATGATGAAGATTTAATGGATGACGTAGAAGTAGAGTTAAGTCAGGCATTACATACATCTCAAATATATAGTGATATTCTCGAAAGAGAACAAGCGTCTTATTCTTCTATTATTAATAATAGTCTTAATCAGACAATGAAGAAGATGACAATTATAACCATATGTTTAATGGTCGCAGCACTTATTCCAGGATTTTATGGAATGAATTTAAATAATGGAATAGAAACATGGACATATGGATTTCCTTTTGCTGTTTGTTTAACAGGAATATGTGCAGGAATATCTTATTTTTTATGTAAACTATTTAAGTAAATATATATATAAATATGAGTATATGTTTTAGAAATATAGATAAATGTAAATATTCAAAAGAAGAAATAAAACTTCGTATTATTGAAAATCTTATAGAAAATAGGTTTAAAAATTACAGTAATAAAGAGTTGAAAGATTCTATGTATGGTACTAATAACGTTTTCCCAAGATTTAATGAAATTTATAATTGGATTTGTGAACATGTATTTGAATAATGATATGATACGATTTAAAAATAAAGATAATAATATAAAACATGAATTAACAAATGAAGAGATAAATCTTAAAATTCATGAATTAGTATTAAAAACTATTACTGCAAAAAGAACTTATCTTTCTGATATATGTACAGATATGTCAAAAGAAGATGGATATTATAAAAAAATGGTATCTATTATAAAAGAACATATACATGATTAAGTTATTATATAAATTAAAAATAAACAAAATATTAAAATAAAAGATAATATTTAAATAATAAAATTAAATAAATAAAAGTATGTTGATTGGTTCATGTGTATTATCTATGATTATTTGTATGATTCTTTGTTATTATATTGCAAAGGCAAATAATCGAGGAACAACTACTGCATTAATTTGTGGACTTTTGTTTACATATATTGCAGTTATCGTCTATATTATTATTGGACAAAAGAGTGTAAAAGTTAATTATTGATTCACATTTAAATAATAATAGAAAAATGGAAAATAATAAACAAGAGGTTAATGAGATTATTGAGAAGTATGATATTCTTATCAAAAATGCAATGAAGGCGCGTGAGAAAGAAAAACTTAATACTTATAAGTTGGTTAAGGCTCGTCTTCTTGAGTATAAAACAGGTGATAAGGATAAAAATGATAATTATCCAGTATTGGATGAAAAATCTGAAATGCAGATTCTTAATAAGATGGTAAAGGAACTTCAAGGTGATATTGAGATTCGACAGAAAACAAATAGTCATTTGGATGAAGTTGAGGAATTTACGCATCAGATGAACTATATTAAGGATTTGCTTCCAAAGATGGCATCAGAAGATGAAGTAAATTCAGTAATTGATAAGTATATTTCTGATAATGGAAATTATTCTCAAAAAGAAATGGGTAAGGTTATCGGTTTTGTTCGTTCATCATTTAAAGCAGTTGATGGTGGAATGGTTGCAAAACTTGTTAAAGCAAAGATGTTTTAAATAATAACTAAATAAATTATAAAGTGGGTATATTCATGTATATGAAATATATCCGCTTTTTCTATATTTAATAAAATAAATATTAAAAATATGTATATAATAAAGAATGACTAGATCTGAATTTATTGAATGGTTAAAATCAGAAATAACAATGAGTAATACTATAAATATTTCTTTATCGGACCGTGAATATGAAAGACTTGTAGATAGAGAACTAAGAATGGTTTATGAATTGGATAATGATAGCGTGCGTTATGATAAATATATAATCCCACGAGATGTATTTTATTCTCAAGAATTTAGGAAAACTAGAACTATAAAATTTCCTGATTGCGTTTTATCTGTAGTTAAATTGGAAGAGATGAAAAGGAGAAATTATATGTATGGTGTGAACGACCCAGATCTATCATGGAACCGTATGTTTTAGACAGATATGTGGATGGGTCCGTAGATGGCGATGGACACTGTGATGTTTAGGACTATATAGTGGTCTAATTGGGATTAGTTAAAATAGTTTAATTTAGTTGATATAAAGCATAAGTGGAATAGACTTACACATTAGTTATTTGTGATGGGACATGATCCATATAATGATGTTTATTGTGAAGTAGCTGTAAAGGTAGATGAACAGGAATTATTTGAAGATCCTTGGGTAAGACAATGGATTGCAGCTAAATGTAAGTTATAGGTTGTGAAAAAATTAGGAACATTTACAGTGACTGCAATTGGAGGTGTAACTGTAAATACAGGAACATATTCAGAAGAAGCAAATAATGATATAAATGATTGTAAAGAATATTGGACTAATTTACGTCAAGCAGATTTTTTCGAAACAGGTTGGTAATTAAAGAATTGGTTATTAATAAGTTAAGATATGTTAATAGAGAATGTAATATTTTGTAATTTATGAATATTGCATTCTCTATTTTTATAAAATAAATAATGTAAAATTAAGAATAATTTTAGTTAATATGGGATATAAAAGATACGGATCAAGTATATCTATACCACAATTTGAAGAAGAAGAAGGAGAAGCAGTAAGTAGTGAATTAAGTTAGCGTTCACCTAGTAAAACTATATATTTTGGTATTAAAAAACCAAAAACTGATTCTGATTCAAATAGGTCTTGGCGAGAATTAACTAGTGCAGATTTTAATATATAGATTACAAGTGATACTACTGGATGTAGTGCAACAATAAAAAAAAATACAACTGATACTACAAATAAAACAGGTATTATTACTTATACATTATCTAAAAACTCTACGGGAAGTTAGAGACTTATAACATTTAAATATAAAGATACCGAATTATTTAAAATATTGTAGGATCCTGCGGAAGAAGATAATAATATATATGTATATTTAAGATATTGGGTATTTTTTAAAACACCTTATTCCAATATTATAACATCAACAAATAATGATACAACTTTATATAGATTTTCATTAGGTATTGATTCAGAAGATCCTGATGCATATATAAGTTATGAAACATGGAAAGATACAGGTAATATAATATATCATGTAACTAATAATAAAGATTTAACAAGTATATTTAATGCAACGACTTCAATAAAAAAATTAGTAGATAATGGGACATTAACATACATAGGAGGGAAAAATTTTGATAATAATACTATATCAAGTATTATAAAATTTCCAATAAAAATGTATAAAAATGAAAATACACTTGTTCCTGTTAATGATAATAGTACTGTATATATATACTATGGTGGTTTTGAAGCGACAGTTAACGCAAATGATTATGTATATAGTAATGATAGTTTACATAGTATTATAAATTGGGGAAATGTTATAGATGGTGATGTAACATCTATTGGAAAGTATAAATATAATTCTGAAACTACTACAACATATACCGTTACATGGAATCTTAATAGTGGAACTATAAATGGAAATACTAGTAATCCTAAATAGGTAGGAATTACATCAGGTTCAACAGTATCTTTTGTAAATTATATACCACAACGTACTGGTTATACTTTTGAAGGATGGGCAGAAACAAGCACAGCAACTTCTGGTAAAAAAACTGGTAATTCCGAACCTATAACATCAAATAAAACATTTTATGCTATATGGAAAGTAACTACAAAAAATGTAATATTTAGTATTGGTTCTTCAACAAATTATATTACAATTACTTGGTCTGAACCAGGTTTACCCGATACATCTTTTACAATACAAGTAAAAGATGTTACAATTAGTAGTACATATGTAGTAACTATACCAGGAAATATACAAAATAACAGTTATAAAACAAACATAGCATCTATTTCAGGTCATTCATATGGGTTAGTTAGTTGTTCACCTACAACATATAATAATGTTAATTATAGTGTATTTACTGGTTTAACATTAATAAATGGGTAGTAAATATTTTAATTCGTTATTCAAATCTAATTTTGCGTAACGAATTTTTTATTTATGTATATTAATACATAGGATTTTATATGTCTGTATAGATATTGAAATAATAAATTTCATCATTTTATGTCAACATATAAAAAATATACATCATCCATAAATGCAAATATTTCTTCATCTGCTCATACAAATGAAGAATTTAAATGGTATGTAGGTTCTTCAACATAGTCTACTGTTTATTTCGGCATGGAAGATAATGATAATAACTTTACAGGTAAATTATCAAATTCATCATATACATTATCATCAGATGTATCCGGATGTTCTGCAACAGTATCAAATATAGATTCAACAAAAACTGCAGGAATAATATATTTAAATATACCAGCAAATACAAGTACAACTAACAGAACAATCGTATTTAAATATAATACAGTTTCATTATTTACAATAATATAGTCAGGTAGCACAACTTCTGTAATTACTATAACATTTAGTATTGGTGGTTTTTAGGGAAATAATAAAGTTATAATTCACTGGACTGGAACTAATTTTTCATCAGATGGAACTACTGTAAGTTGTGGAATTAATGATAGTACGCCGAATTCAGATGGTTCATATAATGCACAATTTACTATAACTATACCGTCAGGATATGGACAATCATATGCAACATGTGTTGGTGGATATGTATATAAAGGACATAAATATTTTTTAATTGAACCATGTACACCATCATCATATGGTAATTATAGATTTAAATGTAATACTACAGAAGTTACTTATACAGATCGTATGACGGGTACTATAACTACGTAAAGTGAGATATTGTATTTTCTAATTGAGTGTAGATATAAAAATTATTTTTTAATATTTTTATGTCAACATATTAGAAATATCCTTATAGTATACCAACGTTTACTATTAGTACACCAGCAAGTTCAGATTTAGTTAATTCTGACGGTGAATATGTATATTTAGGATTTGAAGATGAAGACGGTAATTTTGTTGGAAATAATTCAATATCAAGTACAACTTCATTAATAATGTCTCCAAATACTGGAGGCTCTATTATAACGTATTCAACAGATACTACAAAAACTGCATCAAGAATACATTATTCATTTTCATAGAATACATCTAATACTTATACTATTTCATATAATAATACAGATTTATTTAAGATTGTTACACACAGTACAAGCGCAACAAAAACATATAATATATATTTAAGTTTAATAAATTTAAAAGATGTTAGTAGTTCTGATAACATTTCATATATATGTATATTTAAAAGCAATGTAGGTAATTTTCATGTAACTGATATTAATAGATTTGAATTAATGCAGGTATCAGTTTATAATAATTATATATTTTTTGGATATTCTTCAGATTATACAATGATTTATGATACTTATAATGATATGAACCTTACATATAAATCAGGAACTAATTTTAGTAAATCAACATATGGTAATTGTTATATTGTTGATATAACAAATGAAAAAGTTTATATAGATACAAATGGTTATACAACTGAATCTATTACATATACATCTACATATTATATCTTTAGGTATGATGCTGGATATATGCAATACGTTTCATCTTTTAATATATATAATGATAATAATATCTATACATTAACAGTTACAACATAAAAATAATATCATGAATAAATAATAAAAAGTTATTTTTTGATATTATTTATATGAAAAGACATTCTATTCCATTAAATATACTTGATGAATATGCAAAAACAATTTCATCAAAATAGGTAAAAATGCTTTATGAATCAAAATGCAATAAGAAATATAAGAAAGCTTTATATGAAAATATGAAATATCAAAATGATAAAAGTTATTCTATATATTTAAATGATTTCACTCTTGATGAAGCACATTCATCAGTAGACAAAGCATTAGTACGTTATGTAAATAAATATAAACTTCAATTCAACAAGGTATCGGATGGAGTTTACTTCTATACACCACTTGAAGAGAATTATATTTCTTTACTTAAAAATCTTGTTCAAGATGGATTTGACATTGAACTCTTAAAGGAAAATGTAGATTCACAAAAAGCAACAGTTTATTTAGAAAAATTAAAGTTAAATAAGAAATGATTAAGATAAGAAGACGTAAACCTATTTTCGAGGACGATTAGAATACACAGCAATAGCAACAACCCGCAACAAATACTTAGCAACCAGCTACATAGGTGCCAGCTGCACAACCATAGTAGAATACAACTGCTCCATAGCAACCAACAAATAATCAACAACCAAATCAAACGCAAGATTAGAATAATAATCAACAACCATATGATTAGAATAATCAACAACAATAGCAACAACCAAATCCTAATGCATAGAAAGTATAGGATACATTGAAACAAATGGAGAATACATGGTGGATGATTTCTGTTAACCTTCCTGATGAAATTCAAAAGAATATTCCTGATTTTAAACAAGGTAATCAACAAGCAGATCCAGCAATTAAAGCATGGAATGATTTCAAACAAAATCCATCAGAAGATACATTTAAAAATTTCTTAAATGGATTTAAATCATTTGGCGGATTATCTGGTGATTAGAATGCTAATAATAATCAACAACCATAGCAGAATAATGGAACAACAACTCAATAGCAACCTGCTAATAATACACAGCAACCTAATCAACAACTATAGCAGAATGTTAATGCAGGATTAAAAGCCGCATATTCATTCAGAAAGAATTTAATGGAAAATTTAGCTATTGCAAAATAGAAACAATATTATAATACAGTTTGTGAAGATTATTTTGATAAAAATGAATTTACATTATAATTATTATGAAGAAATATAAATATGTTTACAACACAAAAACTGGACATTTTATAAAGAAACTTAATGAGGATGATTCAAATGTAAAAACCGATACAAATCAAGATAATAATAACTCTAATAATTCAACGGATAGTAAAGATGATGCTTCTACTGGAAATACATCTTTTAAATCTGTTGAGTCTGATGAAACAATTCAAGACCTTACTGCGAAAGCATAGGAAAATGAAAATAAGTTTCAACAAGACTTAAATACGCAATAGAAATTATTAGACGCAGCCAAAGCTACTGCATCAAATAAAACACCAGCAGGACCATATGATCCTGTTATGACAGATTAGAATGTTTTGAATATCATGAAGAAAATAAATGATATGACAAAACAACATGCAATAGATTAGGCAAATTTTCAGGATTAGAAATTAGCTTAGCTTTAGAAATTATCACAAACAAATGAATCATATTATAAAATTCCAGAGAAATATAAATGGTTGAATGAATCAAATATTCACACAGCGAAAATCTATATGGGTAATCTTATTAAACCTGAAGAAGATGCTCCATTAAAAGGCATGGCTGATTTTAAGCGAGCGTTTAAAGATACTGACTTACTTTATGGAAAAGATAAGAACGGATACTTCGTTGTTTGTGTGGATTAGGAAGATTTTAATACTTTATATGACACTCTTGAAGAAAATTCTTATGTTAGAGACGAAATAATTGATACAGTTATGCCTTAGTTATTTGACAGACATGAAATGATCCAATAAAAATAATTACATTAATATAAATTTATGCAATATATAAGAACCACAGAAGATTTAGATCAAGATTTAATTTTATATGGAACATATCTGTTATATAATCCAACGACAAATGTAACAAAGTTAAAAGTTTCAGAAAAACCTATATATATAGGATTAGATGATTTCGTTGAAGTATTAAATAGTCTTAAGAAGATTGCATCTGATTTAAAAATAGTTCCTAATGAATATCCTGTATATCAATATATTCGTAGTAACAAATATAATGGTTCGACATGGAATATTGTTGCAGGTGTGGTTAATTCAGAGTTTAAAAAGATTGCAGATAAAGAATACTCAATGATTCCTAATATATAGAAGTTAATTCTTCCTAATAAGGAATATATTGATTTCCCACATTTTGCCGCTGTTTTCAATGGTCTCATTAATAAGCATGGTGACCTTTGTGGATATTGTGGTGATATTGTTCAGTTCGCAAAAGATATAAAAGAAAATCCAATGGTTGAATTTCCATCTGGACATTTTGGAATCGAAGATTTAAGAACAGATATTGACGCTTATAATATATTTAAGATGAATAATAGCGATACGATAAATTCATTTAAATCTTATTATGAAAATATGTCTGATAAGAAACGATTTTCATTATTTTTAGAAGATCATCCAAATATACTTGATAGCTTTAATAATTCAACCGATAATTTTTATCTTAATATATTAAAGCAAACAACAGATAAAGATTTAACAGATGAACATATAAAATTAGCATGTTAGAAAATGCAATTATATTTAGAAAATAATAAAGGTTGAGAATAAACAAAATTCTCAACCTTTTCTTTTATTATAAGCTTTCTATATATTTCTTTATTCCTTCTACATGAATATCAATTATAGTATTCCTGCCTTCGTTACTCAATAGCCAGGAAGCATCTTCCTTGTTGTCCATAAACATATTCTCTGTTAAACATGCTGGACAATTTGTTTTACTTAATACATAGTAATTTGCTTCTTGATCAGGATCACCATCTGAATAATCAGGTCGAAGTTTCTTTCCTAATGGTGTTAGTTTTTCTTCTGCTACTTTATATAATGCAGTTGCTAATTTATCACCTTCTGTTTGACCTTTACTTGTATATACAGACCATCCTTGTGCTTTATACCACTCACCATTTCCAGCTGCATTTACATGAATAGAAATAAAAATAGCTTTATTTCCAGATTTCTTTTCTTCTGCATATTTTGCATTAGCACGTTGAACGCGAAGACTTAAATCATGAGACTGACTTGTAATCTCTTCAACTTCAGGATGAACAATATAACATCTATAACCTTCAGAAATTAATTTATTATAAACTTCATATCCTATTGCGCGAACATATGCATATTCTTTTAATTTAGTCTATGCATTATCAAACACCGGACTGGATTTGCCAGGTGTATTTTGTCCGTGACCCATATCAAGCATTACTAAAACTTTACTCTTTTCCATAATCAATAACTTTTATCATATAATTTAAATGTATCTACTGCTAATTCTTTCAAACAATTATTACTTAAACATACTCCATCATTTCCAGCCGTAGGCGCTAAGAAATTCTTCCATTTGTCTGAAATACTCTTATTTACCTTAATTGTTTTCCTATTGCGTTTACCTTGTTTAATTTCATCTTTACATCTCTATAAAGTAGAATTAAGATTATCATATATTTTTTGAATATCTTCCTTATCCAATATATAAACGATATAATCAATATTACTAGTTCCTATATATCTTGGAAATAATACATATTTTATATTATCATCTGATAATATATCCATTCCGCCTTTACGAGATATAGGAATTCTGAAATTATCTTCACTTGTACTCTTACGTTCAACAACAGCAAGCTCAAATTTTGCAGGATAATTTGGAACATTTGTTCTATTAGCAATATAAAAATCTCTACTACCAATACGCCTAGATGGTTCTCTTAATGATGCATACCCAAATTTATTTTTTAATACACCCTATATTCTCTATTTTAAATGAGAAGACGGATTATTATGCCCATAATCATATCTATCTTCATTAAGTGATTTCTTCACGCTAACTGCAATGGATTCAATTAAAGATTTATATAGTTCTTTTTTATTATTCATATTTTCAGTTAACTATAATTTTGATAACATATTTATTATTCGTTTATCAATGACAGCATACTAATCTATATCATCTACCATATCTGCATTTTCTATAATAGCTTTAAAAAATTCGTTGTTAACCTTATTATACATATAAAATGGAACATTATCTATATAACATGTACTTGTATTAAACAATACATATTTAAATTGCTTAATTAACTATTTAAATAATTCAACCAAACATTTTTCGTTTTCAAACTAACATTGTCTAATATAAACATTATTTGCTAATTGACTTAATCCCTAATTTACAATCTAAGGAAAATTCTAAACAAATTTTAAAGTTAATTTATCATCTGTACTAGTTATCTATCTTTTATTTGATGTCTATATAACAAATCTTTTTCTTTTATCTTTTAATTCAAATATGATCTTATCTGTTATCATATCATATTCATTAAACAACATATTAGCAAATGGTATCGCACATGCATCATCATCTACAATTATATCATTATTTTCATACTATGCAGGATAAACCTATATGTAATTCAAATGTGTAAATGAATCATTAAAACTGAATAAGCATGACAACATATTATATGTATACGGTAATATATCACCTTCACGTGTTTTATACTAACCTGAACAATGCTAAGGTTCATCATCTAATATTAATAAATAATGATCCTATACAACAGGAAACTAATATCTTTCTGTACCTAATTTCTTTATTAGTAACTATCCTATTTCTATAGGTACTGTTGTTCTCATTATAGAATTTGTTAATTCAATATTATTACCAAAATCTATGTCATTAAATAAACCCATTAAATATAAAATAACTATTTATTGTATTTATTTAAAATGGTAATTCTTCACTAGGATCTTGCTGATAGAATGGAAGACAATTATTTCCGTAATGTTTCTTGAAATACTTTTTCTGAATCTTTTTTTCTTCACGTGATTGTCTCATTGATTCCCTCGATACTGTGAAACTTGGACAATTTTCACAAATACCATACATATATTCATGTCTCTCGTTCTCTATATCATCATATGTTCTATTAGTAAAATGAGGTTGACGAGCACAATGGAACCATGAAATAAACATAGGATATGGATCATCAGTTACCATATCATCATAAGATTTATCATGCGTACACTGACACATACAATATTTCTTTCTTAATCTACTTTTCATATTTGTTAAATTTTAAACCATTATTATATAGTTTATATAATAATGTATAACTAATGTTTACTAAACTTTATTTTTATAATTAAATACAATAATTATAAAATATTTTATTTATAGTTATGACAGATATAGAATGTTTAGAATTTTATAATAAAAATATTAAATACAAACGATTTCATAAGAATTATTTAATTAAGATATATCCTGAATTTATGAAATATATACAAAATAGATTTTCGAATTTATCTGGTGATGAATCAGTTAAAGAATTAATATATAGAATAAAATATAAATTAGTAGAAAAACCTAAATGTCCTATTTGTGGTAAATTACTTAAATTTATTAATATTAAAAATAAATACCAAACATTTTGTTCAAGAAAATGTCAATTTTCTGATGAAGGACAATAGATACAATCTCAACTTAGATTTAATACAAAATTAAAGCGCTATGGAAATGGCACGTTCACAAATAGTGATAAAGCAAAGAAAACATGTTTAAAAAAATATGGAGTTACAAATGTCGGAGCTGTAAAAGAAGTAAGAGATAAAGTAAAAGAAACATGTTTAAAGAAATTTGGTGTAGATAATCCCATTAAAAATAAAAATATAAAAGATAAAGTTAAGCAAACATGTTTAATGAAATTTGGTAGTGAAACGCCATTTGAATCAAATGATATATAGAAGAAAGTAAAACAAACATGTATAGAAAAGTATGGTGTAAAAAATATAATGCAACTTGAAGAAACGAAAGAAAAAATTAAGCAAACATGTTTAATGAAATATGGTGTAGAATATCCTATGCAATATAAAGATATAATGTTAAAATCTTTTAAAACATGCTGGCAATTAAAAAAAGGAAATAGAAGTTCAAAAAAAGAAGATGAAGTTTATAATTATTTAATTACATTTATAGATAAAGATACAAAAAGACAATATTATTCAGAATTATATCCCTTTCATTGTGACTTTTATTTACCAAAATATGATCTATATATAGAATATAATGGAACATGGACACATGGGAAACATCCATATAACAAAGATAATGAAGATGATATAGAATTACTCAATAAATGGAAAATTAAAGCAGAAAATAGTACATTTTATAAAAATGCAATTAAAAATTGGACTGTTAGAGATCCATTAAAAAGGCAAACAGCAAAATATAATAATTTAAATTATTTAGAAATATTTTATAATGATGATTATAAAACATATATATCTAATTATATAAATAGAATAAATGCTAAATAATTTAATTATATGGCAAGACGAAGTTCAACTATTAGAGATATTAGGGCAAACGCATTAGATAAGTAGTCAGAAAGTGTAAAAATGTCAACTGTCTATACAACTGCAAAAATTAATTAGATATTAGACGATATAAAGAAAGGTAAAAAACCAGATCTCAACCCATTTTATCATGGTAAAAAAGATTTGAGAGATTCAGGAATTACTTTTGAACGAACAGAAGAGGAAGATGAAGAATATAAAAAATGTGCAATGAATTGTATATATTTTGTTTCTAAATATGTGAAGTTTAGAAACGATAAAGGATTTACATTAGTTAAATTAAGAGATTATCAAGAAGATGTTCTTCATCTTTTTTCTGATGAAATATGGGATGAGTCTTTACAAGATGTCCGTATGAAAAACCGTAGGGTAATCCTCCTGTAGGCACGTCAAACGGCTAAATCCACAACTTGTGTTGCGTATTTTGTGTGGTATTTGATTTTCCATGCAGACCGTAACTTGATGATCACAGCTAATAAAGAATCAACAACTAAAGAGATCCTTAAAAAATGTATGGATGTATTCAAAGCATTGCCATATTTCTTAAAACCTGGTATTGAAGAATATAGTAAAACCACATTAAGAACTGAAAATGGTTGTTCGCTTCGCGCAGTTGCAACTACAGGTGATTCAGCAACAGGTGATTCAATAAATATTTTGCTCATAGATGAATGTGCGTTGATATCACAAAATATAATTAAAGAATTCTGGGGTTCTGTATATCCAACTATGTCAAATTTCCAATAGTCTTAGATTATAGTGTTGTCAACACCACGTGGAAGAACAGGACTTTATTATGAGTTATGGGAAGGTGCGTAGAACGGAAAGAATGGATTTGTATCTAAACGCGTGGACTGGTGGCAAGTACCTGGACGTGATGAGAAATGGAAATAGGATTAGATTTCTGTATTCGGACAGGATCTTTGGGAACGTGAGTTTGAATTATCGTTTGATACTAATGAGTCAAGACTTCTTTCTAAAACAGCATTAGAAAAAATAGATCATATAAAGAGAAAATTTGAACATGTAGATATATATGGTGTTCCTAAGAGAGTGTCTGATAAGATATATTGGGATCCTGAATTTCATCCTGATTAGTTAACATATGAAGATAAGATATAGAGACGATTTGTATGTATAATTGATACAGCAGAAGGTAAAGAAGCTGGTGAATATGGTAAGGAAGACGCGGATTATAATGTCATGAATATATTTGAAATGAAATTATTAGATCCTGAAACCATATTGAAGAATCGATTAGGTTATAAAGCGGTTACATATATGAATTGTATATGTTTAGAATAGGTAGGAATTTATATTGATAATAATTTCGATGAAGAAGCATGCGCAGAAGCAGCGCAACATATAGCATTTGACGTATTCAGTAACGGTGGTGGTTATCAAGGTGAAATTGATAACATGAGAATATTGTTTGAGAAAAATTTCAATGGTAAGAATTTTTTAAAGACATTTGCAAAGCATGATTAGTATTATGAAACCATTATATAGGGATTCTTAACAACAGGTGGAAATCACGGTAAGAAATATTTCTGCGAGTTAGGTTCCAAACTTATAGATTTAGGATAGATTATAGTTAAGTAGGATCATGAAATTCCCGTTATGTCAACAGTTGAATAGTTGAAATCATTTGGTAAAGTTAAGAATAGTTATGCAGGTTTATCAATGCATGATGATATTGCAGTTACAGTATTATTTGCGAGTAGATTTTTTGATGATGATGCTAATTTTGAATGGTTAGATGAATGGTTTAGTCAACTTCCTAATTATAATTATTCAACGATGGAAGAGAGAAATAAAGTTAATACTATATTGAATTATCTTCAAATATATGAATATACGAATGAAGATGATGATTAGGAATCATAGAATTATGCAGAATTATCTAATATTGCTACTTCAGGATTTGGACAGATTACACAACAGGCATAGGGAACTTATGGTTCATTGATGCATGGACAAAATACATCAAATCCTTATTAGAATATGAATAATAATTATCCTATGATGAATGGTAATAATTATTATCAGTAGAATAACATGCAACCACAATATTCTGGTACATATTCAAGTCTTAGAAATAATATTACAAATTCTAGATTTATTCGCAGATAAAAATAAATAATTAAAATACATTTATTTTTAATGGATAGAAAATTATATAAATCATTAATAGAAGGAATATCTTAGTCATTGAAGGAAAGTTTGTTTGATGATGAGACTGATGAACTTTTGAATAATGGTGATAATTATGATAATGTTAGTTTAATGGATGATGAGTTAAAGGAACTTATATTAAATTCATTATGTACAATAGATGATTACCATATTGTAAAATCAGATGAAAATGATGGTTTACCAATGATTAAATAGGATCCTGAAAATACATTAAGATATTATATCGCTCCATATAGAACATATAAAACTGAAGGACTTGGACCAAGGAAGAGAAAACGATATACGTTAAATTATTTTTACAGATATATATTAACATTTGATAATAATGGTGGAATGACATTAGATATAACAAAATTTGGAGATAAACCAAACTTTATTATTAATCTTCCATTATATAAATTTATTTGTAAAACACCATATACAATAAATGAGATAAAGCATCATTATCCATATAATGAATATAAAGAATACGCAGAACATCAATGGGAAAAGATTTGGATATTTGAAGGAACACCGTATGGAAGTCAAAAACATATACCTAATAGTTTTGTTAAGAATTTTCCAGAAATTATATCTCCTACTTTTTCTGATGAATTTAAAGATGATATGAATCCATCCACCAAATCTGTTATATCTAGGAATTGGTTTAAATCAGATGAAATGTTTTTATTATTCATTAAAAAGTTAGTTAATAATCAGGCATGTATTGCAGATGAAAATTTCTTTGTTTATAATTAGAATACTATAGATGAAAGAGAAAAAGAAATTTTATCTGGTGATTAGGATAAACAAATAGCTAATGAAAATGATGAAAAATTAAATTTCAGTAGGGATGTACTCGGCGAAAAATATTATCAAAAATTCTAGCAAATTTAGCAATATTTTTAGCAAAATAATACAAAATTTTACTTAAAAACTATAAATACTTTAAGAACATGTAAAATTTGCTTAAAAGATACTATTCTTAATTTAAGGAAAGAAAACGGTTTTATATTTGATGATATTGATAATGTAGAAGAACCAAATAGAATAGAACCATTCTTCGAAAAACAACTTTTATATAAAATGTTTTATATAATGAAATCATAGAAACTAAATGATTGGAAAGTCGATTAGACATATGATGATTGTATTCATGGTGTTGCTAAATCATTTAATTTCTATACAACAACCACAAGTTATTATGATTTAAATTCATTACCTATAAAGTTTGATAGTGATGATGCAATATATAAATTATATTATGTAATAGGTAAGGCAATAGCAGACAGTAAATCTATATATGATATTGGTTTAAAAGAATTTGAAAAATATTATTATAAAGATGATATAACATTAGGTCCAACAGAAGTATTAAGATCTTAGGATATAGAGAAAGCGAATAATACATCTTTTGATATACATAATTTTGATTATACATATTTAACAAATTAGTTAAAAACTATTATTGATAAAACATGTAAAAAATATAAACTAAAGTAATTTAATAAATTATGAGGATAACTACATTAGAACAATTAAAAGAATATACCACATATACATATTTTAAAAATAATGATCCTGAATATACAAAAAAGAAAAAGGTATATATATGTCAACCTGTTAATTATATAGATGAAGGTTTGAAACATATGGATATATGGTCTGGATATATTTTCTATAAGACTAATGCAAATTCTCGTAAAGTCGGTTTTTATGGATTTATGTTAGATATTGATAATGATCCTACATATAAAAAGAAAACGAAAGGTCAACCTGAATATATGCGAAAATTATCACCTATGTGGTATGTTAATAAAACTTTATATAAAACACAAAGTGAAGAAAATGTTAAGTTGTTTCCAGATTTAAAATTAGAAGAAAATTTTTTAATCGAGAAAAATAAAGCTATATTTACATTAAAGAAAGAAGCAGAACAATATATAAAGGATATTAAAAACAACATTATTAAATTACCTGAGGTTGAACATATAGTTACGATGAAAACATGGTATAAAGATAAAGACGGTAATAAGATAGAAGAAACTTCTGTAAAACATTTGCCAAGTGGTAGAACTGATGTAACAAGAAAAATAGTTAAAGAATAATATAAATAAAAGTCTTCATATTAGTTTATGAAGACTTTTTCTTTTTTATGACTATATAAATGTTAATTAACTATAATTTAATAATAGATGAATACAGAAAATAAATTTAATTATGTTCTCGTTGGTGGAACATACAATGATAATAAAGGTAAAGAATCTGGAGTTGTAAATAAATTATATCATGCATTAGGAACATTTAATGCAAAAATGTATAATGGTGGTAATTACTATGATTTAGTCGGAGAAGCATTATCCGCCATTTCAGAAACAGATCTTATTATATGGATGGCAGATGTTGATAACAAAAAAGAGAAAGTGTATCCAAAGAAAAATACCGGTTCTGTTTTGATTTGTTCAAAAGTTATTCGTGATGATTATACTTATAAGGATGCAATAGCACGTATATTCAAAATGCATGGTAATGCCGTCATTGCAATTACAAAGGATAATGAAACAAATATGTTTGTATTTGAATTTTGGGACGCATTAGCAAACTGTTGGTATAGAGGAAGTGATATTGAAAAACTTGCATTAACTATATATCGTTTTTATATATTCAGTAGAGGTAGTATTCGCAGGCAAACATATAGAGATAAATCATTAGTTTCATATAATGATGGAAGACCAGATGATTTGAATGATTTCATTAAGTTAAACAATGGATTAGCAGATTTTATTCAAACTTCATGCGGAGATAGGTTTTTTGGGAATTTGTCCACAAGATGTCAGAAGTTATTTCCATCAGAACGAAAAGGTAAATTTATTTATGTAAGTCCAAGAAACGTAGATAAGAATAGATTAACACCATCTGATTTTGTATTGTTTGATACTGATGATTATTCTTATTATGCAGTAGACGAAAAAATGAAACCTTCTGTTGATTCTCCTGTACAAGCAGAATTATATAAGGAATTCCCGACAATTAATTATATGATTCATGGACATGCATTTGTACATGTAATGAAAGATATAGATGAAGCAAATATACCAGTTGCAAGTACAGAGAATTATTTTCCATGTGGTGATCTCAGGGAATTGTCAGAAGTAAAGAAATTAATGAAGTTCATTATATATGATGAATGTCATAAGAACTATGGTATCATTAATCTTAAAGGACATGGTTTTTTAATGTTCAGTCAGACTTTTGAACAAATGCAATATATGATTAATGATATACATTCATTTGTTATGAATGATGGTAATAGATTATTTAATTTAAAGCTAATTGATTATGGGATTTAATATTAAATCATTGTTTGTTGTAGAAGAAGATACTGCAAATAAAGATAAAGTTGAAATTAAGCAGGATAAAGTAGAACCTACTGTAAAAAAGCAAGAAGTAAACGTAGAACAACCAGTAAAAACTGAAGATACTAATACAAATGATGAATCAAAATCTCCTACTGATGAAGTGAACCATGAATTCCTTGATAAACTTTGCAATTATTTGGAAACATGTAAAATTGAAGGTGGCGATTATATGCAATTGAAGAAAGCAGCAAATAGTGAGGGTATGCAATGTATTCCCGATGAATCGGTTAGGTTCCAAGCTGCATTTGCAACACTTAAGAGTGTAAATCCTAACCTTACAAAGGATATTATTCTTTCTTCTATTGATACTTATATTAATGAGATGAATAAGCAACGAGATATTGCTATTGATCAAGTTGAAAAGAAACGTAAGATTAATGTAGGAGACAAGTCTAAAGCTATTGCAGATAAACAAAAACAAATTGCAGATCTTCAAAATGAAATTGTTAAGTTATCTACCGAGGTATCAACAATGAAAGAAGAAGTTGATAAAGCAGATGAAGAATGTAATAGAAATGCACGAGAATTTACGAATGCTGTTAATATTATTGTTAACGCATTGGAATCAGATAAGAAAAAGATTTCAGAAAAATTAGTAGGTTAAATTAATATATGAAAGTAATAATTAAGAATTATGATTCTACAAAAGCAAATGATATTGTAATTCCTGTTGAAAATAATATGGATAAACATGTAGACTTTTCTAGCGGTTATGTAGTATTATCAGATGGAAATAATGTTAAGAAAGTTTATATTGATTTTAACAAATATCCTGAAGTAGAATTAGATTTATAATATATAAAAATATTTTAAAGTATGTCAGATTATAGTACAACAGATGTTATTAATGTTGCGAAGAATAAAGTATCACGATGGGAGAAACCTGGTGGTACAACGGGTATGATTGTATTGGGTGTTGCCGTTGGTGCTATTGCAATTAATATTACACCTATTATGAATTTTATTGCGGCTGCTTGTGCAAGTACACTTAGTGCAATTGGAATGGCTGCTGCTCTTTTCCTTGTATTATATTGTTTGTTTGACCCACGTATTCGTAATATAGGTTCAACTATCTATTTTATGATTATGAGAAAGGTTGAAGGACTTCTCGTAGATTATGATCCTATTTCTATTGTGAAAAGAAAGATTGCAGAGATGAATAAGAAAATTCAGGAGATTACTGATAATATGGGTAAACTTCGTGGATTGATTGATAAATCAGAGAAACGTATTCAGGAAAAGAGAAAACAATGTGATCATGATTTTCAAATGCTTAATAAGTATAAGCAAACAGGAAAGATGCAAGATGCTGCTGTTTATGAAAGACAAGTAGCAAGACTTACAGAAGTAATTAAGAATTCTGAAGCGAGACTTACTCAATCAAAGCAGTGGTATGAGATTATGGGCAAACTTAAACATCAGGCAGACCTTACAGTTCTTGATGCAACAAATGAGATTAATGAACGCGTAGAAGAATGGGAAATGATTAAGGCACAACACAAGGCATTCACTTCTATTGTAGGTATTATCAACGGTAAGGATGATCAGTTCAGTTTGTTTACTCGTGCAATGGATCATATGGCAGATGATATTTCTCAGAAGCTTGGTGAGATGTCATTTATTATTGAGGAAACTGGAGGTTTGATGTCAAAGATTGATATGGATAATCTTGTGATGTCTGATAAAGCAAATGCTCTTCTTGCTCAATATAATGCAGGTGGATTGGATGCGGTTCTCCTTGGTAGTTTTGCAAATCAACCAATTGAACATCAGCCAACAGAAACCGTAGAATTTAAGGAAGTAGAATACGCAAAACCTAATAGTAATGCAAGTTCTATTACAAATAATAAACAACAAACGCTTAGTCAACCTAATTGGTTCTAAGAATTATTTTATCATTCATTTCATTAATTATATTTTTTATTTAATCTTAGTGAACTATATGGATTTATTTCTATAGTTCACTTTTTTATTTAATATTTTATGTGTATCTTTGTATTGTAAATTATTTAACTAATTAAAATATAGAAATTATGTTAAAGGTCGTAGATACATCATATTATATAATTAATAATAAAGAAAAAAAAGAATTCTTTATATATTATGATATAAACCATAAGATTGATTGTAATATGTCTTTATGGGATATTATGTTTGATTTACAGATTGAAGATGTAAATGAAGATAATAAAGATTTTCTTTTACAAGAATTCTTTAAAAAGAATTGGACACGATTCTTTATGATTAAATCTATTCCTTATGATACTATGGTAAATGTATTACCATGGGATAGTATTTTAAATATGGTAAATCAAATTGCGCAAACAATAGTTAAATATGAAGATTTAAAAGCTATTCCATCAAACAATAAGTAATTTTTAAAATAAAAGAATAATAGAAATAAACAAATTAATTTAGTAACTTTAATAAAAGATTTTTAAAATTATGGCAAATGTAGTTTTGCGACCTTGGGTAAAGGTTGTAGGAGTTATTGCGGTAGTTGCCGCTATTATGTTTGGTGCATCGAAGTTTTTCGGTGGTAATAGTGATGATAAGTCATCTTCTAATAGTGGAGGATTGTTTAGTAACATTTTCTCTGGTAGTGATGATAACGTTATTACTATTGGTACAAATACATATGCAGGATTCCTTCCATTTATGTATTTGAATAATGGCCTTAATCCTAATGAGGATTGCCCCATTTACAAGGAATATGGTATTAAGTTGAAGATTGTCGTACAAGATGATTTTGCTGCTGGTCGAGCGGCATTTAAGAACGGCGATATTGATATTATCTATTGTACTGCAGATGCTCTTCCTGTTGAAATGAGTGAAGGATCTGATATGAATGATGCGAAATTCTTTAATATTTCTAACTGGTCACGTGGTGCTGATGCCATTGTAGTTAATAAAGGAATTCAGAATGTAAGCGGACTTATTGGTAAGGTTGTTTGTTGTTCACAGGGTACAGCATCTCATACACTTTTGTTGAATACACTTGAGACAAATGGTATTGGAACAGATAAAGTAAACATGAGTAATTCTGTTGATCCAAATAAGGTTAATGTGAAGGTTGTAGATAGTGGCTTGGATGCAGCAAGTGCATTCCGTGCAGGTTCATGTGATGCAGCAGTTGTATTCTCTCCAGATGATCAGGATTTGGTTGCAACTGTTAAGGGAGCGCATGTATTGATTTCTACAAAACAAGCATCAAATATTATTTGTGATGGTTTGATTGCAAAGCAGAGTTATCTTGATTCTAATAAGGAAAATGTAAAGAAACTTATTTCTGCATTGTTGTGGGCAAATAACCTTATGAATACTGATAGTAAAGCTGTAGCAACAGCAGCAAAGGCATTTGCAACTGCATATAATACAGATGAGAATTTCGCTATTAATGGTTCAAAGAATATTCATTATGTCACATTGGGTGATGCTCAGAATTTCTTTGGGTTGAATAGCTCATATACAGGTGTAAAGGGAGATGAATTGTATTCAAAGATGGCTCGTACATATGAGTCTCTTGGACTTTGTAAGCATCCACTTGCATGGAGGAAAGTATCTTATTCTGATATTATTGAGAGTATTGCATCTGAGCCTGATAAGGTAAAGGGCGATCAGTCTGCAGAAGCAGGTCCAAAGTTTAATGAAACATCTATATCAGATGCAGAAACGAAGACAGCAATTTCAGACAAGAAGGTAACTATTGAATATGGTGTAAATAGTGATATTCTTGATAACGCAGCACAGAGTATTATTGATAAGGAATTTGCTGGTATTGCAAAACAGTTTGCAGGTTCAAAGATTCGAATTATTGGTAATACAGATAATACAGGTAATTATGCATATAATGTAGATTTGTCTCGTAGACGTGCACAGTCTGTTGCTAATTATCTTGTAAAAGAATATGGATTTGATAAGAACCGTTTCATTATTATTGGTAATGGTCCAAAGCGTGCCGTTGCAGATGGTGTAGTAGGAGATAATAAGTCATATCGTTCTACTGATTTTCAGTTGATTTCAGAGTAATTAAAATAAATTATAAACATGCGGTTTATAGAAAATAATTTTTATTAAATTCTATAAACCGCATTTTTAATTATGAAATATAAGCATGAATTAATAGGTAATAAAGTATTAATTATATGTGATTGTGATGGTATAAGTATTCATCGAATATATTGTGCATATATATTGGGTGAAGTTATTGATTATAATCCTATTACAAATGAAATAAGTATTAGGATAATTAATAATGATATGAATTACTATAGAATGTACAAATTATTTTATAGTAAATTAGGAACACGTACATATTTTGAATTTAAACTTAATACATATGATCCTTTTGATCATAAATACTGTTCAGATAATCGTTTAGGATATATAGATCCAAGGGACTATAATGATTTATGGTGGTATGAAGCATATTCAGGTAATGAAGCAATATCATTATTAAAAAATAACCTATTAGAAACAAAAGATAAACCTGTATATAATTATTGTTATCTATCTACTGATTGTTATGGTAGTTTTAAATCTAAAAAAGAATATTTAACATATCTTTTAAATGAATTAAGTAATGAAAATACAGAATGATTTAATAGGTAAAAAAGTACTAATTATTCATACATATGTTAGTAAATTCTTTAGGAGTTATTGTACATACCATATAGCAACAATTAAATATTATTATCCATCAGGTAATTTTATTATTGTAGAATGTCCGAATATTAATCGCACAAGATTTACATTAATAGATCATGATGATCCATTTATAAATAAAGATTATTCAGATAAAAAATTGGCAATGAATTTTTCAACTAATGATGGATGGTATTATGTATTTACAAATAAATCTTCAATCAGACAATTAGAATATAATTTAATACATTATAAAAATAAACGTTCATTCAATAGCTGTAGAATGATAGTTTCTACGGGACGTTTAATGACAACAAAAGAACGGAAAAACTGTTTTGAAACATTATTAAGTAAAATACAAGATGAAATATCGAAATGACTTAATAGATAAGAAAGTATTAATTATATGTAATAGTTCTGGTCCTAACAACTGGAATCATTATTGTAGTTATGTTGTTGGGAAAGTAATAAGTTATAATCCATCTATTAATTCTATAATGATTGAATATGGTGATAAAACACGAAACTATTTTTCTTTAATTGATTATAATGATCCATTTAAGAAACATAATGATAGTTATAATAGAGGACTATATAAACGATTAGCATATAAAATACCATTGAATAGATATTCAGAAAGTTGGTGGTATGATGTCTTTTCATTACAATCTGCAGAAAAATTATTAAATCATAATATTAAACATTCACGAGAAAAATATGTATATGGTGAATGTATATTATCAAAAGTATGTTATAATCATATAAGTAAAAAGAATTTTTTTGAATTATTATTAAAAGAATTAAAAGATGAATCTAATTAAACGTTTATTTAAATTTGGAGGAACTTCTGATTTTGGTACGTTAACAAATGTAATTATTAGTATCATAGGTGCTGTTATTATCATTATGGGATGGCATTTCATTTCTGCATATGATATTGTATCTAGTAATATTCTTCCAGATCCATTTAAGGTAATTGGTAGTATTCCTACACTTATTACTGAAAATCATTTGTTTGCAAATATTTGGTATACAGTTAAACTAAATCTTTCATGTTATGTATATGCAATTTTACTATCATTTCCAATAGGATTTTTTATAGCATTATATCCTATTAATAATATACTATTTGGAAAATATATTAATTCTGTAAGATTTATTCCATTGCCTTCTATTACAGGAATTTTCTTAGCAATATTTGGACTTACATTTGGAATGAAAGTATGGTTTCTTACTGTTGCAATTATGATTTACATTATTCCTTCTGTTGTTAATAAGGTAAATGATTTACAAAATCCTGCTAATGAAAAAGATAATGTATATCTTCAGACCGCACAAACAATGGGTATGTCTGCATGGCAGAAGTTCAGATATGTATATTTCCCTTATGTAACAGGTGGTGTAGTTGATTCTTGTATTGATTTGCTTGCAATTAGTTATAGTTATGTAGTTATTGCAGAAATGATTTATAAGGATGGAACTATAAGTGGTATGGGTGCATTGATTAATACGATGGTAAGACAATCACAAATGTCTTCCGCATATGCATTGTTATTCTTAATTATTATTATTGGTTGCGTACAGGATTTCTTGTTTAAGAAAGGTGCAAGACTATTATTTCCTTACAAATATAAAAATTAATAAAGATTATGAGTGATTTTAAAACATTATTTGGACAAAATAATCAAGAGGATAAGAAAACACCTATCCTGTTAGAACAAGAAAAAAATATTAATTCATCTACAAATGATTCCAGTATTCCTGATGTAAGTAATAATGTAGATAAGCCAAATACACCAGATGTAAGTTTACCTAATAATCAGAAAAAAGATCGGGGTGATGGTAAAATAGATGTTGTTAATTTTAAAAATTTAACACAAATATTTAATAAAGGTAAGAAAAATGAATATAAATTATTTGAAAATTTCTCTTTGAATATAAATGATATTCCGAATGATTTTCAATCCGTGAGTATTATGGGCACATCTGGCTGTGGAAAAAGCAGATTAGTACGTCTTTTATGTGGATTGGATGACGTTCAATCTGGAAGTGTTTCTGTATATGGTAAATCATTATCAGAATTTGGTAATATTCCTATGGTATTTCAAAATCATAGTAATAGTAATTATCCTTGGATGAAAATTATAGATAATGTAATGTTACCAATGATTATTAGAGGATTTTCTAAAAAAGATGCGTATGAGAAAGCATTACAATTGATTAAGTTAGTTGGACTTGAAGGAAAAGAAAACGATTATCCAAATATGCTAAGTGGCGGACAAAATCAACGTATAGCAATTAGTAAATGTCTTGCTTCGAATTCTCAAATTATTGTATTAGATGAAGCAACTGGCGCATTAGATATAAAAATGAAAAAAGAGATTCAAAATATTATTTTAAAAATATTATATGATTCAAACGTAGATCCTACTATTATTAATATTACTCATAGTATTGAAGAGGCTCTATATATAAGTAATAAAATTTTTATATTAAAAGCTAACCCTTGCGGTATTGTTAAAGTTATGAATATTCATTATCCAAATGAAGAAAATATGCACCGAGATGAATGGATTTTTCAAACAGAAGAGTATAAAAAATATTATTTAGAATTATCAAAAACATTATCTAATATTTAAATAGATAAATATAATGGATTCATAATTATTTATGAATTTATATTTTGCAAAGTTGAGCATATTACTAAATTTAGTAATATGCTCTTTTATTTTATAGATAAATATAATGCAAAATATAAATTAAATAATTATGAGAAATATTACACATGATGAATTTATCACATGTGCTAGATCTATACACGGTGATAAATATGATTATTCATAGTCAAAGTTTATTAATAAATCTACGTTAATTAAAGTATCTGATAATATACATGGTATTTTTGAAATTCTTCCATTTAAACATTTATTATACGATGGATATAATAAAAATTATTTAAATAGTTATGCGAATGAATACAAAAAACATTTTATAGAAGTATGTAAATTAGTTCATAATAATAAATATGATTATTCAAAAACAGTATATATACATTCATAAACAAAAATGTTAATAACATGTCCTATACATGGTGATTTTTATCAATTACCAATGTCACATATACATGGTAAAGGTTGTAGTAAATGTGGTGATTTATCTACAGCTTATAAACAAGCATATACAACTGAAGAATTTATTAATAAATCAAAATAGATACATGGTAATAAATATGATTATTCTAATGTACATTATATAAGTAACAAATATAAGGTTATTATAGGATGTCCTATACATGGTAATTTTTTATAGTCTCCTGATAAACATTTAAATGGTCATGGTTGTCCAAAATGTGTTTTATATAAATTAGAAAATACAATATCATTATTACTTGATAACAATAATATTAAATATAATAAAAATTATAAAGAATTTAAATGGTTAATAAATGATATTAATCATTCATTAGAATTAGATTTCTATATACCTGAATATAATATTGCTATAGAATGTTAGGGTAAATAGCATTTTGAACCAGTTGAAAAATTTGGAGGAAATGAAGCATATTAAATATAGGTTAAAAATGATTAGATAAAATAGACATTATGTAAATAGCATAATATAAAATTATGTTATTTTTGTGACAAATATAACTATATAAATAATTATAAATTAGGATATTTAACATATAAAACAGAAAATTTATTAGAATATATACGATTTCATTTATTAGTTTAATATACATTTCAATAGCCCGTTCACTTGCATGTGATTCAAAATTACTTATGTTAGATGAATATTCGTCAGGTCTTGATTATTTCACTAAATTTGAATTACAAGATCTTCTATTAAGTATTTTTAATAATAGAGATGTAGATAGAACATTCTTGATAGTTACTCATAATATTTCAGAGGCTGTATATCTTTCAAATCGTATTTATATATTGGAACCAAATCCATGTAGAATCAAGGATGTAATTGATATTAAATTCAGTCAACCAAGAACACAAGCTATTCGTGAAACAGATGAATTTAAAAATTATCAAGCTAAAGTTCTTAAAGCATTAAATGAAACAATTAATAATAAGTAATTTTAAAAATTATGACAAAACATATTATAACATTTGGTGATCTTAATTCTGGAGATCATATTTTTAGATATAGAATTGTTAAAGACAAAGCTAAATTAGAAACATTAGTAGTACAAGATATTAAAATTACAAATGATAAAGCTATAATAATTATAAAAGATTCATCCATAATTTATACTTTTGATAAAGAACGAACATATATTATGGGCGGTAATAATGATGATTGGAGTAGTTCTGTTATTGTCTCTGATTATGAATTAGTGGAATTCATTAAAACTGTTATTAATATAACAAAACAACCACTTATAAGACAACATGTTAATTTAATAAATTTTATATCAGATTGAAATATAAAAAGGTGAGATAATATACTAAACTATCTCACCTTTTTTCTTTATATATAATATGAAAATATTAAATGATATAGTTAATAAAAAAGTATTAATAATATATAAATGTAATGGTCCTGCTGGATGGCATAGAGATTATTGTGGTTATAAAATTGGGAAAATAGTAGAATATAATATTGAAAATAATACTGTTAATATTGAAGATAAAAAGAAAAATATAAAAACATATAAAATTATAGATAAAAAAGATCCATTTAATTTAAATTTAATACAAAATAATGATAATAGATTCGCATATTATTATATTTCAAACTATAGGCAAATACGTGAATGGGAAAATGTTTTTATATATAATGATGCATTAACTATTTTAAAAAATAGTATTAAACAATCACATTCACAATATGTATATAAACTATTTTGTTTATCTTCATTTTCATATGGTAAAAAAACAAAGAAAAGATTTTTAAGAGATCTATTAAAAGAATTAGAAGAAAATTATTAATAATATTTTTTGTTTAAAATAAAATGTGTATCTTTGTATTGTTAATAAAATAATGAACAATTAAAAATATAAACAATATGAAAGCAAATTTTGTAACGGTTATCAAGAAGAGAGCAATCAAGAATGTACCAGCATTTCAAGATTTCTCAATGAAACAGATTAAGGTTATTAGTAATTCACCTAATTATCCAAATTCTGTAACTTTATCTATGGACATTTATTGTGATAATGTTGATGGTTATATTTTTAATAATGCATCTACAAATGAACAATATGCATTGACATCTGTTCAACTTAGTGACGCATTACGTAAGATGATTAGTAATAAAAAGTGTTATAAGCCTAACAGTAAGGAAGATTTACTTAGACTTACATTTGATACTATTGAATCTTTTAAATTTTAATTAATTTAAATGTAGACAATAATACATTATTAATATATAATATATATAAATTATTTGATTAAACAAATTAATGAAAAATTAAAAATAATTTATTAAAATGTAGACAATATCAAATAAATAACATATAAATAATATAATAATTAAAAACAAACGCTTATTTGATTTTCGTAGCGTTATGGATAAGTTGATAGAATTCAGAAATTCCTTTTAAGACGAATACACATGGAATGGTCCATTGGTGGAATTGGTAAAGTGTTTGCCTGCATTAATTTGTAGAATCCATCAAATTCAGTATCAGTTAGGATTAAATTTTAAATATTAGTAGTTGCTATTGACGAAAATATTGACAATAATTAATTTATTGTTACCTGAGGAATAAGTGTTTATTTAATAAACAACGAAGAAGCTGACTAAGAAAACCTAAGGTCTTCATAAGAAGATAGCTTGGTAATACTGAGCCAAGATAATTTTTAATTATAAGGTGCAGAGACTATACGGTGGGAACTAATAGCAAGTTAAGATATAGTCCAAACTTTATAGAAATATAAAGAGTTTTTGAGACACGAGGGACTTAAAAAATTTGAGTGCTCTATTGAGAAATCATAGAAGTAGAATCTCCCTAACGAAACGGAAGCCTAATTATTGGTGACAATAATGGTGGTGACGAACTCACTAAGTTGTTATAGAACGTTAATCTATATTAAATGTAAATTGAAGTGTTACAGCATAAATAGCGAAGAGACTATAGAGGAGATACCTAAGTTAAAGTACACGAAGAATAATCAATTAGATTATCACTATATATGAAGAGTATATAGTTTTATAATAAGGAATGCGCATTACTTTAATATGGTAGTAAAATAGTCCAGACTACAACATCTTAATAATTAAGATGGCTTGTATTAAAGCAAGAGTAGTAAGAAAATCCCTTGGGCAGAAATGCCCGTGCCGGTTCGAATCCGGCATGGACTACATATAAAAGTCTGATAATCAATAGCTTAGATTATCAGACTTTTATTTTTATATAGTATATAAAGTATAATTAATATTTTTAATAATGATTACAATTACAGAACAATATATAAAAGAGTACCAAAAGAAATTAGATGATATTTCTAAATCATTTGATTTAGAGAAACAACATATTATAGTTGAAGAATTATCAATTAAAGTTTCTGCACCAGATTTTTGGGATGATTTTGAAAGTGCGACATCAATCACAAAAGAACTTAATACAGCAAAAGAAAAGATAGATGATGTTGAACATATGAAAATGCTTATTGATGAGTTATCAACTGCATTAATGTATTATAAGGAATTTGAAGGTAAAGATGAAGAAGAATATATAAATCTAGCGAATTCTGAATTAATTAGTGAATTCAGTAAATTTGAGGATAAGTATAGATTTGTTGATCCTACAGATTCATTAGGAGCTGTATTAGACATTAATGCAGGTGCAGGAGGAACAGAAGCAAATGATTGGGCAAATATGTTATTCCGTATGTATGAGATGTGGGCAAAATCAAATAATTATAAGTTTAAAGTTTTATATTATTCAGAAGGGGATAAAGTAGGTATTAAAAATGTATCTATTGAAATTACTGGTAATAATGCGTATGGAACATTAAAAGGTGAAACCGGTGTTCATAGAATGGTAAGGGTTTCACCATATAATGCACAAGGTAAACGTATGACTAGTTTTGCTGCAGTTTCTGTTGTGCCTTTAGTAGATAATTCTATCAAGGTTGAAATTGACGATTCTAAATTAACAATAGATACATTTAGATCTTCTGGTGCTGGTGGTCAAAATGTAAATAAGGTAGAATCTGGTGTACGTGTAAATTATATGTATACAGATCCAGATACAGGTGAAACAGAAAAAATTCAAGTTGCAAATACAGAAACAAGAGATCAACCAAAGAATAAAGAAAGAGCAATGCAAATTCTTAAATCTATTCTTTATAAGAAAGCATTGGATAAACAATTAGCTAAGAAAAAAGAAATAGAAGATGCAAAACTTAAAAATGAATGGGGTGCACAAATTAGATCTTATGTATTTGATGATAAGCGAGTAAAAGATCATCGTACAGGTTATCAAACAACTGATGTTGATTCTGTTATGAATGGAAATATAAATGGTTTTATAGAATCATATAATAATTGGATTATTGAGCAAGAAAATAATAGACTTTAATTAAATATTTTCTTATAAATAATTAATGAAATATTTTCCTATATAAAATAAATTATGTATCTTTGTATTGTTGATAATTAAATTAGTATAAACAATTAAAAATATAAAGGTTATGAAAGTACGTATAGGAAGAGACGAAAAGTTCATTGAACTTGGTAAGTATGACGATATAACAATTATAGATGATGCTGGTACAGAGTATCGCATTGAAGCAAATGATCCTTGTTATCAAGGTAATGGTATAAAAGTTTATGATATTGATGGGTGCATTCTTGTAAAACCATCTACATCAAATCTTGTACAAATTTTCTCGACATCAAAGATTGAGTTGTAATATCTATAATTGTTTTATATGTTAATATGAAAATTTTAACTATAAAATATATTATATGGGTTGTCACACATGGGTTTATAAGCTAATCAGTTCGATGTCTAAAGATGAAATAAACAGAGAAATTGATTGTGTTATTAACGAACGTAAACAGCGTTTTTACATGTCTTCTAATGAGGATGAATATGCAAATAGAATGGTAAAACTTACTAAAGATAGTTCTGTTGCACCAATGTCTTATGCAGATGCTATTAAACGTTATAAAGAAGCAAGAGAAGAAACACAACTTATTATAGATAAGTTAACACTTGCTAAGCAAACAGGTGATTTATCTGTAATAACATATAAAAATGGATTTGATACATCAGAAGATGATACATATCTTTTCTTATGTACAAATACCCCATTTAGATGTTATGAATATACAGATAAACAATTTACAAATAAAGATGAATTGATTTCATATATACATTCAGTTGATCCAAAAAAAATTGAAGTTTATAATAATGATAAATCATTAGATGAACAGATATATGATTTCTTTAAACTTCATGGTGACAATAATTTATTATTTGAATTCGGTTAAAAATGAGAACAAATAAGTTAAATGAATGTGTACTATCAATGATGTATACAAACATGGATTTAGAAATTGATTCTTATTCATTGTTATGTTGTTTAGATGAAATTGGATTTACATATCCGCCCTATCCTAATTCAACTGAATATTTGAATATTGGTGAATCACGGAACCTTAGAGAATTTAATGAAACTAATAAACATGTATTCTATCACATGATTTATGATTTTATTAAATGGACATATGGAATATCTGTAAGTTTCTGGGAATCTAAATCAATATCATATAATGAAAGAGGAACAATTGAAAAAGTTGATATTGAAGGTATGGATGAAACATCAGATATATATGGTATTATTACAAATATGGTATTTGATGATTTAAATACTGCATATAAAACTGTTGCACATATGATTGTTTCCGATTTAAATTGGAGACATAAACAAAAGAAAAAATTTTCTAATGTTAAATAAGACTTTTTTAATAAACAAATATATACATAATAATTAATAATATTTTAAATTCTATTTAAACATGGGATTGTTTGATTTTCTTAATAAGAATAAGTCAGAGGATGTAAGTACATTGTTTACTGACGAAAATAAAGGAAGTTGTGCTTCTGCAGCTGATGCATATAAGAAGTCTCGTTATGGAATTCTTAAGACTGATAAAATGATGCTTGAGGAATTTTTCACGGATGTTAAGCTTCTTGTAGAGCAGAAAAATATGGAGCGAAGCTATTGTGGAATGGTTCAAATCGGGGATGATATTATTAAGTACCTTCCTAAGATTAAGGATCGTCTTGGACGTCAGCTCGGTTATAAAGTAATTGTGTTGGATGATAATACAGTTATTACTAATAATGTATCAAATACAAAAGATATAATTAAGAGTGGACATACGTATCTCCTTCTTATTTGGGATAAGTTGTCTGTAGAGGAAGTTGCAGAATATAATGCTACACATCCAGTAAATGATGATTCAGATGATACATCAACTGTTGATTCATTGAAGCAAGATGAAGATACAAAGAAAGTTGAAACATCTGATACTTCAAAGAAAAACACAAAGTAGAAGAAACTTAATAAAAAATAATTATCAATTTGTAGACAATTTGTTTATTAAGTAATATAAATATTAAGATAGAGAAAAAGGTGATAGTAATTATACATTTGATGCTTTTATAATTAACCATTTAATTTGTGTATAATTACTTTTCTTGTAAATATTTGGTTCGGTTAATTAACGAATATTTACAAACAAAGAAGAGAGAAGTAAAATGTTTTAGAAGAGAAACATTTTACAAATGGAAAAGGAAAGATAGATATGAGGTGAAAAGTCGTTGTGATAACGGTTTTTCACCATTTTTATTTTTATAATATTTTCATAATTTAAAAATTATATGTATCTTTGTATTATAATAATTTAAATATAGAACTATTATGAAATATTTGGTTAATTGGATTGAAAAAGAAATGCATCCAGATCAGCATATAAGTTCTAAGTCAACATCTTCAGAATATTTTTACTTCTATGGTAAAAAGGTTCGACTATCTGATCACTTAAATGGTGAACATAAAGATAATGATTTGGAAATTATATGTGTGCATGATTTATTCGGTAAGAATAAACAATACATTGTAAAAGAGGGTTCATCTCCTTCTATCATGTCTGTTCCTGATGTAAAGACTTTAAAAATAGTATTATCTACATTTTTATTTCAATATAAAAATAGTTATGATAATATACGAATAAAAAATGCTATTACAGAAAGTACGCAAAAAAGTAATTTTGATGTATGCATTGATAAACTCAAAAATTGTGGAATTCTAAATTCTTCTGATATTGGTTCTATTAACGTATATATGAATACTATTTGTAAACAATGGGGAAGTATGAAAGAAGATCTTCGATTAACAATATTACATCTGTTTAATTCTGGTAAAACTATCGAGGAAATAAAAAATATCATTAATGTTGAATTTCCGGTTAATAATGCAAATAATTGGCAAAATGAAGATATTCAAGATAATATAAACAAGATATATCAATATATTCCATATGATTATAAAATAGATGAGCATATCATTTGTCAAAAATCATTATTAAAGAAAAAAGTAGAAGATAGTTATAAGAATCTTCTTGTTGAATATGAAAATTATAGACAGCAAACAATAGAGAAATTGTGTCAGCAAGATAAAGACAGATATGTTAATATCTTTGGTTCATTACTTGTAAAAAATACAGATGGACGTTATTCTAAGTTATCTATAGCACAGAGAAAGAAATTTAGAGAACTTGCATACAACAAAGTCCCTTATGATATATGTCTTAACGTATTTAATCATACATTTAAGATAAAGAAAAATAAAAGATTCTTACCAGAACCTACAGAGCTTGGTAATGTGGTAAATAAATTTTTAAAACTATACAACATTGGTATTGTAAAATATCCAGACGAAGAAGATTTTGATAATATATATTCTTCTAACTTTGAAACTAATATTACTACTGTAGAAAGTAATAATGTAGACGAAGTAGAAAGTAATAATGTAGATGAAGTAGAAACTAATGATAATAATGTTAATGTAGAAGAGATAATCAATCATGATAATGATATAATTCATTTTATTCATGATACTGATAAAGTTATAAAGGAATCTTATGAATATGCAAATGCAGAATTTTTGAATATTATTGATATTCATGAAATGTTTGATAATAATCAGATTAATATTCTTGATGAAGTAATTAAGAAGATTAATGATACAGATAAGTATACATCATTTGAAACTCGTCGTATCACTGATGTATTTGCAAAGCATTATTCTGATATATGGGATAAGTTAACATGGGGTCAAAAAGGACTTTGTTCAACTATTATTACGGAAGAACGAATGAATCTTAATGAAACAGATTTTATTATCAATAAGATATTTGATAAAACATCATTTAATTGGCCTGTAACAGAGCAATGTCGCAAGGATATTAAAATGTATTGTCAACGTATAAAAGAGAGCCGTATGGCTGCTTAAAATAACAAATAGGATAGATTACTAATTAATAGTATATCTATCCTATTTTATTTTTATATTGCATATCCATTATTACCTTTTGATTTATTATCAGACTATGCTTCTTGTTTCGCTTGCCATGCTCGCGCTTTAGCATTATCGTCAACGTCAACAAAGTTCTAACCATTAGAAACTAAATATGTATTTCTATTTCCTTGGTTAATTTTTGTCATTGTCATATGTTTATGTTTAGGAATATCTGGTATATTATCTTGCATCTTCATATGTTGTCTATGTCTATTTCTTAACTCATCATATGTAGATTCTATTACATCTGCTAATGAAACAAGTTGCTATATATTTGTATCCTTTAATTCATCAGTATTTATGGATGTTAATGCTTTAATCTTATTAAATAATTGTTTATCTTTTTCCTATGATATTTTAACCATTTTCATTTCTGGATTATAACTAGGATTTTCAATTATATTATCAAATATCATAGATGTTGGAACACTTGTACTTGTATTTAATGAAGGCATCTTCATATTAGAAGTGTCATAACTATTATTATAATGATTGTTTACCATTGGAATATTATTAGTTGAACTATTTAAAATAGGTTGTGTCATTTGCATATCTATTTTACTTTCGTTCAATAATGGTTCAGTCATTACCATATTCTATTGATAATCATTATATACAGGTTGTGTCATTACCATTGATAAACTACTGTCAATTATTTCTGGTGAAAACATTTTCATATCAGGTATTGAAGTATTATCAATAGGTTTAGACATAACCATATTTGATAAAGATGTATCATTTATTAATTCAGTCATTACCATATTTGATAAAGATGAACTATCTGTTAATTCAGTAAATTTCATATCAGCTGTAGATACATTCATATCTAAATATGTCATATCCATATCTGCTAATGAAATATCTTCATTAGGTTTAACCATAATCATATCAGGTAATGATGTATTCAATTCTGGATATGTCATTTTCATATCAGTGGTTGAAACATTCATATCTAAATATGTCATATCCATATCGCCTAATGATGTACTTGTATTTATATATGTCATATCCATATCAGGTAATGATATACTTGCATTAAGATATGTCATATCCATATCTGCTGTAGATACATTCTGTTTTATTGAAGTCATTGTCATATCTCCTAATGATGTACTTGTATTAAGATATGCCATATCCATCTATATTTTTGATGTACTAATATCCATTGGTGTCATCTTCATCTAACCATTCGAAGCACCTGTAATTTCAACTTCAAACATCTGATTAGTAAATTTAGTATCATCTCCTTTATTTGGTATCATATCCATCTTTGTTTTTGTAAGATACATATCCATTTCTACCATTTGATTATGTGCTTGTGGTATATCATCACCTTCCAATGGTTGTAAATTATGATGTTCCTTACTAACATTCTATGGATTTGGAATTAAATTCATCTTATTCTTTACTGCATCCTATGGAACAGAAATAAAATTCATACCATTATGTGAACTATCAATATTGATACCCATGAAATTCATGTCGACTTTACTTGTATCAAAATATGTAGAATCTTTTTTCATATCCATTTTAGTATGTTCAAGATTCATTTCAGGTTTTACATATGTCATAGAATTATGTGAACTGTCTAACTAAGGTTTAACATATGTCATAGAATTATGAGATGTATCTATATTTAATTCTACATATGTCATATCTGATTTAGATATATCCATTTCCGGCTTAACATATGTCATAGAATTATGTTCTGTATTCATATCGGGTGAAACATAATTCATATCAGTATGATCTAAATTCATCTTAGGTTTAACATAATTCATATCTGCATGATCAAGATTCATTTCTGGTTCAACATAATTCTAATCATGTTTATCCAAATTCATATCAGGTGAAACATAATTCTAATCAGGTTTATCCAAATTCATTTCTGGTTTAATATAATCCTAATCTGGTTTATCTAAATTAAATTCAGGAACAACATATGTCATATTATCATGGTCTAGATTCATTTCTGGTTCAACATAATTCTAATCTGGTTTATCCAAATTCATATATGGTTTAATATAATTCATAAGATTATGATCAAGATTCATATCTGGACGAACATAATTCTGTTGAAATTTATCAAGATTCATTTCTGGTTTTATATAATCCTAATCAGGTTTATCTAAATTAAATTCAGGGATAACATATGTCTAATCTGGTTTATCTAAATTCATTTCAGGTTCAACATATGTCATATCATTATGATTCAAGTTAAACTCAGGTGATATATAATCATACTATGGTTTATCAAGATTCATATCTAATTCTTGATAATTCTATTTAATCTTATCTAAATTTTCATTAGGTCTAATATAATTATGTTGAATTTTATCAAGATTCATATTAATACATGGATCTATCAAGATAAAACTTGCATCATCGCCTGTTATTTTTATATTAGGATCTAATTGAGCAGTAGATGTATCTATAATTCCTGGATCAACTATATTATAATATGCATCACTTCCAACTACATATGTATTATGTAACATATATTGTATCATTACTTTGATACGATTTTTCATTTGTTCCTATGCTTTTATAACATCAGGTCCATATAATAATTGTTCATGATCATAAATATAAGATTCTTCATTAGGTCGTTGTAAATCATTATAGAATGTATCTCTATCAGGATTTGCAGAATCTCTTACTAATACAGGTCTAGAATGAATAACTTTCTTAAGATATTTCTTCAAATCTTTCCAAGACTATATAGAATATAAACTATCTCGTACATTTGCCATATGCCATGTATTATCTGGAAGCTGGGGTCCATATACATCTGCCATACCGTATAATCTATCATAATCAGAATTATCACCAACTTTATGCGTTATTTCTTTATCAAAATACGCAGTATATTCAGATGGTGTCATGAACATTCTTCTCATCCATCTTGTTCTGAAATTTGCATGATTATCAAAATCAGTTGATGTATAAGAACCTCTTTCTGTAATAGAATCAAAATCAGAAATCCAATTAACTGCGTTTTCAGAAGTTGTACTCTTTTTAGAATTATCATCCTAATTTGGATCTAATGTATCTATTTTCTTCATCAAACCATTAGAGTAATAAGTCTTTACATTCTTAACACTTATAGTTATCTTTGTCTCCGCGTCCTTATGTTCATCATATGCAGTAGCGTATTCATTATCCCATATAGATTCTATATCAAACTCACATGGTCCACATTCCAATGCATATATAGGAAAATTATTCTAATCAACACTATATACTGCAACTTTATCACCTGTAGATTTATCTAACTTATATCCTGTCTATAATATACGTCTATCAAATACATATATAATCATTTTGAAATATCTGTATATATCAGGTAATATCCATCTTTGCCATACATCATCATATGCTGCTTTCCTATACATCTCCAATAATGTTCTGATTTTCAAATCAACACCTTCGTAACATTCCAATGTAATCTTTGCATCTTTTAAACGAACACCCTTTGTAGCATCAAATGATGTAAGTTTCTCTAAACCGGATATTTTCTTAAATAAATAAGGCATACTTCTTTGAATCTCATACAAACCTTTAACGAATGTTTTTATATAAGAAGCTCTCGCATCTTCATTTCTATTCATTAAATAATTATATGTATTATAATGTTCCTGATTACTCCAATTCTCTGTTCTATCAAAATTCAAAAAATTAAGGTTAAGCAACCCCATTGGATATTGATCATAATCTTCATAATAGATATTATTGAAAAGACTTGTTTTTTGTTGATTTTTTATTGTTTCTGTATCCAAAACAGAACATCCCCAATCACCAAACTCAACTTTGAACATAAGTCTTGTCGGATCTTCAAAACCACTACTGAATATTTCCGAATTCATTTCAGTACCGTATTCATTTCCCATATGAAATCTTTTCATAATTTCATTCTGTTCCATGAATCTTCCTGATGGTAATGGCCATGTTTCACTATTGGTTACTTTCTCCTCTAATTCATTTGTCTTTGTATCACCAGTAAGTAATGAATTAAAACCACTTAGGAAATTATATGCTGAATTTGTTCCTTTAACTATATTTTTAACTGCACTAAATAAACTCATAATTTAAATATCATTTTATTTTACTGGTGTAATGAATGGTGTCTTATTAGGATGATTTGGTGTATCTACCAATATCAATTTACTTTCATTTCTTGTTACTGGTGAATACATATCCAATTTATAATTATCACCAATTTCATATTCGTTCTCATATAATCTTATATTACACATCTATAAATTATTTCCCATGTTTTCAATAGTAAATTCATTTATAGAAAAATCAGATATATTCCAATCAATAGTTTTATCAGTCTTAAGCACATCTCCTATAACTTTATCATCTATTTCCTTTGGTGAACTTATAACTATTCTCGTTTTATCTGGTGATATATCCAACATTATATAAGACCATATATCAAACTCAAAATTAACAGGTATATGTTTAGATTTATTACCGATCTATATTTGTAATTCATTCTATCTTATAAGAACGTCAAACTATATTTTATTATCTTCATCATATCCTCTGATTAATTTATAAATATTAGTCTTATAAATTTTAAGAAACTATGAATTCTCATACCATTTTGTTAATTTTTTATTTGCTTTAGTCATATCAGATGATTTAATAGCTATACCTAATGAGTCAACACATTCATCTAACTCAACAACGATACCATTAACTTTTATTAATGAGCCTCTTGTTATTGTTATATTATCACCTAATTCCAACTATAATGTTGTCGATACTCTGAAATACCAATAATTAGAATCTTTTGAATAATATACCAATCGAATAACCTAACTATCTAATATATAGCTTGCAAGATTAACCCAACATGAATATATAAGATGATTTCTTCCTGAATTAATTTCATATATTAAATCATCATGATATGTAATATTCTTTGTTGCAATAGAAAAATCATAATATGCATTAGATATAAGATTTCCATTAGAACCAAATATTTGATTTGAAATAATAGATTCTATATCACAGTCTTTCTAAGGATCAACATATGTAGTATTATTATAAGATGTTTCAATAGGTGCATCAACATCTGCAACTTCTTGTGATATTGTATCTCCAAACAATTCTTCCTATGATGTTGTAAGTTCTTCTACAGAATCTCGGAATTCCTATGTTTCTTGTCTGGAAGCAGATGGACTATATTTAGATAATATGACTTTATAATATGTTGGAAGTGCTGCTATTGTATAAATTAATTCAGAAGACTATACTTCAAACAATTTGTGATATATCTATACATAAACAATATCTCCTTTCTACGGCATTGTATTTACACCAAACATACTTTGCCATTCCTATATTGTTATATTAATTTCCAATGGCTAAACATAATTTAACCCATAAAGATCTATAGTATATTCACCAGGATTATAATCAGCGTTAGAAACAATAACTTTAATAGTTTTAGGACATTCCAATCCAACCTATGTTAATGTATATTCCTAAAGAACAACATCTTCAGAATTGATAACAGGTGTTGCTCTTGCCCACAAACAGTCAGTTCCAACAGTCTCTGTTGCTGACTGTTGGATCTCCTTAACTGTTTCATATGCTGATTTTATAATCTCATTAATATCAATTCCTAAACCTGCCATTAGTTATTTAATGTTTCATTTATTTTTGTTTCTATCTATGATATTTCATCGCATATCTTAGATAAATCATCTATTTGTGATTTTATATTATCCCTTGTATTTTTTAATATATTAACTTGATAAGAACTCATTTGTTTTGTATTTGAATAATCTTTCTTAAATGTTGCAATATTAACCTAAATTTTCCCATATGATATTAATGAAGATTTTAAAACTTTTGAATATACACCATATAATGTCATTAAAATTTTAAATTTATCTCTATCTGTTCTTATAACTTTCTTTATCTCAGAACATAATACCTAACCGGTTTTTGTATATGCTTGTAACTATGGTAATATTTTTTTCAAATCATCATTAAAATTAGAAATTCCTATCATCGAACGGTTTTTTGCAATTAATGCTTTATATCTCTTTATATTGTTTTCTGCTATTTTATTACAATATTCATCATCACCATATAAATCGTTATAATCATACTCTGATAATTTAACGCCATAATTAAAATATCTATTCTAATCGCCATTCGCATATGGTTTATATTTACCAAATAAATCTTTTACCCATTTATATGTCTATCTATTATCAAATGCTTCCCTCTAATCATTCTTACGTTTATTAAAACCATTTTCTGTTTTATAATCATTATAACTTTTTACTGTTGAATCCGGTAATGTATAATGTTTATCATTAGTTGATCTATATGTAGATACAACAGAACCATTAAAATCCTTATGGACTTCTTCTGGATAATAAATTATTACATAATCATTTAAAGAGGAACCCCAACCTGTACACTTTGATAAATTACTTGCTTTTGATGTTACAGCTCCGACAGTTTTTAATTTCATTTTACCATTATGCTAATTTAAATAAAGATACTTATCAACAAAATCAATACCTACTAAATCTCGTTTATCTCCAATAAATGACATACGTGCAATAGTAGGAAATTTTAATTCAGTACCATCATTTAAAGGCATGGTTAATGTATTTACAATAAGATTATCTTTCTTAACAGCATTTTCTATTCTATCTTTAGATATATCATCATTCAAGTACCAACGTCTACCTGTTGTCGCAGTAACTAAAGGATTATCATTATCTATTGCAAATAGTTTTAATGTATTATTACAGCTTACAACTAATATTTCTCCTTCTTCATTAAACCAAAAACAAAGGTTATCTTTAGATGCTTTATTTACTTTTTCTTTAAGATTTTTATCTTTTTTAATTTCCTATAATGTATATTTTTCAAAATGTTCATCAGTAAGATTAAATAAATCCATTCTATATTTTGTGAAATAACCATATGTGGCATCAGAAAATGCAATACTTGGGATCAACTATGGATCTGGTTTTATAAATAGTTTTGTTGTATAATTTACATATTGGTTAAACAATTCCATATATTTTTTATGTAAAGCGCGTTTATCATCATCTGAAACTATACAATCACCTTTATAATAAACACTATCTTTAACTTTATTATTCCATGAATTAAATGTATTCTCTATAATAGATTTTAATTCGTTATAATACTATTTTGCTTTATAATACATTGTACCTGGATAATACATCTTATAATAAATAAACATTCCTCCTTTATCATTTAGAATATCATTAACTAATATATCAGACTGAAGTTTCTCGGTAAGATATTTTTCTGTTATATATTTCTTTAAACTAAATTGCATAATAATCCTATTTAATATTCTATTTTAATTATTTATTTTGATAATTTGATATATTGCGAAATAAATAATAAAACCAATATTTTTATTAATACGGATATGGGTAGTTTAAATTAGAATAGTATAGCAGATCAATATAAAAATCCTTTAAAAAAATACGGTATAGATATATCGAATGAGAATTTGGATGATGTTATTTCAAAAATGACATCATTAACTGACTCATCTTTATACTCATAGCAAAACAGTCCATTATATGGTGTATTTAAAAATGTGCTTGATACTTCTGCAAAGCAAGCTGATGCATTTGAACCGGGTGGATCAATAAATGATGAAATTACTAGTTACCGAGCATGGGATCCTAGACTTCATAGAGTGGACGGATTTGTATCTAGGTCTGCGACAAGCGATGATCACCCAACAGTTGTTCCTTTCGCTTCAGAAACAGCAGCAGGAGCATTTTATGATATGGTATTTACAATAGAAAAAGGTATCGGTGACAAAATGTCTGAAACTACTGTATATAAAGAAGGAACAAATACTAAAGATTCAAATGACAATGAAAAAACATCATCAGATAATACGTTTTATACAGTAGATAAAAATAGTGGTGAAACTATTACAGATGTAAATAAATCAACAAAAAATTTTTATTTACCTAATAAAACAGGTAGTAATGGAGTAAATGCAGACACAATAAAAAGTTAGATTTTAAATGACGGAGATTCTTATGGTGTGGCTTCTATTGTTAATCCGTATACATTAACAAAATTATGTGGAGGCCTTGTAAAAGTCAAAGGAAATAATGATGAAAAAGGTAATAATGCAATAGAAGTAGAAAATCACATGTATGATATTAGAGATTCCCGAAGATTTTATGGTAATGTAATTGAAGGTGAAAATAATACAGATTTTTTAACCGTTACAAATCCTACGACGACTAATATAATAACATGGAGCAATTAGGATAGATGGGGACGAACACCATATTATTTTTAGGATTTTGTTTTTTGTAAATATTGGAATATTATACCTAATAACCGTTTAATAACATTAAGAAAGTATCATGCACCTGTATATGATAATCTTCAATTTTCAAATATGTTTGATAACAAAAAAACACATCCGTTTGCACCTATTGCTACAGTTGTAACATACTTTGGAGATGATACTGGCAATACATTATCATCATTATTTGGTTTTACCGCCGGTACAAAATGGAGAGAATTAAAATCAGATGTACATGATGTTCAAGGAGATTCTGGTACAGATCCACATGCAGTTATTGATAACATGTTCACAGGCGGTGGCGGATTTTCTACCGGTGAATCTAATATAATGCAACAAGTTATTGGTGGTGCAAATATGCTTACTGGTAAAATGTTTTCATTAGGTAAATTTGTCGGGTTATTAAGTCCAAATGGATATAACATGGGTAAGGATTAGGCAGTATTTGATAAAATCTCATAGGCGAATGTGGATCCATCAGAACAAATATATGCAAATAAAATTAAAGGTCCTGTTAATAGAATTGAAACAACTAAAGCAAGAGATGCCGGTATTGTATTTGATTAGAAATTTAGTTTAACTTGTCAATATGTAGCAAGACCTATTGGTGGTGTTAATACAAAAGCAGCAATGCTTGATATATTATCAAACTGCATGGAAATGGCATCTGCTGATGCAGTATTTTGGGGTGGTGGATATAGATTTAATATTAAGCCTCACATGTATCCATTTAAAAATACAGCATTTAAAAATAGAATAATGGATGATTTATATGCTGGTCGTATATTTGGTAAAGATGGAGCATTATCACATACAGTAGAAGGTATAAAATCATTTGGTACAGATGCATCCGGTAATTTCTCTTGGAGTGAAATCGGTAAACATTTAAGTGAATATCTTGGTGAGACTTTAGGTGCATTAGGTGAAATGTTCAATACATTACAGAATATGGTTTTTGGTTCAGGCGGTAGTTCAATTGGAGACTGGTTAAAAGGTAAAGGAAATGATATTGGAGGCGATAGTAGCACAGCTGGTGATAATGGGGCGAAAAAACTTAATAGCTTAGGTAAAAATCTTAATATGATGTGGCGATCAAAAGTTATACAAGCATCAACAATGCCATCCATTACCGGTATGCGTGCATTATTAACAGGTGAAGCAGTTGGAAACTGGCATTTAACAGTAGGTAATCCTCTAAATCCTATTATGGTAATTGGTAATCTTATCTGTACAGATATGAAAGTAGAAGTCGGAGAAGAATTAGGTCCTGATGATTTTCCAACAGAATTAAAAGTTGTATATACGTTAGAACATGGTATGCCACGTGATAAATCTGGTATACAATCTATGTTTAATAGAGGTGGTGGTCGTATATATTAGTTACCTGACTGGATTAGAGCATCTTCTGATTATGAAACAAAAGTTGATAACTATACGGGTGGAAGTAACTTCTATCAACCTTCATATATGAGTTCGTCAAAACTTATGGCAATATCTGGTGCTCATGGATACTAGACCTTTAAATATGATAAAGGTAAAACACCTGATATAAATGCACATACATCAAATGTTGTTATAGCTAAATTCACACCGCCTGATGTAGATGCAGCTATCAGTAATATAGTTGATAAATCTTCATCATTCTTTGGTTCTAATAATTCATCTAGAGCATGGATTAGAGGTACAACAGCTACAAGAAAACTTATGAATTAATTAAAATGTTTGTATATACAATAGATAAAAAACCAGAAATTACAGATTCAAAAGGAAATACGATTGTTGATTTTATTAAACCATTATTTAATAATGAATCAACCGGTGTTGCAGATTATCAGATTATGCGTGTAGATGCTGAAAAATACCAAATGCGTCCAGATCTCATATCAATGGCAATGTATGGTGATATTGATGAAGCAGAATATATATTAAAATTCTCTGGTATATCAAATCCTTTTTCATTAGATAAAGATGATATATTAAAAATTCCTAATGATTAGGAAGTATATGGTATGATGGCGGTTAATTCACCAGATGAAGATACCACAAATACTGTAGATACTGCAGCTGAAATACGTCATAATTTTAAATATTATGATCCAGAATTAAATCCATATAATAAAGATGGTCAATCATATAGAGATTTGGAAAATAAGAAAATACCATCTGGAATTATTGATAAAGGTAAAATTGTCAATAAAACAGGTAATATCATGGTACCATATATATCAGAAGATGGACGAACTGCAGTTACTATCCGAAATGGTAAAGTATATTTTGGTGAAGATAGTGGTTTAAATATAGCATCATCTGAAAAAATATCACAGGTCGCGAACATTACATCAACCATATAGAATGCAATAAATAATACAATGACAAAATTATCAGATTCAAACTGTTTATATAATGGTTCGAACTTAGCAGATTTTGTAAGAACAAATTTTAATAATAACTGATTGAAATATGAATACAAAATATCCTTTAAATGGTAGACTGGCAACATTAGCAGATTTGGTACATGAATACGGTCCAAATTCTGGATGGCCTAGTAATAAAACATATGATCTTTTAACATTAAATGCAGATGACACATAGCCATTTTAGACTTTAATTTTTAAATCTACATTAGATTCTAATAATAAATTTTAGGCGGAAATACCATATGAAATTGTATATTTTGATGATGTATATTCTAAAAATCAAAAAGATAATAATGGGAAAAATATGAGGCTTATATAGAGAAATGACAGCTCTGTATTTTATAATAATGAAGAATATACTACTTATGGTTAGTTAAGTCCATCATCATATATAATTGCAAATATTGTTTCAAATCCTACTAAAATTAAAAATGGTTATTTTGGATTCAAATTTATTGGCGCTAATATAGATAAGCAATCACTCAATTATTAGCAATATTATTATAATTATAAGACATCTGATGGAGAAGCTACTGTTATGTATGCGCTTAGAAATATATTATATATATTAAAAAAGTCAAGTAAGACGAACGATAATTAGAAAAAACATTTTATTAATAGTATTTTTTCAGATTATACTGAATTAAAAAATTCAGACTATTATAAGAATGAGGAAAATAAACCTATAATGGTAGATGTTCTAAAAGATATATTAGATAATACAGATAAAGAATTTTCATCATGGCAATTAGATACAGATGCATATAAATATTTAGGTGATGCTATATGGACTTCAAAACATATATATTATAAAAATTATACAAGTGAAAAAGATAGTACAAAAAATGAATATGAACAAAATATTGTAAAAAAAGCTCGAGCTGCTAAATATTTTACTAATGCCATTGTTAAATTCAATAATTTAAATAATACTATACGTACTATATTAGATATTAATACTACGCAAAAAAATAACTATTATTCATATAATAGTATATTTGATGATTCATTATATAGGAGATTATTATATTTTTTTGACTTATTTTTAAATTCATAGCGTTTTTTTATAAGTTTTGTAACATCATTTAGATTTTCAAAAATTTCGAATTATTCATATTTATAGAAAGATCCAGTTTTAAGGTGTGATTTGGGTGTAATGCAGTTATATGAATATATTATAATATAGAATGCTGTACATGATTGGCAAACAGCATTGCCCGCTGGTGAAATAACATATAATACATCTATAAATATTATTATACAATATAAAGTAAAATATAAAAATTTAACGCAACTTAGTAATATAATAACAACAACATTAGGACCTATTACATTTGATGATATTAGAAAATATAGAACACCTACTGTTAAAGATACAAATGGAAATAATGTTGAAAATGATATATGGTATGCATTAAAGACATACCCAAAGAATAGTAGTACGTTACCTAATGAAATAAATCCTAATTTACATGGTAATTCTATTACACCAGGATTATATAGTACAAATACTATTCTATATGGAACATCGTTTTTCCCAGCTTTACCTCATAAAGATTTTGAAAATAATAATGATTATAATATTAGTAAAGTAAATTATTCATTAGGACTATTAAGATGGCCCGTTGGTGAAAACTTAACATTGTTATCATTAGATGATGTAAAGAATTCAATGAATAATCCTAATTTCATTAGTCCTATAACAAATCAAAAAAACTATGCAGATACAAGTGACGAAAATTTATTTGGTGAAAATGATCCTAATGATATTATTAAAAAAAGTGGCATAGCTCCATTTGGTGTATTACGTATACATACTTCATTAGATACATCAGACGAAAATAAATATGGTTCATCTATCTATTTTGATATAAAATTATATAGATGTAAAAATTATTATTATATATCTACGGAGAATGCTGATAGTGACGATGCAAATGTTTATGCATATTTTATGCCAAAGTATACAGATACAACGCCTTATATATCATTACCAATAATTAAATTAAAAAATGATGAAGACAATAGTATAAATAATATTATCACCGAATTAGATAAAAAATTTAAGGATGGATATATTTACTCAATACCATCTCATACAATTATTACATATTTTACAATTCAAAGTGGAACTGCAAAAACAATAATATATGCATCTGGTAGAACTGATACTCAAAATAATCTCGGTTCTGATACATATACAAATAAAAATTAGATTACGTTCTATTATTATGTAGAAGATAGCAATGAATGGGTACAAGTAACTGGCGATTATATAAATATTAATTCAAATCCATCTGGAAATAATATAAGTAAACAATATGAAATAACTTTTAATTTATCACAAAATTATCATCAATATTGGCGATTTACATTAAATAATATAAATTAGTATTATTATTTTAGATGTAATTATTATGATAAACCAAAAGATAACACATCATTTATAAATATGACTATACATCATCTTTTTGTATCTGATGAATCTTTAATATAGGGAATGATAGAATATCAATTAGGTATGAGAAACCAACAGGATAAATCTACAAATCAAATATCATTAAAATATGCAGTATATAATACAATTACTGATATTAGAAATGATAATGAAAAACCTAATGATAAGTCATCATTATCAATTATAGAACATGCAATTAATAACGCTGAACAATAGAATGTTATTATATGTATTGATAAAACAATATACATAGAACCTATTGCTTTTAAATCAACAGAACGATATGTATCAGAAAAATTTTATGGAAATATATATAGTCCGTTCCATGTAGCATATGAAACAAAATCATTTGATGGTATCTCAGAGTTTAATATACAAAAACAAATATATGGATATAATTTTAATTCATGTGCATTATTTGATAAAACTTCAGAATCACGTGTAAAAATAGAAAAACTATATAAAAAAGAAAGTGTAAATGTATATTTAGCATTTGAACCTATTTATATAATTAATAATGGTAATACATTTAAAGACAATAATGCAAAAGATGAAGATATTATAAATGAGTATTCTACTTATTTTAATACATGTTCAATAACAAATATAAAATTAAGCAATAATGGTACAGAACAAACTATTTACAAGAATTCTGGTAATTCAAACAATAATTTTATTAAAAGTATATTTTCTAAATCTGTATATATTGACGCAACATCAATATGTATAAGTGTTACAAGTAATAAAACAGAACCAATTTCTTCACTTATATATGATACAACCGATGGTTTAATAAACGCCTATTTGTTCGATTTTGATATAAAATATTACAAATATAAAAATAATACAGAGAAATTTGAAGAAACAAATAGTGTAAATGTAACAAATAAAATATAGTTAATGTAGCTAAATAATACATTAAGAAATATATAGTTGAATGGTGATGAGTAGTATTTAATAAATATTGTTCTTAAAAAATTCAAGGAAAGATTAAAACATTTTACTATAACTGTAAGTTCAGACGTTCCAGCATTAAATGGTTCATGTCAAATACAAATAAAAACACTTCCTAATGAATATGAAGAAGGTATTATATCAGAAAATGATACATATCAAAATACTATACAAGTTCCAGAAAATACACAAATACATGTGAAAAATACATATAATTGGGATGAGTATAAAACATATAAATTCCATGGGTTTTCTGTTAATAGTGTAGATAAAGGTAAAGAATTTAATTTAACTGTAACAGAGAATATATAGATATATATGTTTATAGAATACGATGGTGGTAATTCTGGTGGTAATTCTGATTCAGGTAGTATTCCTGGTAATGTTACAATTACAGAAGAATCGAATAAAAATGGTAAAATTATATTAACATTATCTATTTCATCCTCTGATCAAAATACTTTAATTAGATATGTTACATCAACTTCAAATGTAGAACTAACACCAACATTATCAAATACAAGTATATATTCAGATTAGCAGAAGTTAGAATTTAATAACGATATAACAATAGCAGCATGTGGTTATAATGCATCAAATTATAAATGGGGTCCAAAGAACTAGAAACACTTTACATTAAATGAATAAAATATAAAAAATCCAAACAACTAGAAATTGTTTGGATTTTTATATTATAAAAATAATTTATAAAGTTAACAGTGGAATATTTCTTATATTTAAAAACATTTAATCAATGCCTAATTTAATACGATTTGAAATAAGATTCCATACCGTATTGGTAATAAAGTTTTCCTTTAGTTTCTTACCAACAGCAGGTTCAATATCTGACTTAAATGTTTCTACTACATATTTACCATTACCAGTTCTGAAAGCCTCAGTAATAGCTACAAGATTTTTCTTAGTTTGTTTCTCTATATAAAGACGAATATCTTCCTTAGTAGAGTTAGCACTAAGAGTAATCATATTTTCATTTAAAAGTTTGATGCCTGCCTTGTTAATACCTGTTTTAGGTGACCAGTATTCGAATACTTTCTTGGCCATTTCTTTTTTCTGATCAGCAGGAAGATCTGACATATTTCCAGTAATCATATATGTCTCCTTAAGTACGTTAATAACGGCTACTTTTTGAGATTCATATAATTTCTCACGAGCCTCAAGTACCTATTTTTTACTATTATTATATACTGTACTAAAACTTTTCATTTGCTTGATTTAAATGTTTTTATAATTATTATTTTATTTATCTAACTTTTTGTAAAAAATTATTTTCTGATATTCAGAACGAGCTTTGTCTTTCTTGGTATTTTATTTAAAGCCCGTATGACTATTTTATTTGAAGATTCATCCCATTCGTAATCGCAATTAGGATCTGGATTTTGTTTTGTTATTACATCATAATATTGACAATATCCGAACGGAATGACATATTTCTCATGTGGAATTACCTCGAAAACAATATCTCGCATATCCTTTGTATAAAGTGAAAGTTTGTCTATTGTCTTTGTTGGGCAGATTTCAATAATATCACCCGGATAAAAACATGAATTTGAATAAACAGATTTTCCATCAGAACAAATTTTACATTGATTTAAATTTGTCGGTATCATGTTTACTTTCTTTATGTTTTCTCTATTACGAGGTTCTTGTCCATAAAATAATCCATACCATGATTTCTCATTTACAGATTTAAATTTATTATTTGTTCTACGTTCCATAATTAAATATATTCTATATATTATTTATTAATGTATTTGAAAATTATTTATTTTCTGCTTTTTGTACAGCAACACTTGCTTTTTCTAATTCTGATTTTGATGGCATACCTGAATTATTTTCAACTGTATTATCTACATTACCTTTAGTTCCATCATTTTCATCCTATACTTCTTCGTTATTATTCTTATATAATGAATCAGCTAAATCTTTCAATGTTGCGTCTGTACCCATCTTCTTTTCTATATATTTCTTTGCTTTATCTATTAAATTTTCATCATTCTATTCTTCATCTTCAAAAAGATAAATATCAGAATTTCTATAAAACAATATAGATTCAACTTTTATTTTTTTAATAAAATATAATAAAGTATAGAATACAGATAGCTCTTCATATGGTTTCTAATTAGATATATACTATAATAATACATTATATATTTCTCCATAAATATTTATATTTTCATTATTATTAGTTACTTTAAAATTTTTAAAAAATAATAATATATCTTTATTTTTATCACTTACTAATAATTTAAATGAACTAAAAAAAGTATTAACATCAGTATTAATAATCTATACTTTAAAGTTGGTAATATTCTAATTAAGTAATTCCTAAAATTCATTAATAATATGTTCACCAATACTTAATGTATCTTTTGTTCCTTCAGTATTATTATGTGCATTTAATACTTTATTATTTGTATAAAATAAGTTAAATACATCTTTGGCATATATTTCTTTTGTTATTAATTTCTTTGAATTTTCATCTTTATCAATAACTACTGTAATTTTTTGAGTATTAACTGTACTTTTTATTTTTTCTATAATATTTTTAATATCATCCTAAGACTATGTTAATGAAATTAATGTATCAGATAATATCTTATTCCAATTAGTGAACTATTCATTTGTTATAATATCCAAATTTTGAATATTCTTTAAAAATTCTTCTACTGTTAACTTATTTGTTTTAAATATATTTTTATCGACATTAATTTTTTTATTTACAAAGACATCTTTTATATGACCATTTTGTATATCTATATTTGATATATTCTATTTAAAATAATTAACAAAATCATCATCGTTATTTCCTTTTATATATGTTAATAATGTAGAATATATATCTTTATATTTTTGTGTATTTACATTATTCTATACATCCTAATTATTTAACTATTTGTATATAATAGACGGAATATCAAACTATGAAAATTTATCATCAAACAATTTACTATAACATCCTATAAAATTATTATTAAATATAAATGATAAAATACTTATTAATGATTTTTGATTTATCATATTATTAAATGTAGAAATAAACTAAGACATTTCTTCATCTGTTATTGGTTCTATATCATATAATTTATCTTTATCTATATCTGTTGTATTATTCTATATAATATATTTTATTATAACTTTATATGCGATATTATTACTATCATCCTAATTTAATTGAATATTATTTTTAAATATATCATCATTATTTATAATTTGCTATATTTTCTCTATTATTTCATTATTAGGTTCAAGATATACATCTAATGGATTTATACTACACTTCCTAAAAAAACTATTTAAATTAACAGCTTTATTTTTTAAATCTGTATTTGTATTGTTATCATCATTTAATTCATTTATAATATTATTAAATTCGTTGAATAAATCATTTGATAACATATTATGATATACTATATTATATATTATATTATCTATTTGCTATAGCATAATTTATATTCATTTAATTTTTATTATTTTTTGAGTTATTCAATATATTTAATAACTACGCATATGTATATAAAGTTTCTTGCTCTTCTTGTTGCTTCTTTAATTCATCAGAAGATTCTTTTGTAATAGGATATTTATCCGTATATAATTTTATCAAATAAAATATCTATTTATAATAAAGCATTACAGCTAATAAATTTGGATATTGTACTGTTAAAAATTCCTATATAGACTTATATATGCAGCTATTTCCATTATCTCCAGTTATTGAACGTATGCGTGATTCTATTCTATCATCCAAATCATCTGCATAACGTGCCCAAATGTTTTGAAGACTTGCTGCTCTAACAGGATGCTTAGAAAGAGCGGCTTTAAACTTATCTCCCAATGTAGACTATGCAGACTATGACGTTCTACAAATCAATCCTATTTTTTCTGTAATTTCTTTATCTGCTGCTTCTTTTAATTTCTTCATTCTATCTCGAGCATTCTTAATAATATACCATTCTTCTGGATTACCATAACTGGTAATAATTCCTGTAATCTCACGTGTTAAATTGTCTTTAACAAATTTATATGTCTGCTCATTTCCTTTTTCCAACTATGATATAATCTCATCTGAATCTTTAACTTGTTCATTTTCAAACAAAGAGTTATATGTAAAACCATACTTATCATTATAAGTAAATATAGATATTGATTCATCCTTTAAATTTAATGAATCGGAAATTTTCTTTAATTCATCATATTTACTATAAGATGTATATTTTGCAATTATAAGTTCTAAATCTTTATTTCTAGAATCAGTATCTCTTATTTTATCATTTAAACGTTTTTTAAATTCATTTAATTTTTTCTAATCAGATATACCTATTTTCTATATAAACTAATTAGATGATGTCCATGATATAATAATTGCGCATTTTCTTGCAACTTCACTGAATTCTCTCCAACCATTTAAGTCTTTTTGATATTCATTATCCATTATTTGCTTTAATACGGCATCTTCTTTCTTCATATATTTGTCCATATTACCTTCTGACGCATTATTCATATCTGTAACTTTCTGTGCAAAATTACTCATCTCTTTAGTACCATTATTGCCACAAATTGATTTCATCAATGTTGTTACAATAGGTATACTACTACGTACATAATTATCTATTGCATCAATTAAATTTCCGTTAAATGCAGATGCTTCATTCTCAACACGTTTTTTTGTTTCCTAATCTAATTCACTACCTAAAACAGATGTTGAATCTAAATCTCCAGTTAATGGACCACTTAAAGAAACACCTTTAGTTTTATCTAATCCATCTTCATTTTCAACTTCAAATAATGATAATACATTATTTAAATTTGTAAAATATGATTCATTTTTTAATGTTTCATATTTTACAATATCATCTAATTTTACATGTTTTTTATTAAAATATTTCAATCCAATATCTGATGCTTTATCCTATATAATTTCTTTTGTTGGTTTCATAAACAATGATCCATTCGGATTTTCATTTGCTTTAGTAGGATAATCAATATTAGACATTAACATCGCATAATTTGTTGGTAATGATGGTAACATTAATAATGACTTATTAAATCTTTTTTCATTAACTTTTATTGGTAATAATTTCTTTGTACCTTCATTTATATATGCACTTTCACCTTCCTATGAAACACCATTAACAATTTCAAAAAATTGTCCCAATCCAGAATCATCAGTAGGTTCATCACCAGAAGTTATGCTATTAAAATTAGTTAAACTAGGTGATAAGAATCCCAATCTATGAATACATTGTGTATATAAACATGCCATATTTCTCTCTGCAGTTTCCTAAATAGTTCTAAAGCATGCCTTATTATAATCGCCTGTATTCTACTTATTTTTCCTTCCAGGTAATAAGAATGAATACCATGGACGTTTCTTATTAACACCTGAATCTGTAAGTTCAACAAGTTTATTCATATACTGTTTAAGTTTCATCATCGCTAATCTATCCTTACCTTTCATAAACAACCATGCGATAATTCCCAATAAACCTGTTAATAAACCTGCACTTAATTTCAAAATCCAAGAACAATCCATCCACCAATCAGCAGAATGTCCTTCCGCTTCATTCAAACTATGGAGATCTGGATCATTCATAACATATTCAAAAATATTCTTTTTAATATTATTATATTCATCTAATCCTACTTCGGCAATAAGTTCCTTATCAAATAACTCATCAAACTAAGATTCGAATAGCATCTCATCCATCATCTGCTTTATTTGACGTTTTTCTTCCTCTGTATATTCATTAGATAATTTCATATCTTGAATATCTTCATATGTTATTTCATCCTCATTATCTATATTTGTTTCTTCAGATTCTCCTAAATGACATGGCATTGTACCATAATATTCACCGCAATTACTGCATATGTATATTGGTTCGCCTTGTATCTTTAATACAACAGTACCACCACATTTTGGACATATATCTGGAACAACTTTACCTTCATCATTATAAACTACTTTTTTCTTTTTAGATTCTTGAAGTTTTTTCATTTCAGGACATAATCCGGAATGTTCATACTCATATATTTTTCTATCTTCAGGACTAAGTAAACTTAAACGTTCTTTTGATAATTTTCTTGGAAATTTCATTTATATTAAAAACATTGTTTTCATATTTATTATTAAAAATATATATTATTAAATTTAATCTTACTTATATAATAAAACATTTAATATATTTTTTAATATAATTATATAATTATAAATATATTTTTATGAAAGCAAAACCTATTATAAAATGGGTTGGAGGTAAAACCCAATTATTAGATGAAATAAATAAAAATTTACCAGATAATTTGGATAAAATAGAAACATATATGGAACCATTCATTGGTGGTGGTGCTGTATTATTTGATATTGTTCCTAAATTACCTAATGTAAAACATGTTCTTATCAATGATTTAAATTATAAATTAACTAATTTATATAACGTTGTTAAAAATAAACACGAAGAATTAATAAAGCAACTTAATATATTTCAAGAACAATATAGAATGTCAGATAATCCTAAGGAATTTTATTATAATATAAGAAAATCATTTAATACTTATAAAAAAGATATTAATTTAAACTTATCACCAATATCTTCTGATAATTTAAATGTATTAAATGCATCTGAATTTATATTTTTAAATAAGACATGTTTTAATGGGTTATATAGAGAAAATTCAAAAGGAGATTTTAATGTGCCATGGAATAGAAATACAAAAGTATGTATATGTGATGAAGAAAATATAAACGCAGTACATGATTTTTTTATTAAATATAATGTTAAAATATTTAATAATCCTTATAATGTATTTTTCACAGCAAAAAGAGAATATACATATAAGTTACGAACATTTATTTATATGGATCCCCCATATAGACCTATTACAAAATCTTCAGCTTTTACTGCATATACAAAATCAGGGTTTAATGATAAAAAGCAAGAAGATTTAAAAATATGGTATGATGTATATAATAGCTCATGTGCTTATATATTATTAAGTAATTCAGATCCAAAAAATTCTGATCCTAATGATAATTTCTTTGATGATTTATATTCTGGTTATAATATTGTCAGAGTAAAAGCAAAGCGTTCTATTAATTCAAAAGGATCTAGAAGAGGTGAAATTACAGAAATTCTCGTGAAGAATTATTAATTGATAAATAAAGAAACTTTTTTATTTATATGAATTTTATACATGACTTAAATGAGTAGAATAATATATTAAGTTATAATGAAATTTTAATATCAGTTAATAATATAAATGAAGAATATCATGAAGTAACAAATTTTGATAAAATGATAAAAGATGTTTCTTCATAGATATTCTATTCAAATTATCAAGATTTTTATACAGGTTGGAATTGGTTTATAAAAGAGCAAACATGCTTAAAAACAAATACAGAATATAAAACAGATTCAACAAAATATAATGATAATATTGGATGTCCAATATATATTAAATTCGTAGATTTAGGAGTCAATACATATTTTTCTGTTGAAATGAGAGATAAATCATTTAATATACCAATATATGTAAATAAACATTATAATTTATCTATTAAAGAATACGCATATAAATTAAAACATGAAATTACACATATACGTACAATGTATTCTAATATAGACTATAATCCATTAGATTCATTGAAAAATAAATCATCTTGCATTGATAAAAATTACTTATAGTTAATAGATAAAAAACAATTTTCATTTATATATAATGTTTGTTATTTATTATCACCAACTGAGCAACAAGCGCGTATAAATGAATATATTGAATTCATTAAATCTTATATAAAAGATAATGATATTGATAATGCAAATTCACATAAATTAATTAAAGAAATTATTGAAAAAGGTTATGAACATACATTGTTAAAAGACTTCTTTGATATAGTTGAAAAATTAGAATTTATGGTAAATGTATAGATTTATATATAGGTTATATCTTTAGGCTATGTATTACAAAAATATAATTTATTTAAATCAAATATAACTGACAATGATTTAATAAGATTAAATACAACAAAAATAGGTGTAATTTATAAATATATAGATCAAGATGAAGAAAATTCATATAAGATATTAAAGTTTTTAAAGAATAATTTAAATGATTATTATTCTAAATTAAAGAATGTAACATATAAAGTTTTAAAAGAAAATAACATAATTTAAATAATATAATGAATACTAATTTAAATGGTGGATGTTTATCACCAAACGAACAAATTATAATTAAAGATGGCCTCATCTTTATGTCTGATATTACAGAAGGAACTAAAGTATTATCACATGATGGAGAATATCATGTAGTTACGAATGTATGGAAATTTGAAAAACCAACATATTATGTTTCACTTTCAAATGGTGATCATATTGAATGTTCAAATACACATAGATTCCTTATTAATAAGAATAAGATTGATAAAGAATCTTCATGGAAAACAGCTGAAGAACTTCATGATGGAGATGAGATTTTCCAAATGAATCTCATTAATATTGATCCAAATGAGAAGATTAAATTTAATAAGTTGAAGATTGCCCGAATTTTCAAATCAGGAATTAATAATCCTGTGGTTGACATTACAGTAAAAGATACACATACATATATCTCTGCGAACGGTATTGTCAATCATAATTCAGGATCTAATTTCTAATGGATTATAAAAATACATATTTAAAACCAGAAATTGCTTTTCTTCTCAAAAAACATCATTATGATATTTCAAAAACTAGATATATGATTAACAGGGATGGTGTGATAATTGAGTCTACCCCTGATTTAGATAAACATTATAATCATCTTGAACTTGCATATAATCCTAACGCAAATGAAGTAATTAATTATTTTAAATCAAAAGGAATAATTATTCATATAAATGAAATAAAAGAAAATAAATGGGAATGGATTATAACATTCAATAATAATGATAAAGCAATATATTCTGGTGAAACAGCAAATGGAAATTTAGGGCATAATCTTCCGGAATCACGACAATATTTCAATAATGAAATAGATGCATATAACGATTGCATAATTGAATTAATAATTATAATTTAAAACAATATGAGACTATAGAAATAAACTATAGTCTCTTTTTTATTTAAAATAAAAATATGTATCTTTGAAAAATAAAAAGAATAATTATGGATAATAAAACATATTTAGTAATAAAAGATTATCTACGTATCATAATTAAAGATACTGAATTTGAAGATAATTTATTTGCTGTTGGTGGATGTTGTAGAGATGAAATCCTCGGTAATGATATTAAAGATTTAGATCTTGTTGTATCACTTAATAATGGCGGTATTAAATTTGCAGAATGGTTAGAGAAAAATCATTATACAAAAGGAACCATTGTAACATATCCTCGTTTTGGAACTGCAATGTTTAGACTTAAAGATTTTCCAGATGAAGAATTAGAAGTTGTTCAAACAAGAACAGAAATTTATAATTCAGATTCAAGAAAACCAACTACAACATATGGAAGTCTTAAAGAAGACTGTATGCGTCGAGATTTAACTATCAATGCAATTTATTATGATATATCAAACAGTAAAATGATTGATGTATGTGGTAGGTCATTTGATGATATTAAAAATAAAGTAATTGTTACTCCATGTGACCCGGATAAAACATATATTGATGATCCTCTTAGAATTATGAGGTGTATTAGGTTCTCATGTAAGTTAGGTTGGGATATTGATAAAAATGTATTTGAAAGTATGAAAAGAAATGTAGATAGATTATCTATTATTTCAAAAGAAAGAATTAAAGATGAAGTTATGAAAATCTTTAAGTCTAATAATACGTTAAAAGGATTATGTTATATTAGAGATATTAATGCGATGAAATATATATTTCCTAATATGAGTATGTATTGTGGACCTACATGTATTGAAAATAATTTTAAAAATATTGATACATTAAAAGATCCATATGTAAAACTTACTGTATTTAATCATAGTAATCCTGATTTAGATAAACAATTATATGAACTTAAATTTTCAACTAATGAAATAAGAATTATTCTTAATTATATAAAATTATTTAACTATTCTATACATTGTAATACATTAAGTGATATTAGAGAAATTCTTTATCTTTGTAAATCAAAAGACGTATTTAACAATGTATATGATATGTATAAAGTTATAGGATTTCATAAAAGATATATTGAATATGCACATAATAATATAGATACAGATGAATCATTATCTATAATGTTTAAATATAAGTTTTCTTTAAATGGTAATGATATTATGAATATATTTGATATTCATCCAAGTCCTGAAGTTAAAGAACTTATAGATAAGATGCATGAGTTTGTATATGAGAATCCATATCTTACAAAAGATGAACTTATTGAAAAGTTAAAAATATATAAAGAAACAAAATCTGATGAACAATGGTAATATTTACCATTATAATAAAAAGAATTATTAACTAAAATATATAAGAATTATGAATTTAAATATTTCTCAAAGAGAAGGAATTAAGAAGTGCCTTTATCAAGATTTGAAAAAGATGTATGACGCATTTATTAAAACTGATAAGGATGAAGTGGAAAAAGTGTTTAATGAATTTATTGATAAATGTGAACGTTATATTTAATAATTATGACATATTTTCAAAATTTAGTTACAAACGAAATATTTGAATGGTTATTGAATAATAAATTTCCTGCTGTCATATGTTTTTATAATCATGGAAAGGAACAACTTTATTATACATTACCATATACAGATCCAAATTGGAAAAATTGCGATGCTTATTATAAACCAACATATTTTGATGTATTACATTGGTTATTTAAAGAATATAATTTATATATCAATATAAATTCATATAATAATAAATTTTCAGTTCAAATTGAATATTTAACTAATCAGAAAAATAAGTATTTTGGTAATTGCTGGGAAATTGGAGCGAATTGTAAAACTATTGAAGATTGTATTAAATCTGCAATAGAATATATTATTAAATGTGATATTTTAAATAAAATTAAATCATGAAATATATTAGAAAAGGACATATAGTAATATGTGACAATTGCGGTGCACATGTTCTCATTGAAAGTAAAAAGAAAGATACTCATATGGACCATAATTGGAATCATACAAAGTATCTTCGTTATTTTACTTGTCCATGTTGTGGTGATGAAGTATATGCAGAATATCCTGAAGATGATCAAAATTAAGTTAATGGTGAAAATAATTCTTTTTGCTCATTAATATATTTTTTAGCTTCTGGTAAATTATCAAATAATATATCATTCTCATCAGGTTGACAATATACCATATTACCATTATCTTCTATTATATAGATTACACCAAATGGGTCTACCATCTGAGATGGTTCAATAGGTTTACTAAATATTATTTTCCTGATAGAATTATCAACGATAACATAATATACATTTGCATTTGCGTCTATATTATCAGACCATTTACCTATGTAATTTATTTTATCATCATATGATGAAAGATTATTATCCATTATATTATCGCCAAAAAATGATGCAAGATAATTATTATTTTGATTTACCTTATCTTGATTATCTCTTATTAGAAATTCAGATGTTAAATTAATTGACGACTTATGATCATCTGGTATAAATATACCACCTATTACAATATCATCAAACTCATCTGAATCTTCTGTAGGATTTAACATCATATCACCTATATTTTTTAATTTTGGAATATATTTATGTTGAAGTTTGTAAGTATATTTCATTTAATTTTAATTAATAATCTTTAAATATTTATTATAATGACAATAACATATACAGCGTTCGATGGTAAAATCTTCGATAATAAAGAAGATTGCGAAAATTATGAAGATAAATTGAAATTACTTAGTGGCACTTATGATATACTTGATAAAATATTAAATAAACTTTATGGATATAAAGGTACTCTTTGGATTTGTGAAGAAAAAAATGAAATTGAACCACATTGTGGACAAGAATTACCAGGTCCAGGTGATATATTATGTACAATTAATAATGAAGATTTAAATACATTATTTGTTATAAAGGGCTTACTTGAAAAATATAAAATTAAGTAATAATGGAAACAGCAAGGCAAGTTATAGATAAAATTAAAAATCTATATATACAATGGTATAAAACGACATTATTTGATTCTACATCTCAAATGGGAATAAATGAACATAATGAATTAGTGGAGTATTCAAAACAACATGTTCATAATTTTAGTATAGCAATGATGGAATTACTTGAACATCCAGATGATATGAATTATCATATTCCTGTAATTTGTTGTTATATACTTCAAGAAGATTTTATTAAATTATATGAAAATAAAAAAGATAAATTACCATTAGATGATGATTATCGTTGGGATGAATGTAATTTATGGTTAAATTATTTCAAATTAACAAAAAATATTGATTATTATAAAAAGTTTAAAGAATATAAAAAATATATTACAGAGAACTTTAAACTATTTAATCCATTTACAGATAAAGATCCAAATATTACATATGAAGAATATCTTAAGAAATGCGAAGATATTGATTCAGTAAATAAGTTTACAACTAAATTACGTAAAGATAATAATACAAAATTAGTATATGAATACAAGAGATGAATTAAAAAAAATAATGAATGATTCTTTAAAACAAAATAATATCATTGATAAACAAGAGATACCAAATGTAACAATACTTCCAGATTTATCAGATCCATCAGAATATAAACGATGGTTTAATATGGGTCCTAAAGAAGCATTGGTAAATCTTCAAAAATATGTGGATTTGAACAAGAAAGATAATATTGATTTTATTAAAGATTTCAATTATCTTTATACAAATGGTGGTATTTCTGGTTGGAGTAAAATACCATATAAAACATTCTATAACATTATTTATGGTAAACAAAGAGTAGATTTCAATGGTAATTTAACAGGTGATGAAAATAGTTAAACATATTACTGAAGAACCTGAATATACTGCAGTTAAATTAATAACAACTGATTGTTTAGGAATTATCCAATATAGTTTTAATGATAAAGATAATTATGTTTATATTTATAGTTTTTCAGTAGAGAACCATAATAGAGGTAAACATATAGGAACAGAATTATTTGAATATTGTTTAAATGAAATAAATTCATTAGATAAGAAAGAGATTCATTTAACAGTTAATAAGAATAATATTCAATTAATTAATTTTTATAAACGATATGGATTTATAGTAGTTAATGATAATTATGAAGAATATTATGTTTATATGAAGTTAAATCTCTAATTCATTTAATTATTTTTGAAATTAATTTAGATAAATAATATAAGAAATATGTTTAAGAATTTGGCGATTGGTTTAAACTATTTTTATAATTTAGAATATAATATATAATTAAAGATATTTATAAATCGTTTATATTAATAATTTGTATCAATCGCCAATTTTTATACAAATTAAAATATAAACGATTTTTTATTATATGATAAAGTCTATTAAAATACGAATATATCCTGATACTGTTTAGAAAGAATTCATTTCTAAATAGTTAGGTTGTTGTCGATTTATATATAATAAATTATTGTATTATAAGAAAACTTAGTATGAACAAAATAAGCAACAGATTTCTTGGAAAGAGTTAGGTAAATATTTGACTAATCTAAAGAAACAAGAAGAATATTTATTTCTAAATGGAGTATATAATGTATGTTTATAGCAATCTATAATGGATATGATTAAAGCATATGATAATTTCTTTAAATTACATAAAGGTTATCCTAAATTCAAATCTAAAAAAGATACTAAGCAAAGTTGTAGATTTACAAATCAAATATTTAAAAAATCTAATAAAATAAATGGTAATAGGATAACATTAATAAAGCAGTTAAAGAATATATTATTTAAATGCTCAAGAAAAGATGAGATATATTTAAATCATAATCAAGATAAAATTCATTCTGTTACTCTTATTAAAACATCTACAAACAAATATTATCTATCAATATGTATTGATTATGATATTGTTTAGAAAAAGAAACTAAATAGTGTAATAGGATTAGATTTAGGAATAAAAGATTTTATTGTTGATTCAAATGGTAATAGATATGAGAATAAACATTTTTATAAGAGTCAAGAAAAGAAATTAAAAAAATTATAGAAGTAGTTAAGCAAGAAATAGAAAGGAAGTAATAATAGGAATAAAGTTAGAATTAAAATTGCAAAAGTTCATGAGAAGATAACAAATCAACGTAATGCGTATTTACATCAAATCACTTCAAAATTAGTTAATGAGAACCAAGTTATCTGTATTGAAGATTTAAATGTAAATGGAATGATGTCTAATCATAAACTTGCTAAATCTATTCAAGAGTTATCTTTATTTGAATTTAGACGACAACTTGAATATAAATGTAAATTGTATGGTAGAGATTTAGTTATAATAGATAGATTCTATCCTTCATCTAAAACATGTCATAATTGTGGATATATTTATAAAAATTTAAAATTAAGTGAACGTGAATGGATATGTCCACAATGTGGTAAAGTTATAGATAGAGATTATAATGCTTCTTTAAATATTTTAGATGGTGGATTAAAACAAATAAATTTATAATTATTTTAATATTTTAAATATAAATAGGGAAGAGCTCGTCCGAATTTACGCTTGTGGAGATACCAACTATGGATGACTAAATTGCATTTTATGTAATTATACTAAAAAGTAGTGTGTCTATGAAACAAGAAACACAGGTTTTTAAAAATATAATTTAAAACTAAAACTATGTTGAATATAAAGCACGTCCATGGATGGAACTTATTGGTGATGCTATTTCTTTTCTTGATGGTGATTAAAAATAATTAATAAAAATTAATAAAAATTAAATGATAGATCCAAGTTATACATTATATCCGGAAGTTGCAGATGCTACAAATTTATATTTTCATGATGAACCTTATGCTTATTGGGTTGAAAATATGAATTATAATTTTTGTAATTGGGTTTTATATAAAGAATATAATAATTATAGTTCTGTATGTAACCCTAATGATTGCATTGCAGGCATAAGCTATGAGGAAGTAATAGATGAGTTAAAAAATTCATGGTCATATAGAGATCAAGATAGAGAAATGTTAATTCGTACATTTAGACAACGTTCATTAGGTGATACTGAATATAATTTTGAAGACTTTATAGATGAAGATTAATTTAATTACAGTACATCCCTACTGGAAATAAAAATAACGTGAAAATTCTTAAGTTTTTCTTAAAAATTCTTAAGTTTTTCACGTTATTTTTATATATTTTTATATGTTTTATGAATTGTTTACAATTTTCTCAACTTCTTCTCGTTTCTTATTTGAAACTATCCATCCAGGAGTCTTAACACCATTGATATTCAAGAATTTATTATATTTACAACCTATTTCTTTTAACTGATCTTTAATAGGTGCAATATCTTTATAATCTCCATATATAGCAATAGCTCTATCTGAATAATCATAAATATGAACATTACTATTATTAACTGGTTTTTCTTCAACAGGTTCTGAAGCAACTTTCTTTGGTCTTCCCCTACGTTTCTTTATCGCAGAATCAATAGAAGTTGTTTCATCATCTTTTACGACTCTTACTTTTTTCTTTTCTTCTTTTTGTTTTGCTTTAAGTTCTGCTTTTAATCGTTTAGCTTCTTCCTTTCGCTCTTCAATTATCTTTGCTCTACGTTCTTCTACCGGTTTAACAATAGTATCACGCATTGTAACAGTTCCGCCTTTTTCCATCTTGAATGATGTATGGTCTAACCATTTACAAAATGCAGAATACGTCTTATATTCATCTTTAATACTTAATCTCTTCATAATAGTATAAGAGATAAATTTATCACCAAGAGATTTAATATATATAGTCCAATTATTTCCAAAATATGTTTGTTTTTCTTTAAGATATTTTAAACAATTCTGTTTCATTAATTCATCATCTTCCGCTTTATCTGAAGCCTTTAGATTAACCTTATCTATATTTGATTTATTTCTAATTAATTCATTTGAAGATGTTTCATTTGATGGTTCCACATATTCATGATGTGGTCCTTTCTTTTCATAATAGCAATCTAAAAACCAATCTTTAGATGTTAATATGGTTTTCCATTGTGGCTTAGTAGGTTTCCATCTTCTACAATTAGCTGCGAATTTATATGGTCCTAATTGAATCCATATACCAGCACCTTTACCAGGAAATCCACCAGCAACAAAATCTAATTTAGGTAATATATCCATTGACAAGCCTTCAAATGACATATAAGGTAAAACTCTCCAAGGCCATATTTCGGTTCTAAACCATATTTTATCACATTTCGGTAAACCAACAAAATTTATTTTCTTACCTATATTATCTAATTCCTGATATGGTTCTTGCTTTGAACGCTCATCTCGTAACTCCATTTGAATATCATAATTTCCATCGGGTAATCCGATAAAATTATATGTTTTTGGTAAACCTTGATATGTATAAGTATTATTTCTGAATGTATCATTTACTTTTTTTATAAATGAATAATCATTCATATTAAAACATTCTTGTAATCCAATACTATCAGCGGATATAATCTCTACAGAATCATCTATCCAACATCTCAATAAGTCTACTGAAACTTTTGGTTTCGTGTTAGCATACCATGTATTTGAATTATATACAGTTTCAAATAATTTCTTTTCTTTTATTTTATCACCATCAATACGAAGGTTCTTTGGATAAATTCCTTTTAATCCAATACTGTCAAAATTTATATTCTTTAAATCCAATACATTTGATTTAGCTTCATCTGATTTTGTATCACCAAATCTACCTATTTCTACATTAAATCTCATCAAAACGTTATTAATGCTATATTCTTCTAATTCATCAATAAATTTTTGTGCGCATTCCAATGTATTAAATGAAACATATGTAAGATAATATTTTGGATTGTCTTTTTCACTTGTATTATAATAAAATGCAACTGTATCATTATCAACGTCAGCATATACATGTTTATCATTTTCAACACATCTTGTATATAAGCCTCGTCTTGCACTAAATGTTTGATCAGTTAAATATTGTTCAATCCATTTAAGCATATTTTTACTCATATTATTAAGCATGTTAGATGTTTCATTATCATCTGTTGTACCTATTACATCATCAAAATCATCATCGAACAAACTTTCTACCAAACGTTTAATTCCTTTATTCATAATTTAAATTATAATTAAAAATTCACATTTTATTATTTATTAAAAAAGGGTAACAATTAGTTTTATCTAACTGTACCCTTACCAAATGTTTTATTAATTTCTCGTTTAATATCTGTAATCGTATTCTTTATATAATCCTTATCATATTGTAAAATGTAATCTTTAAATCTACTTCCATTATACTTATATCCTTTAAGTTCATGAAATAGTTGCAAGACTTCATTTAATATATATGTATAATTTTCATCATTATAACATTTCAATACATCATAAATCCTTTGTTTAATATCACTAAACTATTTCTTTAATATATAAAAATCACCTTCTGTATTATGAATCATTCTATTAATACCTTTTGTAGTATAACCATTTGATATAAGTAATGCTCTATCAGTTAATGTATTATACTTATTATATGGTGATCTGATTTTTAAATTTAAAACTGTATTGAAATTTGTATCTGATTTTTGTCCTAATTTCTTAAATGTTCCATCATTATTAAATTCGCAATCAATAGCTATAGGTGCTGGCATTACATATGTTTTGAAATATTCAGCTTCACCTGTTTCTGCATTACAGAAATAAAAGAAAAATACAGTAGTAATATTTCTAAGATTTGTTTGACATTTATTTTCTTTTACTTCCAACTATCGCATATCATTAAGAATCTAATCAATACCTTTCATTGCATTGTTAACTTTACCTTTAAATGTATTATCATCGAAGAAACTACATAAAACAGATTTAACCTCTATATATGTTTCATCTCCATTAGGCTAAGTTAACTTAATATCTGGACATTCATTTCTTCCATTTGGTTCATGCTCAATTTTATATCCAATGTTTTCAGGAAATATACAGTGCATTATATGTTCAGAAGCAGAATGACATAAATTCATAAGTAACGAATCTGTATATACAACCTTATTATCTTTGGACATAAACTATGTTAATGTTCCTCTGAAAGTTATCTTATTTGAATCTTTATTAGTAACAGTAAAAATAGGATCTTCTAAACCAAATGTCATATAATTATCATCTGTATATTCATGAATATCATTATATAACATATAGAACTATCGTATATACTCATCATCTGTAGAGTATTCCAACCACTACTTAATACTGTCTTCCAAATCATTAGCGACAAAAATACTATCATCCAATGATGATAGAAACTATCGTCTTTCTTCAGGATTATTAATACATTTCAGAATACGCTACGGACTTTTTGATTTGTTACTCATTTATAAATTTTGATTAATTTTATTATGATTATTATAAATCAAATCTTTTAAAAAGTTTTATTAAAATTAATCAAATTCTCTGTTATATTAATATATGTTTCTCCTTTATGGATTGAATCGTTAAATCCATATTCATCTCTTAATTGTTTACCGAATTTATCTTGTAAATATAATTTAACATTCAAATTCAATACATCGTCATTATCATCAGAAGTTAATACATATACTTCATTAAATTTCAATACAATATGAATCTCTATATGGTCTTCTCCTATAACTATATTAAATTTTGTTAACTAATATTTCTTTATATTATTCTTTATTCGTATAACAAAATTATTATTATAAGACTATTCTTTCTATGTATTATTTAGACAATTTTTAAATAACGTAATCAAATTCATTTTTTAACTTAACTATCAATTTATAAAAAATATTTATTTCTAATTAATTAAATAATTAATAATATGTTTAAAATATAGTTTATCTAATTTCTTAATTAAATATGATAATAGTTCATTATAATCTTTTACTTTTATTTTATACATATTATTAAATATCTTTAAATAATATTCATTAAACATACTTTTCTACTATTCAGATAAATCTAAACAGAAATTTAATCTCATATATAACCAATAATATTCATTATAAATATCAGAATATTTACATAAATCACTACGTTTATGTAATTCTATTTCATCATCTATTTTATTAAACTATCCGATTGTATTTTCTATTCTTGCTTGAACTTCAGATTTATTTAGTAAATATGCATTACTTATTAAATATTTAAATACATCTCCAACTAATACATGTTTCATCTAAAACTATTTCTATGAATCAATATTATTTAATATTAATTTTTTATTATTTGTATTTACTACCGAATCATATCTCTAACTATATAAAATATCTGAATTTAAATCAGCTTCTGATATTTTCGTTATATACATATCATATATATGTTTTAACTCATGTAATATAACATAATATATGTCAAAATTATTATCATTTAAATCAACACAATTAATATATATTGAAACATTATTAACTTTATCATTTTTTATTGTAAACGGGCACGAATATACATTTATGTTATTTGTATCAATAACATAACTATTATACTTATTTCTTGATATTATACATGAATCATTCTAATTTTCAAATATATCAGAAACATATATAGTAATATCATTAATCCATTTTGTACATTTACTTAAATCTATATAATAACGTTTAAAATATAATTCACCATCTAATCTTGTATCATAATCTAATCCAGATTTTAAATCTTTTATTATTTCATCCGATACTTCCTTTATAATATTTTCATATTCTTTATTACCAAATTCTATTTTACCATATGATTCTCTTAATACATATAAATCATGTAAAGATATATTTTTTATTTTCTATGGTGTAAATCTTTCACTTATTAACCCTAAATATATTTGTTTTGATGATTCTATAAAATACATAATAATTTAAATAGTTTACTTATTTAAATAATTCACTTATTCTGTTCAAAAATATGAACAACATATATATGATTTGTGTGAAGTGAATCTAGAAAACTATAGATTAAACTAATCTATAGAAAGTCGATATTTAATTTTCGACTTTTTGAAGAAGTAATATAGTTCAATTAAATCCTTATATGTAGGTTGTAACTTAAATTCTTCCAACGACTTAAGATACAACTTATTAAACATACTTAAACTAGGTCTCACTATATTCTTTTTAATATCTTTGGTTTTACTTATATATTGATTATAAAACTCATATCCTCTACGACCTATCTCTATTGACGCTAATACCATATCAGGTAAATTTAATGACCGATATAAGAAATTACCAATAAAACTTGAATATTCAGGTTTAACCTTTAATAACTTTATATTGAAGATATTACAACGTTTAGTTAAATTATTAATTAACGTATTCCTACACCATGAATTATTCACCAACTTATTATATCGCTTACCTTTATCTAAATCTTTTGATTTAATATTTAAATCTTCAATAGAAATAATCTGACATTTATAATATATTGCTTTATTAATTAAATTCTTTACTATCTATATTGTCTCAAAATTCCTTTTATTACTTATATATTTTCTTTCATTAGATTCAGAACTATACCCTTTATTCTTTAAATTAAAATCTTTATCATTTAACTTTTTAATAGAATAAATACCAGATTTAACTACATCAAATTCTGATTCTGATTTCCAATTAACAATACTCCATCCTATATAATTAGGATTCAAATCCAATGAGAGAACTCTATTCTTTATGAATTTAGTTTCATAATTATAAATATCAGTTTCTTCAAATATTATATAAATATAGTCTAAATCTAATTTATACGCAATCTTTATTTCTTTCCTTTCTTGTTTCTAATATAATTTAGATAGTATTTGTTTACGTTTATTTAGTCCTATAAGTTGTAAATTTATTTTAGTAGATTTATTAGGTTTAAAAGTAATATTTTCTAAATCTTGTTCTATATGAAATTTCCTATTTGCCTTAATACCTTTATTAACCACTTCACCTATTGAATATATAGATGATAATCTTTTCTATTTAAACTATTTATTAGATATTTTACTTTTTAATCTATCAAAATAATTTTTCTTTCCACCAAATATTACCTTATCTTTCTTTGGTATATCATAAAAACTACATTGAATAAACCAACTATCTAATAAATCTACATTATTTAACTATTTAAGTTGCTATTTTATATCTTTCTATAATTTACCTTCCTATATTCTATTATATACAAAATGCTATACAGAACTATATTGTCTCATATAATCCTGTATAATATCTAATGACTAATCATCTGTTTGATATTTAATCTTCAATACTTGCATTATTAATTGTATATAATATTATAACTTTTTATTATTTATCTATTTTATTTTTATAAAATACCTAATTTTATAAAATTTTTATGAAAGTTATTTAAATATTATATTCTAAATTATAAGGTTATTCTTTATATGTCATGTCTTATTTAGTCATTTGCTAAATAATGTAATCAAATTCATTAAAAATGGGATTATTACAAGCCATATGTAATAATCCCAATATCTTTTATTTAGTCTTCATAATTATTAACCATATAATTAAATACCTAATCAAATGTTGAGTCGATATTCCAAAAACTTTTTATATCATTTAAGTTTTCATTCGCTAATATCACAGTAGTATCATAAAATTGATTATCATATTCTTCTATATAATCTTTCATTTCATTACTTAATATACAAACAGTATTATTTGTTTGAAATTCTCTTGACATCTTCAAATCCTTATCATTATATTCTAAATCATAAGGGTATTCTTTATAAATGTCAATGGTAGGATTTATAGCTATCAAATTACCATCATAAAACGACTATAACCAGAAATACGCAGATGGTCCATCGGTTATTACACATGCGTAATTATCTATATATGCATATATAGTTTCCGAATCAATTTCCATCTATATATTATCAGGTACATAATTATATTGTTTCTAAATATTATCAAACAATTTAAAGACTATATCATAATTATCACCATAACAAAGATTTATCTGTTCTCTCAACATATCATATTTCTTCTTTGTTTTATAATCATGATCCAGAATAATTAAGATTTTTTGTTTCATAATTAAAAACTTCATTTAATTTTAACTATGTTCATTCGTTTATTCAAATTATTATTCATTAATCTTAATTATTGCTAAAATATATCCTATAATATTTATTAAACTAAACAATTGTAAAAAATACACTAATATATTATATGAAAATAATAGATTTAACACAATATAAAAATTACTATTTCATTGGTGATCCACATGGAATAGATATAATTTATAACATATTAAATTCATATATAAATGAAAATAATATGTTAGATAATTCTATTTTATTTTTCTGTGGTGACAATGGAATAGGATTTGATACTGCAGAAGAAACACATAAGAAATTAGAGTTATGTAATGAATTTGCGATAAAGCATAATCTCCATTTAATATTAGTTCGTGGTAATCATGATAATCCATACTTTTATAATGAATCAAATATATTAAATAAAAGTAATATTACATTAGTAGAAGATTATACTATAGTGAAAACATATGATAACAATGTATTATGTATAGGTGGTTCAATATCTGTTGACAGAACAAATAGGGCATTAAATAAAACATGGTGGAATAAAGAAGAAATAATTCCTATCAATGATGAAATAGAAAATGAATTAAGTAATTTAAATTTCAATATTGATATTGTTTGTTCACATAATTGTCCGACTTATGAAAAACCTAAGAATATAGACAAATACAATCAAGGAGAAATAGTCGATAATTGGTCCGTATGGGACTCAAAACTTTTAGATGATAACTTTATAGACCGTAGTAAAATGAACGCGATACACGAGGTTTTACAAGCTAAATTGAAGAATAATCTAAAGTATTGGATATACGGTCACTATCATAATCATTATGAATCTATAAGAACACATCCGAAATTCATTTGTCTTGATATGTATTATAAAAATATTGTTATAGTAAAAAAAGTAACAACAAAAACATATAAAACAAATGGTTATTTTTATAAAGCAGGTCCTGATATTTTAGATATACATGATGAATCTAAATTCAGTAATATAAAATTTATAGAAACAAAATAAATTATGAATATAATAATTTGGTTAATAGGATTTATACTATCATTGTTATTCAGTATATATTTTACATGGTTCAGTAATAATTATATATATGAATATGATTATTGTATGAGAGGTTTATATGGAAATAAACAATATAAAATAAAATTACCAAGATACATTTATCTATTATATGGAATAGGAATGTTTTTATATATAATCAATTTATTTATGGTATTTGGATGTATATTATTTTTCTGTATTGCAACAACAGATAATTGGACTAAATATCATTATATAGGAAAGAATAAATTTATATTAAAATATATAGATATAAAAAATAAAATAAAAATGTATCTTACATTAAAAGTATAATTTATATATAAAGTAAAATTAATTTACATTTTTCGAAGACTTACCTTAGTAAATTACTAAATTCTTCAATAATATAAGATAAATTAATAATTAAATTTTTAAATAATTTATATATAAATCTATCACATCCTTAAATACTAACATATTTATTATACTAAGCTTTTTAGAAAAAGTCTACTTTTTAATGAATTATTTTTAATAAAAATTAAAAATAGTTTATAACTTATTAATAATCAATAAAATAAAAGAGTGAATAATTTAAATTATTCACTCTTTCTTTATATTTTTTAAATCTATTCTACTTTACTTCCACAATATGGACAAAACTTAAACTTTGTATTCAATTTTCTCCCACAATTAGTACAATAAACTTTATTCAAATCATTCACATTATAAGGTTTTCTACTCATAGGTAAAATCTTTATATACTCTGACTTATAAGGATAATTATCAAAATCGTTATAAACAGATTCGAACTTCTGATTTGAATAACTTCCTTTCTCTATTCTACCTGTTTCAAATAATTTATTTATACTATCAGATGAAATTGATTTACTAAAAGATTTTATTGAACTTGCATTTAATGTTGATGCTGATGTTTCAATTCCACTTGTATTAATAGCAGTATCATTCAATGAAGTAGAACATAATCTTGTATCATTAATAATTTGATTTTTATCATCTATTATAGAACTTGTGTTATTAATACATGTTGTTTTATAAACAAATGGTGAAATAGAAGGATTACTCAATGGATTATTTAATGGTTTACTAATAAGTGGTTCATTCAAATTATGATTTAACCAATAATTACCATCATCTATTAATTTATAGATTTTATCATTTCTTTCTCTATAGAACTTTACTGTAATATTACCATTATTTCTAATAGCATTTTTTACTTGTTCATTATTATCATCTACTTCATAAGTAGAAAACTTAAATTTCTTATTATCATTTAAGTAACGTTCCAACCAACATCTTTGTCCAGGTTTAAGAACCAGCATTCCATCTAACTTATTTTCATTAATATAAATTTCTATACCAATATTATAAGTCTCTGGATTAAATAACATAATTTCAAATTCTGTGTTATCATTCATATAAACAACACGTGAATCTTCATTAGTCTAATACTCTTTCAATAGAGATTTGTTGACAGCTATCTTTGCCATCTTGTTTTCTTCTGTAATAATCATAAGTCTTAATTTATATTTTATTTTAAACTTATCTATTAAACAATCGATTCTCTATATAAAAATCTCAAAAGAACTTTGTTTCATTCTCTGTCTAATAGAATATATCATTATCTATATTTTTCAAAAAGAAAGTAACCAAAGAAAAATCATATTTTCATTAATTAATTAAAAATTGATCCTACAATATTTATCTCTATAA